CCTTCACCCTCTACGTCCAAAATTTGGGGGGCGTGGCTTTAAAAAAGCACCCCGGTGGATAGGTGGATCGGTGGTTCGGTGGATAGGTGGTTGGCATTTTTCCAAAAACAGAATTAAAAAGCATACCCGAAATGTCTTGACAAAAGGCCCGTTTTAAAAAGCTCCACCACCGAATTTTGCTTTGAGGTCGTCAAATTTTGAATGGCGTGCGGCTCGGCGGTCCGCGTGTGACAGACACAGGTTTTAAAACGGGACCTAAAAGCGGAGGGGCCGCGTAACCGCGTAACGCAACCCTCCGAAAACAGCTTTTATGATTAGAAAAACTGCTGGATCTTTTCCTTGGCGACCCAACTTTTTTCCTGAGAACCCTATAAACTGATGGCGTCTTTTGAAAAACCGGGTGTGGTGCTCTGCTCTGCGTCCAGCGAAAACATCAGGGGCTCATAAACGTACCCTGGGTCTGACACAAACGTCTCGAACACAAAACGGCCGCATTGAAAACCCTTTATTCAACACACAACCATCACAATTACATTGGCATCACACGACGTGTCATTTCATTGCAATTCATTTTATTGTTACTGTCTATCATTTATTCAATTGCTCTGTCACTCTGCTGAAGATGCTGGAGAGGATGATGAGGATGCTGGAGATGATGGAGATGCTGGAGATGCTGGAGATGATGGAGATGATGGAGATGATGTTGAGGATGATGAGGATGATGCGAAGGGTGGAGTGGGTGGAGAGGGTGGAGTGGGTGGAGTGGGTGGAGTGATATCTGAGTACAGGTGTAGAGAAAGATCACCTGACGCCATTTTGGGCATGTACGGTGCCGCCTTACTCGGGTTTACTGCGGTCGTTCTACCTGGGCGACTGGCACTATGTACCACGGGTCCTAAAAGTGGAGTGCTCGGTGTAGTGGGTGGGGTGGGCGACCCTGCTGCCGACAGTGAAATAAACAGAGGTGACAACCTCCCCAGTGGGGTGACGGGTGGGGAGGGTGAGGGTGAGGAGGGGGGTAAAGAGGTTGGCACACAGAGTGTGGGCTCTGCGATGAATGATATGGGCCCAGGCGGCGGTAGAGGCGTGTTCCTAGTGTGTCTGGGTATTGTCGAGAGTAGGGTTGTTGTCGGCAGCCGTGTTGTAAAGTCTAGGCCGTCACCTGCTAGCATCAGTCTCTTTTTGGGTAGTGCCTGTGCCGTGTAGTCTACGACCCTTTTCATGGTCGGCACGGTGCTGGGTAAGCCAGAGTGCCTTCCGACTTCCAACACAAAGTTGTTGGAAGTATTCGAATTGTACGCGGATTGTGTGGGATATGTGGTGTGTATATGTGGGGAAGGTGAGGAGGAAGAAGAGGAAGAGGAGGAGACGGTGACGGGTTTGGGTGCGATGGGTACCGGATACACCCTCATAGGCGCCATTGGAGGCGGAGTTATAGAACGGCTCACGGGCTTGTTGGCTTCCGGGTTGTGTTTTATCATCTGCAGACACAGCAGTCTCCTAATGGTGACCATCATCAACTCTAGGACCGGAGCCGTGCACCTGCCGGTGTAGTCTCCGTTGAAGTACTGTCGATCTAACGGTCTGACGGCCTCCTTCGCCATTCCCATCAGCTGCGCGGCCTTCTGCTCGAACAGCGAGTCGTCCGTCTGGATGGCCTGACAGGCCTCGTCAGAAGGCATGTTCTCCAACACGGTGGACCAGAAGAGGGCTTCCATGTGGCACCTGATCTTCTGTCTGTCTGTGGGGAAGTTGGGTGAAGGAGTTCCTATCGGAACCCTGACTGTGAGTTCCCTGGACGCCGCGTCAGACGCGGCCCGCAGCCTCCGCTTCTCAAACTCCAGCTCCTGTGCGAAGCGGGGCACAGCCAGCTTGACAAAGGTTGTGGGTAAGGTCGGTCCACCGCGATTCCCGTCGTTTCTGCCGAGAGACGGAAAGAGTAGTTACCGGTAACAGGCCTGAAACAGATTACAAATGGCTACGCAAGATGGCGGCCCCACCACAATGTCATAATGTCATGCCGCCATACCGCCACACCCACTATGCCCGGCTAACGGCTAACTGCTAACGGCCCGACCGCACCCAATATGGCGGTCTTTGAGTCTGTGAGTCTTTGAGAACCGCCACAACCACTAAAAGCGAGGTTGGTTTGTTACTCACATGGTCACCTGCTTACAGTTCCACTCTTCGGGTCTTGTAAAAATGGTGGTGAACGGTGAGGGCCTGCTTTGCGCCATGGTTCGCGGGGAGCTGCTGACTCTTCAGAGACTGAAAACCTTATGCTTCAGAGACGCGAGACTGCGCTAGCCCGACCGCCCTTGGGCGTAGCTCACCGCGAGGTCCGGCCCATACTACAGCCCGCCTCCCTGCAACGTCATCGCGCAACAGAAAGTGGGAAGGGCCTGTTCGGGCTTGGCAGGCGGTCCTACTAGGCCCTTCCCCATCATGTCATTGACGTAGGACGGGAGGGGCCTCGTGTTTGGGCAGTGTCCAAACACGAGATAGGAGGGGTCTGGGTGACGAACGTCCCTGTACTTTGGCAGTGACCCAAACAACTGTATGGGTGGAGATTTAGGGCTAGGCCGAGGCTTTAGGCCAACGCATTCCGGTCAGGTCACGCTTTTCCAGTAAAATTTGTTGGTCTCACGCACACCCTCTACACCCTCTACACCCTCTACACCCTCTACACCCTCTGCGGCCTACACATGGAGCCTGCTAGTGGTATTATCGATACTTTTGGGGGACCTGCTCCAAAGAGGTTCAAAACCGAACACGCGGATAGGGTCTTCTTTGTCAAGATGAAGTGTGCCAAAGACGAGGCCGTAATCCCAACGAGGGGGTCTGACGGTGCTGCAGGCCTGGACGTGTACGTCCTGGGGACCACCGTGTTACACCCAGGCATAACCCAACGGTTCCAGACTGGAGTCAGGGTGGGAATCCCAAAGGGTTTCTATGGCAGGATGACGGACAGGAGCGGAAACGCTTTGAAGGGTATCAGGATCACAGGAGTGATCGACTCCGACTATACGGGAGAGCTGATGGTGATCGCGGTGAACGTGAGCCCCCTTCCCATCCAGATCAACCACCACGACAGGTTGGCCCAGCTGATCATAGAGCCCTGTCTGATGACTGACCCGATGGAGCTGAACGAGTGGCCCCGAGACCTGGAGACAGCGAGGGGCGCCAACGGCTTCGGCTCCACCGGGAACTGATTCTCTGTGTGCACCCAGACAATAAAACTCGTTTGATTTTACTCTTTCTCTCTCGAGTGTGGTTTTTGTTGGGTTGGTTGGGTTGGTGGAACATTACGAGCACTTACAAGCAACACACTGCCGTTCGTAGCACACAATACGTCCTACAGAACACATCAACGGCCGCTCAATTTCAAATGGGCGGAGTTTGCAGTCTAACAGCGTGTGGGCGGAGACAACAGCTCGCACGTAAACGAACGCCGTGATATATGGTCATCTCCGTAAACATTTCTAGCCATCTTTTATACACATTATACACATTATACACATTATACACATTATACACATTATACACATCATTCTCATCATTCACATTATCACCATGAACGCGAAAGAACTTCCGAAGAAAGCGACTCGGACCGAGAAGAGAAAGAGAGTGGAAAAGACGACGAACGAGCTGGAGGTTAAGGCAGCGCTCTTTGACAAGATACTAGAGGTTCTGAACTGCTCGGTGTGTCTGAGCGACTTTGGAGGCAAACCGAAGTGTCTGCCGTGCGGCCACTCTTTCTGCACCGCCTGCATCAGACAGTTGAATAAGCGGGACAAGATCTGTCCCACGTGTAGGAGAATCTACTTCACGAGTGGGCCCTGTGTGAATTTTGCACTAAACTCCGTGCTCGAAATCTGCAAGCCTATGAGACCGGAGTCGCCACCCCCGTCTCCTCGAATAGTCAGAAAGAGTCCAGCTGCCCCGGTGTCTTCCACCTCCGCCACTTCCACCACCACCACCACCACCCAACCCACGATCTCTGGGCCCAGACCTTTGGCTAACGGGCCCAACGGGGAGCCTGCTCTAGTGGGTTACGAAACCGATCCGGAGCAGCTGGAGGCGATAATCAGACAGATTCAGAGAGACGAAGAGCTGGAACAGCGCAACTTGCTGCAGCAACTGCAACAGAGCACCGTGTGGTCGAACACTGACGCGTCCAGCCTTAGCTCCATCCACAGCAGCAGCTTTGAGGACGCGAGTGAGTGGGACGAGATGGAAGAGAGAAGACCCGCGAGAAGGAGAAGAATGAACACGGACAGGCAGCAGCAGCGCGGAACCACGGCTCGCATCACAGTCACCCACACTCTGTTCTAGGTCTAAATGCGCCCTGTGTATAAGTGTATAAGTTCACACCTGTGTACCTGTGTACCTGTATATGTGGTCTAGTGCATCTGCGTCTAACTAAATGTGCCATGTGTATAAGTTCTACCCCGAATATGCACACCTATGTACCTGTATATGTGTGTGGTCTAGTGCATCTGCTTCTAACTATGCATACCTGTATATGATCTAGTGTATCTATGTATCTGTATTTGGTTGGATGATGTGGTTGTTGGTTGTCCCCCCCCCTTGAACACATTAAAAAAAAGTTTTATGAACAAATACACGGGTGGTCTGTTCTGATTTCCATTGTGGGAGGAGTTTACCATTCGAGAAATAGATAACTGCAATCTCTCAACGAGATAACGGTCCACACGAACCTTTTTTCTACAATTTATTGAAACAACATCAGGTTGACACGGTTGACACGGTTGACACACTTGACACACTCTACCGAACAAACAGAGATGTGTGAGTTGTGTAGCAATCAGGAGCTGGATGGGCCCTCTTGTCCCCACGGACCCCCCATCCCGGTCGACAACGGAGACAGAATAATCATGGAGATTTGCAACCTGAGAATAACGTGTTTCAGCCACCCGGTGGAATGGACCATGATAGTTTGGGATCCTGACACGGAGCACTTGAAGGTGGCGGTTTTCATGAACCAGAAAGTGGACGTGCACCCCTGGCTCAGGAGGGCCCTGAAGAAGCACTTTGCTTGGGAGCCCAAACTGACGATAGCCAAGGACAAACTGCCGGGCATGATGGTAGACAACTACCTGTGGCAGTGTCTGGAGGACATGAGACGGGTCTGGACGGACACCGTGTTGGCCTCCATGGCTCCGGATGCCCGCAGAGAGACCATATTGGCAGAGTGCCGAGCCACCTCGGAAAGGGTGAAAGAGTGGGCCGACACCTTTCTGAGGAAACGATACTTGGACGAAGATCAAGAACACGAGGAGGCGGAGTATCAAGTGGTCAGGAGAGAGCATTTGTGGGAACACAGGGCGGAGCCCAGCGTGGGATACAACCGTTTCAACAGAATGGTGGGGTTCTTCCAAAGACCCCAGGGCGACATTCCGCGCAGGCAGGGACAAGAGCTGGTTCAGAGCTTTCTGGACCAGTGGGAAAGCAAAGAGGTGACCCGCTTCCTCTTTTCCCTCTTCATCAGACAGATAAACAAGGACAAACTTGGCTTCAGTTACCTACACGGACCCCCTTCAGAAATGAGGATCGGCCCGGCTGGAAAAACTCTAGACTGCAGCGTGCTGCATCCTCTGGAGAAACGGCACGGAGCCGTCCCGCTGGGCAGAACCTGCTCTTGCGCGTACGTGTGCACCTGCACGTTCAACAGCCGCTGAACAGATCCTCTCCCTCTCTCCCTTCTCATTTTATTTTTTTTCCACGTACGAACCGATGTATAAATAAAAATTAAAAAAAAAATAAAGTTGTAACCAATTGAATAAAGTGTGTGTCGTGTGTGTCTAGTGTGTCTAGTGTGTCTAGTGTGTCGTGTGTGTCTAGTGTGTCTAGTGTGTCTAGTGTGTCTAGTGTGTCTAGTGTGTCTAGTGTGTCTAGTGTGTCTAGTGTGTCTAGTGTGTCGTGTGTGTCGTGTGTGTCTAGTGTGTCTAGTGTGTCTAGTGTGTCTAGTGTGTCTAGTGTGTCTAGTGTAGTGTGTCTAGTGTGGTGTGTCTCACTTCTCATTTTATTTTAATTTTAATTTTTCTTAAACGTTCTTTTAATAAAATAAATAAAAAGTTGTGAACAATTGAATAAAAGTGTGTCTTGTGGAACCGCAACATTGCGCGCTTTCCATTTCCTTCGGCGTTTTGGCAACATGCCACTTTGGCACCGCGAATTAAATTGGGCAGGCAGCCTAGCCAGGCGTTCGGCCAAGAATGGGAGTGGTGGGAGGGTTGGCAAGTTTGTCGAGATGGGCGAGGTAGCGGGGAGGCGCCAAATGAGCGGGCTTTCCACTATAAAGACGGAAGCTGCCCCAGATCGGCACCATTCTTCGCCACCCTTTTGCTGCAGCACGGCTCTTCGAGACTCTGCGCTCAGGTAAAAAAACCTCCAGTACTTAGTCTTTTTTTTAAAACCTTTAAACCTTTAAACCGAGAAAATGCCGAGACCTACCAAGAGACAGTGGCAAGACGATGATAGTAGCAGTGGAGAGCTGTGGGACCCGTACTGCCGCAGTCACACGTCTAACCTGCCGAAAAGGCGTAAACAGGCTAAGCGTAGGGTGAAGAAAAACTCTCCTGTTAAGTGTGAGCACGATGGTTCAGATAGCGATGTTATAGACATGGGTATGATAGTGCCGCCGCGCAGGCCTTTGTCTCCTTTGGACCAGGACGCTAGTGTGTCCTACGCTCCGCCGCCGCGCAGGTCTCTGTCTCCTTTGGACCAGGACGCTACCGTGTCCTACGCTCCCGTGCAAGTTTATGACAGCACGCCTAGAAGGGGCAGAAGTTTGATCAGAACACCTAGGTACAGGCTGCCTAGCAGCAGTAGCAGTAGCAGCAGTAGCGACAGCCGACAGCAGCCTTCTGCTCGAACGGCCGAGCTTTTGAGGTTGAAGAAAGACATAGAAAGTAAGCTGAAAGAGTCTCAGAGAAGGGACAGGGAGCTCGAGCTGGGGCGGCACGTCACTGTCAGAAAGCACAGAAAGAGACCTAGGTCTCCCTCCTCCGAATCGGAGCAGGATGTGTTTAGCGAAACGGCTTTTCAGTCTGGGCCTTCTCGCAGCAGGAGAAGGCCCAGGCCCGAGCCGGAACAAGTGACACCTATGCCGAGTGAAGGAGAAGGGGAGGGGGAGGAGTTTGGAGGTTACGTGTCAGGAAGTGACGACGAGGTTGGAGCGGAGTTTGGAGGCTACGTGTCAGGAAGTGATGACGAGGGTAGAGATGGAGAAGAGGGAGGAGCAGGAGAGGAGGGAGGAGAGGGAGGAGCAGGGTCAGCAGGGTCAGACGTGGTGCACGGGTCCCCACCTCCTGGCGACGGACCTGGGCCGCTGCTATTCTCGACATTTCAAGACTGGGGAATGGGAACTAGACCCACAGAACGCCCGTTACCCGATAGCTCCGCAATGGATCTGCTGAACGACTTGAACGACGGACACGTCCAACCGAGCGAGGATGGAATTGGAGACATGATGTGAGTTTAAAGATTTTTTTTTCTCTCCCTCAGTACACGTGCAGTACACCGCTACACTGTTTGAGCAGTGCTCTCACACCGCCACACTACCACCTACCGCTCAGTGTGTTTGAGCAGTGCTCTCACACCGCCACACTACACACGCCACACTACACGAGAGCTACCAGCACAGTGTGTTTGAGCAGTGCTCTCACACCGCCACACTACACACGCCACACTACACGAGAGCTACCAGCACAGTGTGTTTGAGCAGCGCACTCACACGGGTTTCTTGTGTTTTCGTAGGCGAGACTTTGGCATAGTGGAAGTGCCACACGCGCTGCTACAAGTGTGGCCCGACGATGAGATGCCGCCACCCAGATACGTTGCGGACTGGTGGATTCCAGAGGGGGAGGAGAGATCAGTGGTGGCTGATGCGGTGTTTTGGGAAGCGATGGCGGACATTAGATTCACTATGACTGTCGAAGGCCCGGGACACTTTATACTGGCAGGCTTTCTGAACGGAGATCCGAACGCAGGCACTTTTCACGCAGAGGGTTGGGATAGGTTGAGAAGAGTCGGCAGGGACGTTGTAGATGACGTGATGGTTGCGAGCAGGGTCGTGTGGACACACCCCAGAAGAACCTACACCAAGGCAATGAATGTCGTGGCCACTTGGGTCGCAGCTCACGGCTACGACAGCCACAACATGATGAACCCGAGCCAATCTCCCCTGAATAACGGAGGAGAATTCCCACAGATCCTAGCATACTTTGTCCCTGAAGACTTTCTGGATGTGCCTAGCGAACCTGCCGTCAGAACACCGCGTCAGTGGGTGCGACAGGCTCCCAGAGGGCCCTGCAAGCCCCCTCCCAGCGGTGGTGATGACGGTGATGACGCTGATGACGGTGATGAGAGGGAGGCAGGAAGTTCAGACAGTGCCAAAAGTGCCAAAAGTGTTAGAAGTGTGGGCGGATCAAGCGTGGCAGACACAGACAGCAGCAACCCAAAGGGGGGCAAAGGCAAGAGCCCGAAAAAGAAGAAGACGGACCCGTCAACCGACCCAGAATATCAGTTCAGGGGGCCGGGGCCATTCTTCTTTTCGAGGCCTTCTGACTGGGATGTGGACAGTGATCCAGTGAACCCACCCACAGCACCGGAAGCCTTAGCCCACTTCAGAGCCTTGCACAGCGGAGACGTGGAACCGGATCAGGACAAAATGTAAGTGAACAGATACAGATGCACAGATGCACACGATCTCTCCGTTTTTTTTCTCCCCCCTCTGTGTTTTGTGCTGCAAGTAATGCAAGTAATGCATACTGAACACATCTCTGTGTCTGTGTAACAGGGCCAGGTACGGAATCCATGCGGTGCCGGAAGCACTCAGGTCCGTGTGGAGACACGAATGGGGACACCCTGCGCCCAGATTCATCGCTCCGTGGTGGACCCGAGAGACTGGCAGCTGCAAATCTGACGTTGAAATCTGGAAGGGGCTGGGCCACGTGTTGACCACTTCTAGCATCATGAGCGACAAGGAGCTGAGTAGATGGGCCAGATCGACAGGGCCTTACAGGGACATGTTTCCTGCCATGGCAAAGGCAAAGCAGTTCAGGTTTATGATCAACTCCACCAGGTGGCTAGTCCTCAGAGTGATGTCCTCCTCGGGTCTCAACTTCGGAGCCAGTGAGGAGAGCACATTAACGCTGATTATGAACGCGGTAATAACGTGGTTGTTCACACACATCATATATTGCGCTAGGCAGATAGGAGGACCGCCTCACAGCCCGTTTTCCAGAAATGGGTTCCCCGAGGTGTATAGGTTTTGGTCTGCAGACGGCACTCTTGTTTGTGATAGTGGTAGTAGGCAGCAGAGTCCTGTAGCTACCGCTGCACCCACTTCACCCGCTGCACCCACTTCACCCGCTGCACCTACTTCACCTACAGCACCCACAGCACCCACAGCACCCACAGCACCCACTTCACCCGCTTCACATACTTCACCTACTGCACCCACTTCACCCGCTTCACCTACTGCAGCTACTTCACCACCGGCCACTACTTCCACTGCTCCTGCACACACTCCTACTCCTGCACCTGTTTCTGCCGCAACCGGTGACACTGAACAGTCTAGCGCTGAGGGCAGAGGTCGTGTTGAAACGGCTGCCGTATCAACTCAGGCTGAAGGCCAAGAAAGTGTCAGTACACGCCCACGCAGAGCTGTTAAGCGCCCTGCTAGATTTGTGAGCGGAGTTGGCTTGTGGGGAGGTTGCAAATATTGTTATGCAGAAGTGTGCCAGGATTTCCCTTTGGCTAGCATAGTGGAAAAGGCTAAAAGAATGCAAACAAAGAAATGTAAACATGAGTGAAACCTAATAGTGCTTGTGCAATGTGTCAAGTAACGTGTACAGTTTTGCTGTGATAACTGTATTTTACAGACATTATAATTATTGTGTATTGTAAACATTAAAACGAAATGTAATACAGACATTTAAACTAACTGTGTGTAAAGAAATGAAAATGGATGTGTTGTAACTAAATGCTGATCTTGAAATAAAAAATAAAACTCTGAATTTTATTTCTGCATTGACTGAATTTTATGACCAAACCTGTGGTGTTATAAAGTGGTATAAAGTGGAATACAAACCACTAATGAACCACTAATAGTATATAAATAATCGTAATAAACCACTGTGTTATAAAGTGGTATAAAGTGGTATACAAACCACTAATAAACCACTATAATAGTATATTAAATAACAGTAATAAACCACGGTACGGTGTTATAAAGTGGTATAAAGTGGTTCTGAAATATGTGTATAAACCACTCATAAACCTCTGGTGGTGTAAAGTGGTACTGAAACATGCGCAGCAATAGTGGCTTGAGCGCCACCTAGCAACAAATCTGGGAACTGTATGGACACGATTGGGTCCAGTTTTGGTGTCAGAATAATCATTCCGCCACCTACCTGTTGTGAAAGTATTATGTATTAAACACATTGGGTGTTAAATGAACACAGCTCACCAGTGATTAAATTAGAACCTTTTATTGTTTCCATTTTCAGAACCGTTTACGAACCATTCAAACCGTCACAATACATCGGAACACTGATCCACCGACCCATTTTGCTCAGTCCCCACACGAACGAAGGTGGTGAACGTCCTTCACCCTCTACCTTCTCTACCCTCTACCTTCTCTACCCTCTACCCTCTACCTTCTCTACCCTCTACCTTCTCTACCCTCTACCCTCTACCTTCTCTACCCTCTACCTTCTCTACCCTCTACCTTCTCTACCCTCTACCTTCTCTACCCTCTACCCTCTACCTTCTCTACCCTCTACCTTCTCTACCCTCTACCTTCTCTACCCTCTACCTTCTCTACCCTCTACCCTCTACCTTCTCTACCCTCTACCTTCTCTACCCTCTACCTTCTCTACCCTCTACCTTCTCTACCCTCTACCTTCTCTACCTTCTCTACCTTCTCTACCCTCTACCTTCTCTACCCTCTACCTTCTCTACCCTCTACCCTCTACCCTCTACCTTCTCTACCCTCTACCCTCTACCCTCTACCTTCTCTACCCTCTACCCTCTACCCTCTACCCTCTACCTTCACCCTCTACCCTCTACCTTCTCTACCTTCACTCTCTACCATCACCCTCCGCTTCACCGCTTCGCAGGTTTGAGTGTGCGCGCCAACGCGAGTGCGGCTGGCGTTAGCGCATCGGGTGCCGTGGGTGTGAGTGTGGTGGGAGCGAGGGTGGTGGCACTTTGTACAGCAAGTTTTCCACCTGGACCGTTGCAAAACATCACATTGGACTCTCCGAACAGGCCCCTGGGCCTTGGAACTGGGCCGTTTTCCAGCACGTTAGACAGATTAGACAGATTCGAGCCGAACCCGAGCACACTCTTCTCCCGCTCCTCCCGCCCCTGCCCCTCCTGCCCCTCCTCCTCCTCCTCCTCCTCCTCCTCCCTCCTCTTGTTGAGAATGTTTTCCAGCGCCCTCTCCAGGACAGGCTTCGACATAGCAACATCTCCAACCTCTTTCTCCAGCTGAGCAATCCCGGAGCAGCTGAACAGAAGCTTGATGCGCTCGGAGGTTGTGGAGGTTGTGGAGGTTGTGGGAACAGTGGTCCACGTGGTCGTGCTACCAGTTTCCGAACCTTTGACAGTGGCCGTGTTCGAGCACAGTTCTTCCACCTCCCTCTCCCTCTCCCTCTCCCTCTCCCTCTCCCTCTCCCTCTCCCTTTCCATCTCCCTCTCCCTCTCCTCTTCCTTTGTGGCATTGTACGACTCTTCCAGCCTCATCTCGATGTTGCTGAAAGCGTTCTCCAGCATCAGCCTATCCTGTTCGCAGCTCATCACCATCTCAACAAACTCGTCCACAGACCTCTTTTGCCTGATGGCTTTGGCCTGCTGCAGAGCCGCAGCCTCTTTAGCCTCCTCTTCCAGCTTGGCCTTTTCCATCGCCTCCCGCAGAGCATCCTCTTCTATCTTGGCCTTTTCCATCGCCTCGGCTTCTATCTGATCCTGCAGAATCTCCTCCATCTGCCCCTCCATGAAAACGTTGTATCTCCTCGTCTTGGGTATCAGAGGCGTCAGAGGCGTCAGAGGCGTCAGAGGCGTCAGAGGCGTATCAGGCGTATCAGGCGTATCAGGCGTGTCAGGCGTATCAGGCGTATCAGGCGTATCAGGCGTATCACCCTCCACAGTATCACCCTCCATGACCTCCAAACCCTCCATAACCTCTTCCATGACCTCCATCGTTTCATGCATCGCATCAATCACTTCCATCACCTCATCCAACTCCTCTCCACCACCACCACCCTCTCTACCCCGCACGACGTTAGCCTCAGCGTGGGTCATGTAGTAGGCGACAATACGTCTCACGTGATAACACAAATCGGAGAGGCTCGGGATTTTGATCCCGGGACCGTTTTCTCCAGTCACTGTGGAGGGCCCGAACAGCCAAGTGTCTGTCAAGGCTTCCAGCATAACCTGCAGCTCATAGACCAACACCTGCATGGCACCTCTCTCGCGGCCCTTTTGATACAGGCTCCCGACAACCCAGTCGAACTCAGGGCTCTCCAACCTCTCAGCCATATCGGCCCCGCTCGGAACCATGTGCGCAACGAAGCCACACGTTTGCTTCGCGCCACTCAGCACCCTGTCTCTCACCCAGTTCCACAGAGCGCAATCCAGCAACACTTTTTCATCTCTGAGAGGGTGCGTGCAGCCGGGGATGACTGAAGGCATGCTCAACTTTAGTGGCTGTCCTAACACCAGCTCCGCATCATCTGGCAGACCCTTCGCATAGATGCTCCTGCGCTCTCCGTTCACCAGAAAGACACTAGGAGTTCTGGACCTGCACAGGTCCTTCAAGTGTTGCTGCAGGCCTCGAGGCACATCGCACGAGGTCTTCTCCAGACATTCCCTGGCCAACCTACGCATCTCATCAGTGACAGTGGGGCTAGAGCTCCTCAAGGTGTGTAGGCTGCGACACACGTTGTCGCAAGTCCTGAGTGGGCCGTAACCTCCAGTGTAAGCGGGCAAACTCTTGTACAAACTAGGTTGGTCGATGTAGGCCTCGGGAGAATCCGTCACAAGGGCCCCGGCCTCCTTGCGGATACAGAACACCTCATTGTCACTGCAGGCCTCATCATCGGCCGGGTGGTGGACACGCAGCCAGTCTCGGGGCGTTGAAAACAACAGAAGGCCCGAATGGCCCGCTCCGAGCCTGAAAAGTTCTGCATCGGTGTATTGGTCGGTTCCGCCATTCGCTGGGTTGCAGGTCAGCCCGGTCCAGCTGTGGGGTGGGTGGGGTGGGGCGGAAAGAGAAACGTGGGAAAGCCATCGTTAGACCAAAAAGTTGGCTTCGAGCCGCGGAATTCACAGTTTCGGTGGGCGTTTTAGCCGTTAGGGGTTTCGGGCCTTGTTTTCCCCACAACTTACCGGTTTGTCACCTCCCCCTTGGTGGGATGGACCCCGTTGGCATCTTGCGACTTGCCCGAGGGTGGGTATGACAATGGCACCCCACCCTCGCAATCTGCGTCACTGCGGTCGTTGCGGTCGCCCTGCCCGGCCTGCCACCATAAGTCATCAAGGCTCGTGACACCGTCATAGGCGCCCCATCCAATCACAGGCCTGCCAAAAACGCCAACGTGACATTTGTCAATTATGTGCCAATTAAGCAACCGGTCACACGTTAATCATAGGCCTAGTCACCATGCCAACAATCCGGTCACACGGGGCCTAGTCACGCCACATAGGCCTAGTCATAGGCCTAGTCACGCCTTGTGGCGTGACATTTGTCAATTATGTGCCAATTAAGCAACCGGTCACACGGTACTCATCATGGGCCTAGTCACGCTACATAGGCCTAGTCACGCCACAAACACGCCAAACCCATCAGACACGCCACCCGCCTACGGGTTTCCCACCAAACACAAAAACATGTTACGGGGAGGGGGGATTAAAGGTGTTAAGGGGGGTTTAACCGTGGAATTAAATGGTCCGTTGGGACCCGTGAGGGGATTGAGGGGATTGAGGGGATTACCGTGGAACAATGGGGCCCTGTTCGACATTGGCACCAATGGAGGCCACTTCTTACTTCTTATTACAGACATCTCAACATTGGCACCAATGGAGGCCACTTCTTACTTCTTATTACAGACAGTGTTCCAGTTCCCTGGCTAAATGAGCCAATTGAGCCGCACACACCACTTCTTATTACAGACAGTGTTCCAACACTGCACTTTACCTGTTGTCTGGAGTGAAGTCCACGTTCAGGTTGGTTACGACTCCGGTACCAGAGTCGGCTTTCAACACTCCCAAGTGCAGTTGCATCTCGATTCGGACCATACTCTGGTACACAGACACGTCAGGCACATCGAATGTGGCATCATTCTCGTGGGTCGGCTGTGAAGGCATCAGAGATCCCGCAGGATGATCCTCAAACGGGTTAACGTTGTCAGCAAGGGTCACAACAGGTCTAGATTCTTCATATCGGCCCTTTTTCAGGTTCACCCAAGGCACCACCGTGCTCAGCTCGTTTGCCGCCTCCACCTGAGCGCATCTGAAGTGGGTTACAGCACTGGTGGCAGACGTGTGACACCAATGGCCCACCTGTTCAACCACAAAGTCAAACAGCCTGCTGTCCAAGTTTTCCAACACGACCTTGTACAGTTTGTCAGACATCATCTTCTTGCCGTCTTCTTCGAGGTTGTTTAGAACCAGAGGGACCGTGAAGAACTCGTTCACAGTCGTTGCAGGGTTCTCCATCAAAGCTACGAACGTGCAGTCAGCCAACAGACCCTCGCAGTGCCTCTGCTCCAGCATGGTTTTGAATGTGTAAGCATCAGCCAACATTCTAGGATCGCAGAACTCATTCTTGGGTCCGGGAATCCAATTCATAACGTTTTCTAGTTCAGTGTTGAAAGCCCTAGCCAAAGCCTTACGAAGGTTGATTGGAACTCGAGTGTGTCCCTTTAGGTTGCTTGTCACAACCCTGTCGGTCTCATGTAGGATCCAATCTTGGATCTGGCTCATTATCACAGGTGCCATTTTTTCCCAGTGTGTTGAAACGTATTTAGAAGTGTGATGAGTAGATGAGTAGATTAGTAAATGATGATGAATGGCTAGGTGGGTTCGAGGGGTTTCTATACTCAATTCTACAGTAGTTCACTGCCCATTCTCATTTCCCATCAAATTTAATTTGGCCGAATTTCAAATCTCACGGAATTCCGTGCCAGACATTCCCATCAAACAAATCAGAAAAGGTGTGTCGGACACGTCCTCATGGGTCACCCGTCTCTGTGCCAAAAAAAGGTGCTCGAGGCGTGTACATTCCACATAGGCCAAGGGCGTTTTCGTTTGTCGCAATGTCAGACCTGGTGCCAAATGGGGCGTAACAAGGCGTAACAAGCGTACGCGGGGCGGCACTTACTTCAACAAAACCTGAACGGGTCCAAAATTGAGCACACTTCTCCGTGTACCACACACCTGAAGAAGACTCAAAAAGAAGACACCTCTACTACTTTCCACCACACTCTACAAATCCACCACACTCTACAAAAGAAGACTCCGCACAACACTCTCAAACACTTTGACAATTTTTAAACACTTTTGAGTGTTTAACTCTAACTCAACACTTTGACATTTTTTAAACTCTAACTTTAAACCAACACTGACATTTTTAAACACTTTTGAGTGTTTAAACCAACACTTAAAATTTTAACAAAGTTTTTTTTAAAAAGAAAACTTTGTCTTGAACACTAAACACTTATCACACAAATAACTCTGACATTTAAACCAACATTTTTTTAAAAAAAACTTTGTCTTGAACACTCTGGACACCTAAGCCTAGACACTTTTTTTCATGGAGGAAGATCTGAACCAAGCCTACTGGACTCCAGATCGTCCCCAGAACGTTGACAACCTAGAGAACTTGGACGCCGAACTTCTTGAGCAGTACCATTTTTCTGGGGATTTAACTCATGAATCCAGCGAGTTCATCGAATCGCTGCTCATCACCGCAGCAGCGGACTCTCAGTCCAACTTCAACTACAATGTCCCCATCCCAGGAGGATCAGCGGCACCAGACGACGCAGGTACCAACCTTGTTTCAATCTTACAATCAATGCCAAGTGTCGACTTTGGAGCAATTGCCTCCCACTTACAAAACGGAGCCGTTGATGCCTTCGATGATGTCGATGCCGATGCCTTTACCTTCGATGAATGTGATGCCGGGTATAATGCCTCCGATGCCCCCAATGCCCCCAATGCCGATGATGCCGTGTGCGATGCCTCCGATGCCGATGCCCGCTCCGCCGATCCCCCCTCCGCCCCCACCGCCCGTGTTTCGCGACCCGAAATTGAACGCGCAGGCTCAAGCGATGACGAAAGCGGCAGTGACTGCAGTTCTGACGACTCAGATGCAGCGTCAGTTGATGGGTCAGACTCTGACAATGAACAGCCAGTGTCTAGAAGACGACAGGTCTTTGAAGAGTCAGACGATGAGGCGACACAGATCATTGAGCCCACGGAGGAGGGTGAGAAGCAGGGAGAGGAGGGGGAGAAGCAGGGAGAGGAGGGAGAGGAAGACTCTGACGAAGACTCAGACGAGGGAGATGAGGAAGACTCCAGTTCCAGTAACGATGACGACGAATACGAACGACCCTCAACAAGCCAAGGATGGGGAGGAGGAAATGGAGGAAGGAGAGCTGACACCGTCGTTTACCGAAAACTCCCACAACACTTGTTTGCCGAGAGACTCAAAGAACTCCGAAAAGAGAAAACTGAGTCCGAACGCAGGCTCAAAGCTTACCCCCAAAACTCAAGATGTCGCAGCGCGAAGACACTCAGAAAATTTCGCAGACACTGTATCAGGAGAATCCGCTGGCTGCAAAAGTATGGCTACCTCGAGGAAGACTCCCCGTACACCAGTGAGAGTGAGGAGCAACGTGCACAGCAGGTTGGGGCCACCGGTGAGCCAGAGGAGCCCGAAGCGACACGCATCACCCAATTTCGGGATGAGAACACCCAGCCCATTCAGGGAGGATTGGGAGCAGCAGCAGCTGGAGCAGCAGCCACGCAAGAGACCAGTGAAAGACAGACTGGGTCCGCAGAACCGACACCCGGCAACTCTGCCTTTATGGAGTGCGACCAATCCACCCAGATGTGCGACTCCCAACAGCACACGCAGGCAACTGGAGGAGCTGGAAAGGAAAAGAGCGAAAGAACGGGCCCAGAAAGAAAGAGAAGCTCTAGTGGAGAGCACAGCCCTACCCATGCCCAGATGGAGAGGGAGAGGTCGGGTGACAGCGAGGGACAGGAGACCGGAACCATACCAGAAGCCCCCTCCACCACCTTCGCCGCCACCACAGCCCCAACCGAGGTTTCTGCCCAAACCGAACCCATGTCTCCGTCCAGGCCTTCTGCCAGTCCCAGACATGCCGGCAAGAGTGCAGTGGTCTCCAAGCCGGAAAACAGCGGGGGAGTCCAAGAGGGTGAGACCGCTGAGTCCCCGAAGCAGAGCTCGAGTGGAAAGAGCAAGAGAAGAAAGACGGCGGCTGATGGACCCATGGACGGTAAACATGAACAGACTGAGGGAAGATCTGACTCGCGCACAAGCTCGCGGAGACGATCAGTCTGCGCAACAGATAAAGCAGGAGATCGTCAAACAGACTGTGCTCAACAGACGCAGGAATCAGGAGCGAGAGCGACAAGAAGCCGCTCAGCTAAGAGCCAACCTCCGGCAGACGACAAACCCTCCAACACATCTGGAAAACGAGGCCGAACGGAGAAACCGGAGTCCCCAGAGACGAGCCCCAAGCAGCTCAGAAGGGGCAGAAGCTCCAACAGAAGCCCGGAATGTTCCCAGGGATTGCCAGAAACAAAGAAACGAAACAGACACAAGTCTGGCGCGGCGGCTGAACCGACAGGAACAGCTCCATCATCACCAGAGTCCGGATCTGGAAAGAATGAGAAAAAGTCTGATCCAAAGTCAAAACCAAGCAAGAAAACAACAGACTCTCTTGGAGATGGCGGTTCGGCAAGTGGAGGAAGGGTTGACAATGGTGAAGGCCAGGCAGTTCAACAAGTGCCCACTGACGCTGACCCAACTTCAGGCGCTCAGAAGGTACATTCTGAGGGAAACGGAGGAGGAAGAAGCCCCGGAACCCAGCCCCCTGTCTCTGGAAATGCGGGTGGAGATGGCTCAGACTCTGATAAACGCAAGGATTGTGGAACCTCTGGACAATGTGAGACGAACGCACAAGGGCAGAATGACGTTGATATGGATGATGCTGAGAAGCAGCCTAAGGAGGCTAAAAAAACTGAGATCAAACAGTCCACTGGCCCAGAGCCCCCCAAGAGCGAGAAGCACAAGAAGTCAAAGTCCAAAAAGAACCACACTGGAGACACACCAGAGCTCCCGAAACAGCGAGCACCGGCACAGCCAATCTCACACCCAGGCAGAGGACCAAGGACTGAACTGTCAACAGAACCGCCAGCAAAGCCAGCAAACCCAGCAAACCCAGCAAAGCCAGCAAAGCCAAAGCCGACACCATCATCATTCTCCAAACTCTACAAGTCACTCGAGACAGTGCCCACAGACTCTTCATCAGACGATGAGCACACGTCCTCTGCCGGAAAGAAAGCGAAGCATCTCACCAAACACAAAGGACCAACTGGAGAGCATGCTGGGCATAAACAAACTGCTCCACGACTCGAAGTTGTGTCAGGCTCAGAGGAAGAGGAAGAGGAGCCGCAGTCCTGTCACACTCCCATCAAAAAAGTGTTCCAGCACCTCTCCTCAAAATACACAGGTGAACCCTACAAAGGCCCGATCAAGGGCAAAATCCCCAAAAAGAAGCCGGAACAAGCAACACAAGACACACAAGACCCAGAACCTGAGGAGCCAATCGCCCATTCCGCCCAATCCACCGACACCAGGGAGAAACATCACACTAAAGACGATGACAGAAAGGACAAGAAGCGAGAGAAGCGAGAGAGGCGAGAGAGACGAAGAGAGGAGAGGGAGAGAACCAAGAGAGACGGAGCTGATGGAGTTCGATCCCCTGAAACCTCCACCCACTCCAGATATGAGGGATATGGATATGGATCTGGACGCGATGTCTGTGATGAGCTTTACGATTCTGGAAGAGAGGGATCTGGAGATGGCGCAACTAGACGCAGAACTGATGGAGCTGGAGACAGAGGGAGAGCGAGAGAGCGAAGGTCACGAGCTGACGACGACTGGCCAAGCGATGACGAACGTAGAGACAGAGACAGATCAAGGTCTCCACTCAGATCCAAATCAGCCTCCAGACCAGCGGCAAAGAGCCCAGCTCCAAACCGATCAAGTAAAACAGATGTCGAATCTGACGGTGAGCCAGAATCAACTGTGCCTGACGCAGTCTTTAACGAGCTCAGTGCAGAACAGCAGTGCACCCTGCAAAGACTCGACCGCAACCTGCACAATGCTTCGAGAGACGTTTACTTTTGGGAAAGACAGTACAAAAACTTCAACAAAAGAGACCTCACAAGAAGAAAAAGATTCAAGAGAGAGTCTGAGGCAGCGCTCGATCTGCTCGACAAACAAACACTCTCAAACGACGAATACTACAAGCGAAAGAGACGCATCGAATTCGATTCTGGAGAAGCAACTGCAGCAGCAAAGAAGGCAGAAATCAGCAGCGACCTCAACGCAGTCAGGCAGGTCAGAAGAACATGCCAGCTTGAACTTGACGACTTCAAACGCTCCATCGGTATCAATGTCCCCATCCAAAAAAGGGGAGTTGCGAATGGACCAAAACCGAGAAGCGTGTCACAGTCCAGAAGCGTGTCGCAGTCCAGGCAGCCCAATGGAAGTGGTAGAACAAGGAGAGAAAGTCCAAGCCCACCCAGACGATCAGAGGGCAGGCGCAGGAGTCCCAGTCCAGACAGAACCCACAGGGACAGAAGCCCACAGCCCCCCAGATCACCACCGATCATCATCGAACCAGAGAGATCCCCTCCAAGGTAAGCCCCAAACACTTGTACACTCACAATCTAATCGCACAAGTGGCTGTTGTGTGCGTCTTTGTGTCATATGATGCGGTGTACAATAATCTTTTTTTCCTTGTTCCTCACCAGAAAACAACACGCCAGAGCCGCAATCCCAGAGCTTGTCCGCCCCCAGGCAAGGCCAGAACAGCCCAGGCACCACAACTTTGCCGTTCCGGCGCTCCCAGTTAACGCAGGAACAATTGGCGGCTCTCGTAAAAGAAGCGCTGAGCAAATGTACCCATCCGGACCTGGTCCAGCGAAGCAAGCAGCAGGCTCAAGCTCTAACCCAGCTATGCAAAACGCATGGTCTCCCGAGCTTAGGGCAACTATTGTCCAATATGGGGTGCCAAAACTCGTCTTCACAACCCCGGAAGACTGGACCGCAGAATCCATGAGAATGCACCGCCATCACTCTGGGTAAGTTATGATCCCAACCATTTGCTGCTCTTTGTGGCGTTGTGAGTCGGTTTTCACGGTTCTCACGGGTTCAGTACTATGTTCGCTAACCAATTTTATCATTTTTTTTATTGTTTACAGTTGCCTGGGTCACAGCCAGTTTTGCAGATGTGTGCCGATCCCGCTGCCCTTCAGACAGAGGTTCCTGGCGCATTTGCCCGCATCTGCTGAATTCATGGCGCTGGGACACAGAACGACGGACCCGAGCAGGCTCAGACCACTGGCTACGACAGAACACACCTGCCAGGGTGAAGACAGCTCGGGAGAATTGTACTGTGTTAAATGTGAATCAGAATGTAAATGGGATGCGGTGACTTGGGGTCAAAAAATGAAAGTGATGGAAAAGGCTAAACTGATGCATCTAGAATTAAAGCTGTGGAACATGCTGCCCGCCGGCACAATCCAAGTCCCAAAGCCTTACACGATTCAGGAGGTAAAGCCTCCCGCAGGCCCATTCGGGGCAGCTGCAGCAACTTGCGTTAGTACGCCTGGAAAGGCGGCACTGTACCCCCTGTTTGTAGAGGGCTCAAAAATGCTGTTGCGCAAAATGTCAGATTATGAAGATGACGAGTTGCCGCCACCGGGCTCCACAGAAAGAACCAACTTGATGCTCAAAATGGTTCGCTACTGTTTTATTCCGGCCTTCATTCAAGCGATGAATGGTATGGAACTGAGTCCTAGAGCATGGGTGCCTTTTGGCATTGTCCCTCACGCCAGTTCCCCAAATGCTCCCAGACAGAGAAAATGTTTAACGTAACACGAGTTGTGTTGGTTGGTTGTTGTGTATTTGATCGATGTGCGGTTTATTTTTATTTTTTTTTAAAATCTGGGAAGCTGTATCGTCTCATTTGATTTGATTTTTTTTCCCTTGATATTTTACATGGTTAAATGGTATTGTGATCTGTGCAAACTAATGAAATATTTAATCTCAAATGTTTAATATGGTTTATTGATGTACATTGATTAAATAAACAATTAAAATTACGTCATTGTCTGTGATGTGTCATTTGGGTGTGGTTAGAAGGCGTGTACTAGTGTGCTAGTAATGAGGGTGCGGTTGGGTGGGTGGGATCACTGACAACATATAAACTCATTTCCCTCAACCTTTTTCCAACATTTTCCAACACGCACATAAACCTCTACAACTCCAAACACTCAGCAAAATGTCTGATTCCGAGTACGACTCTGACTGTTCAGACTATTCTGAACCAGAAGGAATTTCACTGTCAGATCAATCTTGGGACACGAGTGATGATGATGAACCTACTGCTCCTGCTGCTACTGCTCCTGCTGCACCTCCTGCACCTCCTGCACCTACTGCACCTACACCACCTACACCTGAACCTACATCTGAACCTGAACCTACACCCGCATCTACTGCACCCGCTAAACAGCTCCTTCCCAAAAGAAAATGGCATGAGATATCAGACAGTGAAATTGATGAACCGAGCACAAAGAAACCAACTGGACCTTCTAGTTTTCTATACTGGACAGTCTTGGCCGATTGGGAACAAAAGGCCCAAAATGGAGCAGACTGTATTCTCAAAGTCCCAGAAATGCTACTCAGACACTTAAAGTCTCTGATCAGGGCCGAGGAAAAGAAACTAGACAAAAGTTTGGTGCTTGCGGAACGAGTGCCAGGCATGCCCACACTGAAAACCGAAATGATTTGTGAAATTATGTTGTGGGGTGAACTACACAGGTCTTTGGCTTTAGGCTCTCTCAAGGGTCTGACAACTAAACCCAGAAACGGACCTGACCCGAAGACAGTAGACCAAAAAACTATGCGTGGTTTAGTGGCCAAATTTGTCTCCAAACTCATAAACAAAGTCTTGGTGCCGATTATGGCACTGCACGGGGAAGTGTTGATCGAAGAGGAAGAATTGATACAACACATCATTGATTTGATTGTTGCGAACAGGATAGCCAAGGACCCTCTCGATGCGACCTCGGCAGAGTTCGGAGGCGGCATGGTTCGAGAAAGCGATCTCTATCGCACAAAGTGCGTTCTGAACGCCAAAGATTTCTGGTGGCAGGTTTGCTTTAGAGGGTTACCCACCATGAAATGCGTCCCATCGGCCATTTTGAAAGATCTCCTGACCATAGATCCAAGGATCTACCCTATGACGGACAGAATGACTTGGATTTTGCCCCAAGTCAAAGCGACTATAGAATTCCGCAAGAAATTGATGCGTACGAGAGACCCGTGCTTGCTGTTCACCAACAGAATGCTCTTCAACAAGTTTGGACCTCTGGGAGAACACGTACCCGTGTGCGACCACGGCACCCGTAAACTGTCTGCTGAAGAAGACGCGAATAAACCCACACTGAAGCCTGGAGTCATTTATCACCCTCCTCCAAAGTACAGGGGAGATGTTGGTCCACTGATGCACGTGCCGTGGAACTTGACGAAGTACATCGCGCACCAGTGTGACATTGACCCGGCTGAAGTGTTGCTGATGGTGCCTGGACCGGGCCACCCAAACTGCGACCCGTACGTAGTTCTGGAGATCCTGTTGTGGGGCGAATTGGGCCACCAGGTGATTGAAGACGACAGCAAATGTTCCATGCTACCAAGTGATTTCCTGAACGAATGTCCCACCAATGCCTGGGACAGGGGGTTTCTCATGCAGCAACATCACTTTGAAGAATGGGTCAAGATCACACACAGAGACTTGTTTTCGAAGGCCGCCAGACTGATGTCTACAGAAACCCGCAAAGTGAACCTGCCGAGCGCAGCAGCGATGGCCCATCACATCCTCTACAAAATGATTCCGGGCCATCGCTGCGACAGAGGGTCTTTTGGCAACTTTATGGATGTTGAAGACACACACTGTAAGAAAATCACCACATCGGCCATTTGGTGGCAACTCGGCTGGGACAGAAACAAGTACAGACGTCTGTCTGCAGTTTTTGTGAGGGGTATCAAGGACTACTACAGTTCTCACTCTGAAGCACCCATCACAGACCCGATTCGCCAAATTCTGGAACATGCGGATGAAATCTGCAGCATCAACAGGGCCAGAATCAGGGCAAAAGCCAAAAAGGCAGAAAGACTGGGACTGAAAGTTACTGAGGTGTCTGATGACGAGTCTAATGATTGGGAAGGGGACGTTGAAGCCTGCTTTATCGGAGGGTTTGACAACCCTTCGATTCGCGCACACACACCACCAGACTGTTACAAATGATCTGTATTTTGTACGTTTGATTTAAATGTAGTGTGTGATAGGGGGAATCTGTTCAATCTGTGTATGTATTTTATGTATTATGTATTTATGTAGTGATTTAAATGTATTGTGTGATAGATCTGATCAAATGTATTCTGTGTGTGATGTGATCAAATGTATTCTGTGTGATGTATTTTATGTATTTTATGTATTTTATGTATAGCATTTCGTGTGATTATATGATTTGAAAATAAAAAAAATACAACTGAATACGAGTTCAAGTTTTTTTAATTCCACTACCATGAGCCATACCGCCTAAAGGATATAAATTGTGTAAGTCTATTGTGTAATAATTACAACTAATTGCGCACGTGACTTTTGGTGCTTTGCCATCAATGTGTGACTGTGCGTGGTTAAGGGGTGTGGTTACTGGAGGGCTGAGCAAAGGGGTGTGGTTTCCCACAGATTGGAATGGCAAGAATAATTTCCTTGTTTTGCGACACTTCTACTCCGGATTTCACAGCGCACGGAGCTTAGAGCTCCGTACCATTGGCACGAACATGTCTTCTAGATATCGAAAAGTGTTCGATTCAGATTCAGATTCTGATTCAGAACCGCAAACTGTTATGGAAGAGAGTGCAGAAAGTGAGAGTGAAGAAGAAAGTGCAGAAAGTGAGAGTGAAGAAGAAACTGTTATGGAAGAACGAAGGGTAGAGAGTACAGAAAGTGAGGAAGAAGAGGAAGAAGAAACTGTTATGGAAGAACGAAGGGTAGAGGTAGAAAGTGAGGAGGAGTGGGAGGAAGAGGGTTCTGGCAGACAAGTGGCGAACGTCAGGGAAGAGAGTGAGATCTACGAAATCTCATCCGCCGAAGAAGATTCTGACGATGAGACGGATTGGCCTCCTTACACCAAAGATAGTAGGGACAAAGATGGGTTGCGTGTGACAGAAACGTCTCAGTACACCGGATTGCCGGTGGGACGCAGCATATTGCTGTACAGCGACCCATCAGACTACTTGGAGGGTGGTAGATTAGACGGTAGGCTATTGAGCCAACACAGATGGGTTGACGATTCTTCGCTTGTCGGAAAGAATCCCTGCACCATACTCCTACCCACCGGCATGCACGCGTACCTGGAGAAGCTTAACGGACACACTTGTGTCACAACTGTGCCCAGTCCAGCTTTTCCGGACCAGTGCGACATTGGAGTGTGTCTGGATATCAAACTGTGGGAGATCTTTAGCGATATGGTCACAGCTCTACCGACACCAGACGCAGAACCGACTTCTGAACCAGACAGTGACAGCGAGGTTGCGATTCCAGACACCCCGAGAAAGCGAAAGAGGGCCGGTGAAGATGAAGATCAGAGACCTCGCAAAATGGGGAAATCTGAGAGACTGCGAGAAGAAAGCTGGGTCCTAGACAAAGAGAACCCGAGACGAGCAAGACTTAAGCGGCACATGTCAAAACTGGTGGTGAAGTTTCAACACTATATCCTGAACAGGGTAGTCAAAAGTAGACCCGATTTAGACCCGCCGCTGATTACGCCACGTCAGCTGTTATACAGGCACTTCAAGTCTGTGCTAATGAACCCGGAAAGAAGGCTGGTCCTGAAAAGGCCCTTGATTCGTGACCACACGGGCGTGGTCAAGCGAGCACCGATTGGAGGCGGTCTGATTCCGGGCGCGGTTTCGGAGCAGACAAATGGCGCCGATTTTTGGTGGGAATTACCCCCCTCTAGCGACTGGGATGAGAATATTTCGAAGGTACGCCCGCCCCTAAAATGGTGCTGATGAGAGTGACTGAAACGGGTGTGGTTGTTTGTGTGCGGAAACAAGCTCAATTTTAACATTTTTTTCCCTCTCTTTCTCTCTCTTTTTTTCCCCAATCACAGATACCTCTCAAACGTTTGGAACCTTTGGCAGAAAGGCTGCTGGAAGAGGACGAACAGTCTTCCAGCGCACACAGGTCGATCTTGAAAAAACCGGACAGTTCAGCCGTTTTGTCCGGACTGCCTGTGTGGTACCAAGAGTTGGTGAAGAAAAAGAAACAGGCGAAACGAGTGAAGTTCGCCCCCTCACCGTCCGAATACCGAGACACGGACCGTCACACAGAAGAAGAAGAAGAAGATCGCAGAGAAAAAGATAGAAAAACGTGGGTCATGACCACCGGTGCAAGAATAGTATGTGAACAGGGTGTGGCAGAACTGAAACGTAGGCTCATGGCACTGATTGAAGCAACAAAAAAACACCACGCCGCGGCTACATCGGCCACAGCATCTCCCATAAAGACCGTGCGACTATCTGACATGACACCCTCAACCACTTCCAGAAGCGCTTCAACGACAACGTTCTCTGCTCCATCATCAATCAAGATGAGGGCAGAGGATGAGGAGGATGAGGAGGATGAGGATGAGGAGGATGAGGAGAAGGTTGCAGAGGAAGAAAATGATGTAGAAGAGGAGAAAGACGAAGCAGATGATGATGTGATAGAGATTGTTGATGAGCCTGAAAATGCTGAAGATCTTGAAATCGTACAATTTCTCACAGCGGCTCCTCCAAGAGAGAGAAGAGTGAAGAAACTGACGTTCTTCGCAAACACAAGATCTTTCCTAGTCTCTGAACAACAACCACTAACAGGGTAAGTGTACAACCCCTCCATCCATCTCTGCCTGCTCCTCCGTTGTTACGTCACATAGTCCAGTCTAATTTTTTTGTATGTGTGTTGTGTTTTTTTTACAGGGAGGTTATGGTTGTACCCATCAATCTGAGAAGGTGGCTCGCTTCAGAAATGGGAAAACCTCTTGACGAGGTTGTCACACACGTGTCTGCACCACCAAACTACGCTCACAGAAACATCAACGCAGTGCTGGAGGTGCTTTTGTGGACAGAACTCACCCTACTCGGAGGCGTTGGAGACGATCAAGATCTGATTTTTAGCGAGCCAGAACTGCGCAGAAGAGCCGACTGGACGGCTCAAGACATCAGACACAGAAAGACCGTCCTGAAGTCCATGTGGAAACGCATCTTTGTTGCAACGTCTCTGTTGGTGGGCCACCAACTCAGACACACGGCACAGCAGCTATTTGAATGGCTGATGGGACCTGACGCCAAACCTGACGTTGTAGACATCACAAGCGACGACGAAGATGATGAAGACGCAGACACATCGTGCATGGTTTCTGCAGCCATCGAAGCTTTGGACGACCCATCACTCGTAAACCCCTTCGGTTACTCTGGTGAGCAGCCTGTGGGTGTTCCAACACAACAACTGACTGCACAAGAATTGTGGTGGCAACACGGACCTCTTTACACCCGAAAGATCCCAACGTGCATGGCTGCAGTTTTAGAACTCGTCTACACAGACGAGCCGATGTACCCATGTCCAACTCTAATTTACAGGCATGTGATGCATGTGATGCAGCGACCTAATCGACGACGAAAAAAGTAAATGTGATGTGCATGTGCCAAACAGTTTTCTCCGCCCATTTCATATATAAAATGTGAAAACGGAATGGTGTCACTACACCAACTTCCACTTTTTCTACTGTCTTTTGACCCAAGATGTGTTAAAGCGTGTATATATCAAATAAATTTTTTCAACCAACTTGGTTTTTTTTTGTGCTTTTTTTTTAATTACTATAAACCCTGTGTACATAAACAGGGTCACGGTGTGAGTGCTTTTTTTTTAATTACTATAACCCTGTACATAAACAGGGTCACAGTGTTTGGTGTTTATAATAATAGCAAGACAGGAACACAATTTGTCACTAAAGACATTGCACCTCACTAAATAAATTCTTTTTAAGACGTATAATAGTTTAAGACAGGACTTTATTCAAGCATGACATTCAACACACTTATTCCACATCACAGGACTTATACAAACACAAGGACTTATTCACATTTAAAGACAGGACTTTCTTTCATTCACGTAATAATAGTTTAAAGATCTGGGAGCTCATACGGGCTTCTTATAACTCAAAGGATGCCTCCTCTCAAACTTCAGCCTTCTTCTTTTTCGGCGCTGGTGGGATGTAAGCCATCCTTAGTCTCTCTTTCAGATCAGAGACCGCGTTGATCAGGCCCAACCGCAGGTTCAGGGAACTGAGTTCTGGGGTTTTGAGGGCACGTGCCATGTTGCTAATCTGGGCCTTTGCGGCCTCCAGATCGGTCTGATCTCCGAACGACGCAGCCAGAATGGTGGCGTCTTTCACCACCGCAGCGTTAAAAGTGTCATTTGAACACTTTACTGCCACCTCCGCGACCTTGTACAACCCGGCCGCCACAGACTTGTGTTCGCGGGTCAACACAACCCTCTCCTCAACCACTTCGGTTTTCAGGGACTCGGCTGCACGCTTGCGTTGTTTTTTCTTGCTCTCTTTCTTGGTCTCCTCCTCGCCTGAACTCGTCGGAGCCGAAGCTGGCACAGACACAGGAGCTGGCACAGGCACAGGAGCCGCCACAGACACAGGAGCCGCCACAGACACGTCCTTGTTGTTCTTCTTCGAGGTCTTTTTACGAGGAACTTGAACCTGCTGCACTTGCTCAGGTTCGTAGCTCTGGAAGTACTCCTCATCTTCCTCACACTGGATCTGAGCACGAGGGTCAGCCATTTCCAAAGTGTAGAAAGCTCTTTTTTTTTTTGTGTGTGTGTTTTGGAGCGGCTTCCAAAGAAGCTGTAGACAGTTTGACGAGAGTGAAGAAACGGAGACAACCGCTGTCAGCTTTATGTCAATCTGACGATCGTACGAGCCGATCTACGCTTGCGATCTTGCGATTGTAGCAGACTTTATCTCATAATTTGTAACATCTGCGAATTATTCTAATCTACAACAGCCAATTTCTTGAGTACGATCTTCCACATACAAACACATACACGATCTCCCCACATCTCCCGTGGTAATGAATTGGGATTTTTTTTTACACTCCGTTCAGGACAAGGGTCCAAACTTCGACCCAATATGGGGAAAGTTCTTATAGGGAGCCCTGACGGGGTTTGAAACAGTCCTCTTTATGACCTTAATTCTCCGATTTATTAAAAAAAAGACGCCCCCCCCCTTAACCCATTTTCCTTAGTAGCAGACCATCTCTGGAACCCTTGATTCACTTGGGGGCCTCCCAGCCCTTCTCCTGGTTAGAGAAAGGGAAGCCCTGTTCAGTCTAATAATACTTGCCCAGTCTAAGACCCTAGATTCACTTGGGGAAAAAAAAGAGCCCTTCTCCGGGTTAGAGAAGCCCTGTTCAGTCTAATACTTGCCCAGTCTAACACTTGGGGAAAAAAGAGCCCTTCAAAAGTTGAAAAGTAATTTCTGGAAGTGTTGGGATGAAATCTAAGGGTGGATATGTAGAACTACTAAAGCTGTATGAAGCAAAAACTAAGCAGTGTGCCCAGCATCTCCAAATCTACCCCCAATGTCTAAATTATTAACATAGCTAAGGGTCCAGCCCAGTCTAACACTTGGGGGAAAAAAAAGAGCCCTTCTATCCGGGTAATGACTCCCTGAGATGGTTCTGCGCAGTCTAACACTTGGGAAAAAAAGAGCCCCGTCCCTTTGTTGCAGTCTTTAAAAAAAGTACCCTTATATCAGAGAGCCCGGTGTGTGGTTATGTTGTTCAGTCTAATACTTGGGGAAAAAAAGAGCCCCTCAGGAGCCGGTAATGTGCAACAGTTGTAAAAGCCTTTAGGCTCACAGTCTGCCAAAAGCCGTGTTCAGGGTGCGGTTTCGTTGCAAAAAAAATTTGTCTGGCAACAGAGATAATTTTCAACCTTTATTTGTTTCAACATGTTCAATACAGCAATACAGCAATACAGCAATACAGCAATACAGCTAGACGGACGTAGTCAGTCTAGTCTCTTCCTCAGGAGCTGATATCGGCTCTGTCGTCGGAACCAGCCTTCCCCTCTTGCCAGAGAATCGGATCGCGATCAGGCCGATTAGAGCCAGTCCCAACACCACAATAGTAATCAGGATACCAGAACCCAGAGAAGAAGAAGAAGGCTGAGGAGACTCAACCGCGGCGCGGCGCTGCGCCCAGAATGGTATCGGTGCAGCGTTTGGGAGCAGGTCTGCAGCATATTGGCACACGCCTGCCTCTTTCAGGTAGCGTTCCAGGATGGCTCGTTCTTTCTTGGTCAGCAGAGCGCGACTGTTCAACACAGATTCTACATAGTTGGCCTCTCTGTCAATCAGGTACAGCGTGCCTTCGTTCCCAGTCATGTTGTCAAGCTGCTCCAGAGTCTCCTTAACCATGGGCAGCCAATCAGCCTCACCACTTTCGATGTAGGCAGACACCATGCTCTCACAGGTTGCAGAGACCGTCACATTACCACACACCTGAACGTACTCATCTCGACCCTGAAGATCTGTGGTCATGTTCACACAGAGTTCATGAGTGCCCAACGGTAACATTTGAAAGGCGAGAACGTCGATGGGACAGTCGGCTGTGTTGCAACCGACCATTGTGAAGCCGATCCTAGTGTCTGTGGTCTTGTTCACAATCAGTCCAGTCACTTCCAATTGGACTTCCTTGGGTACGATGTTGAAGTGCAAGAGCATGTTCTTGACAGACGCACCCAGTCTGACACCATCAGAAACGGCCTCCATGGTAGGTGGAGGGGGCAATTGCACAGTGCAGCGCTGCTCAAACGAGGCCATCGCGCCGGAATGGTAGGAGAAATCTATCAGCGTTTCGCCAGTCACATCTCCGCTCTCAGACTGCAGAACCACCTTGTAAGTTTCGTGCCACCTTCTGTTGACGATTTTGGAAATGTCGGCGCTCCGGTCACCAGCCTTCACAGCCATCCGTCCCTGTTCTTCGTCCACATAGTTGAGGACAACCAGCGTTCCATCTCCAGTGGTGAAGTTCCACGAAGCAACAGTGACAAAGTTGTGGCAGTCGATCGCAATGGGCTGAGGAGGTGGAGGAGGTGGACGGGTCGGGGTTGTGGGGGGTGTGGGAGTTGTGGTGGGTTTTGGAATAGTGATGGTCGCACAGTCGGTGAGCCATTTCATTTGGAGAGTGCTTGTCATGTTCACACAGATGTAGTACTCGCCAGGCGCCCAATAATCATCAAAGGACTTTGCGATGGTGATGTTACAATACCGGTTGTCACAATTCTCGGCCGCGCTGCCTCTGTAGGTTCGTGGGTCCAGGTCCTGGGGGTCGGACTGGTCAGGCTCCAGCAGCTTGAGCTTAAAAAACTGCCTGGGTGGTATCTGCGGATAGTCTTTCAGGACGTTCTTCACCATGACTGTTACACCCGTTGTTGTTGCAGTGTCGACAAGAATCACTGGCGGTGGTGTTTGGGGGTTGTTGCAGACAATGTCTCCAGCCTCCGTCCACCAACCGTCAAAGGCAAACACTCCAGATTCCACCATCTGACCCAGCTGATTCTCCACTCTAAAAGCGTATGCCTCACTCCATTTCTTGGGCAGCATTTGCTCCACGGCGTAAGTCTGCGCTTCTGTCACTTTGGACACGACGGGTCGTCCCCTTTTCATCAGACGCACCGTGTACGGCCCGTTGTCCAGAGTCCAGCTCGCTCGGATAGTCAGGTTCTCACAAACCACAGACAGCTTAACCTTTTCAGAGAGAGTGAGGGCTGCTGGGGCCATGGGGGCGGCGGTGGTGGTGGTGATTGGGTTGTTGGGGTTGTTGGCGAGTTGTTGATCTTCTTTGCGCAGTGGCAGTTCAAAGGCCCATTCAGGGAGCTCTTGTGCCTCTGGGAGCAGATCGTCGGCAGCCATGCAGACTCCACTCGCGTTCAGGTATTGAGCCAAAAACTTTCGTTCAAACGCATTGAGCTGCTCACGCCTCGTCAGGATCTTGTCCAGAGTCTCGAGGTTATTCTTCACGTAGTACTTGGTGCCGAGAGAAGCGGTCGTCAAAGGAAAGGCTGCATACTGGTTTCTCGTCGTCTGTATCAGACCGAAAACGGACTGCGAGCCAGATTCCATGTACTTCTGAACCACGGCATCGCAAGTGTTGACGACGGTAACACTTTGACAGGTGGTCGTTGGGACTTCGTCGAGTCCAGTCTTCACGCTAACACACAGGTTGTTCTCTCCCACGGGCAGAAACTTGTGATAGGTCATGATGGAAAAGAAGCAGTCTTCAGTGTCACACACACGAATGTCAACGCCAAGCTGACGGTCCTCAGCTGGGTCGGCTGCGTCATTCAGCCAAGCTGTGATCACGTAGCGCGTCGGTTTGACCCCGGAATAGTCATAGAGATGGTTGCGAATCGTTCCCACCACTCTTCTACCGTCAGAGACGTTTTTGAACGTTGGCACAGCCCCGGGAACCGTTAAACAAACCTGATCAGTTTCCGAATCGGCCAGAGTCTTGTAGTACGTGAAAGGATTCGATTTGGCAACGTGGGTTTCATTGGAAACTCGAACCGTGAACGTTTCTGTCCACGCAGACTTGACGCCGGCTGAAATGTCCAGACCACGGGCCGCATCCACGTCCCATCTCCCGTGCACTTTGCCCTGATCGTCGACAAGTTTCACAACCACTTTACCGGTAGGCTTCGTCCACGAAACGTTGGTGGAAAAGTCGAAACAATCAATGGTCACATTCACAGCCATGCGCTCTTTCTCCTTATCCTCGTCATCCTCCTCCTCATCCTCCTCATCCTCCTCATAGTCCTCATCCTCGTCCTCATCGGCAGGCACAGGCATGGTACAGTTGTTGACGGAGGCGGTGTACCGGACAGGCTGGGCAACCTCTGCAAACTCGTCGCCATCTCCAGAGCTCTCAGAGCTCTCGCCATAGAGTTCGGTTTTGGACACGTTCTTCACAGACCCGTCATCCTCTGCCCATGCAGCCATCAACACAGTGACGTTGCAGGTTCCAACATTCACATCGACAGTGTATGATGTGGTGTTGTCAAGGAACTTGGGGTTGGAATAGGAGACTTTTTCCTCAGTCTCCTCACCTCTGAAAGAGGTCAAAAGGGTTTCGATCTCGGCCGGACTGCAGCCAGGGAAAGTGGAAGGATCTTGTTGACAAGCTGTGGCCATTGCCAGACCAACAACGAACAGTAGAAGACCTTCCATCTTCATAGTTGTAGAGGTTGTAGAGTTTGTGTTGTAGAGTTTGTAGAAGAGTTTGTAGTAATAGTTTGTAGGTTGTTGTGAAGAGTGAAGAGTGTGAAGCCGTGGCGTCCTTATATACACAACTTTAAAGCTAGAAGGGGTGTGGTTTGAGTTGACGGCTGCTCGCCAAGTTGTCCCTCCCCCCCCCCTTCCATTTTGAAATGATGCCAACAAAGTCAAGTACGGTATTTTTTTATTTAAGTTTTTTCCCTCTTTTAACATTCATCTTCGTTCCAACCGAGGAAGAACGTTTTGATTCTGCAACCCATGTCACTGTCCACATCGTTCAGGGTGCTCAGCACCTCGCAGGCCAGAGGTTGGTCGTTGCGCTTCGCCATAATCGCTTGAAACGATTCCCGTATAGTCTTGCCCTTGCCCATTTTCCTCAGTTTTCGCATGAGGTTTTTAGCTTTCTTGGCATTGAGAGGGTACCGTTCGACAAAGTCGATAAACGCGTCGTCGCATACCGCCTTGTCTGGAGCCGGCGGTGCGGTAATGTCGCACTTACGAGCTTGACAAGAGGTACAGAACGTGTCCTGTGTAGCAGTGCCTGGGACAGACCTTTCGGTGTCCTTGCACGGAGTGTGTGGTTTGCAAGCTTCGGTGGAGTCTTCGGCTGAAAAGTATCCCGCCTGACAAGGCCCGCATCGCGTGTTGGAAGTGGGTGTGCCTGCAACCAACAGTCCCTGTCCGGGTGGGCAAGTGCTGTGTCTCAGGCAAAAGTCGTCCGCGTAGATGTGGTAGCCAGGCTTGCATTCGCACACTCTGTTGTGAGTGGCGCTGCAGGTCGATTTTTCCACCTGCTGCTCTGTGCATCGCACGCCGCAGTACAGACACCGGTTCAGGTAGTTCCAAAATTCGGTGTAGTGGTTGGCGGGACACGCACCGCATTCGGTTGGCGTGGTGGCTGTACACTGTTTCACAACATGAGTGCCTGCTGGACATCGATCGCAAGTCAATCCGGTCACTGGATCGGTCCACGTAGGAACTTTCTCGGAAAAGCAGGCGGCCACGCAGGCCAGGACCATCAAAGTGCCACGAAACATGCTTGGACGGGAGAAATGTGTGGAAATGAGACTAGCACTCTTTAAACGCGTGCGTTTCAAGTCAAACTTCTCTTTAGTGCTCAACCAGAGCTCTTGCCCAATATGTTTCCAAGCCCCGATCGATAACCTCGGACCCAATTCATTTTATTCATTATGATAGAGTGTAGGACCGCGGTTTCGTCATCCGCGGCAATCGATGCTGTTGCACATCTCGTTAAAAAAACGGACCCTGTGGTCCTTCCTTCTCCAGCCGGAGTTTCGTGCGAGCCTTGTCACGGATGAACTCCAACACGGCGGGAATATTTTTCATCACCTCGGCAACGTCTCCGTTACAGTTTATGACCAATACGTCGTCTCTACGCACTCCGGCTTCAGAGGTGGCGGATTCCGGAGTGGCTGGAATGAGCCACCTCTCGTGTAGTTCGTGAATCGATTTGATCGCCTCCAAATCTATCCCAGCCTCTTCGGGTCTCCCGCGTTTCTTTATGCGGTCCTGAATCAGTTCTGGGTCTGCTTTCATGTAGACGTAGCAGTCCGGTTTCATCCCGAGAGTGTCCATGGTATACTGGGCCAGCCGTCTGCGATACTGTCCCATGCCAACCACGTCTCTCTTTGAGAATACTTGTAGGTTGCTATAAGGACACCTCTCGGAGAATATAATCCGAGCGTCCGTGTGTTGGGAGTGTAGGTTGAACATAGTCATAGTCACGAGCGTGCTGAATGGAAAGGTGTGCTCGTCTTGATCTTTGAGGTATTCTTCGAGCACGTTGTGCCCGAAAAAGTTTCTCCACAAGTTGACGGGTTCAGGGATTGCGGCCATCACCAGAGGCTTATGACCCTCTTTCACATTTAGAGCGGTCTTGACAGTTCGAGGAGTGTTGTCGTACTCGTTGGTCGGCACATCTAAACCCCTCAGCCTTTCCACAACACGCACCAGTTCGTTCACGAACGTGGACTTGCCTATTCCTATTCCACCCTCCACCGAGATAAACAACCTGTGAGCCATCTTGAAAGTGTGACAATTTTGACAGAACGTACGCACTGATATATACTCACAGTAACGACACACGAGACAAAGATCGTACAGTTCAATTTTTTTTATTACGTTCGTACAATGACAATGGCCACACAGCCACACAGTCAACCCACACAATCTCAGGCGAAGACGAAGTTCTTTGCAGAAACAGACGTGGGATCGGTGGGAACAGAGGTCGTAGCTACGAAGCCTCGATCCGTCGAAAACGGGGCAACAGCCGGTGTAGACTGTGTGGGGAAAGTAGGTAGTGGTGTAGGTGGTGTAGGTAGTGGTGTAGGTAGTAGAGGTTGTGAAATGGCCCAAGGTAGAGTCGGGTTCAACAGCAGTTGTTGCGGCGTTGGTGGTGGTATTGGAAGAGGCTGTGCCATGGGTGCCATGGGTGCCGTGGGTGCCGTGGGTGCCGTGGGTGCCGTGGGTGCCGCGGGTGCCGTGATTGAAATCGACGGGACAGGCAGCAGGGGCACGTTCTGGGGAGGTTCCACCACCATATCCACTTCGACGTTTGTCGCCACGGCTCCGATTCTGATTGAATACATGGTCAGCTCATCCAGTTTCCCTTGTTGGGCCCACACTTTGTCCATTATGTGTTCCGACGCGTAACAGGCCGCAAAAGTCCTTTCGTGATTTGGATCCAGCAACAACCTTCTGTGTGCTTCTTCAGCCGCTTCCGAACGCATTCTGCGTAGTTCTGGTAGTTCTGGTCTTTCGTTCCAAACTAAATGAGAGGAGAGGCCGAGGCACGCGAGCGAACGTTGTCGGAGAACTTAGTGGTGCGGTTTGACCTGCACGCAGGCTCTCATAGTGTAAGCGCAGATTGGAACGTGAGTTTGCTGGCCGCCGCACGTGTGTCCGTTCTTGCGGTCCCAGGACCAACGCCCGTTGCCGCACGGGACGTGCGCGGCGGGCTGGTCGCGCGGTCTGTTCTGGACGAACCACCCTTGGTGACCCAGCTGGAATGCGTGGCGCGCCTCTGACAGAGATCGCGTCGCCGCACACTTGTTCCAGCCGTTGTAGCTCAAATAAGGAACTCGCCAACATTTGCCGCGCCCAGTCCCCCAAAACGTCGGCAACATGTAGAGCTCTCCGATATCGTCTTTGGCAAATCTGTCGTACATGGTCATCACGTTGTTGAATGTCTGACACTGCGGGTCAGCCTCAATCATTTTACCAGCACCGGTTTCGTTGATCCACCTTGCCATCTCCAAGATCACATCTTCGTGACCCGACCAGATGTATTTCCAATAAGGGGTGCCCCTTGGTTCTATCCAACGGCCGTTTTCCCAGTAACCGTCAAACCAAATCCTTCTCAGTTCAGCCTTGTCCTTCAGCACGGGACAGTCTCCGCACCTGTGAGAGTTGTAACAGCCGATGCCGGTGGTGGAACACACCGGAACGTGCGTCGGTTTCAGTTCGCCACTCTGCCCCCCTCTACACATGTAGCCGTACTCAGAGTTGTAGCGATATTCACTACCACACCTTTCCCCATCAATTGTGTGACCGAATCGCGCAGCCAAGCCCATGCGCATCTGGTACAGGCGCCACACACAGTACCATTTACCGGCCGTCTTCGTGGGTTCAGACAGACACGCGCCGTATCTCGTGCCCCAATAGTGAGTCTCTCCATCGATGGTCCACTTTGACAGAGTCTTTTCGAAGGGTAGGTCCGCGCCACTTTCTGACACGTGACAATTGGCCACGTACCTGTTCTGTCCCAAAGCCACTTCGCGTTCGTGGTCTCTGGTGAGCAGGCCCTTCAGCTGAGGCGCGGTAAATCGGTCCACGGTCGCGTTGCAAGCGCGACATTTCCCCAAATCGGGGTGTGGGGGTGGATACCGCATATCGGGTGGTGACGGCTGACTGAACCACAGCGCACTAAACAGACCGTAAAACAGATTCACGGCCACAACTTCAGAGCCAAACAGCAGAAACAGCACCAACACCTTCAACATTGTCACGACGATTCTAATGAAAGCAGGTAATCGGTGGTAGTGATGTAGAGATGTAGAGTGAACGTTTTGTAGGATTCTAATGAAAGCAGGTAATCTGTAGTAGTGATGTAGAGTGAACAGTGAACGTTTTGTAAGATTCTAATGAAAGCAGGTAATCGGTCTTGTACGCTTCCGACGGAGAGTTCTACCAGAAAGATCTCACACACAACTCCTCCCACAAGAAAGATCGTCGTTTATTGAACCAAACACACCATCATACACATGGGGGGAGGGGGGGGAGGGGGAGGGAGAATAGACATCGTTGTTCAAAACAGTGTGTGTCCTAGACCCCAGGGATGTCGAACGGGCATCGGTTTCGGTGCCACGGGCAAGGGTTCTTCAGCAGGTTTCTTCGAACGGGGATACAGCCAACCCATCGTAGTTTTGGTCAGAAACCTAGACTCCACCATGTAACCATTTATTCCGTACTTTCTAAATCCGGTCGTGACTGGATGCCCCCTGTGCCACTGCGGCAGGTCTTCGTTCAGCCATTCAGAGGCGAGGGTGTGATAGTCGTGAAAGACCAACTCTTGAACCGTTTGGGGGGAGAGCTCTCCCATCGTCTCGTCCGCCACGGCGGGTAGAACTTGAAACTCGCGATCGCTCGCTTCAGCCAGCATGGCGTTCACAGAGGGCCCTCTCCACTGTCCGGGCATGACAACCGTAGTCGGCTCGATTTGAGAATTTTTCTCGACGCAGATCGTCACGGTGGCGTCCTCGTGCGCCACCAACAACCTGCCTCGATAGTCTATGGCAGCGGGGCCGGAGCTCCCCTTGTCCAACTTGAGAGAAGAGAGAACCATCACCGGCGCGCAGCCGTTGAAAAGCTTTCGGCTTGAAGCAGACAGAAACTGTCTTACGGGCGCAAGCAGATAGACTATGGTCTCTAGGTTGGTCGGCACATTTCGCTGCCTTGGTTCTTTGGCGGGGTCGTCTCCTGGATTCTGAAGCGGGTCGCACCACGTAACCAGGGCCCACTTTCCGTCCAACACCTGTGTGGATTTGACAGTCTTACCGGGTTTGAATATGGGTATCTTACACACCCCGGCACTGGGTGACCCGTCGTCCATGCAGCCTCTCAGATCCAACCTGTCACCCTGAGCAGGGCCCGGGCTGTCGAACGACTCGAACAGAGTCTTTCGTTTGGTCTGATCTTCTTGGGCTTTGAGCTCACGCTCGCTCGTAGACTCCCAGCAGAGATACAGAACGCTAGAAGATATCCTGTGAGGCCCGATTTGGTAGTTTGGTGTGCACCATCTGCTCTCCAGCTCCTGTTTGCGAAAGTTGCGGCGCACGGGCTGTATCCTGCCCTTGTGTCTGCCTCCCCAGACATTGACCCACTGGGTCACGGCTGCTATGTTCTCTTCATCCCAGCTGAGTATCAGGCCCGGTTTGACGAGCAGAGTCCTCACGAACGTTCCGGTTTTGGACGAGGCGCCCAGACCCAAGTGCGAAGATCCGGAATCGATCCTGCTGCGCACAAACGCAGCCAGGGGCGCCGCGTAATTGTCCAACACCATGTCTCTGTAGACGCAAGCGTGTTCGGTCTCACGCGTGGAACCCGTGGGCCCGTCGAGCTCCGGTAGACCAGACGTTCGCCACTTGTTGACCAGGACCGCCAGTTGAACCCAAAACAGCAGATCGTCGGGTCTAGCCCACAGCCAACCTTCGTCGGCGGGTTTTTTCGCTTTCATGTCACAGTGGAGACAACCTAGCTCAGGTTCGCCGCCCACCCCACAAGGTTTGTCACAGGCCGCGGTCCCGTTGGTCACCTTGGGTTTGTCGCTGGCGTTCGCCAGACACTGTTTAGCGAAGTTCTGTCTGGTGGACTTGATGGACAGTTCGCAGTCGTACTCTCGTAACGTAGAAGCCGGCGCGTTCTTCGGGTCGTAGAACGGCAGCTCCAGCAACGCATCCAGCCGCATGCAGTGCCACAGTTCTCTCCACACGCTGGGTTTGCATTGCGTCAGGGCAGAAGCCACCAGCTTGTCGTACTTGCAGACGATGTCAGAGTTCCAGAGTTCTTGCTCCGGCTCGTCGCACGGAGCGTGCCAGAGCATCACCTTTTCCCGTTTGGTGGGTTGTTCCAGCTTTTGTTTCTTAGCAGAGTTCCACGGCAGACCGACAGGAAAAGGTGTGCCGATGGAGTCCACGGACAGCCCAAACAGCGAAATGTACTGCTGGGTTGTTTCGGGGTCGAACTTGCTCATTTCCCAGGGAGAAACACCGGTGGCCGCGTTCGCCCTAGTCTTCCTATACTTGAACGTGAAGGTGTAGATCGGGCCCATGGACGAGGGGAGCTGGATCTGATTGGCGGCGTTGGGACCATCGTCGGTCGGGTTGCGGGTTAGAAATTGTTCCGCGATAGCTGGTTCCGTCAGTCTGCACGGCACGCAAATCTCTCCCCTGTACTGGAACTGAGTGCTTGTCACAACCGTGCTCCTATTCAGCTCCTGAACGTGCGCGGCCTGTAGGTTGGTTACTTTAGGACACCACATCTGCAGACCCTCCGGCTCTCCACTGGTCACCAAAAACGTGCAAGCGTCAGCGTCTGACAACACCCGCACCAGCAGGCCTCTGCGTACGGCCTGATTGGTCAGCCAACCGACAGAGATTGAGCTAATCTTCGCCCCGGCCATGCCTATGGTGCGCTCTGCGTGGGGCCTGAACTCACCCTTTGTGTCAGACAGGTACGTTTTCACCCACCCTCGGTCCGGGCTTTTGAAACCCACGTAAATCAGGTACAACTTTCCGTTCTGGTAGTATGACCCGAAGGCCCAGCGATCAGGCAGCGCGACCGTGAGCGTGGCTCTGCCTGCCAGGGAAGGGTGAGGGAGGGCGCAGATTACGCTTTCTCCTTTCTCTCCGTCTCCGGCACCAGCGTCTCCTTGCCAATTGTGGACGTGAACGGTCGCCAGCACTCTGGTTTTGCGATCCTTCGCAGGAATCGGGCCCATCATCTCCTCCAGTTCAGACTCCACCATGGGTCCGTCGATGACTTGATCTCTGTTGGTGAGATACCAGTCTTGACACGCACCAAATTGAGGTAAGCACGCACCGGGGTTTATCAACATAGGAATGCTGGCGCACTCTTTCAAGGGCGGGTAGAATTTTTCCAGAGACAGCCGCAGCTCTTCCTCCAACAGCTTTCTCTCCACACTCTGGTAGGCGAAAGTGCGGGCGCACGCCTGTAGAATTTGATCCACCGTGTTAAACACCTGGTCCGGCTCCTCTTTCTCCCTCACCTTCTGAATCACAAACCGAACGTAGGCTGCCAGATTCACAGCCTGCCCAGTCGGGACACCGAACGTTTTGAAAGCTGGATTGGTCAAGCCTGGGGCCCAATATAACCACCTATCTTTCTTAGGCCCCAGACATTCCACACACTGCAGAGTTTCGAGGGTGTTCATTTTAAAGTTTTCTTTCGCCAAGTTTCAAAGATGATACCGAATCCGTTGTCGTGGCAGGGCACGCTCAGAGTCAGGTCGAACAGCGTTCTCAGCTGCGAGTCAGAAACAGCCCAGGAGACGAGGTCTTCTTCTTCGTGGCGGGGTTTGGGTTCGCTCGCAACAACTTTCGTGATGTGCAGAACGGAACAATGTTTCCAAAACAAATTGTACACCTCAGCACCGCCGATGATGAAAAGCTTTGACCGCGCGGTCTTGTCGATCTCCGCTCCAGACACCCGAGCTTGTGCAGGTAAAAAACTGTAGAGACAATCCTTTGGTTTGATTTGGTTAATCTGACAAGTTGTCCTAGTTTTATCGGCAGGTGACAGTAAGCGAGGGAGGGATTCCAGCGAACGAACTTGCTCCACCGTCCAATTTCTAATCCACACCCCTTCTCTGTTCGTAGCAAGTTCTTGCAGGCAAGGATCGTGAATGTTAATCGCGGGCGCACTTTTGCTCAACACAACGTGCCGTCTGCGAGGTAAAACTCTTGGTAAAGTTTCGAAGGTTTTCCGGCCCATCACGATTATTTGATCTTGTGTCAGATCTCTGAATCTCTGCAAGTCTTTCGGAAGCTTGTACAAGAGTCTGCCCCCACGACCGATCGCGCCATTCAAGTTTCTGGCCACAATCAACTCCATCGTTCGCTATGAGCTCGAAGTGGGACGAGAGTACAGCCGGCAAATGGCTTTTGTCAGAACCCACTCCTGTAGTCGCAGTCAGAAGAGCTCTGAGGAGCAACAATGTTGCAGCCACACCAGCTCAGGCTTCTTCAACACCTCGCAAAGGAAGAACCGGGAGGAAGATCGGCGAAAAGCATAAGCACACGTTCGAAGAAACTGTGACGTTTGTCGCAGTGCCAAAACTTCCAAAGATAGAGCCACCGCCGCCTAAACCAGAAGAGGTACCGTGGGCCGTGCCGCCGACGCCGCACGTCGCGACCACATCCACGCCAGGGCCCAAAATGTGCAACAATTCCACTCAGACCCGAACACAAAACCGGGTCGTGAACGTCGGGACTCAAACTGCCACCACTAAACCCACTTTACGAGACTCGGAGTGTCAGACCAGCCCTGACATCGGTTGCACCGTCGCAACACAAACGGAGTACGAAGAGGAGATCGAGAACCAGTCGGAATTGATAGACGAGGACACGAAAGCGTATCTCAAAACAGAGTTGGAAAGCCTTAAAGCGCTTAACCTTAGCATTGTTCAGTATCTCTGAGTGTGTTACAATGTCAGATGTTGTCAGTTGCTCACGAATAAAGTTTTAAAATGGTGAACGTGTTGGTGTCAGCTTGTCTGGGAGTGCTGGGAGTGCTGGGAGTGCTGGGAGTGCTCGGGGATGACGGGTTCGAGTTTCTGGACGGGCCGTGTGAAGTGGGCACGTTGAGAACCGCCTACGCAGAACTGTGTCTGGACAAGTGCGTGGACAAAGGATCGTCCTCTTGGGAATGCAACGTTCGGCTGCCTTCGTTCTCGGCGGCTCTGCAAGGCATAAAGACAAAAGACGTGCCGTGTCCTGCCACCGGCATCACGGCTCCGAACCACGTCGAAGGAAAATGGATCCGGTGCTTTGACAGGCAGAACAACGTCGTCACCGGAGCGTGCAAGTTCGCCTCTCACACCGGACAGGCCTGCTCCAACATACCAGAGTACATCTACACGATCACAAACGGATTTCTGACCCCTAAATGGGTGTGCCGAGACACTTCTGTCTGGAGTTGGCTGTTCAAGATCGGAGTGGACAGCGGCCCCGCGCCGTGTGCCATGAACGGCACACACTTTGCCTATTCCAGAGATTGTGCGCGGTTGTACGATCTGGGGTGTGATTCTGTTTCGTTTTGATATGTGGCTGAATTCCAATAAAGTCAAGCTACGAACTCTACACGCGTGCGTACGTTGTGGTTTGTGGAGATCTTAGCTTGCGAACAAGTGGGATGGATTTAAAAAAGGTTGTTGTTACACAGCACAACATCACAGCGCTTCACAGCATCATCACGGCTTCACAGCTTCACAGCATCATCACGGCTTCACAGCTTCACAGCTTCAGCACTCTTGCCTAACCTTTAACGCCTGTTAACATGGACAACTTTTCAGTGCGGAAACACAGCGGGCGCACTGAGATGTGGAGCACGAAAAAGATGCTGAGTAAACTCGAATCGCTGTCCTACGGACTCAATACTGACTTCGTGGACCTGGACAGGTTGGTTACAGCCACCATGGATGGACTGTACGATGGTATCACCACCAAAGAGCTGGACGACGTGATGGCTAGAACGGCGGCGGGGTTCACCTCCTATCACTTTGACTACTCTCTATTGGCCGGAAGGATCGTGGTGAACTCCATCCACAAATACACCGTGGGCAATTTTCTACAGGGCGCAGTGCTCCTACAAAACATGGATGAGACTAAACCCCATGTAACTGATGAGCTGGTGGCGGTGGCGCGCAAGTACGAGAACCAGATACAAGGCGCCATCGACTATTCTAGGGACTACACCTTCAACTTTTTTGCCATCCGCACCCTAGAGAGAGCCTATCTGCTCAAGGTGAACGAGAGGGTGATGGAGAGACCTCAACACCTCTTCATGAGGATCGCCATAGGTATTCACGGCTTCGATCTGGAGAGCGTGCTGGAGACCTACAGGTGTTTGAGCGAGAAGCGCTTCAGCCACGCCAGCCCCACGCTCTTCCACGCGGGCACCAACTTTGCCAAGCTGGCTTCGTGCTATCTGGTGACACTGGCGGACGATTCCATCGCAGGCATCTACAGCACTCTGCAAGAGTGCGCCCAGATCGCCAAGTGTTCTGGCGGGATTGGCGCGGCCATCTCCAACGTGAGGGCTGAAGGCTCGGCCATCAACAGCACGAACGGGACCGCCAACGGTCTGGTGCCGATGCTGCGAGTTTTCAACGCGATGACTCGCATGGTGGACCAGGGTGGGAACAAGAGGCCAGGCGCAATGGCCGTGTGGTTAGAGCCGTGGCACGCCGACATTGCGGCTTGGCTGGACTTGAAAAAGAACCTTGGAGACGACGGAATTAGGGCCCGTGATCTGTTTTACGGCCTGTGGATCAGCGACCTGTTTATGGAGAGGGTGAAAGACGATCAGATGTGGTCTCTGATGTGTCCCAAAAAATGTCCAGGGCTGATGGACGTGTACGGTTCTGACTTTGTGGCGCTGTACACAAAATACGAGTCTCAAGGGATGTACGTGAAGCAAGTGGAGGCTCGCGAATTGTGGACCCACATTCTGCGATCTCAGATGGAGAACGGAATGCCGTTCATGATGTACAAGGACTCCTGTAACCGCAAGTCTAACCAGCAGCATGTGGGGGTGGTGAAGTGCGGTAACTTGTGCACCGAGATCGTGGAGGTGAGCGAGCCACACAGACCCGCGGTGTGCAATCTGGCCGCCGTGTGTCTACCCACTTGCGTGGCGTGCGAATGTGGGATCAGGCAGGCTTCGAGAACCGAGGTTGCGTCCTCCGCTTCCTCCGCGGTGCAGGCTTGCGAAGACCCAACATGTCGCAAGTCTTTCGACTTTGGAGAATTGGGTCGGCTGACTGAAGTGCTAGTGAAGAACCTGAACCGTGTGATCGACAAGTCGGACTACGCTTTTGACGGCGCCAACCACAGAAACTCTCAGGACAGACCGTTGGGAATCGGAGTGCAGGGCTTGGCGGACGTGTTTGCCATGCTGGGTCTGGCGTTTGACGGAACGGAGGCCGCCAGATTAAACGTTCAGATCTTTGAGACCATGTACTATCACGCCATGGCCGCCTCGTGCAAGCTGGCAGAAGAGGATCAGCCTTATCCGACGTACAAGGGCAGCCCAGTCAGTCAAGGCATCTTTCAGTTCGACATGTGGGGCGTGAAACCCAGTGCGATGCACGACTGGACCTCTCTGAAGCGCAGGGTCCAAAAATACGGTGTGCGCAACTCCCTGCTCCTGGCTCCCATGCCCACGGCCAGCACCGCTCAGATTTTCGGCAACAACGAGGCGTTCGAACCATTCACCAACAACCTGTTCACCCGAGGGGTGCTGTCCGGAGACTTTCAGATCATCAACCCCCACCTGGTGCGGGAGCTGATCAGGTTGGGCATGTGGGGGGAGGAGACGAGGATGAGACTGATGGCCGACAACGGCTCGATCAGGACGTGGGAAGATGTGCCTCAACACACCAGAGACGTGTTCAAGACGGTGTGGGAGATTTCGCAGAAGACCATTATCAATATGGCCGCAGATCGGGCGCCTTTCATCGACCAAAGCCAGTCTCTGAACATTCACATGGCCGACCCCAACGTGAGCAAACTGTCTTCCATGCACATGTACGGGTGGCAGAAGGGCCTAAAGACCGGCATGTACTATCTGAGAAGCAGGCCTGCCGTGAACGCCATTCAGTTCACGGTGGACAAGACGAAGGTTCGATCCGGGGGGTCTGGTGCGCGGGACCATAAACTCACCAATACAACCCTCGACCAACCCGCCCAACCCGCACAACCCGCACAACCCGCACCCAGACCACCGCGGCCGATCCTACAAAGACTGCAAGGCAACGTTCCCAACGGTCAAATGAAATCGGCTTGGGTTACACCACCACACTCTCCGACCCGCGAAGAGTTTGGAGAGGGTTTGTTCCAAGGAGTTCAAGAGGGTCCAACAACGACCGGGGGTCAACCCGAGGAGACTGTTATCAAAAGAACCTACGTGTGTGACGGTGATACCTGCACCGCCTGCAGCTGCTGAACAGCAGAAGTTTGTGGTTTCGTGATGTGTGTGTGTGTGTTTAATCGAAATAAAACATACGAAAAAAAAAGATGTGTTGTTACGAGGAGTTTATTGCATGCATCACAATCTCAATCTCATTATTGCAAAGTTCGTGGTCCGTGGTTCATGGTTAGATGTCGTCGTCGTCGTCGTCGTCGATTCGGTTCAGTTCCAGCTTCCCAGAGTTGAGGAGATTAGTTGTGGCCTCCAGCTCCGATGTGCTGTTTATCAACCTTGTCCGGATCCTCCGTCTGCGCCGTCTGTTGTGAATCGCGCAGGCTCCGAGAACGAGCATAAATCCGACAAAGGTCACAAAGGCGCCGATCAAGGCAGCTGCGACAAAGAACCAGTTGAACCCCAGACAGTCGTTGACACAACGTGTGACGAGCAATGGTGGGGTTTGCAGACAATCAAACACGCAACCCGTCATGGTGTGGTTGGTAGCCATCTCTGGGTGAGACACGTTTTGCTCAAGAGGTCGGTTGATGTAAATGTGCGCGGGTTCAACCGCCGCATCTACAACATTTCATTCCGAGTGATAATTTGGTTTGAGCGGGGATTATGGCCAAGCGATCAGGAAGATCCACACCTCCCGAGTTCCCCCAATCTTTGGAGGAAGCCAGGGCAAAACTTCAAGGCGACCTGAAGGCTGCGTGGAAGTTAGATCAGACCTATCGACCTGAAGATCCTCTACCACCCGGTGTCCTCAACCCCGGCTGTGTGGCTAGAGAGAGCTGCAACTACGGAGGGTGCAACTGCATCCCTCCGCAGTACGTGTTCGAGCACCAGTTCACGGCTCTGGAAGACTGGCTGAAGACGCGAAACTGTTACTTTAAGATCACTCACGCCAGGGCCAATCGAAGCCTGGAGGATGAGGCTTTCGGAACGTGGTTGATCAGACCTTCCAGCGGTCCAGTGGCTTATCCTTTCACTCTGTCCTACAAGGACCTGGACGAAGTGCGACACATACGCATCGGTTACGACGATGTGGCGCAAGGTTGGATTTTTGTGGGTGAAAAGATGCCTGCAATGAAGACGGTGGCCGAATGTGTGGCTTTCATGGCGGGACAAGGTCGTTTGCTCAGCGTGTTTTGGCCCATGTGACGACCCCTGGATTCCACGCTATTTTTTTAAAGCAGTTTGTCGGTGTGATCAGACAAAAAATAAAAACAAATAGATTGAACTCGGTTGGCTGAGAATCTTTATTATTCGAACGGTTTAACACAGGTCTAGCGTTTGATACAGATCTAGAAACAAGTCATCCACTCGAACTCGCTGGAGGTGTTGATCCAGCACGTACACGCCGCTGCTGGTGGTATAACACTTTATCATACATTCATCGGTAGAGACGGGCTCTCCGTCTAGCGTGTCCGGGATCGTGGTCTGTTGTGTTATGATCACTGTGCCCTTGTAGAATCCCAGCCCAATCACTTTGGTGTAGCGATCGGACTCCTCCGTGTACGAGATGAAGAGACAATCAGACACCATGTAAACGGCTACGGGCTCCCCATCCGCCCGTATGTTTACGGTCCAAGAGTTTTCTCCGACAAACACCCGAACCGTGGCAGGATCGCCGTTCACGGGCCAGTCGACACACCAACGTTCTTCTTCCATTGTCTGCACCGATCTGCACACGTACTGCGCATATTCGCAGGCGTGAAAGCCCGCGACCGAACAGCCCGTGCCCCGCAACAGGTTCACAGAGTCTTTGAGGAAACGTGTCGGAGACCAGTGTACAGGGACTATGCGGTTGTCAGGTAACTGGTTTGGATGGTCTTCACCCTCTTCACCCTCTTCACCCTCTTCACCCTCTTCACCCTCTTCACCCTCTTCACCCTCTTCAGTTAAGCGGTAGAGCCGGTGAGCGCTTTTGCGTGGGGCCAAATCGCCACAAGGACACGTCGGTTCCCATTCAGCATCTGGAAACAGGTCTAGATGAGTTCCGATCAAATAGAGTTCGTGCCACGATCTTGGATTATCGCGTGTGATGCGTGTGATGTGGGACCGAACATCCGGTTTGGTTAATGGTGCAGGCTCCTCCTGCCGCAGTGTAGAGATCGCGGAATGTGGCGCCGTCCACTTCCACGTTTTGGCGGTCTGGTCGAGAGTGGGTATAGACTTGATGGGGTTGGGTAATGAAGACAATGAAGGTCGACTCGGAGCCGTCCTAGGTCTCTTTTTAAGCCCGTCGGACCGATAAACCGGCAGTGTAAATTTTTCAATTTCAGACATTTCAAAAATGTCGGGGGAAATGAAGGCCTCGGACACAACCGCGTTTGGGTACACCGTGAAAAGCCGCTGTTTTGGAGGTTCCGCGAGAGAAGAGATGGTGAGGAGGATCATGTTCGTCTCCTTTCCGTCGCTCGAACAGGTTCTGGTCAACCTGATGTCAGAAAGCCCGCCGGCCGGAGGCGGCACATCAGTCTGCCATAGCAGCTTGGAACCCTCAGCCAAAAACTGGTGCAGCTGAACCCGGACCGTCTTTCCCAGCGTGGACGCCGTCAACAGTCTGCCGTAGTGCATCTGCGCGGCGCAGCAAGAAGTCGGTGCGAAGCCCAGTTCCACACACGTATCCCACACGATCATTTTGGTGGTGGTGTCGAAGACTAAAGTCTCCAGCCTCGTCACCTTGATCACAGCCCTGTCCAGCTTCACGTCTAAAATCTGCTCACGGTCTTTTTGGTTCACCAGGTCAGGCAGTTTGAATCCAGAAAGAGGACCGAGTCTGAGAATCTCCACCACGTCTGTCGAGCCTGAACCCCAGCGAGACATGGCCGCCGCAAAAGCTATTCTAGCCACAATTTGTTTCCTGGAGTTATCTGTCGGGAACCACTGTAGTTGTCTGACAAGCGCGTCGTGAAATTCCAGCGCGTTTACTCGCGCTCTGCCGCTGGGAACTCTGCTACACGGTTCAAATAGCCGCGGAAATCGAGTCCACACTTCCAGAAATGTTTCCATCTTCGATCTTCGTGGGTTGTGTGGGTTGTGTGGGTTGTGCGAAGTGAGATAAGTGGCCAGCCGCCGCAGAAGAGATTCCGTACATAAACCCTGCAGCGGCTACTAAAATGGTCCCCCCAGACTGGAACTTGGAGAGTGATTGGCAAGTCTTTGAGCAGAGCCTTTATAAACTCCCCGATTCCATGCCCAAAGTGTTTCAACGGTTCGGTGACGAATGTGACGAAGGTGACAGAAATGGCCTTGGTTGGAGGGACTAATAGAACGGGGTTGATAATGAGCACTTCGTGATATTTTTTACAAGGGTCATCCTGCAGGGTCCATGTACTCCGGAACCAGTCTGTAAACAAAATTTGCAAAAGGTTTTTACAATTATTTCCCACACTCTTCACTTTTTTACACAGTGTCTCTCACTTCACTCACCTTTCAGTGTAGACATAAAGTCTGCGTTGGCGCACCTTTTTGCAACTCCATCCAATTTTATCATATTAGCCTGATGTTCAGCATACGCCGCTTTATAAAGATAAATCCAATTCCAAATAAAACTAACAAAGAGGCAGATGATGAAGGCCCTTTCGAGCTGAAGAAACCAAGACACCGTGGACCAAAGTTCGCCACAAACTATCATCACGATAACTAACACACAAGAGCATATCTGTAACACAGTGTCAATTTCAACCCCGAACGTATCTTCAAATCTCCAAACCTTCTTCACTTCCTTCACTTCCTCGGGCCTACATTTACAACCTTTGACCAGGCCCAATTTAGCCGTGTAACTCGTCACATCCCATTCCGCCCGCGTGCCCCAAAACAAGAGCAACAACACCAGAATACGGTTCATTTTCATTTTATTGCAAGATAAAAACAATCATTCACATTTCACATTTTAACATCACAATATAGTCAATAATCCACAGGTAGGGGCAGTTGAGGGTGTGTGGGGTTGAGGGTGTGTGGGGTTGGGGGTGTGTGGGGTTGAGGGTGTGTGGGGTGTAGAGATCACTTCTTAGCCACCTTCGCGGTGGTGTTGCGCTCGTCTTCAGACTTTCTCTTGCGGGATGGAGGTGTTAGAGGCTTGAATGTGCTCCTGCCCAAAACCGATCTGCGTTGCTGTGTAACCACATCTTTGAGCCAGCTCGCCAGATAGTCGTCAATCATCACATCGTCTCCTGGAATGAGATCCTTGTGAGCCGGGTGTTTTTCGGTCCAGTCAGCCCAGAGATCGCGGAGCTCAACCATCATTTCTTCAGCACAATTCTCAGCCCTCTTTTTGACGTCTTGTGATGAGGCGGCCTTCAGCATTTCATCTGTAAAGTGGTCAGGCACCAGCTTCTGCACTTTCTCCCAGACAAAGAGATCGGAGAGCATCAGGTAGGACTGTTTGTTAGAATTGTGTGAACCTGGTGGTGTCACCTTGGTGACAAATGGGCCGAACAAACCATAGGCTTCAAGAGCCTTCACCACAATAGGTGGTACCGCAACACCCCCTTTCGCACCCTTTGCAGCTTGCAGGCTCATGTCGGTCCAGGATTCATCTTTTGCGAACGGGCAAGGGTCGCAGTCCTCCTCACATTCATCATCCTCATCCTCATCCTCCTCGACAGTAGGCATTGTCAGAGGCAGGAACCCGCTTCTACCCATGAGGGCGTAACGTTGCTGCAAGAACGTATCCTTGAACCACGTCTCCACATATTCGTCATACAGCTTCTCTTCAGAGTCTGGGAACAAGTCTTTGTGAGCTGGGTAATCCCTGCACCACACTGTCCAGAGTTTACGGAGATCAACCATCAGGTCTCGGGCACACTGTGCTGCCAATCTCCTCACATCTTGAACAGAGTTCTGCAGCAGCACTTCATCGCTGAGCACAGTTGCCGAGAGCTGCAAAGCTCGCTCCCATAGCAAACGATCACAGTTCATCAGGTATGAGCTTTTGGTGGCCTTTTCAGAGCCGAGTGGCGCAAACTTGGAAATGAGTTGACCCTTCAACCCGTACATTTTAAGGGCCCTGGCCATTAGAGCAGGCACCGCAACACCACCAGGAGTTTCCATTCGGAGGTTGGTCCAGTTGGCGTCGTTTGCAAAGGCGCCAGCCTCCAGGTGTGTCAGGTTCTCTCGGGTGTGGATCGGTTTTTCTTCTTCCTCCTCAGAATCAGAGTCATCTGAGGAATCGATGACGGGCTGTGGAGCTTTGTTTGCGACAAATGGTGACGCAGGCGTTTCTTCATCATCAGATTCCGGATCAGTCTCGATCGGATCTTCAATCTCAAACTCGGCTGCTTTTTCAGCTCCTTCTCCCTCATCTCCGGATTCTTCAGAGTCGCCAAACTCCAGCTCAGAGTCGGAGTCCTCTTCAGGCTCTTCTGGCTCATCGACTGATGGAAAAGGCATAAACGGCTTCCTTTTCAGCAACGCGTCTTTCTGTTGCTGGAAAAGCTGCACGTACCAGTCCGGAATGATTTCGTCTTCGTCGGCCGGTTTGGGAATGGATTTGATGTCCGGGTATTCAGACCTCCATTTCTGCCACAACAACCTCATACTCGGTACAACTTTTGCAGCCTCTGCCCAAACCACCTTTTTCAGTTTTTTGGTCGGAGTCTTCATCAGCATCTCATCCGTGAAAATGGTTCTCATTTCGACAGCCTTCTCCCACAGCCACAGATCGGTGTTGGCTAGGTAAATGTTCTTTGTCGGAGCAGATGCAAAGGGGCAGTCATCATCTTCGCGGACAATCTGAGTTCCAGGTGGTTTCATGTGCGTGTTCACATGCTTGATTCCAGTCGCACGCATAGCCCTGCGCACAATTGGTGGAACGGGCACACCACCCTTTTCTGGTTTCTCTGATAGAGACTTGTTCCGCCACCAAGCATCGCAGGTCATCGCACAAGGTTCACCAGTCCAAAGGAGAGTTGTTGAAGACGGCATCTCAGAGTCAGAGTAGTCAGAGTAGTCAGAGTCAGAGTAGTCTGAGTGAGACATTTTGTGGTGTAGAGTGTGTAGATTTGATTGTTGTGTAGTTGTAGAGTGTAGAACGGCAGGTTCTGAATGATTCTAACTCCGAAAAGACCGACCTTATATCTTCAAAATCGAAAGACACGCCTCCTTATCTGTGGGAGGAGTTGGGAGGAGTTGGGAGGAGTTGGGAGGAGTTTGGAGGAGTTTGGACAGATTCCAAACTATTATTAATTCCGTGTTGGCATGGTGCCTTCAAATTAATTTAACGTTGGGGCCAAGTAAAGCCTGTGCTGTTTGAGGTGAACACTTGGAAAAGTTTGTGCTGTGCCGGGTTTTAAAATACAACCCGTTTTCGTGTTTCACGATTTTAGTACCTTGATAAGTGCGGGCCATCGCAGACCAATTGTACGTGAAGGATGGGATCAAGGGGGAGACTTCATTTTCAACCTGAATCGAATAATCCCCGTGTGCCGTCCACTTGAACTGAGGGAAGTTGCGCTCTCCAGCCTCCAACCAGAGTTGTCTGAGCTCATCATTTTTAGGCCACGCTTTCTTCATGAGCCATTGATCGCTTTCCGCCAGGTAGCTGCGCGGATCTCGTTTTGTTTCAATGAGGGGCATGTCCAGTCCAGTCCTGTCAAACACAATCATCCTGTATTTTATTTGGCCCACTCTTCCCTCCACAACGTTCCCCCTGTTAGTTCTTTGGTCTAGCTGCGAACGTTGCGATCCAGCTTGCAGAGACTGTGCTGGCAGACTGAACCCGTTGCTACTTTCTTCAACGTTCAACTCCCTCAGTTTGTTTGCTATAGGCTCCAGTTCGGGGCAACTTGCGAGAAACTGGTTCATTGTGGGAGCTTCGGTCGGATTTTGAATACCAATTTCACCAGAGCCCTTAAGGTTACTGTCCCCCGTTCCGTCCTCCGTGTGGTGATCAATATCCAGCAGGGGAATGATATCGTCCATGACGGGGTCAAAGTCGACCAGGTACGGCGGAGGCCTTTGATGAAATCCGGAAAGAGAGTCAGCCTCGTCTTCCACTTCAAAGTGGATGGTGTCAAAAGGCATGTGAAAAGCCGGAGTCAGACATTCCGCGTCTCCAACCAACCTCTTTGAGACACGAAATAGGCCGTCAATGGTGACCCAATAAATGTAAGTCTTGGTCAGGGCAAAAGGGCCAAGTATAGAGCCCGGAAAAATCCGTTGTGAAACCCACTCAACTGGTTCCAACGGATCACCCAAAACCACTCTGGTGAATCCGGTGTGACCCTTTTGGGTCAAGACTGCTGCAAAATCGCCGTTGTAACAGATGACCTTTTTGGCGGTGCGGTTTGGAGACGAGGCCTGGTAATATTTGATGGCTCTCGATATGAACGCTTCTCTGCTCGCTTTCGGGTTCGGTAGCGGCACCGTGATCGGGATCAGGTCTATCGCCATCTTCTTCCACGGACACATTCCTATTCCATAGTCCGTATCCATCCGATCTTCCACATCCTCAGGGTGGTGTGTGACTGGGATGAGGTCAGCGAGCTTACACAACTCCTCCAATGTCGGTCTCCACTCTTCTTCCGACGTTGGGACGTGACGACGATACTGTGCTGTCAATTGTTTCAATAGGCTGTAAATACCAAGTCCTGAAGACCCCATTTCGGAAGAATCCACCCACATGTGGTCCTTCTCCAGAAACGGGGTCGGTTTTGCACCCGGGATCATGGTCAGTCTTTGTGTAATACTCGTGTCAGGCACGCTGTGTCCGGCCGCCCTAATAAAGGTTTCGGCGTCATCCGTGGGTCCTTTTCCGAAAAACGCCGCGCCGTCTGGATCTTTGTTGCGGAACACGTGCGAGGTCGGGTTGGCTACCGTTCTGGACTGACAGTACACCTCGCAGTGCACACACTCGAGTACGTTGGGGTGTTCAAAAGGCGTTGCCTCGTACACTTGCGGGTCTAACACGTCGTACGGGGTGAGTTTTTCAGCCATTTCTCGGCGAACCTGTGCCCTTTGTTGGCGGAACCGCTCGTTGAGCAGAGCGTAGTATAGCTCCCTCCAAAAATCGCCGTTGGTTGGAACCAGGTAGGTCTTGACCCAGTTCACGTCCACATTGTGGTTATAGTCTCGTGTATCTTCGTACAACGGGTCTTTTCTTTCAGGGGGGAACCAGTGTGTGGGATTGACCCACTGTAGGCAATTAAGGTTCACGTTATAGCAGCGAGTCAAATTAGGACCGTAGACGGTTAGGCTAGGGCGGTCTGGAGACCGGTTCAACTTCACTGTCACGTCGCCACAAGGGCCCAGGTTGTCGTGCCACAGCAAAACCTTGCCCAGCAGAGGCACAATCTTGTAATAGTAGACGTGACACTCTTTTCTGTTCAAGTCGGTCAACGTGGGCTGTCGAACCACCGCCACGTACCCCACTCTGTCGTTGTGGCAGTGGAACCTCGTCGCAAAGGTCGCCTTCCTGGGAGCGACGTGTGCCGAGCGGAGCGTGCCTCGAGAAATTTCTGTAAAACCGCTATCGTAAGTCATGTCAGGGTCGAACTTCAGGTTTTGAAAGATGTCAGAGCGGTATTCGGGGACCTTGGGTTCCACGTGAGGTACGCGGGGCGTCTTTAGGTCGTACGGTACCCCAAAGGACGTGTTTCGCAGCAACTCGTCCAGTAGCGTTATCTCCACGGACCGCGCTCCCCAGATCGCCTCGCAGAACCCGTAAACGACGTGCACGAGCTCGACTCGGTCCAGAGTCAGCGACATGTCGCAAAACACCATAAAAGTGTAGGCCATACGAGCCCTCTCAAAGGCGGAACCGCTGGGCACACGTCTCGATCTGGGATAAGCGTCAGCTTTGCCCCTCTGAAAGGTCTTTACTACGACCTTCTTCATCAGGTGTCTGAGAGTGATGGGTTCTTCTGCGAGCCTGGCGCTGATCACACTCTTACACATGTCGGTCATATAATCGTCGTCCGTCCGCATGTCAAAAATATCCAGGTTGTAAGAGGGCAGCTCTATGGCGTCCTCTCCAAGTGACATGTCCAAGCCTTCGAACGGGTCCGCGACAGGTGTCATCGTGAACGTAGACTTGCCAATGGTGAATGTGACGGACTCCGGACACTTTCGGCTCCGCTCGTCGGTTTGCCTAGGCAAACCTCTCAAACGGAGCCTGACCGAAGGATCAGAATTCGCGTCGGCGTAAGCCTTGGCGGCATCGAAGATGGCTATACCCCGCATAGCCTTCACGGTTGTTTTGACAGACCCGTTGCGGAGATAAACGGGTCTGTTACCCAACTTGGTCAGGTAGGCCGCCTTTTCATCCTTCTGTTGCTCGTGCAACTGTGCGGCTTCTTTCAGAGATTTGACCCGAGACAAGTTGGCTATCAGCTCATCCAAAAATTCGATGGAAACCGTGCCCAAGTTTTCAGCCATGATATCTGAGAGAGATAGAGTGAATGAACGTGAGAACGTGAGAACGTTGAACGCCTTTATTCTTTCATAATTTGTAATGTGGGCGGCGTCAAGCAAAACAATGTGGTGGGGCTGGACTTATGCCAACTCATCCGCAGCACAGACGGTGTTGGGTTGGGATGTCTGTCATGACCGTATCCGTTCGATCGATGCACTGGCAAAGTTGGGTCGACGTCTTGACCGAGGCGGCGGACGATTCGGTTACGGGTGAGTGACTGATCAAAGTTGCGCCCTAGATCAGGACTTATCCGATTTTCACCGGTGGACAGGGCTCCAGAGAACCGGAACGAGCTCAGAACTGAACGCACCGCCTCTTAAACCGAGACGGCGGGTTAGCGTTCACGGGTGACAGCGCCAACCGATCTTAGGTGTTCAGCACACAACCGCGAGGAGTCGACCGCAAACGCCAGAGCCTAATCAAACGGTGACATCGGGTCTCTCACATCCCTCAACCACCGCTTGCTCAGACACTGTCGCTCACGCACAACTCCTGCGATCGTGACTGTTCTCCTATCATCAGTTATCACGCTACACCGATCCCACCAACCACCGACTCGACTCAAGCAGCGAACGAACAGACCCCGAGCCAGACCGGCTCAACGTGCCGCTGGGTCCACAGGCTACAATCGAATGAGAACCCGCTCTCGTCACAAACTTTGTCAGTCAGGCCCCGTGACACAAACAGACCGGCAGCTCGGTGTTTGGCCCCAACCCGGTTTTAACCAGACCAAAGAACGCCCGGCAATCGACATAGCAAATCAAACCGCCCCTGTTCCGTTGGTGTGGCGTGATGTGATGGCGCAAGTGCGGCCGTGTCACAAAGTTTGAGACCACCAATTAACCCTCGAGTGAAAGTTGGACGAACCAACACCACTAGGGACACTAACGAATCGGCTCAACTTTGACCCGTGGGTTCTTGGGTATCGAACCCGGGTCGTCAGCAGCTCGGTAGCGTTTGACACCCTCCGTGCGGAAGCGGCACAAACTTAACCGTCTGAGCTAAGAGCCGGCCCCGCTCGGGTCAAAAATATACACCTTTTATTAAAAAAAAAGTGACGTGACGAAGTGGTGACCCCATTTCATAGCAAAGTAACAAGCAAACACAAAACATTTTTTTTTAAACGATACAAGGTTTTTTATTAGGTATTCAAAGCCGTTTGATTTTAAACGGCGATTTCGGCCAGGCGAGCAGGTTCACGGACAATGTTAGGCACTTTGCGGCGCCTGTTGGTCAACGCAACAATCACAATCATGATGATGCCGGACAGACACGCCACCCCCAACACAACAGTGTGCAGTCCTGTCCCGGTCCCAATTCCGACAGAGGCGCTGGAGTCCTCCTGGCTCGTCCTTTGAAACTCCACGGGCCGCACGTAAACCAGTTTTTGTGCGCTGCCACACAGCCCGGCCGCCTCCAGCATCTGCATCAACAGGTTTCTGTCTTCGTGGCTCATGTATTCCATTTCCGTAGACATGTAGGTGCGTAGCTTGTCCGTGGTGTTGGTCAGCAGAAACCGCGCGGCTTGAGAAGTTGCGTCAAACTTGGTAAACTCTTGCAGGGTCTGTTGTAGCTCCGGTATCCATTCCAGGGCTCGTCTACCCCCTATTCCGCCCAAAATCAGACTGACACAAGTCTCGACCACAGTCACGTTCAGACAGGTCTGTCTGGATCGCATAAACTGGGTGGAAGTGTTGAAGCACAGAAAGTGTTCTCCAGGCACCAGCCCGTCCCAACTCACAGTCTCTATGCTGTAGTTGCACGTCTCAAATGCGCACCGGCCGTTAAATTCACCCAAAACCTCGCCATCGGTGCCGTTGATCAACAGGTCTGTCACGGTCACGCTCGGGTCGCTCAGTTTTCCAAAAAGACTGTTGTTGAAACTCGCGTCAACGGCCCAGCCTCCGGACGTGGAATTGTGGAACACCGGACCCAGAGGATCGACGTGACACACCTGGTGTACCGCGCTCTGCACAGAGTAGGAAAAGGTGCCGCTCTCCACTGTGTCTCTGTGGTGTCTATGGTTGTCGTGTTCGCCAGTCACGGTAACTGTGTAGTCTTCAAACGGCGCCTCGGCCACAATCTCGGATAGGTCCATAGACTGGTTGGTTGTGTGGCTAGTCATCACAAGCTCGGCGCCCCTAAATATGTTAACAGTGTACCTGTCTCCTGTCAGGGTCCATTCGGCGGCGGTGACAAAGTTGGAACAGGCGATCGTCAAAGTAGGCACCTTAGACACCGTCACATTTGCGCTAGACAACAGCCCGTTCGGCTGTGCGGTGCTGGAAACGGAGGCAAAAATCTGGTGCGTTCCGACTGTGAGCGGAGTGGAGAGTTTGACGTTGAACCTACAAACACGAGTGTGGCACTCGGTGACGCCTTCACCAATCTGTTTGAACCAGGACACCCTGTCCTTGTAAATCTTCACGGTCACGTTTTGGTTCCAGAGCACGTCGAAAGATCCCAGAGAGTTCTCGTACGACCCTCGAATAGACAGGCCCGTGGAAGTGGGTCGTATGATGGCCGGTTTAGACCGTGGAATCGCACACCGCTGTTCGCCCGGCTGAATATCGGTCTGGCGGTAAGTGAACAGACCCGACTGCACAACGTGGCCTAGACTGTCGGTGACCTGAACATAGAAGGATGATTGCCAGAACGCAAGCGGGTCGCTAGAAATGGAAACACTTCGATCCGTGGTGACGTGCACGCCGAACCTCGCACAGCTGTTCTCCGCAAAGGTTTGGACGGCGTACGGACCTTCTCCAGAGGCCCAGGAGACGTTTGTCGAGAAATTTGCGCACGCAATCTCAACGGGCACTTCGATGGTAACGTTTGAACACGTAACCAAATCGTCTGGCTGGGTGGTGCTCGAGACAAGGACGCAGGCCTCGTAGTTGCCACTCTTGATCACCTTGCCTCTGGTTTGGAGGTCGTACTCGCACGTAGCTTGCTCACAGGTCGTCATTTGGCGGTCGACAACATCACCGTCAATCGCCAACTTGACAACCACAGCTTGAAACATGCCGTGGTCGATCATGTCGTCAAACTGGGCCAAATTGTTCTTGTAAGTCACCGGAAACACCCCGTCTTCTGTAACTTCACCGACGGTCGGAGGACTGTTGGCTGGTAATTCGCAGAGCAAGTCGCCTTCGGAGATCCAAGCCGGGTTGTACGTAAACTCTACGGTCCGAGCCAAAGCGCCTACCGAACTGTTAACGGTGACTCTGTAAGACCCGGTCCAATGTTTATTTACGACTGCGGAAATGTCCAGCGACCGATCGGTAACGTTAGTGAACGTTTCCACAGTCGAGAAGCCGAGCCAGTTCGGTTTCTCCAAGACCACGGTGTATGGGGCGGCTGGCAAGGACCAGGTCACAAGTGTGCTAAAGTTGGCACACGAGATATTGGCCGCTGTGATGTTGGTTTGGTCTTCTTCTTCATCCTCCTCGGCGTCCCCAAAGTTGAAACTGAGGGTGGCGCAAGTAGCGAGACACGCAAACAGAATAATTATCTGCATGGTTAAAGTAGAAGTGTACACATGTGCGTTCGCTGGTTTCGACTGTTCAAACATCAGTGGGTTTCAACTCTTTATTGAAAAAGTCGGCATGTTAATCCCTCCCATTCACTGTTCGACACATTCGAACTTTTTTCCATAACGTGTGTTCCCTCCCCATTTGCAATTCACCATCATCAATCACAGTTTAAGCAGTTCGTGGTCCTGTGCCTCATCAACCCCGCTGACGCGGGTATACGCTTGGGGTCTGGTCTTGAGTGATACGGCAGCAATCGCGCTAGCCATGGCACCGATCAAAATGATCACTCCGATCCCGATCCCAGCTTTGGATTCAGTTGACAGAGCCCCCGTCGTTGTCAGATCCGCTTGAATCTTGGCGGCTGATACGGTTGGTACAATTGGTACAATTGGTACAATTGGTACAATTGGTGCCGGCGCAACAGTTGGTGTTGTGGTGGGTGCAGTTGTGGGAGTAGTAGGTGTAGGAGTGGTAGGAGCGGGAGCAGGAGTGGTGGGTGCGGGAGTGGTGGGTGCGGGAGTGGTGGGTGCAGTGGTTGGTGCAGGAGTGGTGGGTGCAGGAGTGGTGGGTGCAGGAGTGGTGGGTGCAGGAGTGGTGGGTGCAGGAGTGGTGGGTGCAGGAGTGGTGGGTGCAGGAGTGGTGGGTGCACGACTGGTGGGTGCGGGAGTGGTGGGTGCGGGAGTGGTGGGTGCGGGAGTGGTAGGAGCAGGAGGTGCAGGAGTGGTAGGTGCAGGTGGTGCAGTGGTAGGTGCAGGAGTGGTAGGTGCAGGTGCAGTGGTGGGTACAGGAGCGGGTGCCGCCAATGCTGCAAAAAAAGGTGCAGGAGGCGCGGTGGTAGGTGTCGGTACGGGGACCGCGGCGACACGTCGAGCAAACAACCCGGCCGGAGCGTGTGGAAGCCGTTCTGGAATGGCGTTGCAGAGCCCCGTTCTGAACCGAACGAATGTCTCAGACCAACGTTCGTTACTCATCTGCACGTACACGTTCTCTTCCTTCGTTATAGCTGAAAAAAAACTCGCGGGTTTGGCGGGACCCACGCTCGTTCTCCAGCTCATCACCAGAATGTGGGGTTTGGTAGACATGACCTGCGGTAACACGCCGCCGTGAGCGGAGGACGCAAACACGACCAGTATCTTGGGTGTGGTCGGATCTCCTTTTTTGAATGCCGCGTCCACTCTCGCCATAGCCTTTCCTATGGCCGAGTGTGTGGGCCGTTGGCGATGTTGTTGTGGTGGTGGCTGCGCCGGATTGCGAGCCACGGTGTAGACGAACTCTCTTTGTTTACCGTCCACTTCAACGGCCAGCACAAACTTGGTTGATAAGAACCACGGCGGATTACCGAGTTGGACCTGACAGGTGGGTCCGATCCACGTAATTAGGTGACTCGCGTCGGCGCGCCGTATCCAGCTGTCAGGCGTATCGGCGTTGATGCTGATCAGATGTTGGCTGTTCCCGAGCCGATCGCGAGTGATCCATTTCCAGGTCCCGGATGTTAGTGGCACATCACAGGGCAAGTTTGCAACCGCGGCGTTTTTGTCAACGTAGATCACGCGGTCCAGTTGCTGCGGCCGGTTAGAGGCGCTTGGCACGTCGGCCGGGATGTCCCAGGTTTTGTTGAAGCCGATTGCGTGATGGTGCTGGAGCAGTTTCAACAAGTAGTTTACGTTCAACGGCTTGACTGTGTCCTCAGCGTTCCCGATCACGACCACGTCGGTCATTGAGTACTCGATCATGTAAACGTTGACCTTCCCGACGTCTTTCAGAGCGTGTATCACTTTTTGCACCCCTCTCAACATCCTGGGCCCAAACTCTTCGCTGGCAAAGTCCTCACCTTCGAACATGATCCCCACGTCAACAGTGGTCGTGGGTTTGACACACGTGGGATAATTGGTAAAGTATCTGTGGTCGTTGTACGGGTCCCGCCACCAGCCGCAAGTACTCTCCGATTTGTTGGTAGGCGTCTTCGTGTAGACAAGCTGCTTGTCGCAACCGGGCGATGATCGACCTTTGAAAACGAAACCGGACTCGGTGACCACACAGAACTGGTTGTTGACTATGGTACTCTGGCCGATAGTGCCGTACCATCTCGGAACGTCCCTCGTTTCGTAGCAAATCACTCGGTCGACTAGCGGCGTGCCGTCAAAGGACGTTCCGCCGCACACTTTGTAACACACGTGCCGTTTCAGTCTCGCACCGTATGCTTCCGCGGTCGGGGAGGCTAGGACGAAACGATCGCGGTCTCCTTGACGCGGTGGATGGGATGTGTAAATCACATTGTCTTGCGGACACACTGGGTAGCTAGCTTGGGTCCATTTATTTGTTTTGGCCCCGTGACACTCGTAACCCTTTTTAGCTTTCCACGAATACGCTAGACACTTTGCGCCCGACACATCGTATCCCGGTTCGGCGACCGGCTGTGCGGTCGCCGAGTTCGTAGTGATGCATAATCCGGAAGGACTCGGCGGAGAAACGCAAGGTCCGAAAGCTGTACCCAACCATCTCCACTTATCTTTGTAGTAATAACGTCCGTATACAGATTTAAACGTTATCGCCACCGCGTCGTCGAGTTCGCTTTGGATGTATTCGATGGCAGCCGATGTGGCTGGTTGCAAGTCCATCCATTCGGCTCCAGACGGTCCGTTGTGGCTGCTTCTGTCGACTTTCGGTAGCAATCCACAACGCCGGGGCATCGGCAATTCGGCCACAGCCATCGCCGCGCCGTTAAATGGACAAATGGCCATATGAGTCGGCGTCGGAACCTCATCGGGCCCCTTGCAGTGAAAATATAAAGTGTTGTTGTGATAGTGCAAGGCGTGAAAGTATGAACTACATGCCGCTCCTTTGCTGGTGAATCCGATAGGCGCGGCTGGTGACGACGCACGGGAGTGTGTCTTGCAATGCCATCCAGAGCCCAACTTTTTAGGCTTGGAGACACACTGGCCGAATGCCGTACCCCAATACATGTAATCGGCTACAACCCGCTGATCGATTGTAACCTTCCACGGAGCCACCACATCAGACCAATCGTAACACCAGACAGACCCATCATAGTTTGCGTTGATCCAGTTGATGACGGCGGCAGTGCTACCGCGCATAGTCTTCCATTGAGCTCCGGTGTGAGGACCGTACACAGTCCGATCAAGCATCTCGGCGATTGACCCGACACAAGGCTCGCACGGTCTTCTAACTCCGGCCACAACTCCAATGAAAAGAACAATCAAAAACATCGGATATTTTTTTTTAAATGGTTTTTTTTTTTAATAGACTCCTACCACTTTACAACATCTACTGACACAACATCGATCTAACCATCACATTTTCCACACACTCATTTCATTAAACTTTAGTTAATAGTTTTTACAGTACAACATAAGTCACGTCACATGTTACAAAGGTACAACATAAGTCACGTCACATGTTACAAAGGTTGCTGATCAGGTTCAAATTCTGCGACCCAGGGGACGTTGTGGGGCACCATAGACGCAGTCCAATAAAAATAGTCTGAAGATTGTGTGCCTTGAGACGCCATGCCGTGGTAGTTGTTGAGTGAAAACGTGTTGCGCTTGTCCTTCCAGTCTTCAAACACCAACTTCCAAAAGCCTGCCGCGGGCATTTCGTGGGCCACACACCTCCTGATCCTGTTCTTGTGGAGCGTGAAGTCGAGGAGCGAGACTCTGGGTCTGTTGGCTCTGTCTCGGTTGGCCACGTTCACTCCCATTTGTTCCAGTCTGTTGTTATCGTCGGCACCGTCGTCACCGTCATCGGAATCATCTTCCCCGAACCCAGTCACTGACATGTGCGGGTAGCAGAGGTAGGATTTAGAGATTGAGGCCACTTCTTCAGCTGAATCGAGCAGAGGGTAGAACGTTTGGTCCAACATCACAATCCCCGCAGGGTTTGAAAAATTGGTAGAATTTGTGGGCACGAAAACCCTATGTTGGGTCACAGCGATAGGCCCACACACGGGCAGTTCGGTGTTGGAAAACACCCTGTACGCGGTGTACCCGATTTGTCCGTTTCCGGCAGCCTCAAAAGAGTCCGTGGTGAACCAAAAGAAGTGGTGTTCTGAGGTAATGGCACACAACTCTTCCGCGGTGCCTTCTTTGCCAAGGCCCATGCGCGAGGTCACAGTGTAGAGCCTATTGTTTCTGTCACCGGTATCCAGGCCGATCCTAAACTCGAGAGATTCTGGGGCCCTGGTTCTCGGCTCGGTTGAGAACATAGCTTGGGAAGGCGGGCCGGGCCTTCTCTGTCCTCTGCTACCGTCCGCGTTTGTGGCGTATGGTGGGCTCGGTGGCCCTCCGGCTTCGACGGACCATTCCGCACTCCATTCCTCCATCGATTTATCGCTATAAGACAGCAGCAGCACATTCTTCTCGAACTGCGCTCTCACCAAGTGTTTTTTGGCGAGCGGGATCAAGGCCTTAAAAGGTCTGCCCAAAACGGCGGCATCCGCAGAGTCGAAAGCCTTTAGCCCTACCGCGCAGACCGTCTCGTCATCGTCGAGAATTTGGAACGTGAAATGCGGGTGCTGTGCCTTGGTCAGCCTCTGCTCCACATACTTCTTTCGGTTTGCTTTTATTGCCTGTTTCTTCCACTTGGAACATTTGGATATCAGATCGCTCAGCCGAGTGTTGGTTCCGCCGAAAGGCACTCTCGCCAGCAAGGCCTTTTTGTAGTCGCAAGCGATGAAGTGTTGGTCCTTGACAAAGGGAGAATGTGAATCCCGAATGAGACCTCGCAGGTACATCAGTCTGGTAAAGAAAAAATCTTGGGGAGTCCAGTCCGTCGTGTCAACCATGAAACACTCTCCTCTCAAAGGGACTCTAATCTGGCCGTCCATCGGAGTTCCAGCTAAAACGGTGCACGCGGCACAATCCACCCTGTCCAGCTCGTCATCGGCTCCGGTCGTGAGTTTGAGAGCTATGGCGGCCGCCCACATCTCTCTCCAAACGTGCGGGTTGTCGCCAGTCAGGTAACAAGGCATGATTCTGTAGTCTTCTAGGGCTTTAGGATCGGGTCCGTCGACTCCCAAAGACGCGTGGTTTGTAGTCGGGGCGGCGTGTTGAAGTGTGATCCAAGACTCTATACGTGGAGACCACATGTACCGTTCTCCTCGTCTCATCCATCCTGACAGCCTGTGATCCGTAGCCAATTCTAGACTCACCATGGCCAAGCTCGTAGGCCATCTCCAAGTCAGGGGCTTTCTGTTCACGCCTCCACTGTAGTGTTCCAGGCCAACTGTCATGACAAACCTATCAAACTGCAAAGCCCTTAAACACACGAAACTCAGAGACGGCGTGCTATTGGTTCGCTGGTTGGCGTCCCTCGCGTCCGTGCGAATCAAAAGTTCTGTCCTAATGTCAGATCCCGGATCTCGTCTGTTGTCGGCCGACACCGCTGACTGTGTCGCGGGGTTGGTGACCCATTGCAACCACTCAAAGTCTACAATGAGCCGATCTCTGGGTGTAGTGAGGGCGGCCACCCTCTCCATCGCAGACTCGAACGTAGAGAGCTGTGAGCAGGTCCAATCGTCAATCCCTTCTGCCCTGGCACACGGTTCCCTCCACAGTTCAAGCCACTCGTCTTCGAACGCACCCGTGTCGGTTTCTCTACGCCCCCCCGGATTGGTAAACGCCACATCTTCTGGAGGCTGATAGGACCTCACTAACAGGAGCACAACAAGCCTCTTGTCCACGGCGGATCTGAATCCGGTCACGGCCACAGGTTCGACAAAGATTCCGTCCGTTCTCACGGCGGGGAGGTGAATGGTGTGATGCCAGTGGCCTCTACTAGGGTCCTGAATGATGCACACTTTTCTAGACTCTGAATGCCAGTGAAAAGTAAGAGCCTTCAACTCCCCGATGATCTCTCCTTGAGCCTTTTCACGACACGCGGCCACCTGGTTCCGTGCCACTATGAACGGTCCGGGTCCCAGAGTGGTTCTCAACATCTCTTGTAGGGTCACCCACTCCACAGATTGTTCAGACCACACTCGCGCAGCGCTAACCAAAAGCAGATCAATGTTGGCGGACTGGCTGGCCGATTTCAGGTCCTCCTCGATCGCGGCAAACGGAGTTGCTGGAACCGCCGCCGAGTGTCTGCTCTGCATGTGCACCCCGTACTTGGACAATAGAGACGGGTGTTGGTCCACATACTCGTCGAAATCTTCGGGTAGAGGTTCAGCGTCGCTAACCATGTGTAACAGGCTGATCGTTTGAGCCAAGTATTGAGCTCTCACCAAAGCCGCGCCGCTGGGGAGTGTGACATGTGCCCCTCTATTCAACAGTTCGGGGCACAGAAACTCCACCGGATCCAGCGTGCCGGCTTCCAGTAAGTCGCGTTCCGTGATCGCCCTCAAATTGCCCACGACTTGAGGACCTTGTTCGTGTTCAGAGTGAACGGAGGTAGGCGTTGGGGAGAGTGGCGGAGATGAGAAAGGAGATGAAGGGACTGGTGAGAGTGGAGGGGAAGAGTGATCGTCTCCTTCCAACACTCTCACTCCGCCCATCTCATCCCATCGGCCCTCTTCACCCTCTTCACCCTCTTCACCCTCTTCACCCTCTTCACCCTCTTCACCCTCTTCACCCTCTTCACCCTCTTCACCCTCTTCACCCTCTTCCAACACTCTCACTCCGCCCAATTGTTCTTCCCATCGGCCCTCTTCCTCCTCTTCACCCTCTTCCACTCGGTTCGCACCGTTTACTCTGTACACCATCAAGTATTCTTCGTCAGAGTCCGTTTCCGAAGCGGGACGACCGTCTCCGTGATACGCGTGCCACGCGGGAAAGTCGGACTGCTTTTTAGGGCTTGTTGGTTCGTAGTCTTCCCGGAACGTAATGGGTATCGGAGCGTTCGATACTGCGCCCGGACACCAAGACACGTTCATGTGGGGCATTCTGCCCCACTCCAAAGTGAAGGCGGTTGGGTGCCACGGAGCCCTTTTCTCCACTGATCGTTTCAGTTCGAAGGCCGCCTCCTTTTGCAACTCCTCAGCCAGCCTGTGCGACACGTCTCTCATGATAAAGATTAACACCATGCGTTCGTGTGGGTCCGAGCAGTCAAGCAGAGAAGATTCTTTGGGTAGAATGGCGGCCGCTGCGTCCGCGGTCTCGTCACTGTGTCCCGATATCGATGTCAGGGTTCTCGTGAAAGAGTACCTGATCGCCATGAAAAGAGCTGGCATGCGACTCATGGCGACGGACAGAGGCACGGTCAGACCGAATTCACCTCCTATCCGAATCGTAGCCTCGAGGACTTGACACCTTCTCAGACCAAACTCTCCCAGTCTGGGATCCGGTTCCAGTTCGCGATCGCTCAACACTCGCCCCCCCATGGCGTGGGCCCGCTCCCTCAGCTCGGTTAGAGTAGGACACTGTCCGAGAGGAGACTTGTAGCAAGGCACTGCCGGTTGCAAGTGCAGCGCATCCATCGAAAACAATGGTCGGGATATAGGGTACTCTGGCACAAACCACCTAGGTCTAGGTTCGGCATCGATACCGCCGTCTTGGTCTTCGTCTTGTTCGTCTGCAACCTCATCCCTGGTGAAAATTGACGTCGCACACTGTGCGATGTACATCAGTTTCTCTTGATCGTTCATGATGTGGTGGTGTATGTGTTGTGTCGGTTATGTAGTTCGTCTGTCGTTGTCTCCGTGAATAACGGTTGTGAAGAAGGCGGGTCAGCTCAACTTTTTATTATGCGGGAGGACGGACAAGTGGGCGGAGCTATCATGTTGCGAGATGTATATAAGCTGCCGCATGACACACCCTCTTCACTAGCGTTCGTTCTACAACTTTTTTTCTTTCTCTCTCCACACAGCCACATCTATCATCATGTCTAGAAAACGGATGAGCCCAGAGATCGGTTTTGGCTCTGACAACAAACGACGCCGGTTTCCGCCGTGGTGGTACGAAGAGGGCGCTTTGAGCCCTGACGGACCCCACTCTTCGCTCGAACGCAGCGAAAAGCGATGGATAAAACCGTTGTACAGTTCCAGCTTCCAAATACTCGCACACCTCATGAGGAACAATGTTGAACCTGATCAACCTGCACAACTACCCCAACTGGACACCCTTTCTGACCACGCGCAAGCGGTAATGAAGCAACACAATAAACTACAAGAAGAGGTGGCGAGTTCGCCAACGCTGCTGGAAAGCCGGGAGAAGACTTTGGAAGCCGGCTTAGAAGAATGGGGCATCACAGCCAGGGCAATGGACGTGGCCACCATCTGGATCGGAGGGTCCGAAACCGGAGTGCAGATACCTCTGAGATACGCCCTGCACAGACTCCAGTTTGTGGAAATGGACCTCCGAACCAGTCTGAGGTTGACGGGCAAACTACCAGAAGAAAGTGTCGTCTTTCAGACCTACCACGCCGACGACAGAAAGCTGTTGGACTATGTGCTGTTCAACAACCACTCTACCTACACATTTGAAGACGAGCCACAGAATCGGATGCTTGTCGAAGTGCACTGTCCCGGACACACGTACGGACAAAAGTTCAAAATGGACCAGACTGCTCACATGAATGCTCTGCGACACGACTGGATTCGAGAGTACGAAAAGTGGCAGGCGGAGCGCGACGCGGAGAGTGCGCGACTCAAAGCGCTACAAGATAAGCTCGACGAGGACATTGCTCGCTTTACTGCCGCAGAACAGGCTGCCAGAGCCGACGGGGGCCCGGCCCCGACACCGGAGTATGACTTTCACTCCGTCAGCGAACAGATCCTCGCCGATAGTGTGGCTTTAGACAGATCTGAGTTGGCGCACAGGCGCCTATCTGACCACAGATTCAAGCCGGAGCACGGAAAGACCTATTTTAGTCAGCTGGTGTACCCTCGCGTAATTGCCAACCGCATGAGTCCGTCTCTCGACCCTCTGGAACTGTTTCCGGATTTCTTGGAGAGAAAGTGGCCAACTGAACGGATCACTGGCAGCTCTCTAAACAGCGCGCAGCGCCTGTGCCATGTTCTGCTCGCTCTGCAATCTTGTATGTGTCCCAACTATCAGAACGTGGCCAAACTTTTGCTACGAACCGCCGCGCACCACTGGCCCGCCAACAGCACAGAATGGTTTCAGCTACAGCGCGTGCCCATAGCCAAACTGTTTAAAGGCCTGCTGCAGCAAGTCAGGAGGGAAGCCGACTCCGTGCCTCAAAACTGGAGCCAAAGAAACGAGTTCACATACCATCTGCACCGCATCGGCCCTTCGAACTACGTGTCCAACCGCACAGTCGGCCCACCCGCAAAATGGGTGCATATGGACGCGCACCCACAGTGTGCGATTCCGCAAAAAGATGCCCGCTACGTGATTTGCGTGACTGGAAACCCTGCCATGGGACCTTGGAGAAGGTGGCTGAAAACGGACCACGTTGACGTCACTTCAGTCTGGGCAGTGACCAACCGCTTGACTGGCGGACTAATGGTGTTAGTGGCCGGCGCGTCGACCATTTCTCAAGCGGACGAGATGGATAACGTGGCGGACATGACTTTCAGCATAAAGCACACGCTGAAAAAGACCACTATCAAGGAGCCCACCGACCACACACTGAGATTGTACATCGAGAGGAGCGGGGGACCTGGAGAGCCCAACGAACTTGTGCTACACAGAGAGTTGTTCTTTGAGAACCCCATCGAGTTTGATGTGTACTCCTACGGCTCTGAAAAGCAGTTTATGGAGGTGGTGGTATTTATGGGACCGTGTCGATGGGGCACAATCCCTCAAAGCGCCCTTGACATGAACGAGCTGTACATCTCGGCCAGAACTTTTGAGGTGAATGGTTCGCTGAACCTCGTCCGCAAAAGGCTGAATAAACAGCTACCGAACCTCAGAGCGATTGAAACGGCGGGTCACTCCAAGAGCTGTGACATTGTGGGCCACAGCAAGTGCGGTCATCTGCTCCAGTTTCAACACAGGCGAGTGCTCGGTGCCTACTATGGACCGGAGTGGCTGGGTCCTGAAGACTTTAAGACTCCAGACATGATGCCGCCGGAGATCCTGTGTTCCAGAGGCAAGTGTTATGTGGTGCCGGAAGCCGAGGGCGCTTGGAGAGAGCTGTTTCATTCTGCGGTGCACAGAGGGTACGCCAGAATGCCTTGTCACAAACTCTGCACCGTGAACAGGTTGTTGGGTCTCGATCCTCTGACCGGTTTAACCGAGGCTGACGAACCGTCTCTGAAGAAGATGTACGATCTCGATTATGACCCTCTGAACAAGAATGGAAAGATCTGTGGAACAAGCAAGAGCGGGCTGTTTCCGGTGACGGAAGATGATGACGACGACGGTTCTCTAGGGCCCTACATCACCGATCTGACCGAGACTCTGGTGTTGCACGAGATTGACAAGTTGGTGGAAAAGGGCCGTAAATTCACGGCTCTGTATGAAGAATACCGTGCCAAAGAGGCCGTGGTAAGAACCCAAGAATGGCAAGCAAAGAAGGATGCCGTCGTTGATGCTTTGAATAACATCACAGATCAAACCCTGACAGAAATTGACGTTGAGGCGACACGAGCGCCGTGCAATTGTCCCATGTGCGATGAATGGGTCCAAAAGACGCCGGTCAAACTCGGGTCTGCCCGACACTATAGGGACCAAGCCGTGGCGAGGTTGCAAAACACCAGAGGAATCCTGATCAGCAAGATTAACAAGTTGCACATGTACACAGTGGCGGTGAAAGCTTGCCTGAAAGAAACGCGGGCGGTGTACAAGGAGGGCGAGGGCAAGAACTCTTTCAAGGGCCTGCAACTCAAACGGTTCACGACACCCACCATGACGGAAATGTCATCGATGACCATGGCCCTGTTCGACATTGAATGCAAGCTGAAGACTGCGACCACTTTCATCAGCTACCCAGGAACGGAGTGGAATCAACTCGACCTGCACCAAATGCTACCCCCTACACTGTATCAGATCCCGGCCTTGGTGACTGATTACCTAGAGTGTGCGTGTGACGAGGTGGATCCCGAAGATGGTGTGGTGTCAATCCCTGCTCGGTTCAAGCCCGTACGCCTGTTACCCTGTGATCCCAGAGAGGAGTTTATGGAGTGTGTGAACGATCTGGTGCGTGACAGCACACCCGACAGAACTCATCCGCACCACGAAACCTGCAAGTATAAACCCTACGTTCACGCCATTGTGGCGAATGTGACAAAGGCGGCAAAGTGCGTCCCGGAGAAAGAACCTGACGTTCTGCCCCAAGATGAAGAAGTGGAAAAAGAACGTGTCAAAGATGCCAAGTACGACGAATGGGAAGAAGTGCGAACGCACACCGTCGATCAGCCTACCCACTTTAAGAGCGAACCGTTGCCGGAATACACGCTGCCCTACTCTAAGGGGAGAGAGTGGAGAGGGAACGGAGGGAACGGAGGCCTACCGACATCCAGAGGCCTCGTTCCGCTTTTTGACATCGCAAGGCCGAACGTTTCCATCAAAGCAGACGAAGTGAGGGTCGGCGCGCAAGAACCGGCCGCGATAAGATCTCTGAATCATCGAATTCAACTGAGCGGCACGTTCGAAACCAAATCCTACACTAGAGACGGCGTGCACATGCTGGTGTATGACCACCACGCCATGATCTTCACATCCAAAGTGATTTCTGGACCGTTACCGCAAGCCGCGAGCCAGACTCCAGTGTCACAACCCACCATGTTGGATTCGATCGTCTTTCCGACGTGCCACGTTTGGGAAGCTGCACCAGTGGCCGCTGGACACTTTGTGGCATACGACAGAGTCTTTATCCCTTTGATGAATGGCAAGATAGGCATCCTGGACCGCCAGACGCTGTGCAGGCTCCCTCTCGAAGAGATGCTGGTGACTGTCGAGGGCCGCTTCAAACCCTACAAACCCTATTCGAAGAACGCCAAGGCCCACAAAGAAAAGTGGTTCATTTACCAAGTCAGCCCGACTTTGATGACGAGCCGGCAGTATGACATTTTGGATCTAAAGACTCAAAACTCACACAAGTCTTTCATCCTGACTCCATCGAGTTTGATCGTGACCTGCACATCCAAAAGACACACCGCCCCGCTACCCAAGGTCTGGACGGTCTGCATATCAAACACTGGAGACCCGAGGTCTCAGCTGATGTTTCACTCGGACCACTTTCAGCACTTTTATGTTGACAAAGATGTGTGATTTGTGTTGAAATAATTGTATTGTGGTTTTGGTCTTGTGATTTGAAATAAAATAATTGTATTGGGATTTTGGTCTCTGATCTCACTCTCTGCGCGCAATCATAGTTGAAGAAAGTTTTTTTTATTGAACACGTTCACATATAGTTGCACAATATACACACTGTCAAACAAAAATCAAGCTGGGTAAAATTGAGGAGGAGACCTAGGAGGTTCGGCGCACGCGACGATCTCTTCGTCTTCCTCCTCCTCGACAACCATCAAGTTGGTGGATTGTTGCGGCGACGACGCTGCGAGCTGACCGGGGAGCCCTGTCAACGAACGTCCGTTCAACGCTTCCAGCAACTCCAGCTGACGAACGTTCGCCGATCTGGTCTCTCGCAGAACCTTGTTTTTGGAGAGAGCGTTGCGCTCCTGCTTGACGCGGGGCGCGGCGGCCACGTTCTTGAGCAGGTTCGACTGTGCCTTGGTCAGGGCCCATTCTCTGGTGACACCGGTTTGAGCTGCCGACATCTGAACCAGATGTTCGAACCTCGCCTCCATGTCTTGGAGATCGAGCTGCAGCAGCTGTCGTTTAAGCTTGTTCCTTTCAGTCTCCAGTTTGCGTCTCAGGACCGGGATTTTACAGGCCAGCTCTTTGGCTTGATCCTTGTACTGTTGTTTGGTCATATCCTTTTCCCATTCTTCAGTCTTTTCGATAGCTTTTTGCTTGACCGCGACGTGCCTCTCCAGCGAGAGGTCCGCGTTGTACATATCAAGTTTTTTGAGCGAGGCGAGCCCCGCCACGTCAAAGTAAGACTCGATGAAGTTATCTACGTACGCGTCAGCCATAGACATCACAGCGCCCATGGTTATTAGTAGACGGCTGCGTTGTTCCAAATCTGGTCCTGAATGTTGCCCTTGTGACCGCTGTTCCAGTTAACCTCCAAGTGAGCCAGCAACGCCATCCCCTGCAGTTCAGCAATCAACAGATTCGCATCAGTTGTGAATTTGTGAGGGTTGCAGGTGACAGAGAGGGTGCGTCCCACCAGGGCGTAACTGTTGACGTTGTCCGGAGTGTTTTGAGAGTATCCAGATTCACCCACGAAAAACTGCTCGGAGTTGCGCCCAATGGCGGTGTCGTCCAGGTAGAGCAGGCCGTTGGTGTTACTGAACCCGTGTGTGAACACGAACCGACCGCTGGAGACGGACTGCAGCTTCATTTCAAACTGCTGCGTGGCTTCGATGTCGGGGTTGCCGCCGAAGTAACCCATGTACCTCTGCACGGTCTCGTTGGAGCAGAACATCTCCTGCTCCGGGGAGAACTGCAGGATGGACCCGTCGCCCAGCCTGGACAGCAGGTTGTGTACGGCGTTGTGGCGTTCGTTGGCGAACCGGTTGAAAAACGGGGAGAAGCATCTGTAACCGTCCGGGTTGTGAGGGTCGACGTCCATGTAGGACCTGGGCTCCAGCATAGTGGCGGTAGGCATAAACTTTCCGCTCGGCGTCAGCAACGAACCCATAACGCCCTTACTCTTGCCGGTGGGAGCGCAGCAAGACGAGGCCCAGTCGAGGACGAACGAACTCGACTGGGGTCGGACTCCGATCGCACCCTGCGGTCTGCGAGGCGGGTTGAGACTGAAGTCGGTCGACATGCCCACCACATCAGTCAGATACACGTTGGGGAACATCACACCCTGACCCCATTGGCCCATGGGCACGATCCCGAACCGCAGCATAGACATCAGGGACCACTGATTTTCCTGCGCCATCCTAGTGAACTGGTCGAACTCCGAGTTCCCCAGCACCATCAGGTGAGACTTCATGGGCAGGACGGCGAAACCCCAACCCACAAACGTCATCCTCCTCACCATGCAGTAGGCCCAACCAGAGTAGTAGTCCCTGTCGAACCGGTGCAGATTGTCGAGGTCGATGGTCAGGCTGTAGTGTTTACCCAAGGCCAGGGCCACGTGTGGGGCGCCGGCCAACTGTCTCCTCACCTCCGCAGCTCTGGTCGCGGCCAGCCCAGATGTGATCATGGGTCCGGCAGAAATGTGAGACACGTCCATCCGGTTGAACAAAGTGGTCAACTTGTTGGCGGTTTCCAACCGTTCTCGGTTCGCATTGTTGACGTTCAGCTGAAAGTCGTACGTGTGTCGCGCCGGTAGCGGGTGCGCGTTCTGTAGTTGCAGGAACCTGATCTCGGTCTCCCAGTTGGCGGGAGTGGGGAGGTCGTTGCCGAGCACCACGAAATCGGAGTTGTTCATGATGATAGTCTGACCACCTACAGGAAGTGTGGTCACATCGGGTTTGTGAGTGTTCACGGTGACAGAAAGGCAGGTGTTGAAGATGCACGGCGCCATCCAGCTCCAGGCAATGGCATACGCGCTATGCCCACAGTCCACGTACGGGTACTCGAGCACTCTCATTTCTGGTAGCCAGTTGAGTATGGTGCTCCTCAGCACTCTGATGTGAGTCAGTGCCTGTCTCAGGTTGTGCATCTCGATGGTGTTGAACTCGAACCCGTCTTCTAACCCGATGTTCTGGCGACGGTGGAGCAGAGCCATGGCGTTCTCAAAAGCCGACTGGCCCTCCGGATCGGTCAACAACACGTGCCCATTTCCTGCAGCCACCGCGTGCAGCACGCGATGCATGGAGGCCCTGATGTCGACGTGAGCCCTGTGCGCTGCCCACACCTGAACAGGGTTGTTGCTGAACCGGTTCAGAGGTCTCCCGATCATGGGCGGTTCGGTATTGTAGTGAGCAGGATCGGTAGCCCAGTTGTTCGTCTCCGCCTGGAGTATAGTGCGGCACGTTTCTGGGTTGCACATGAACACCTTACACCTCAGCGCGTCGATCACATCCGTCTCCGTGCCGTACGACCCTTTGACGATGAAAGCGACGGCCTCCTGGTAGGCTGGAGCGTTCAGATTCAGGTGGCAAAACAGCTCCGCGGCGACGCTGACCAGCTCCACAGACGGACTCGACATGGCCGTGGAATTCCACATCAACATTCGAGGTCTCACCACGGCCGTCACGGCGTTGTTCGGTCTGACAACGTCCAACATGAACCGCGGCGAGAACTCGAATGCCATCATCTCGTGTCTCAGCTTCTGCTCCGGCGGCATCTTCCACAGCTCCCCGGCCACCCTGTCGATGTACGCGTGTATCGAGTCTGCGGAATCTGGGAACGCGTTCAACACGCGGTCGTTGACCTGGAACATGCTCGCTTGCTCGGTGTCCACGTGCAGCTGATTGAGGGAGATAAGCTGCACGGAGCTGGAACCGGGGTCGATCATCGACGTGAATCGGGGGGAGTAGTTGTTGAGCTTCCCGGGATCGATGTCTCCCGGGTTGTTCGAGAACAGGATGCTGGGCGAGATGGAGCTGACGAGCGGCAGCGGGGCGCCGATTGTGGACCACCGCCACTGCTCGCCGGTGGACCTGAACGGGTCGGCCATGCTCGGACCGTTCTCACAGATGCGAGTGTCATCCAACACAATCACTGGAACTATGGCACCGCCCTGAATAGAGAACGCGGGAAGAGCCATGGTTCCAGGTCCCATCTTGGTGGGCAGGTCACCGGCGCCTTTCGCCATTTTCCCCACAACACCATCTCCGGAGACCGTGAGCAGAGGCTTGTTCCATTCGATGAACAGATGGTCCCAGGCGTTGACATCGGGTTCCAGTTTGTAGGTGTAGACGTCCATCCCCACGTTGCAGATGGCGGTCCCGTTGGTCATGGCCGGCTGGAAGATGGTGCTCGGCATCAGGGCAACATAGTCGCCCTTGCTGGTCATACCGCCCTTACCGCCCAGGGCTGCGACGGCCATCATAACCAGTTGGTTGGCGATCTGCACGTTGCGGTTACAGATCCCCAGCAGAACGCCGTCATACGAGGCGAGCTGGTATGCAATCTCCCCCCCGTTCATGGACTTGATCAGGTCGTGGTTTCGAGTGCTGCTCAACAGGGTCTCGATAAAGTCTGGGGATCGCGCCGCCGCCACCGCGTGGGCATGCAGAATGGTCAGTCTGAATCGGTCTCCCAGCTTGGCGAAAATGCGCTGAGTGAAGGTCGTCCACATCTCCGTCTCCACCAGATACGTCAGCTCGCGGTGCAGAAAGTTGACACCGGTGGTGTACTGAGCCAGCCCGAAGGTCATGGAGCTCTTCGTGGAGCCCACGCCCGCAGTGATGGCCCTCAGTGCGTTGGGCATGGCCATGGTCTGCTGGTCGTACATCAGATCAATCTTGAAAATGATGTTGTCTGACGTGGGCTTCTTGGTAGGCACCACCAGCTTGGAAATGAGACCCAGGCCTGCGTAGGCGCTGGTCTGCAAGCTGGTGAGCACGCCGCCGATTGTCAGCCTCCCCAGGTTCACGGCGACCTTGGTCGCCATGGTCATGTCTATGTCGGGCCCGGTAGCGGGCTCCTTCTTTTGGCTGGAGACGGCCGGGTGGATGGCGTTGATCAAATCGTGGACCGATTTACCGCTAAATTTGCGAATCAGCTCGGTCACATTGCCTGGGTTGTTGGTGACAATACGGCGGGTTTGGCCTTCTGGTAGGGTCATGTTGATCGGAGAGTCGGTCGAAAAGCGTTCGACGTCAGGCAGAGGGGCCTGAAACCCTAAAGCGTGTCTGTCTAGACCCGACATGGTTTTAATAACCGATGGACTCTTCAGGCGGTAAGACGGTCACAGCTGCTTCGTCAGATCTGAGGAACTTGTTAAAATTGAGTAACAGAGCTCTGTCTTCCTCGTTCGCCTCTTCTTCGTAATGATCGTCCACGTCTTGAATTTGTTCCGTCAACTCGGACCGCAACTGGGAGAGGTCTTCGTTGAGTTCTTCCTCTAAGCAGCGACCAAACAGCTTATTCTTTTCAATATCTTTGACGTCCGTCAGATAGGGTTTGATGGTGTTCTGTAGCGCAACTTGCGCGGCAACTCTTCTACTGAATAATTTTTGGTCGATGAGCAGTTGTTTCGTGCGGTCCACACTCAAGTTTACGGTGCACTCACTGGTGAGAGATTGTACCGCGTCTTTGTGAGAAACCTTAGCGATCGCATATTGCACCTTTTCGCTAGGACTCAGCTGGCGCTCCTCAAAAGTCTCCATCAAGCGTTTGGCGGTTTGCGCCCTGCTCAACCTAAAAGCTAATCTTTCTTCATTCGACAGCGATAACAGAATCTCCCTCTCCTCCTGAAATTTTAGGTACTCCGGATCGTACCTGGCTTCGACGTATCGCATAAAGGCACGACAGCAACTGACCTGAGAGATGAGCCACACGACCCAATCCATCGCGCACCAGTTTCTCCTGGGTGTGATGGAGCGAGAGCGTGTTAAATACGCTCGCAGGTTGCACAAACTTAAGAGAAATCGGATTAAGGCTCAGCAGGGACTCAAACCGGCCGACAAAGATCATTTAATAGTGGCACTGGAGGCGGAAACCACCGCCATGGAAAGGACTGATCCGATTATATTGGGACCCGGAAATCATTACAGCAAGGTAAGCCATCCCGTTTGCGAAACAGTCTTTATTTCAAAAACCAAAACCGTGCACATAAGCACAAATCACACAAACACAGCGAATTCAGGCGGTGTTCTGCATTAGGTCGTATTTTCGAGATCTGCGACCGTGATACAGCAAACCGCCCACGATAGATCCAAATGACGATGATAACAACCCCCACGACTACGAAGCCGACGGCTTCTCCGATGGTGGACCGGATAATGGAGACAGGTTTTAACATGAAAACGGCCTCTTTCAACACGAGAACGGCTTCTTCCAGTGTGGGTTGTGTGGTTTGTGCTAACAAAGACTCCTCTTCGGCGCTGTAGTTTCCACTCGCAACACCGTCCTCATCATCGTCCTCGCCCTCATCGTCCTCACCACTCCCGCCTTCTTCTTCTAGACAGAAACCGGTGCGGTCTAGAACCAATGTCAATAAGGCGCGGCCGAACGCGGTGTCACCCTCGTTCAGAGCCCGCGTCAGTCCCTCGGCAGCGATCTCCGTCGCAGTCTGGGCGGTCTGAGACGCGAGGTTGAGACTTTTCAGTTCTTCTACGGCCCGGGTCACCAGCTCGACCCAACCACCGTCACGATTTCGGATCAGAGCTGCGCAGTTAGTCGTTTCTGCCCGAATTGCGGCGGTGGTGGCGAACAAGAACAAGAACCACAACACTGAAGGCGACATTGTCTGTTGTTCGGAGAGATCGTTTGGTCGTTTGGTTTTTCTTGCTGTCGGATATAGACCGGTTTAGAAACTCGAAAGGTGGAGTTTATTATAAAATTTCTCGGCAACACTCTTTCCGTAGGTTCTCAGAACGACGCAGAGGGATGTCGTGTTCGCCTGCGTTTTCAACAAGATCCTGACGGACGTCAACCTGTGCGACTTGATCAACAAAGCGTTGGTGAACGCGGTCTTTCTGTCGGACACGGCATCGTTGGAACCGGTCGACTGGGGAACCGGCCTACCTCCTCAAACGACCAAACAGGACGGGGACATGGCCGTCCTGCGCATCACACTGGCACAGTTGGAACAGTACATCACAGACTCTTTCAAAGTGTATCTGACGGAATTTTTCCGCAACTACTTCCTCTACCAGACCGTCTACTCTTGCATCCCTTACACCTTTATTAAAACCACCGACGTGGATCTGGCGGACCCGCCGCAATACACCGAGATAAAGCATTTCGATCAAACCATAGCCAAGATAGAGCAGTCGCTATTGGCGGCGATACAAGCACCTTCGATTGACAGAAGGAACCTCATAACGGGAGCTTTCGACCTGATCGAACAAATGCCGCAGACCATCAAAACCGTTTTGACCGAACTTTTTGAAATGTTGGCCTCGATCACCTCCAAGTCCTTCATTCAGACCTCCGGCATGGTACGGCTCATATGTCTGATGGTTCGCATCACGGACGGCTATATACCTTACATCCCCCCGTTCGAAAATAGAATCACGGTGGCGTACGACGGTGTGACCAAAGAGTGTGGCGGAGTAGACGACCAGCTGAGGATCTACAGAGTTTTTATGCTCAACACGGACCCTTTGGCCTCCATCACCAACGTCGCAGAGGCCCTCAAGGTGACCGAACAGTTTGAAATTGGATTCAGAAACTTGACAGGCACAGTTTTCGACAGTAACAGGTGAGTTTTATTCGCACATCACACACCATCACACACATCACGGCACTGTTACATATAAATTATACAGAAAGTCAGCTACACATCCAATTGCACTGTCGTCGTCGTGCTCTTTTGGACAACGTCGGGTCGGTCTGGTTCCTTGGGTCGTCGACTCGGTCGATTAACGCGTCTGGACTCGCGTCTGGACTTGCGTTTGGACCTGTGTTTGTGCCTGTTTTTCCGCAGGCGTTTCTTGGCCAACATAAAGAAGTTGAACTTGATTGCCACTGCGACGGCCACGATGAAGAAAAAGAGTAACACTGTCAACACGCCGGTCACGATCTGAAAAGTGTCCCGAGGAACACACACAGTGTCGGAGATGTTGGTTCCGACAAGTTTCTCAACCAAGCCGCGGTCTGCACAGGTCGTGTGCGGCAGACACTCGAACATGTTGTCGCCGTCGGTGTACGTGTTGGGTGGACACGGTTTACAAACGTTGTCCGTCGTTTCGGTCCCGGCGGTGGAAATGAATGTGCCTTTTCGACACTGGGTATACCGCCTGGCCGTGTCGCAGTAGGATCCTCTCGGTTTCATGCAGAAATAGTTGGGCTGCAAAACGCAGTCGGCGGGCGATCTCCGCGAGCACGGCCTCCTTAGTTTTAAACCCACTCCGCAGATGTTGCAAACCTTGCACATCGAGTACCCGTTCACTTTGTCAGTGTACGTCCCAATTTCGCACGCCGTGCAAGACACGCAGGGGACGTCGACCCGTTCCCCGGGAGGACATCCCCTACAACATTTGTCCAAGTGTTTATATTGATCTGCGGGGCAGCTGAGGGCGCGGTCGTCACAGGCGACACCGGTCGTGGAGCAAACAGGGATGTGGGTCCATTCCCACCTGCCGCTCACACTTTCGCACCAATAGACGCCATCCCGCAGCTTCCAGTTACCATGACAGCGGTTTCCGTCCACAGAGAACCCGAATCTGGCCGCGCGAGCAAATCTGACGGTGGGGTGTTGTTGAAACACACACACGAGCTGATTGCGCGGCTCTGTCTTGAACGGCTGCTCCAAACACGCACCGTGCGGAGTCCCGAAATACAGCTTCTCCACTTTCCCGGCGATCGTCGTTATGGACCACAGTCTCACGACGTCTGTGAAACGCACGTCAGTTCCCCTGCCGGCGGTGCGAGTTCGTCTGATGTAATCGTTCTGACCCTTTGCGATCCCCGTCTCGAAAAAAAGATCTATGTTGCTGTCGCCGAATTTTTGTGAGGCGAGCAGGGGGTACTCGAACAAATCCGACCCGGCGCACGCCGAACAGATCGCGTCGACGACGACGTTGATGTAGTTGTGGAAAAGTGCCAGGAGAAAAAGACGGAACATCATGGTCGACCGGTGGCGCGTAAGAAATTTCTTGCCAGGCTGCTTGGTGGTTTTCAACGGCTTCTTGATTTCGCTAACTCCTCCCATTTCGTTTTCAGGTACTTGATCACAGGGCCCAAGGAGGGCGCCGAGCAACAGGCTCACACGGAAACAAAGAACGACGTTATCAAGGCGCTGTTTCACAGCAACGACATAATGGCTGCTGCGGAGCACTTGGATGTGGTCGACAACAGCCTCCTATCCAAACTGAAGGCGAGCTCTATGCCCGCTGTGGACGGCAACGTAGACAGAAGAGCATTGGGCCAACTCGTCACCAAGAGCATATTGGACGCGGCTGGAGATCGTGCCAAGGCGACGGTTGTGAAAGACTACATGTTCGAGCTGAAACACAAAGTGGACGACGCCAAGGTGCTAATTAAAGTGATGGGGTTGGTCAGTAACATCCCTCGCCAACAACACGCGGATAGAGATCGCGCCGTAACGGCCGCCAGGACTCTCATCGACACCATAGTGGACGAGGAGTTCAAACAGGCCGCCATGCACATCTTTTCCAGCAGGGTTGCGGGTGCCGATGGAGCGGTTGGTGGTCTGCGACACATTCACCTGGCGACTCCCGCGACCAACATTCAGGCGTTCGACACAAAAGTGGCAGTTAGCGACATCTCCGAACTGCTGGGAGTGTGGCACGGCTACTGGAGAATGGTGCTTCTGAGCGAGTCCCTCTTTTCCCAGCGGGAGAACATAATCACGTACAAGGGGAAGGGGAACAAGGGCGTAGAGGCCGACAGACTCGATTCAGGGTCCATAAAACACACCGTGGACCGTGTGGCTCAACTCCTAAACACGGCCGGTTACATAGCATGTGTGGATGCCATCAAATCCGTCACCATAGACGAGATCCACAAGTACACCCTCTACCTGAACCCAAACAGTCTGGCGGTTTTGCTAAGCAACGCCAGCGGTTTGAGCATCTCCGCTTTCGACACTTCCCTCATCAGACAGTTCCAGTTTTCGGCCATTGGAGGCCAGAGTCTGGCCAAACAGAGCATGAACGCTAGTTCAGGATTCAAGTCCACACAAGCACCCGCCAAACAAGCTGTGTAAACCAACCCCCAACCCCCCAACCCCCACGCAATCGAATAAAGGACGTGATACGAGATATTTGTGGTGGTTTTTTTTTTATTAATCCTGTACCAAAATTCGGGGAACCTGAGTTCTCACAGCGTTGTAAGCGACAGAGAAAGTAAGCATGTAACGCATCATGGGGAGAAATAGATTGGTGTACACTTTCGCCCCAACACAAACTGTCATACACGGCACTGGTATGTCAAATAGCAGTTCTTCGATGACGGGCCATTCCAACGCCCATGTGACTCGGCACGCGACCGAGTCCGGTGCCACAGTCAGAAATTTTTCTTGGATAAGTTCCTGCAGGTGGTACCACAACAGTTGTTCTCCGGTTATCCGAGCCAGCCGTTCACTCTCCAGTTGAACTCTCATTTCTGGTGGTTGAGCCATCTGTTCTTGGTCCGTGAGGATGGGGTTTATGGGTATGCGTGCTTGAGGAGCCGTGTGAGTCGCCCGTAGTCTCAACGCGTCCGTGTTCATGCTCAGCTTATGCACCATCCTGTCGCTGGTCGAAAAATCCGAAGGTTTGTGCCAAGGCCATTCGGAAAAAAGCTTTCTGGCGAGCAGTTTGTGACACGTCTTGTAAATCGATTGGTCGAACCACTCGAAGGGTTCGGTGAACATCAACTTCACGTGGGGAGCCGGATCCAGAGGAGACGTGTGTATCGGGATAAAGAATCCAGGCGCTTCCGTTCTGACACCGGTGTAAGGGTTGACGCCGTCATGATGGAGACAGAGCTGTCTCCATCGCACACACATGGCTCTCTGAGCAGCGTCGATGTAGTGTTGCGAGGCGTTCTCAAACTCGTAGCCGTCGGCTATCTGTTCGAGGGTTTCCATAAACGAATCGTGACCAGTTTCGGCAATCTCGTTCCACTGTAAGGACTCTGGAACCAGACCCGACAGAGTCAAGTCCGAGGGCGCGAATCTTTTCACGTGCTCCCACAATAGTTGCTCAGCGTACACCAGTTTTATGAGGACGGGAGAAGTTTTGGTGGCAATCCACACGTAAAGAGGCTCGCGAGCGCTGTTCACAGTTTGGGCCACCTGGTACGGCACAGCGCTCAAATTTCCGCTAGACATGTTGATGTAGTTGACATGTTGCTGTTCGGCCGTTTTTAGGCCGCCCAACGGTAAAACAGTCACCTTGTAGCGGTCCCCTTCGCCCCTGGTCACCGTCGCCACTTTGGAAGCGGTGTCGTCCAACACTTTCCACATCACTTCGCCCTCTGAGGTCACCCGTTTTTCCAAGAAAGACAAAGGTGGCACGAAAATGTTTCTGAGCATCTGGGTCATGGGTTGAGGCTGGTGTAGTTGTGAACTGGCCACGACCTTTTTTAATGTCTCCGAGATGAATACGGTCTCCGGCATAAAATACGTTTTAAAGAAAGGTCTGTCGATAGTCGCCCTCCACGCCGCCGAACCCATGTCTGTTTGACGAGCTGGAGCGTAAGATGTGGAAAGACACGAGCCGAATGGAAAAATGAATGAACGAGTTGTTGCATCACAAAGCCAAGCATTTGACAACAGCACGATCTTCACATTTTCCGCGGATCGTAGATGACGGCGATCTGCCTCGGGCCTTCCTTAATTCTCGTCAAAGAACGATTCCACGTTAGAGAGCCAATTTGCGGTGGGGTTAGCCCAGGCCGTGTTCGCATTCTCTGGTTCGACGCAGCGGTCGGACACAGGTGAAAAAACGGTGGACATCGGCGACAGGGCTTCGCGTGTTGTAGTAGATTCTGCATCATCAATCACCACCGGGTTTTTGGTCCGCTTCTTGCGTTGCTGCTGCTTCTTCTTCTGCGCTGAATAGAGGTCTGTGTCTGATCCGGCTGTAAATACCGGTGCAGTGTGATTCACCCTCTTAAATTCGAACTTGATCTTCTTTTTCGGTCTCTCGGGTTCTTCGGGCGACGAACGTTTGAGCCCACAACCTTCCCTGGCGAGCATCTCGTCCGACATGCACGATTCTTTGACCAGGGCGTGCACGGCGTCCCAATCGACTTGATCGATGGTCAGCCCCAAGTGTTTGGCGGCCGTTTCCTCGCCGAAAAAGCGTTTGGCCCTCGCAAACAAAAAGTGGTCCGGCGTGTAGGTCGTGTCCGCCTTGACGACGGGCCACCCGCTTTTTACGTCCTGACACATGCGGCTATAGTTGGTCGGAAAGGGCAAGCTCACAGGCAGGTATGAACCCTGATACCATTCTTGTAGCTCTCCGTCGGTCATTGATCTTCCGCAACACTCTTTCCATATTTTAGCCATGACAGTGTACTCCCAACCCTCATTCAGGGTGAGGGATTTGTCGCCCTTGCCGTGAGCGTTTGGATCGGTGTGGAGAGTGAACGTGGGTTCGATCACGGTCCCGGGGTTTTTGATTTCCATCGAATAATGTGTGGGGACACCGGGTTCGTGGCCGTAGTCCTCAATCACCTTCTTACCCCTGAAGGTCCACTCAAAGGCCTTTACGGAGGACAGGTTAGACCAACCGCTCTCATAGAGCGTTTCTCTGCCGAAAAACTTGATGGGCTGTGGAGTGAGTTCCACGAAAGGCAAAAATATTGCGGCCTTGACGGCTTTGCCTTCGGGGGTGTTAATGCTGGTCCACATTTGATAACCGGAGCTGGTCTTGTATCTGTTCTTGAGGACCGTCTTCTTGCCTTCTTTCCGCAGCCACCTCTCACAGGGTTGGTTCGCGGCGGCGTCTAAAACCACGTAATTACCCTCGATCGTCACGACGTCGGGCCACACGATCGGTATGCCGGTTTCCAGACACTTCCAGTGCACCTTCAGCTTGACCCCTTCTTTCAGGTAATTGGATTCGGAGTTGACCTCGAAAGGGTTGAACGGGAGTACCTGGGTGTAAAGTTCTCCCATGCCCTCGTCAACCACCTCCTCGTCGGCACACTCTGTTCGAATGGAGTTTTTTACGTAGCCGTCGACTATACCTTTTTTTAGCCTCTTTGTCACCATCCTCCTGATCTGGTCGGCGTAGATGAAGGGACACGTTCTGTCGAACACCACCACAACGTCGTGCGCGTCTCGCAGGACTTTGAGCTTGTAGCCCAGCTTCTGCCTGAGTTCCAACCACAGCACGTAAATGAGAGGTTCCGCGCCCACGTCACAGTCCCTGGTTTTACAGTCGGAGTCCAGCAGCGCGGCCACTTCGCGCTCGTACCAATTTACAAACTTGGCGTACTCCGCGTCCAAAAGGGTCATGGACAGAGAGTAGAGTCCGTGTACGTTGAAAGTTATGCAGCACGTCTCCGGACCCGCGGCACGTCCAGTGGTTTGTTCAGGGCCTTCGGCGGTCGGTCTGGTGATGGTGATTGTGTCCACAATCGACACCTTTTTCGCGTTTACGGTGAAGGCGCATCTTCTCAGGTCCAACAGCTGCTGGTTTGATTCGTTGAACTGGTAATACGCTCCGAAAACTGTCTTTGGGATGGTGAGTGTGGTTCCTCCCCTGGGCTGGTAATAACCGGCGGCCATCCCGTCCACCAACATTTGGAGCACGCACAAGTGCATAGATTGCGGCTGAACCAAGCTCGCGCTCACAGACGACACCAGAGCGGGCGGAGAGTAGAGAACGGTGCAGCAGACCACGTCGGTGAGAAAGTCTTCTCTGGTCCTACACTCGTTCGCCCTCCACGTGCGCTCTCTTAAATCGGTCAGATAGTCCTTCAGAGGCTCGTTTCTGTACGGGGCCCTGATCGGAACGTACGGTGGCACCCACGAATCGAAGACGTGGTTCAGCGCCATCATTTGGGCCGTCACCGCGGTCAGGTCCATGGTCTTGTCAAATGTTCTGGTCTTTCTGTCGTCGCCTGTGTCGGTCAGGTAGAAGGAGCGTCGCAGCGTCTTGCACAGGTAGGTGTAGAGAAAGTTGAGCTCCTTAACGCAGGGAGCGAGCAGATGTGGAGCCATCGTGCCCAAAAGAGACTTGTGAACGTGGAGCCTGACCGCCTGCACCTCCGCAATCTTGTTGAGGCCGTATCGCGTCACCACCAATTCGTCGGCTCTGTTTCCGGCCATCAAAGTGTCTGCGGTCTCTCTGTCGGAGGCGCGATCTTCCTGGTATAGTATCAGGGACCTGTCAAGCACGGCGGTGCTAAAGAGGCCTATGGCGTTCACGTTCCAGTTCCACTGCACGTTGTGCACGGTGCAGACCGTCTTGGCCTTGAGGGTGCCGGTGGTAATGGAGCTGGCTATGGTGGACACGGCCATACACGTGTCCAATATATTTTTGAGCATGGCAGAAATGGATGACGTCTCATCGCTGGCGGATTTCAGATCTATTGCGCTGATGGTGGTGTCGTCGAAAGACACAGTAGCTCCCACGATGCAACCCTCGCTCTCGGCGGCGTACTTGAGCGAATTGGGCGTGATGCTGGCCTTGCGTACAATCAGGTCTCCAAACGAACTCAGCAGCATGTTGACCAGGTTGGTGGCCCTCGTCTTTCCGTGAGCTGTCGGGGTAAAGTTGATGAGCATGGTGCGCGAATCGCGCCACCTGGGCCCGGTGGAGTCTATCACCATCTTGAAGGTGACCTCGCTCTGCAGCAACCGGTCCGAAAGAACGTGGGCGCTAAACAGCTTGGCGGAAAGACCCGCCATCATCGTTACAGCGGGCCACGCCGTTCGCCACTTGCCTAACTTGTAGGCGTGCGGAGTGTGCATGGCTTTGGCGTAGTTCGGCACAGTGCTGATCGAGTCCATCAACATTTGATCGCCGTCGCCGCCATTGGAGACGGCTCTAGGTTTCCCAGTCTCTCCCAGCCGCTTACGATACACGTGATAGAACCTCCTACACGTGGGTGAGCTGAGTTCCAGACCCACGCACCAGGCAGAGTCGATTTGATGACCCAGCTTATGGCGATCTCTCATCATTGCGGCGGGCTCAGAGTACTGTCTAGAGAGAACGGTGCGGATGGTGTGCAAGTGAGGCCACATCAGTGAAAAGTACTTGTTGTGATCGGTTTGCGGGTCCGCGTTCACCACCTCCGGTTCGGTCATGAGAGCGGCGTACACCTCTATGGTTTTCAGAGGCTCGCTGCTCTCGTCCACTTCAAACCTCTTCAAGGCCGCTCTGGCCTCCATGGACTCAAAGTTGATACGAGGGATGGTGTCGATCTTGCCGTCACCTCTCATCAGTTCGTGGGGTTCGTACGCAAAGATGATGGCGTCGACCTCTTCGGGCATGGTGAGTTTGGTCAGGTAGCCCTTAGTCAACTCTTTGAGGATTCTAACCGGACCCTGTGAAAACGCCTGCCTGACTCTGTGATCGGACAAGCGGTGTTCCAACGACTCTGTTCCAGAGTTGAGCGGGAGACCCGCGGATTGAAGGTATCGATCTAGCGCGTCGGAAACGTAGGTGACGACGGCCCTGTTTTCAAACACGTTTCTGCCCATAAACCGCTTCATCTTGAGCCACACCAACGTGCAAGCGTCAGCGTTTCCTCGTCCGTCTAGCTGCACAGATATGTCACCGTTTTGGGTTTTGACGAAGACGCTTCCTAAGACCGTCTCCGCGGCATCCAAAAACTCGGTCAGAGTGCCGCTTTCGAACTTGCAGGTCATGGCCACGCTGTTCGGGCCAGGGGCCCTGTTGAACGTGCTAGAGTGGAAATATGTACCTCCGGTCGTCTTCATCATGGAAGGGATCATGTCCGGCAGCGGGGTTGCTCTGATGAAGTCGATCTTGGCTCGCACGGAAGGCTTCATGGGTTTCTGTTGAATGAAGGCAAAGCTGGCCAACTGTAACCGGGTGGCCAGCAGATCCAAAACTGCGTAGCTCAAGTTCTGTTGAAGTAGAACCGGCACCGGTGGCGCCACCGTCGAGGCGGTGCTAGTTCCCTGGTCGTAGGACCAAGCGGACCTTGAAACTGTGCTGGCGGTTTCCTCAAACAGGTCCTCCGCCACCATGGGTTCGAGCAGGTCGTCGACCACATCCTCATTTGAGAGCCATGCTGGGCTGGCGTTGGCGTCGTCTTGCTCTCCCACTAGCCCCTCCATCATCACAGACTTTTCCATCACAAAGATAAATGTTAGACTGTTGCATATAGCCGCCCTGTGGTGTGCGTCCAGGACAGATTTTTCACCCTCAGGTTCGTAGATGTACGGCTCGTTGAACATAACGAAAACCCGACCCTTAAACCGATGGCAGCAAAACAACATCGCCGCGATCACGTCGCTGTAAGCCCTGGGCAAGTACTTTAAGTTCAAGTCGGTCCTGTCCGTCGGCGTGGCAGAGTTGGTGAGATATTTGATAGGAACCACCACCACGAACGGCACGACCGTGGTCGGAAACATTTCCGTAGTCAGAACCCATCTTCTCAAGTTCGGCATGGCGGACGATCGCTCGAATGGTTTTTCCCTTTTTCCGTGAGAACTGCCGTCTGTAACGATGGAAAAAATGTGTGTGACTGAGAGTCGCTGCGCAACACAACTCCTCCTCAACTGAACGTTCGCCGCGTTGCAAAACTCCGCCTTAACTAAACGTTCTGCGCAAGCGTTCGCTCACTTTGTTCTGCCCTTAAGATCCTGCTCACAGACTTGAGCTTCGCTCTTTTGATTGAGTATAGCGTAGGTTCAAGTTCACGCGCGTTGGACTTTACAATAAGCTGCTTTGGGTGAAAATGGACCACATCGGGAGTAAACTGATGGCCGCGCTGAACGCCGTGTCATCAAACAAGAAAGTGGCACAGCAGGTGTTTTGTGGCATCAGACTGAACGCCATAAACTCCACCGTTTTTTCTCCGCAGACAGCTCTCCACATGTCTTGCTGCGGCCTACTGGCTCAAACGACGGGACTGGACAGAAACACGTGGCCCAGGTCCGTTTTGGAGCAGCTGCTGGAAGACAGACTCGACAAACCGACCGACGACGAACCGGCCGACAATGTCAACAGACAGGGCACCGTGACGGTTATGTGCTGCGCTTGCGGGACCTTCATGAGCGCGCCTCACGTTATGTGGTCCGACCCGGGTTTCGCCAGCTTCGCCATGGTGTCGGCGTGTGACAAGGCTGTCCCCCACCCGTTGATCGAACCTGTTGTTCAGTCGATGGCTCAAGCTTGCTGCGCTCTAGGGCTCTCTTTGGGTGGACGGGTGTCCATCATCAAACCCGACGACGACGACAACAAGGTGATCGAACTAAATGTGAGAGACGTGGGCCCTACCCAGTTCCCACACCTGATGACCAGCGCTCAAAAACGTTACGACTCCATGATCGGGCTCTTGATCAAACTGGGCAAGTCAAAGGTTCAAAAGCTGGCGCAGGCCGGGCTTTACCACCATAACGAACGGCTGTGTTGCGTTTGGTGTGAGACGGAGTTTGAACAAGACACCTGGGACCGCGATAGCGCGACGCTGACCGAAATGGATGTGTTGTACTCCGAACTGGGCGCCAGGGGTGTTACCGTTAACGGGGAGGACCACGTGTGCTGCGATCCGCGTCAAGCTACGGACGTGAGAGGGTGTGGTCCGGTGGCACTGGTATCGGACTCGACTCTGGAGAGGCTCCGAAACGTGCCTGTGAGAGACATCATCTTTCAGAACCGAAAACTGGCCAGCGTGCTCTGCTACGACTGGAGAGCGCTCTACGAACCCAAAAACAAAGGGGGGCTCAGCGGCGCGACCCTTCTTTACACCGGATTCAGCGACATGTGCCTGTGTCTGTCTTGTGGTGGTATTTGGGCCGGGATAAGCATTCAGCTCCATCGGTGCAACCACGTTGAGCTCAAGAGCATGTTCGCGAAGGTGAACGCTGCCGCTCTCGGGTTCACGTTCATCGCTAGACCGGACATAGACCCCTCCGAGAACCGTTTGGTGCTGCCGGTCAACGCCGCTCGCACCACCACCAAGAGGGCCTACGGAGGCAGAGCTACCAGCAAAATGGTGCTGATGGCCATTAACGAGATGTGGGTGCCGGAACAGATGCAGGGGGAACAGAACTGGGGGCCTCAGCTGATTGACGCCGCGACAATCACGGAATTCAACAACGCGGTAGCGGACTGGATGGCGGAGGAGGAAAAAAAGCGGCAAGAGGCGCAGGCTCGAGAGACCCAAGACATCGCAGACTCTCTCTCCAATCTCACGATTTGAGTTGTGTTGTAAACAAAAAAAAAAATAAAAATCTAGATCTCGATGAAAGTTCGTTTGTCACGTACGTTCTTCCGAATGTGTTGAAACATGTATTTATTGGTCTAGCGGCCTATAGCTAGGTCACACACCTCTCGCCCACAACCAACAAACACTAAACACACTCACAACCATGGAGGTTCAGACGTACGAGCCATTGTTAGATCCGGCCAACAACAGGGATGTCACTTTTCCGATCAGAGAGCACGCCATCTGGGCCATGTACAAAACTGCTCAGGCTGCCAATTGGAGCGCGGAAGAGGTTGATTTGGCCCAAGACGTGACACACTGGGAAAAGAGACTCAACAAAGACGAGAGACATTTCATCTCTCACGTGTTGGCTTTCTTTGCGGCCGCCGACGGGTTGGTTAATGCCAATCTGGGTCAAAGGTTCACACAGGAGGTGCAGTATCTGGAGGCGACATATTTCTACAACTTTCAGATGGCCATCGAAAATGTGCACGCAGAAATGTACTCGAAGCTGATTGCTACTCTGATCAAGGATGTGAAGGAGCAGGACAGATTGTTTAACGCCGTCGAGCGCATGCCGTGCATCGCAAAGAAGGCTGAATGGGCCAAAAGGTGGACCCATGACACCAACGCCTCTTTTGGTGAGAGGCTCGTGGCGTTTGCGGCCGTGGAGGGGATCTTTTTTAGCGGTGCTTTTGCGGCCATTTTTTGGCTCAAACCGCGTGGGATCATGCCGGGCCTCATCATGTCCAACGAGTTCATCTCTCGGGACGAGGGACTGCACTGCGACTTTGCGTGCCTCCTGTTTAAGGACCACATTTTGGGCAAGCCGGGGTACGAACGTGTCTCGCAGATTGTGACCGAAGCGGTCGAGATTGAGAAGGAGTTTCTGTCGGAAGCGCTCCCCGTTAGGCTGCTGGGGATCAACTGTGAGCAGATGTGTAGCTACATCGAATTTGTGGCAGACAGGTTGCTGGCGGCTCTCGGATTTCCGAAGCGCTATCACGTGAAGAACCCATTCGGGTTCATGGAATCAATATCCATGGAGGGCAAGACCAACTTTTTCGAGAAGAATGTGTCGCAATACAAGAAGTTCACCTTCTCCGACAAAGATGATAAAACGTGCTTTTCAATTGATGAGGATTTCTGAACCGTTGTCTGTCGATTAATAAACTGTTTGAAAAGAGTACCTTTTCTAGTGTGTGTCTTGTTCTTTTGGTGCAGCATCATCAATCTAATCACTTGCGGTGGTTTAAGTGTGTTTATAAGACAGGTTGATTGTGCGCTCGCGCCCTTCCCCGATGAAGACTTTTATTGCGATTGTGATGGTGGCCCTGATAGCCCCCGCTATCAGGAGCGAGGTGTGTCTGCGCAACCAACCAGAAACCGGTTGGCTCGGAGATGAAAAGTCTGTTGCTGTGGGCATTGATGCCTGGGCCTGGTCTGGGGAGCAGTATATCAAAAACAAGGGCGGATTGGCCAAACTCTTTACGGGATCTGTGCCGTACTTTAGACCTGCGCATAGGGGCAACTCTAAAGTCTTCTACGCCGGACCCGTTGGTGGGGCTCACGACTGTGAGATCGAATCCGTCAACGTCAGTCTGCCCGGATCCATGACTAAAGAGGAAGTGTTAACCACGATCTACGACAACACTTGTAACCGAGTTTGGAAGTGGAACGACCCGAAGGTGGACGCTGAGATGATATCGTACACAACACTCTTTAACAATGTGGCCAACAACGTAGCGATCGTCACTCCAGCCCGGGACATAACCATCCTCCTCGACAACGAACCCGGCGACTCTGTGGTGATGATCTGTGTGGCCGCGGTACAACCCAACGCCACTCTGATGGGAGCCCCGATCCCACTCGGTGGCGGATGCGGCTGGTACGGCCAATCCGAAACAAACGTGACTCTGGAAAACTTTTCGGGAGGTCTGTTTGTGTCCGACGTTATGACTTTCGGACCCAAAACCTGGCCCTGCGTGTGGCTGACTCACAAGGACGATAAAGCTTCGTGCGGCTTGGTGAAACGCGTGTGGGCCAGACTCTTTAACACCTCTCAAACTACGACCACGCAGACGCCGGTGTACGACAGAAAAGGCCACTGGGAGTCTACTCTGACAAAATCCAACTCGGGACTCTGGCTCGCAACCAATCTCAGTCTGTCAGAGATTGTGGTCGGAGAAAATTGCAGCGGTGTGGACTGGAAACAGGTGCAAGGAGTGTGGTGCAATTCAACATACTGTCCCCAGATGATGAGATCGGAAGATGTGGAGTCTATGAGGTCCGCCATCGTCCACGTTCTGGAGTCAGAGTCGCCGTTTGACAAGCAGTTCAAGTTTGGATCCTACGTGACTCTGATTGTGCTGGGTTGTTTGGTGGTTATACTAACCATTGCCGCGATCGCGGTCTTTTCGACTCGTTGAAAAAAAGTGCAAGAACAAGTGCGTAATACGTTGAAAACTTTTATTGCAACAAACACATTGTTTAAAACAAGTATTAAAGATTTAATACAATATTCTCCTGGTTCTTCGTTCCTTTTTTTTTCCCTCCTAGTTGTTCAGGTCGACAACAACCAATTCTTTGGTGTCATCATTGGGTTCTTTAGTGTACACAAGTTTTTCGCGTCTTCGGGTGCGGCGGCGATCGCAGCAGAAACAAATGGAGATGATCGTGAGAATCACAATCAAGGTTAATCCGACTCCGATTCCAGCCTCCGGGCCATTAAACGCCGGCACTTCAGCACATTCGGGAGGTGATGCTTGGTAGGCTAGAGCGGCTGGGGCTGGAGGGAGACTGGCGCAAGGGGGGCAAACTGGGGCGGCCTCATTCTTTTCAACGGTGCACGGTCTACCCCAGTATGTCACTTTGCGGCCGTTCTCATCGTAAAAAACATAACCCGGCTCAATCAGTGTAACCGGGCCGGCCTTAACCAGGTCCACACCATTCAGGACAATTGGCCCGCGCTCGATGGATCCAGTTATGTTAAACGGGCAGCCTGGATCTGTCAGAATCACCCAGGAATTGTTGTAGCGGACTCTCACTCTGAAGGACCGATCTTCGAACAAAAAGATGCTTGTTCCATTTTCAATGCTCCGAACAGTGCAAGCACCCTCCTCCTCCACCAAAAAGGTTTTGTTTCGCACCAGCTCTCGGCCTTTCTTGTCATATTTGTATTGTTGAACAGTGTAGAGAAGGTAATAGTCGTAAGTGTGGTTCCACACGCCGGTTTTCATGACTGGTTCTCTGCGTGGCTGAGGTGGGCGTTGTGGTTGCTGCACCTCATCCTCATCTTCATCTTCTTCATCCTCATCCTCGTATTCATCGTCCTCATCCTCATCCTCATCGTAGTCCTCCTCGTTCTCAAGGTCGAGAATGTCCTCAACTTTCAGGCGCAGGGTTCTGACGGCGCCGAACCCTGAGGATTCCGGGTCGGACCATATGCATTTTTCTGTAGACTTGGTAGAATCGCACACGAGCTCCACGTCACCCTCTTGAGCGTGACCATAGACGTAGGCCTTGTGTACGTTTTTGTCCAAGTTGATCGCGGCGTACCCTGATGAAGCCATAATCACCGATCCCACTGCGAATGGGACCAAAGTGGCGAATAGAAGGACTCCTGAAAATCCAATCATGATAGTAGAATGGTGGAGGGTTTGTAGAATGTAGAGGGTTTGTAGAATGTAGAGGGTTTGTAGAATGTAGAGGGTTTGTAGAATGTTGGAGGGTTTGTAGAATGTTGGTTTGTAGAGAACGTTGTGCTCGGCCGTTTATATACTTGGTGGCGCCTCGCAGCTCCTCCCATTTAAAGTTTGGATGTGTGCCAATGGTTGTGGCGTGGGTGTCGGCAACCTCACACTCTGTAGACCTTTGGTGTTCTCAGCCTGTTTAAACCCCACTTGAGATAGGCGAAACGGGCGTAGATCTGCAAGTGAGGCGGCAGATCGGAACGTCTGTTGAGCCAAAATAGGAACCCGATAATAAAGACTCCCAACACAATCTCAATAGTCAACACCGGCAGAAACCAGGCTGGCATCTCTGCGGGTGGGGAAGTGGGTCCCGTGTACTCTGTGTCACACAACTCCATTATCCTGTGAAACGTTGTCACAACGTGGCCCAACACGTTGCCGTAATAGCAATTGACTGAAACGTCTGAGTGACCCGCCGTCCAAATGCGACCCGTGGGCGACCCTGATCCGTTTCTCACCACTGTCCTCGTTCTGTTGTAGACGTTGTATGTTTCTTCCAGTATCAGATCGTCCAACTGACAGGTGATGTTGATGAAACAGGTCTCCAGTGTCGTTCCGTTAATGTTCGAGACGTTAAGAATGGGTCCGTCCAGAGGCCTAGCAGACTGTATACGCACCACTCTCACAGAGTAGTCGAAGTAGGCAAAGTCTTCGGAGCTGGTGAGAAACAGGCCCACGTACACGGCGTTCGCATCTTCGTCTTTGATCACGGGGTCTAAAACAAGGCCCTGGTCGTGTGTTAACCGCACCCTATCCTCCACGCCTGGAACAGATTGGTTCAAACGAAAAGACCAGCGATTTGTCAGTTCGTGACCGTTTCTAAACCAGCGAGCCCTGACATTGCGAGGAGGGCTGTGAATCACACACGCTGACCCACGAGAGCAGTTCAATATAGTCACAGTGTTCGCCAGTGTCAGCGACTCATCGTAAGTAAAGTTAAACAGCAACTCTACGCCGGTCTCCAGTCTGTTTCTGGCGTCAGTCAGTAGCAGTTTATCCTTGAGTGACGAAGCGACCTGGATCATGTACTGTAGCACGGATGGTGCCGGTTGCGCGGCTTGCAACAATGTAAGACCAACCAACAAACCAACCAGCTTCATTTTTTAAAGCTTGAAATAGTGTGAGACGATAGTCGAGAGTAGTTCAGAATGTTTATTGAACAACACACACATAACCACAATTATACACATTTTAAAGTGGGAGGAGTTCAGCAGCCCAACCCATCTGCCCTGACAAGTCATTGCCAGCTATTGGTTCGCGGCCAATTTCTTCTACATGTGCTTGACATGAACCACAATCAAAGACGATGACACACTCCCCACACTCCCCACACTCCCCACACTCTTCCGCGGCAGCATCAGTGCTATCATGATAATCAAATATCGGTATCACACTGTGCACCTCAGGCGGAAAGTGAACGTGGCGTGTATGAGTCCCTCGGCGCGTCTTTTTCAGTTGTTTCTTCAGCACAGATTTTACTGGCGGAGCTGGGGTGTACACAAACACGGGAGGCGGGGAAGGTGGAGGCGAAGATGAGGGTGAGGAGGAGGTTGAGGAGGAGGGTGAGGAGGTTGCCAGCAACACTCTCCGGAGTGTTGAACCAATCCCTCTGCGAGGTGGCGGGGGCGGGGACCTCTTGATCTGTACCTGTTCTTCAAACCGGAATGTTGTGTCAGGTTGTCGGTATGTCGGTGTCAGGTCCCCACCGTTCAGCTGGGGTTGTTGAGCCTGTTTTAGTCGCTGTTTGCGGATGTCGTACCAGATCCAAAACTTGCACCAAAATATAGCCCACATCAAGACAAAACAAACGGTTCCACATCCCAATAGAACCCATTTGTCCACAGTTGCGTCGTACCATTTCCTGCCACCCGCAGCAGGGGTGACTTGATCCGTCATAATGGACCAGTATATCAAGCGAACAAGCAGGCAACACGTAACACACAAATACACGATCAACACACAGGTTCAAAGTTTGAAGAAATGTTTATTGTCGCACGCCTTACATAGGCAGATCTGAAAATAAAAGAGGAGGAGTTTTACAAATGGTTAACCTCATCAAACTCCTTTCAGCACATTACAATGTCGACTCTGGCATGTATGAAATCTTCTGCCCGCTTTCGAATTTCCACATTCTGCTCTCAGTCTTTTTCAGTTTGTGTGTGCGGCATTTCGAGTAGATCCACCATATTATCAGCAAACAAATCAGCACAAGTAACACAGCCGCCAACAGGGAAAGCAGCGCGACTTCGTACAGCGCTAGTCCACTGTCACCGACAAATTGGGTCCAGTCTGTGCCATTTGTGGTGAGGCCGTGGTGCTACAGAATAAATAACACACGTTGCTATTTACAAACTTTTTATATATAAAAAAAACAAACACAATCACAATCACGTATTAAAAAAATATATATCCCACATACACAACACAACACATGTACAGGTCTCTACCTCGTAGGTGGAATTGTTCACAGTGGCTCCTTGAGTGGTGGTGTTGGCTAAAAAGCCAAACAGGAGAAGTATTATGATCATTATTCCGAGTCAGTAGGGAGCAGTGAGCAGAGTGAAGAAAATCTGACAGTTGAAGCGCTTTACATAGGAGTCTCCTCTCGTCTGACCGGTTTGACACTGACAGGCCCTTTTTTCTTTTCAACTGACAGGCTGACACAGAGGGAGTTGTCTCGCCCGAGGCTTACAGCTGGGGCGTTGGCGGAGGTGGTGTGCCGAAAAACATGATCTGAAACGGGCCTTTCTTTCTGACCCCGCCAGTAGTCTGTGTTATGCTACACTCTTCAAATGCCACCCCGTTAAACATTGCAGTGTGATCTGGGAACCTGACACACGGAGAATGTGGTAGAATTTGAGTCATTATGTGTTGTCTCAGAGCTGGCCATTCGGGACCAGCTTGGTATCCCATTTTTTCCAATTCTGCTCTGACGTGCATAGTCCCCCAGTGTAACATGGATCTGTAGATAAACAGATCGTCGGTGTCTTGGTCGTGGTTGTAGTTTTCGGTCCACTGCTTGCAGTTGTGAAGGATAATATCCCAAGTACACCTCATATAGTTTACAGTCATTCTGGCCCTGCCCATGTGCTCGTTTCCAGTAGGGTCGTCTTCAGCCTTCACACATGCAGAGCACAGACCGTAAACTGGGACAGTCTGCTTGGTGAAGACGTCGTATTCGTACTTCACAGCCTGTCTTCTGCTACAACCTGCATTGTGTTTGAACGAAGTCGTCTGTTTTGTCAATTCCTGAACTGGGATGGGGGCTTTCAGGTACACCGCCGCGCGTCTACCTTCGATCCACTCTGGTGGAATGGTCATCTGATCGTTTGCGGGTGTGTGAGAGCTCTGGGCCCGCCACGAAGCTGCGTGGTATGCGTCAAGCTTGGCTTGACTCCAATCTTCCACAGTTGTAAAAAAGGCGTCTCTGTTTATCACCACGTCAGGCGCTCGTTTCCTAAGAGCACCTCTGGCACCCTTCACGTAACGATCCTCGTCAATCTTGGGCCCTGTTCCCAGATTCTGCATCATTATAGAGGCCGTCAGCTCAGTCAAATCCGGGTGTTTGTGTTCTGGCGGCGTCAACAAATGGCTCAGCTGCGTCTGATCAACAGTGAGAATCTGCTGCGACTGGCTGTCTTGTGGGGGACTGGTGACATAGAACTGCGGGTTGTAGAATTGAGGTGTCATTTCAATCCCGGTTGTCACCACGTTCACGTTTTGTAAGACGGGCGTCGTGACGGGCGTGACGGGCGTGACAGGCGTGACAGCCAGAGCCGCTTCTTGTACAACATTGGCTAAATTCGTCAGCAAGGACGATGTCGGCCTTGTTTCGGGTCTATTTTCATGGTCAAATGACATGGTTGGCCCCGTTCCCAGCACAGCGTTTGTGTCTATCAACATGTCTAAACCTAGTGTTTCGCTCAACTGGCTCAGCATGTCCTCAACATTGTCATCATCCCCATCATCCCCATCGCTCTCAGTTTCGGACACCGTGAACTGGGGTTGGGTTCCTTGCGAGCACTCCACCACACTGGGCATAATCAAGTTGAAGGGTTCCGCGAACGTCGGCGGTTCAAAGACGGACGGTGGGATATATTGCGGCAACATTGAAGGAGACCCTTCAGGAGACGTTGCCGGTGAGCAAACCACCTGTGAATCATCTGATGCTGAGTGTGTGTGTGAGTGTGGTGTAGACTGGGACTGGGACGTAGATCTGTCGGAGTCTGATTTCTGTTTCTTTGGTTCGGGTTCATCGATTTCTCTTTCACGGTGCCTTTTCCTGCTCTTTCCGTCCTTGTGTCTCTTCCTATCCTTTTTGTCCCTTTTCTTTTGTTTTGGCTCGCCGTCCAGCGCAGCAAAAGCTCTAAGTTTACTTTCAAAGTCCATTGCGAAGAAAGTAGTAGATGAAGGTAGAATGGAATGGAAGAGGGTTGTCATATAACAAACGACTCTCACGCAGTTTAAGTACATTTCACAAACCACACCTCTTTATTTTTTCTATATGACATCATGATGCCCCGCCTCCACTTTCATTAACAATTGCTTGGAGGACCACTCCCACACCACTCCCACACCACTCCCACACCACTCCCACACCACTCCCACATTTAATTACATCATAAGAAAAAGTCTTTGACTTGGATGGAGATAGACTGAAACGGCTCCAAACCCTCTGGGGTCGGAGAAACACCTAAAATCTGACACGCGGCATCCAAATCAATTCTCTGCGCTGGATCTAGCGTGCTCCCTCTTTGAATGAACTTGTCTAGTTGCATGGCCTCTGTTTTAGTTGCGGCGTTGGGAATACCGACCCTGTCTTTGTAAAATGCTATAACGTGGCGAGCCCTATTCAAAACTTCGGCCAGGGCCTTCAGATCCCAGCAGAACTTGCTCGAGTGCGTGGTCTCCACAGCCTGTTCGTCCAAAGAGCGACCAGCGGTGTTTGGTAGTCGTTCTGACTTGTATACGCCCGCCAGCTTCACCTTGCGATCTAGTCCTATCCAAATGTTGGCCGAAGTTATGCGATTGTGGTGAACATTGTGCGTTCGCAGGTGAACTAGAGCGGAGATCGCTGCTGCGCCAACTTCCATCAGGTTTACAGTCAGATCGTCCAATTTCACTTCAACTCCCATCAGAGCCAGTTTGGTTGTGCTCAGAGTTTGGTTGTGTAGAAACTCTGTGGTCTCTCTGGTAGACCCTGGCGCCTCGATCCAAATTTGATCACGGACGAATGTGACCATGCCACAGTCTGCTTTGACGTTGTTCAGTCTGCGCAAGATTGTGTTCAGAGAGACTGCACGCTCGTATACCAGGTACGTCAGGCTGCGAGTTCCGTCATACAGTGCAGCCAACGGTCTAGTCAGAAAGGGGCTCGCCAGTACTGTGTTAAACAACTCCAATTCGACCGCGGGTAGTGGAAATGTTTTCCGAACCATCAACCCGGGGTGATTTCTCACTGACCAAAAGGTGTCGCCGAATCTGCCGTTCCCAATGTGCAGCTCCAATTCCAGCCGCGCGCAGTCTAGTAGCGGTGGGGCTCGATGGGTCGGTGGGGTTGGTGGGGTTGACGGGGCTGGAACAGCAGCGCACAGAAGTCTTTTCTTTAGCGGTAAGGTGCTCAGTGGACGTGCAGGTGTGTGTGGTGGTGTAGTGGACGGCGTAGAAAGAGTGGAAGGGGTTGTGGATTTGGGTTTCGAGGAGGGTTTGTGACTCTGTTCAATCAATTGTGCCGGATTGGGTCGAATACCAGGTTCAGTCAAACAAGAGGCGATCATCGCCTTCAGCCTCGCGTCGGGGATTTTTTTCAACACGAGGGTTTTGAGAGCAACGTTGGTGGTGTAGCGGTCCAATTCGAAAATGTCACAAGTCACGATGCGCTCTCTCTCAAGCAGGTAGCTGGCTTCTGACACACACCAGTCCGCCTCGCAGTCAAAGTAGTTACCGGAGTTTGTTTTCCGCCTCTTTTGCGAGGGTTCGACTCCCGGGACCAAACCAGTTCCATTTTCGTTGAATGTGTCCAGCTGCACAAATACGGCCAAAACACTCATGCCCAAGTCCCACACATCAGCTTTGAACGGGTGTCTACGATGCACCACGAAAACGGCGCCGGGTGTTGTGCAAGGCACTAGCTCCGGAGGAGGTTTGTAATATGTGGCGAACGATGTGGTTCCGGGAACGGGTCTTGTCCGTTCCAGCTTTTCGTTAAAAGTAAAGTCGGTTTCCAGCCCGCCTTCTTCAGATACCGATCTAAAAGGTAACATGTCGGACTTGGTAAAGTCTCCCAACAGCACCCTGCCAGCGGAGCTACACCCAAAGTTTTCTAGACGCACGTTATTGTGGTAAATTCCCAGCTGAGTGGCCAAATAGTGGAGAGCTCTGATTCCGTCGTAAAATACGGCCTCTGCCAAAGCGGTTACCAACTCACGACCCTTGGTCGTGTTTCTACCCACTTCCACGTGTGTAGCTCTGCGTTTCTTGGTTTTACGTTCCGCGGGCTGCTTGGGCTGCTTTGCGGGCTTGAACCAAGTTTGTTGGTGTTGGGTAGAGATGTAGCACTGGTGCCTGTACGCCGCCATGTAGTGTTGGGCTACGTGGTCCTTGTGGTGATGAACGGGCAGAGAAGCTGCCCTGGACCTGAAAAATTTCCGCAGCCACTCCGAGTCCTTCAACGGAGCGGTCATAGCCAGCACAATCGCTTCGGTGACTGGCCTGCAGGCTCCGTAAACCGACACAAAGACGGGGCGTCCGTTTAGCTCTCCCACCGTGCAGTCTGTCGCTCTCGCTAGGTTCTTGTGGCGAACTAAGCCACCTATCGCCGCATCGTTGGGTGTGCGAGCCAACCTGGCGATCTTCATGGGAAAGGACTTGTTGTAGACCATGGTTCGAGCCATCGCGCTCATCTGACCCGCTGTCAGGTGGGCCAGACTGTCATCCCACTTCAAATCTCTATCCAGAATCTTTCCCTTGACGACCATCGACGGTTTATGGTCCAGAATCTGCGTCTCGGTGGTGTAAGGACCGAGAGACAGAGTCGGTGTGACAAATCTTATGCCCCAATCCACGTCCGTGGCCGGTCCCATGTATTTCAAGTGATGCACAGAAGAAGCGAGCGGATCCGATGCTGTGTCAAAGTGACCTCCCAACACCATGTCCCGTTTCACGGACCTCTCGTAGTCTAATTTTACCACGGTGGGTTTGAGCGGTCCATATCTCGCGGTCACAACGGAGGGCACGTTACTACTCGTCTCTACGATGGAGGCAGTGGCTTTCGCCGTCGAAATTTCCGCGTCTTCGTGTCCCAGAGGGACCAGACACTCTTTCTGGACCAGATCGTACAGTTTCGCGTCGACGCGGTGTCGCAAGGGGTGCGTGCGATCCCAACACGTGACGCAATCCCTAAGCAAGTTCGTCAGCAAGTACTCGTCGCGTTCGTCGGCCATGGATTAAAAAAAATCTGACCTCGAACAATCGTATCACTTCTTGAAGGGTCTGCGGAGAAAAATGGAGACGACACTCGTGTTGATCAAACCTGACGGCGTACGCAGAGGCGTGATTGGAAAAATTCTGACGAGGTTTGAAGACAGAGGATTGCAGCTCAAAGCTTGCTCTTTGATTGAGGTAAGGTGCGGATGCCGATGGAACGCATACATTTCTAGTTTTCTTAAATGTGTGTATGGGCGGAGTCTGACATATTTCCATTGTTCACTGTTTACGCAGCCTCCTACAGCTCTGCTTGAGCAACACTACGCAGATCACGTGACTAAAACCCACTGGCCACTCATCCTCTACTCGATGCAGAGCGGGCCCGTTATGGCCCTGGCTTTGGAGGGCAAATCTGCTGTGCAGTTGGTGAGGTTGATGGTTGGAGCCACGGACCCTGTTGTCGCTGCTCCTGGCACCATCCGCGGAGACTTTGCCATAGATTTGGGTCGAAATTTGATTCACGCCAGCGACTCTGTGGACAGCGCGGTTCGAGAACTGGCCCTCTGGTTTCCCTGCAACCCTGTCACCGGAGAATCTGCCCTCTGCGAATATCCACCCCGCGAATTTATCTACCGGAAAGTGTGTCTGGGTTGTCTTCACCATCAAAAGCACACGGGTCACACAATGTGAAACGGTGCGTTGTTAACCTCTTCAATAAAGATCGTCACTGAATGATGTTGTCTCCTCCTCTTTGTAATCGCCGACCGTTAAAGAATCGAAGTCAAACACTAGTATTTCAGTTCTTCCACATGTACTTTTGTACTTCTCTTATCACTCACACCATTTACAGACTCTCAACATCTCTCATCACAGGGGAAAAAAAACCCACTAAACCATGGCATTAGTCGACGGAGTGAAAGAGTTTGAAGCGTTGTGTGAGGCTGTCGGGTTAGATACTGTAGATCAACTGTCTAAAAACGGACACATCTTCAAACGGTACATCGAGGCCGTGAAGAAACTCAACGGTCAAAAGAGAGATCGGTTTCGGTACAATTATAGAGAGGGCTCGTTGAGACCTCGCTTCACGCGCAGATTCAAGCCGTACTCTGCCTTCTCTGTCCGCAAAATGGACTCTATGCAACACAAGCTCAACATAAACCTGTCAAACACGCTGCCGATAGACCTGGTGCCGGACACTGTTTCATCTACAGAAGCGGAGAAGGTGCTAAACACATTACACCAAAAAAGCCCCGACAACACTGCTATGATCAATCCAGTGTTCGTGACGCTGATGTGCGAGGGGAAACCTATTTGGAGGCGGTATGCTTACGAGTTTTTGATGGGGTCGGTGGGTTGTTCCGATGTGATCCAGAACTGGTGGCTCAACGCCAATGTTAGAGTGGCACCCGACGAGGATTGGGACAATCCGATGTCTCTGGCTGACAAGTCGAGCGTCATGGCTCTGGGCGCCGCCATGCCCTGGAAAAAGATTCCCCAGAAACTCAAAGATAGGTCTGGTTCGGCGCTGGGCGCCGCCATGCCCTGGAAAAAGATTCCCCAGAATGATATCACGTTCACAGAAACCGCGAAAGAGTTGCGTAGGTTGGTAGCCAGACGCAGGGGTTTGGTGGTGCCGCTCGACGTTCTCAACACCTGGAACAAAAAAAGCGCCATTTTTGCCAACTTTGACACTGTTCACCTGGTCATCACAAGCGTGTGGCCCGAATACGTTCCGGTGCCGGCCACATCGGTGAAATTGGGTTACATTCTGGAGTTCAAGTACGGGGTGACGATCGACAAACCAGCAATCCTGTATACTGGAGGTTTGACGCTCTACGGTCGCACAAAGGGGATTGTCGGATCCTTTCCATGGGGCCGCCAGCTCGAAACAGTCCCTCCGCCACCGGTCCGGTCCAACGGCATCACGAGAAACCCCGTTCAGTACCTAGACAGCGATGACGACAATGAGTTGGAACATGGCCAGAGACTTTTAACACCGGAACGATCTTACTCGAGCCAACCTGAAGTTCCAACCCAACACTCGGAATCCCTCGCCAGACTCACGGATGAAGACCTACATAAAGAGCAGACGTTCATACACACCATCAGATACATCAAGGGTCCTACGACTCTCAACAAGCTTTTCTCATCTACAGCAATCGACCAGCCTACCATCACTCCTGCCATTCAATACGTTACGCCAGATCCGCTGCCGCCCAAGGCACCGCAATTCAAAGGCTTAAACAAAGCTTTGGCGGCCGCTTTTTGCCCCTGTTGCCGCAGCACGTTCGCCTCCAGCTATCTACCGGTGTCTGTGTGTCCCACGGGCCACTTTATCTGTTCTCTCTGCTCGCCTAATCAAGCGACCTGTATCGAGTGTAGGGCCGAAAAAGTTCCACCCACACCTCTGCTAGACTTTGTGGAACGCTGTCATGCAGCTTGGGTGCCAGGCGGTCGCGGCTCTGAACTACCTGACCGCTCTCAAACGGGGCAAATATGAAGATGTTTGGCCGGCTACGGGAAGGCGGCAATGGCACGCCTTAGTGCACGAGATATACCCGGCATCGACAGTTAGTTCTCAATTCCCTCAAACGGAGACCGACCCTCTACCTTCACCCTCACCCACGAGCAGCTCGCAATCGAGCCTGTTTGAGTTACATCCTAACGGACCACACGCTCCTAACTCTGACTCGCTGGGCGGCCAGCTCAGTCCTCACACCGCGGCAAGGATACGATGTTGTCCAGAAACGTGTCCCATGTCAGGAGATTATGTGTACTCGCTCGAAGAAAACGGGGAGAGGCACTGCTACATGAACGGTGTCAGGGTTGATAATCCCTCTTTCGACAGCCAAGATTCTGACACCACCATCATCACCTATCAACAAGAGGAGGACGCGAACAAACTTGCGAGATGTAACCTGTTTGGCTACATTTTAGCAGAATCTGTGCCTCTATTTCCCCCTGCAGAATACACCCTGTGTGGCGCGGGATGTCCTACCTGCAACCTAGAATACGTCTTCAACAGGTTAGTTGCGGACAGATGGATGGAATATCCGAAAGAGGTGCTGGCCACTTTCAACACCACTCGATTTGGTGGCGAGATGGCAGACCTGCTCGACTGGGAAACGTCTTTAAACTACGACCAGTCACAGTCGCAGTATTGGCGGGGAGAGACTGTAAAGGTTACAGACTCTTGCATCACCAATCCGACCCATCCCCGCGTGACGCCCGGCAAGTGGTCTAAAATGATCCAAAACTTGAGAAAGGTGAGCCCCGCCTTGTACCCTTTGGGGTTCGAAGACTGTATCGAACACGGGATGGTGCAGGCCACGATCACCCTGGGCACAGACTACGGAGCGCATATCATCAAGGACAAGTTTGTGATGTTGCCCGCGCCCTGGAACTGGTGTTACAACTCCCCTTTACTGGGAGCCAACATCCCTCGACAGTGGGCGAAATTCGGCATCCTGAAACTGCTGAGTTGGTCCGTGTACGTGGACCAAGATCAGAACCTGTGGGTCACCGGCAAGTGCTGCGACAAATTCAAATTAGATTCAGTGCAGAGAGTGTACACGGACTTTCAAACGACAGTCTTCTCGACATGGTACAACAAGATCGCGTTCCCCGAAAGGAAGGACCACACACCCACGTTAGCCTTCGTGGCAAAACTGAACGAGACTCTGGCTGGCTGGGCTAGGGGCTGTAACATCATCCTATCCGATGCGAAAGTGACAAAAAGGATTGTGCACGCCGCAGACTACACCGAACCCATTGTGGTAAACAACATGGTTCCAGAAATTCACTGGATCATGATTGGTTGTGACCCTGACCACGTGAAGAAAACTACAGACCCGATCGCCGTACCCCTCACACACACATCTTACACCGCGTCCGAAGATGCGGTGACGAAAGACCCTTCACACCCCATTCTCTGGCACTTCGGCTGCTGCCATAAACAGATTCAGAAAGGAGACTGGATTTTCAGCGTACGAAACCCGCACTTGATTCTTTATTGTAAAGACTGTCACTCAGCTTTGCCCGCTGACGGAAAATCAACGAGAAATCGTTTGCTCGAATCTTGTTTTGACAGCGTGTAATTTCTTGTGTGGGAAAAAAATAAATGGGTCTTTGCTGAACTAGTTTGTTCCTTTCTGTATCGTGTCTTTCAAGGGTTTGTTCCTTAATCAGCAGCGGTGTCGTTTTTCCACAAACCTCAAACACCAACATGTCCAAAAGTAGGTCCATGCCGAAAAGTGTGTTGGTGTGGTGAGAGATGTTCCACATGTTTTTCCTGTCATTAACTCACCCAATTCTGTCTGAGAGATATTCCACATGGTTTTCCTGTCATTAACTCAACCAATAAGTTCTGTCTGTCTGAGAGATATATTCCGCATGTTTTTCCTGTCATTAACTCGACCAATAAGTTCTGTTCTGACATTAACTCAACCAACAAAAAAAAGTTTGTTAAAGTTTTTTATTTGGTTATGTTACACCATATCACACCATACACCATTACACATATTACTTCATTCTTACACCATTACACATATTACTTCATTCTTACTATTCAGGCGTCATAAGAGGCCTGAAACCTGCTATCCTCCACTGGTGGTAGCGAGGCAAAGACCGTGAAAGGCTGTGAGGAATATGGTTTGGTGGGCAAGGTGAAGCCGACTGCGATCTTGTGTTTCTTCAGAATGACAGACGGTCTGAGTCTGCGTTCGGGTGGGTTCAGAGAGTAGACGATCACTGCCTTCAACAGGGGGTCCGTGACCATCTCCGCCAGTCCGTCTCTTTTTTTGTCATCTTCATCTCCTTTGTCAAAGTAGCCCAGGCCCAAGCCTGGACGACCTCGCCTGATGATGCCGGCTAGAACCAGACCAAGTCCCCAATTGTCCCACACAAACGGATACTTCGCCACCACTTCGGGGTTCTTGAACCAACACTGTGTAGTCGTTCCAGATTGTGGTTTGTCCGCAACCAGACTAAAGTCTGCAAGGACCCCCTCGCCTTTTGCGTTGATCAGAATGTTGCCTGCCGCCAAATCGTTGTGGTAGAGCTTGACCTCTTCAAAGAACTTAAGCCCCTTCAAAGCGCCTCGGATAAACGAGACGATTCGAGTCTCTTCATCCCAGTATTGATCATCCAACGAGCGGGAGCTCAGTTTGTTCATGATCCAATAGCAGATAAAGGGGTCTCCCGCACCTTGCACCACACTCAGAGGGCTGAGAACATTGGGCGAGCCGACCAGCTTGTCCAGAGCCTGTAGTTCTTTCGAGTCAACCATGACCCGTTTAACGACAATGTCGGGTCTGTTCTTCGTGGTCCACACGGACCCGTAGGCGCCTTCACCAATCTTCTCCAAGAGCTCCAACCTTCTCGCGCCTATCAAGCGGGGCACCTTATACCACACGCCATTGTACAGGGCGCGTTGACCCATCCAAACGTGGTTATCAGCTTCACGGCTTCGTTTGACCAGCTGTCTTGTGATAGGCACCGTAGACATTGGGAACGTGGGCAAAATTTGCTCAGAATTGTCCACCAATTTTAGCAGCTCCGTTACTGTTGATCTGGTCGGTGGTGGTAGAAAGACTCTGGAAAGAACGTCGCGGATCGAGAGGTCCTCAATTGACTCCAGCATCTTTGTGACCGTTTCCGTGTCTGTGATCCAAATGTCATTGGAAAAGTCTTCGTGTTTGACCATGCCTAGGCCCCACTGAGGAGGCTCCTTTCCGTATTCCGGCTGTCGAGGCAGCAGCCCGTACCAGTCCAACATCACCTCTCCAACGGTCCACGAATCGTAGACAAATGGGTAGCGGTGGTGGAGAATGGGCGCAATCTCAGAGAACCCAGCCTTGTACCTGTACGGATTATCCGTGCCAGCCTCCGGAGGCCTGACTTCGTCACAGAGCAACGGCAGCACGTCCGCGTGGAACCCTTCAAGTATAAAGTTGTCCGTCTTGCGGTCCCATTTCAGATTGGTTGTCCTGATGTCGTTGTGGTAGAGCCCCATGGCGTGTATGTAAGACACCGCGCGCAGGATATGAGTGAGAGCGCGCGGGCCCGATTCACGGGGCGCAGCTGTGGCAGGCTCCCTCAGCAGGGTCACAATGTGCATCCCGTAGAGGCTACCCGTCGTCACCTCCAACACCGGCATTATGTTCGGATGCTTGAACAATTGAGCCACGAGTGTCCCTGGAGTGTGTAGAGTCCGCAGGGCTCTGAACGCCGGTTTGGTGGGATTTTTGTCAACAGACCCGTCGTCTCCGTACTGATCTTCTTCATCCATAAAGTACTCATGCAGTTGAATTCCTTCAATCGTTTTGATGATCCTATAGAGTGGAACAGGATCAGTGGGGAAATGGCGTTCAGCCGTTACATAGTGGCGCACGCACTTCCTTCTGAGCTGAACGCCAAATTTACCGGGCTCGTAGGCTATGGCATCACAGAGGAACTTGTTGCCTTGACACGGCTTGACAGCCCTCCATTCGCTAGACACGAGAACAGCGAGCGGAGTCCGATCGAGCAATCGGTTGTTTTGAGGCAAACTTTCACTGCCGGGCAGCACATCGTTCACCAGCTTCGGGAACTGTTTGATAGACAGTGCAACACAGGATTCGCACCGACAACCATCTCCAACGATACTCCCGAGGTGAGTTTCTCGGGGTTGTTGTTTAAGCAACATGTGCAACATTGTGAATGTAGTTTGAGATGCCTGGAAGAGTTGAGTTGATTTGAATGATTTTGTGTTGTGAAGTTCTTTGCCTGGAAGAAAGAGTTGAGTTGATTTGAATGATTTGAATGAGTTGAGTTGAATGATTTTGTGAAGATGTGTTGTGAAGTTCTCTGCCTGGAAGATTTGAATGAAGATGTGAATGTGGTGTGAAGTTCTCTGCCGGTTTATAAACGATCTGGGAAGAAATTTATGGGCGGGATTACATAAAGGCGGAGTCGCAAGTTGAATTCGTGCCAACTTTATTTCATGATACGTCATAATCACACAATAACACGATAACACACTAACACAATAACACAATAACACAATGTCATAATTCAACAAAATTTACACAATTTGTGGCTCGGGCCGTCAACGGGTCCGGACCGCTTTCTGAGCGGCCCTGTTTTGAGGGTTGATTGCATCGCAGCGTGATCCGGTGTTCTGACCGCCAGAGACTTTGTGAGAAGTAATCCGTGCTCTTGGTTGAGATAACCGCCGTTTTCGCGGCACGTTAACGACAACACTTTCACCCCGGCATTGTCCAACAGGTAGCCTTGCCACAATCCATCAACTCCAGTGTCGTCTGGCAACGAGTACACCGCGTAACCAACGTGGTTAATGTCGCCGTTGGGTCTGTTCACCGGTGATGAAGGCGTTGTGCCAGATGGAACGTCTTTACCGTTTACAAACACTGGCACGTAAAGCTTTCCGCCTGTGATGGCGCACGGTCCTATTGCCTTGTGGTTGAGCGTATGCGTAGAATGGTTAACAAGCACATAACCCTCGTTTTCGGTCCAAGTCAGGCAGTAGAGTTCAGAAGACTCGTCAGATGTCAGAATCAGCCACCTGTGGTCCAGAATCTGCACACTCTTCCATATTCCATAGAACACCGTCCTGCCTATGTCGAAACGACCCGCAGGACCGTCTCCCAAAAACTGAACGGGGTCTTTCCACACAATCACGACCACAGTCACACGTCTCTCTTCAAGAGACACACCGACCGCGTGATGCAAGTTGGAATAGTGGCTCGGAAAGATCCAATCTCGGGGTTTCGACTGGTCCGCCGCCAGAGCCATGCTCAAAAAATCCGCAGAAGTGCGAACGCCGTCTTCGGTCTCCACGTAGTATTTTCCGTTGTTTCCGGCAATTCTCATGGGCATCCCAACTTGGGGTTGATCAATAGAGTTGGCGTACTGCGAGTCCAGCACGTGGTTGAAAGGTGGTGGGTAGGCGGGATTCTGAGCCAACCTCACCTTGTGTCTCTCCCACATCTCCAGGGCCTTGGTCCTAAACTTACACTGACCCTTATGGGCCGGCGGCGGTTGTTTGAACCTGTTACGTGTTTCAGACACGGCTCTCTGCATCGCCGTCATCTCGCGGTTGAAAGCCTTCCAAGTGGGGTTGAGGCAAGCGTGTTCGACCGTCTTCAGCTTCGCGGGGTTGGTGAGCGGAACCCTCTCTTTTAACCTTCGTTCCACGGCGGCGTCGGCGTGAGAGTGTGCCACAGACGGCCTGTCGAGCCCGTCACAGACGCAAGAGTTGCAGCGGGGCCAGACCATGTCCTCTTGCGACCAAGCCCACAACAGAATGAACGCTTCTCGCCAAAAGTATGGTCCAGGAATCGGAGTCTCGAACAGGTTCATCTCCGCAGTGTGTTGGCCCCATGCGTGAAAGTGATCTGCAGACCGCTTTCCTGGTTTCTCTCCAGTCACCGGGGTCAGAGTGATCGAAGTCCTTCTGTCGTCGGCGTTGTTCCTCAGCACTGTCATGTTCCAAGACCACACGGGCCATTTTCGCCACGATCCTTTACGGGACGCGGCGCCGCCGATAAGAACCTGATCTCTGAGACCTTCCAATCTTCCCTGTCTCAGGGTCCCGATCTCAAAGTTGACTGTACGGGTGTTGATGCGAAGCTGAAGGTTCAGATGCATCCTCTTCACCCACCTAAATAAAATCAAATCTTTGACGGATCTGTCAATCTGGTGAGAATCCGCCAGCTTGAATTCTCCGGTGCATCTGTCAGACAGGTAGAGGTTCAGAAAGTGGCCGGCGGTTTGATAGACGTACAGAACCAGGCCCACCTGTCCGGTGTCGACTCTGAATGCGGTCGCAGTCATTTCGAAGCAGTGCTTCAGCCGAAGGTGGCATCTGGGCCCCTTCTCCGGTAGCTGTGCGACGCACACCACACCAGCCTTTTCGTGCCAGTGACCTTCGAGAGGGTCCGCAACCACCCCGTTCGAGGCGGAGACGGGTTTGCTCGCCTCAAAATGCTTCAGTATGGTGGGCAGAGTCCTCACGGCTCCCTTGTGCCTGTTCTTGATGAACTTTATTTCAGCGGACTGGCTCCCACACATTCTGATGAGCGCCATGAGAAGCGACTCTGTCAGATCTTCTTTATGCACATAGTCCGCCCTGCATATCGCCTCCAGCAGATCCAGAAAGAGATTGCAATTGTACTGCGTGCAGCCGGCGGAAATCATTGCGGGATGACGGTCCATCATCACAATCTCTGGAAGCAGCACCACTTCTGGGTTGGGGAGATCGTGCGAACCCAGACACCTCTGTGCGCTAACAGTGGCGTCGGTGTAGAGACAGGCCTCGTACGGTCTGACTTGAGGTTTCATGTTCACCTCGGCGTCTCTGTATATGGTCAGAAACTGTATCAGTTTCTGATCTGTTGGGTTGGTGATGGGTTTCAAATTGTCGGCCCCTCGGAACATTCTCACCAACAGCGGTCCGTCCGAAACTACAAACCCGTCCGACAGTGTGTGCGTAATCATCATCGACATCGCAGTGGCGGGTGGTGATGGTGCCACCGAACTTGGTTTGGGTAGTATTGCCGCCACTACCTTCAGCACCTTTTTCGGAGATTTCGCAGCTTTCGGAGATTTCGCAACTCTTGCCGATTTTGTCGTGAGAGCTGGTTGCGCAGTTATCGGCGCGGCTACACCGTCGTCCACAGTCAAAGGCACGTCAAGAACACTCGCAAGCCTGATAGAGTGTCCTCTCTTGGAACACACTGGTTGAATAGGTTGGAGATCGGACAAGAAAAGGGCCGGGGGTACATTTTTTGCCGCACACTCGGCCAGCAGCCGGTCTCTCTCAATTTCTTCTGGAGTTTTTTGGCGAGGTTCACCGTCGGAAGGTTTAATCAGCGGCAGGTTCAGAATTTGGTCGAGGGTGGGGGGTGCCAAGGATATTGGTGGTGTCACAGGTGCTACGGGTTCTATCGCTGAAAGCTGGGGCGGTGGCGGTGACGGTGGTGGCGGCGGTGGTGGTGGTGGTGGTGGCGGTGCCATGAGGTCCATAAGGTCCACAGGGTCCGGGGAGATCATGTGCTCGAACTCAGATTCGGCGTCAGATATGTACACAACATCGTCATCTTCCCCTCCCCCTCGACGTTTACGTTCGCGCTCCTCGTGCATGCGATCCATCTCAGCCAGGATCTGTTCCGCGGTCGCTTCATGTGCCGAGCCGGTCTCACCCCAGACCGTAATCAGCTCCTTGAACGCGGACGCGAGATCGGTCTTCAGATCGATCACTCGAGCTTGCTCGTCGTCAAACCGCTCCGCTTGAAGGCCTAGGGGAGTCGGGACGTGTTCTTCGACGTAGCTGAATCCGGGTGGGAGCGGTGCGTTGAACACACCCTCTTGAGAGACTCCGACCTCGTAAACCAGATAGTTTTCCAGTTCTGCTCTCTTGACACTAACGGGATCGTCGGTCAGATCGACCACCGGTTTGTTTGCGGAGAACAGCTCGGTCAAGATCGGGTCCGCCGTCAAAGAGTCCACGACCGCCTGTTTCGCGATCGTATTCGTGTACGACTCCATGTGCTCGTCTCTAAGTGGTTCGGAAACGGGAACTCCAGTGATGGCGGCGGGCAGACCGTCGCAAAAGCTCTTGATTCTTTGAAAGGTGTCGGAACCATCTTCGTCGTCTTTAGACAACCACTCTACAGGTACCTCTTCGCTCAATCGCTGCACGTACGCGTGTCTCTGCTCTTTTCGGAGCTGGTTGATCACGTCCCGCCAAGGTTCCGATCTGTGAGGTTTCTCCAGATCGGCGGTTTGTGTGGGTTGTGTGGGGACCTGCAAGTCCAATTCGTCCAGGCAGCCCAAGTCCACCAAGGGCGGTGGTTCCGGCAACAGCTCCGGTAGCTGAATATGCTCCCCTCTCAACTGCACGTCTTCCAGTCGAGGAGGCAGCACGTCCTGCAACTGGCTCAAGTCGATGGTGGAGGTCGGATTCTGAGGCGGTTCAAGAGGCTGGTAGTGCTGAGTTGCGAGTTCGGGGGTCGGGAACTGTAGATCCCAAGCCAGCTGTTGGAGATAGTCGGCATTCGGGCTCTGCGCAATCTGCGCAACGGCAACTGGGTCGGACAGCACAGAATCAAAAAAATCTTCCAACAGAGTAACCAATTCCTCGTCCATGATGATGATGTCTTGTTCGCGGAGAAGAGTGTGGAGAGAGTGTGTTTCGAATGAATTAGAAAGAACTGTGTTAACAATTTTATTTACGCCCACAAGCTACTCATGGGCGGGGCTTGCCATTCCAGCGGCGTGATAAACAGCGAGCAAACCCTCGTTGACCAACAGTCTGGCTCTCGAGCTCACTCACTCTGCTGTTCAACACACCAATCTACCAACACCAACACGACATGGACACCCCAGCTCTCAAACACATCTTCCAGGACGCGGAGATCTCTTGCGAGGTTACGCTGGACAACAACATCGTGTTGACTGCAATGGGAGCTAAATGTCAGACTTCTGCAGGCTCGATGTTCTACCTGAGACGCATTCAGTTTGACGAGGTGGTGAAAACGGTGGCTCTGAATGGGCACTTTGTACCCGTTGAGCTCGTAGCGCACGCCATTTGCGCATCCGTGGCGCCGCAGTACGTCGTGCCTCTGTTCGAGTGGTCTAACGACAAGTATGGGTGGTGGATGGCACACGGGATGTGCGAAAATATGGACCCGCTGTACCACGAAAACGAAATGTGGCAGACTATCGAAGTGTTGACACGGGTACAACTGGCGCTCGACGTCGCGCAAACAGGCCTGATTTTGAACGGAGACGACATCGTCTTTGGGCGTGATGCGCACGGAAGTATGAAGTTGCTAAGCTTTGGTGGTCGCAGCGTGCTAAACAGCGCTCCGCTTAATCCTGGATGGTTGGAGTGTGTTCGCTGCCGCAGCGTCACGAACATTGGATCTGAGGTCGATTTCGCTACGAGTCACGGCGCCGTCATGTCTCCGCCTCCGGCAACGCTCAAGAGACAGTGCTCTCAGGTCTGGGACCCGACGACGCTGTTTGTGGAGGGTGTGAAGGAAATGTTGAGGGGGGCCCTGAGCTTCGTGGCCGACTCGTGGATAAATTATCCGCGTGACATACCTGACAGGATGAGAAGGGCTCGCGCGGTACCGGCACCGTCTGAATCTGAACAATCTGAACCGTCTGAACCGTCTGAGTCGGTTAGAGTGGTGGCAGTCAATTCGGCGGTGTTGATGCCAATATGCGAGCCCGTCGACCCTAGGTTCTCTACCCAGACGAACCACATGGTGTTGAAGATCTGTAGGTATGCCGTAACTCCAGGAGACGTGGCCATGGTGCTGGGTCTGTTGGACGACGGAGAGGTGAAGACCGTGTCGAGTTACGTGGACCAGCAAGTGCAGACTCAACTGCGCCAACAGGCCATGTCTCAGCCCGCCATGCCACTCGAGCAAAAGATTGCACACCATTCACTGCCTCTGTCTGAACCGTTTAACCCTGACCTATTTTGGGCAACTGGAGACACGGACACGGACACACCAGCGGTGGAGCAGGTGGAGCAATTGGAGCAATTGGAGCGGGTGGAGCAATTGGAGCAACAGCAGGCGTTTTCAAACCCCACATATTTGAGCACTTCTGAGATGTCTTATTATGAACCGCCCCAATTACCAGACTGGGTACCAGAATGGGAACCCTACACCGATGAGGTTTTTGACCTGGCGTTTGAAGAGACGGTCGACGACGATATCACATTCCTGTCTAGGTCCGAGTTGGATTTTGACTACTCTGAGGATGTGATCACATACTATGACGATCTTAGCCAGCCCCGTGTAAAGGATCCGATTCTTTTGGAGATGATGGGCCTTTCTCTGGATGATGATTGAGTTTATGAACTGTGTCTCCCAATGTAAATAAGTGTTGTGCTGTGTTGTACTGTGTGTGTTTATGTGCTACAAATGACACGAATAAACAAACGTTAAATGGATTTATTTTTATTGGTTTTTTTTTTTTTACAATAGGTAAAAGTCGTAAATGTCTTGATGAGCGGGTTTGTGGGATCTTAAGACCAATCGTTTGCCTTGGGATGAAAATTCGCCGTTGAATAGTGTGGTCGATTGGATGATGTAGTGGAGAGTCTGTCCTGGTCTGAAACACTTTAGGTAGAGCGTCTTTTCGGAAAGGTGGTTGAGCAGAATCCAGAAAGATTTGGGACCATCTTCGGTTTGGGTAGGTCTCGAAGTTCTGTGCCAACCCTCGTGCCACTCTATGTTGGAAGCGGCTGCAACCGGTGCCTGACCCACTATTAGAGAACAATCCACGATCAACGTGGGGGACATGTGAAAAGAGGCCCAGCACCAGTCCCTTTCCGGTACCAGCTCTTGAAACACTTGCTTTAGCTTGGTGTGGGGGGATCCGGACCAGCACTTTAGGCAGCCCTCCAAGTTCATGGTCAGGTAGACGACTTCATCGATCAAAACCGGTATCACTCCAAAATCTGTTACAGTATCGGCGGAACCCATCTTTCTCCGTGTATAAAAGCAGACTTGTTGACTTTAGTGACTTCTCGCTGAGCCTCGTCGGATTGTCCAATGTTTGTCGCGAGAGTGGAAATGGACTTGTGGTACTTTTTCAGGAGGTTGGGCAGAGGGTGAGGTGCCAAACACTGCACCCCGTTGGCGAACGGGACTTTGAATACGATCTTGCTGATAAAGTCCAGCACGCCCAAGTATACCGACGTGAGAAAGATTGAGAGGTTGAGTTCTACGTCGGATCTGTTGAGGCGTGCGTACACGTCTTTTGTCCCGCTGGTAGAGCCGCCTTTGATTCCCCTGTTGGCCTGGTCGTTCATCTGTCTGAAGAGTCTGTCGACAATTATAACCACTTGCTCTCTGATGGTGGTGTAGCCCACGGCCTTCAGCGAGGGGCCGTGTAGGGTGTTGATATTGCTGACGCCGGTCGGTGCGGGGTTGTTTTGCAGCACCACCATTAGACACTTCATGTAGGCGTGTTGGTTGGCGGTGTATTTCCCCTTCAGGGTGTCGAGCCACTTTTGCTCCGGAACGGTCAGATCGTACTGAAGCAGTGAAACAATCTCCGAGATGTTAAACGGGTGAGGTATCTCGTTGTACGACTGGGTCCACGCAAAGTGGTTTGCACCGAACGTCGTCACGTCCCCTGTTTCTGAGAACATGTTGTAGCCGAACGCGGAGAGGATGAGGGTGTCGCGCCTGTCTCCGTGAGGTACCGGTACGTGGATTACGGGATGGAGGGAATCCAGGAGCATGAGTTCGCCGTCGGTTACCACAAACGAATCTGGGTCGGTGACATAATCCGTCGGTCTGACCTGGATGAGAAGCTGTGGTAACTTTTTGGCCGCCGTCTTCGCGCTGCCCACGGTCATGGCAATTTGGAGATGAAAGTTGCCCATGATCCCTTCCATGGAGCTGGCGTAGGTCCTCGCATTCTGAACAACGGATGTTTGGCTGAAACCCACCGCGCCCACGTTTACAAACTCGTCGGAGGCTTCCGACTCCACTTCCAGTGAATAGTGATCTCTGAGCGCTGGTCTCCTCTTGGCCGTCCCGCCGACCTGGCCTATAAACCGCGAGCCATCTGTGGAGCCGGCCAGGGCAACGGTGGCGGTGCCCGGAACGTAAAACTGCGCCAGCTCGAGGTCTATAATCCGCAGCTTCTGGATACTGTTGTTGTCTTTGTAGATCTTAATACAGCGGTCCACGGCGTCGAAATACAGAGGTCCGTGGTGTTCGAGCGGTAGATATGAGCAGAATGGGAAAGCTTTATAGAGTGCGGTTTGGAAGGCCGTGGCCGCCTCGGCGTTCATCATGGGCAGAACGTTCCGAGTTCCCACCGATCCTGGCCCCCAAAACTCTCTGGTGAGTCCTATGTGGTTCGGTAAGAATCGATCGTCCCATTGCGTGTTCGTGGTCGATCTCGGCACCTGAAGAGTCTTGGGCACCACCATCCTAGCTCTGAATCCGTCGTGTTCGGCGCCCATCCAAACATCGTGTCCGCAATTCAGATAATTGATCCTGTCAGACACAAACTCTGTCTGAATGTTGAGCAGAGACGATATCGAGTCTGGGGACAAGTTTAGAAGAAGGACCCCGGCTCTGATGAAACTGCCGCCGCACGACGCTTTGATACACGCAGCCGTTTCAACAACGTCTTGCAACGGACGGCTGCGTAAGTCGAGGTAAGTGTCCAGCAGCGCGTAGTTTGGGGTCGACGCCGATAGGGTTGTTGCCAACGCTTGCCATATGACACTGTTGTTCGAGGGCTGTCTAACACCTCCCAATAACAGGCCTCTGGCGTGATCCAAGACAGAGTCTTGGGAGTTAGAGTCGAGCACTCCGAGGTGAACTAGCCTGTCTTCGTCGTCCTTGAGCCATTTCCACACCTTGCCCGGAGCGACGCGATAGCACATCACTACAATGTGCTCAAAAAGAGCCAATTCGGTGACGGCGGTTGGGGAGAGCCTTCTTCTGTTTATGATATATTCCAAGACGTCCAGTGGAAACTTGAATACGTACGCTCTGGCGGCAAGAGACCAAAGTAGACGGCCCGTGGTTTGGTCCCACAGAAGGCCGTCGAGACCGCCACCATCTCCACCTCCACCGCCTCCACTCCCACCACTCCCACCATTCCCTCTATTCCCTCCACTGCCTCCACTGCCTCCACTGCCTCCACTGCCACCACTGCCACCACTGCCACCATTCCCTCCACCGCCTCCTCCACCGCCTCCTCCACCTCCTCCTCCACCTCCGCCGCCTCTGTCATTGCCTCCACCGCCCCCTCCACCCCCTCCTCCGCCACCCCTGCGTCTCACTCTACCCGCGAAGAGGTCGGTGAGTGGGTTGGCCGCGGCATCGGCTTCACCGCCAGTGATGGTCTCACTCGCCGCTGTTTGTGGATTTATAAGAATTGGTACGTTGACCACTTGCACGGTATCAGTTACTGCGTTGAGCTGATTCCTCAAGCTGGTCACTTCAGCTTGGAGAGACTGGTTGGTGGCCTGGAGCAGCCGAACGCTGGCTTGTTCGGTCTGTAGAGAGGCGGAGATGGTTTCAATCTGACTCCTGAGCCCGTTTATGCTGCTCGCGTTGTCAATGTCCGACCGACCGGAGGACTGCGATTGTTGCAGTCTCAAAAGTTGGTCCTCCAACTTTGTGTGCTCTTCTCTCATATACCGCACGCCGCCAGCTATTTGAGTAATGCGAACGGTTCCGTCCGGGTCTCTTTGGAGCATTGATGCGAGTCTGCGGTCTTGCATCAGCTCGTTTGCCGCGGCGTTAAGGGCGTCCTGCAACTGCTTCTCTGCCTGCGATCGACTGTTGGCCAGGTCCCGGGCCGTCGTGTCAGCGATTTGAGCCTGCCGTTCCGCATCTTTCAGTTGGGAGCGCACGTTGGTGAGCTTGTCCTGAATTTTTTGGAGGTCGCGCTGGAGTTGCTCGTTATGAGCAGTCAGGCGTAGCAGTTCGTTGTTGGTGCTTTCTGACGCCATTTTGGTGGCGTCGGTCATCAGCTGCCGCGTCGTCAGGAGATCGGTCCGAACTTTGCCAAGTTCGGTTTTCGCGGCCGTTTCGGCGTTGCGAAGATCTTCCGCCTGTTTGGTCAGGGTTTTGACTTGTTGCTTCAAACTCTCGACGGTCTGAGCCAGCTGTTCGGATCGCTTCGTGTGATCGTCTCGTTGGCGGACGGTCTCTTCGATGGACCTGGTGAGCGCGGCCTCTTTCTTGGTCATGGCTTCGTATTCCCCGACCAGGGTTGCGTAGTTGGCTTTGACTGCGACGAGTTCGCCGTTCAGTTTGTTCTTGTCGGCTGTGAGCTGTCTCACGAGCTCTTTCTCGGCGTCGAGACTCTTTCTGGTCCCGTCCAGCAGGGTCTGCACCGATTGTGCGGTCTGCTCAGACGTTTTTATGGACCCCGAAGCCGAAGCGACGTTGTTCTCCAACGCTAGGATCTTCTTCTTCATATCACCCACCTCCCGTTCTTTGTTGGCCAGGTCCTCCCGCGATTGACGGAGCTGTTCCAGCGTGATTTTTTCGGTGACTTGTGCAGTCTGCCACAATTTTACCAATTCTTTGTGGGCGTCGACGTAACTCGCCACCAGGGTCGCGGCCTGAGTTGGCGCCAACGTGGTCCCATCTACGTGGATGGCGGAGCCGACGGTTCGACAGATGCCAACCAGCTCGTTTTTCCAAACGTCGGCGATCGTGGTCCCTGAAGTCACGGCGCCTGTCACGGCTTGCACAACTTGCTTCAGACGGTCCACGAGTAGACCGGGCTGTCCGCCCGGTATTTGTAGAACAGGTCCACTGGGGTTATCCTGAACCTGGTCACCTGAAAGCCAACTGGTGGACGACTGGCCCAAGTACTTGAGGGCGTCATTCAGTTTCGTACGGGCCGCGTCCTGACCGGAGACCGGCTGAACGGTTGTCGCGGGCGTTTCGGCAACTTGAGCCGCAACATCTCTGACGATTTGGCTCAACGAGTCTGCGAGACGAGCGGTTTTCACTTCGGCGTCGCTCTTCTGGGCGGTTAGTTCGAGATTCAATTTCTCCAGTTGTTTGATCCTGTCCTTCGCGTTTCCACATTCGTCCCGCACAATATCTCGCTGCTTGGTCATTTCTTGCAGCTTTTCGGTCGCGTCGGTGATCGAATTCGTGGTCTGAGTTTTCAGTTGGTCGTACGCGGCCTTCGCCGTCTGAAGTTCATGTTGCAGCCGCTGAACAGCTCGTCGTTCTGTTTCCAGTTCTTCGATGGCCTTCACTTTTTCTTGGATGGCATTCTGCACCGCGACCCCTTGGTCCGTGCCGGAGACTGTGGAGCGCACGTCTGTGAGTTCGAGTTCCAGAGATCTCACCTGCTGTGATAGTTTCTCGTTTTTCTGATGTAAATCTTTTCCGGCAAGCTCCAGCTTTTGACGTTCCGACTCTAAAAGAGCCATCGATTCCACGGCGTCGTTTTTGCTTTTTATCGCAGCTTCGAGCTCGCTGGTCACGTTGGATTTTAACGACAGAACGGTTCTGTTGGCGTTCTGTAACGCCGTGAGTTTAGTGGTCACGGCTCGAATCAGGCCGTCGATGTCCAGCTGGTTGTCGACGGTTGAGATGTCAATGGCGGTGTTCGCGGCGTCTTTGAGGGCCTTGATGTCGGATTCGAGATCCTCCGTTTCCGACGAAGCGGGTGTTCCGTCTGGAATGGAATTTACGTCCATCGGCACCGACTGCGTGGTCAAATCAATCACCGAATATGTTGGCGGTGGTAACGTTTGACCCGCGTCGATGGAACTGCTTAGCGAACTGTCGAGGGTGTCAGGAAAGCTGGAAACAAACGAGGGTCTGCTCGCGTCTCGAGCGATTTCCGACGGTGTCAGCTGAGAGTCTTGTCTGGGCGGTGGAGACATGTATATGCTGCTCTGTTGACTGTCTTGTGACCCGATGTTGGTTGAATCGGAACCTGGTGACTGTGGTGGTGATGGTGACTGTGGTGGTGATGGTGATGGTGACTGTGGTAACTGTGAGGGGGCTGGTGGGGATTTGGCAGGCGGAGGCCTAGACTCCGGTATTGGCGCTTCATCCAACAGAGCCAATGGAGACCCCGGAGGTGGTAGCTCTCGAGATTTTGCCCTAATGTGGGACGCGGTGGGAGACGGTTGAGACGGTTGAGACGGTTGAGACGGTTGAGACGGGGGTTGAGGTTCAGGTGATTCAGATCGGGGCACCGGTTCTGTCTGTTGGGTCTGTTGGGTCTGTTCTGTCTGTTGGGTCTGTTGGGTCTGTTCTGTCTGTTCGGGTGGTTGGGACGGCTCAGACACCGGCTGGTCGGTCTGCTGCACTGGCCGTTCTGGTTGATTCTCCAACTCCATCTGTTCCTCCTCTTCCGCGATCGTGGGGTGCCGTCTCGGCTTTCTGGTCACCGACGTCAAGACGTCGATGTCAAAAAGCTCGAAGGCGGTCGGGATGCCTTCACTCACAAACTGTTTGTTGGAAAGGGTTGTGGCGCTGGCGACGTCGTGGCTGTCTTGACTCATCGTCGTTCCGACCACAGGTTCGTATTGGACACCCATGCTGACGGGTGCCACCGGAACGCCGCTGAAAGCCGCGGCCCTGTCCAATGAATGCTGCACGGCCGCTTCCAGGGACATAGCCTCCGAGTTGGCGCGTCTCTTTCGCAAAATCGTCGGGGCGGGCTCGGCCTCCTTGCTCACCGTTTCGAAGCGGGACAACAACGTCATCGTTTTGGTCATGCAGTAGTCGTGTATGAAGCGCACCAGGGAAGCCGCTATGGGTGTCACAGCGGCCGCGTCGAAAGTCCACTTGGCGCAGTTCCTGAGAACGGTGTCGTGCCACTGCACGTTCGCCAGCACATCCGCGGATTGCGATGCCACGATTCGCAGGTACGCGGTTGGAAGCACCTTGGTGCCGGTCCCAAAAATCGGCTTCGTTTTTCTGAACGTGACCATTTCTGGGATCTTGTTCAGCTTTGAGAAGATGTGGTCTGCGGGCCGAGTACTGCCCAGGTCCGCAAGTTCCTCCGTGTGACTTTGCGCGTACATGTACAAGAGCCTCGTCGGGAGGTCCAGCTGACCCGTGCATTTCTCCGGGTACTCTGTTTCGAACCATTCCGGGATGTTGGGCGGCATGGTACGCGTCAACGCGATGAGATCCGCCGAGTAAAACCTGAACCCCTGGTATTCTATGTCTCCCAAACCTCTCTGTATCAAAGGTCGGTCCGCCGCCAGTTTGGAGAATAAAAAGTCCACTCCGGTGGTGGGTCTCATGGCGTACATGGTCGTCAAGTCCATGCACGGGTAGTGGTTGGGCACCTCGACCTCCACGCCCAGCCTGCTCAAGCAGTACGTGCTTAAAACGTCAAAGAGGTTCCTATCCACCTGTCTCCCGGGCTTGACGAAGCGATGATACTTGTTAAAGAGCGCGCCGGTGAGGGTTTCAGCGCACACCACCACGTCGCTGTTGACGAGCATGTGGACGCCGACAATGTCCGGGCGTTCGTAGATGAACGTCCTCACCTTTTCCAGGTCTACGAAGAAGGCGCCCTTGTATCTGATCACAGATGACAGTTGTGTTGCGCGTCTGACCACCACGTCCACCAGTTCGTCGTGTTTCACCAAGATTGCGCCTTCCAGTTTGACGGTGGTGGGTCTGAGCACCTCTGACAGAATGCTGGACACGTATGAGCACATGTCGACGTTATTGGGTCTGCAGTCTTTGAAACGGCTCTCCCACTCGTCCAGGATCTGAATTCTCATATCAATCATGTCTGGCATGGGTGGCCTGTGAGCCGGCGACCACGACACTCGCTGGAACCCCCAGAACGTCTGATAGTATTTGGGTGGCGATTTTGCCGACACGACCGGTCTGGTGACGTTTTTGGCCAGGTAAGAGTAGTACGTGGACCACAATTGTGGAGTGGGAATCACGGCGAGGTCGTCTCGTTGAGGCAACAGGGTCGGAAGGCGCTTATCGTCATAACCGTGATTGATCAGGTTGTTGTCGCAGTAGTACGCGTGAGTTGGGGGGTGGATGGGGGGGATGGTCGGGAAGCCGTAGCCCATGTACAACGAGTTTATGTCCGCCTGCGTGGTGGTGGTGCCAGGTAGCCTCAGCCCAAAGTCCAGCATTCTCCAGATGGAGGCTATCAGGCTGTGCCCGTACACCAAATCTTCCCCGGTTACCAGTTTCCAGTCGGTGGCGATGGTAGTCTTAATTGCTCTTTCGATGGAGGTGAGCTGGCTGTCCGGTTTGGTCTTGATGTTCTCGAAGGTCTGTCTGATGTTGATCAGCTCGCCGGCAAACAGCGCAATCTCGTCGGAGGGGTTACAAGACACGTAGATGTAACCGCCAACACCGATCCACGGATGAGTAGGCACCACCGTGGTGGTGTGATCCTGCACCAAGCAGTTGGCCAAAAACGGTCGTTGGTCTGGCAGCACCGAAATCAGCTCGCCTTTCACAGACACCGAAAAGGTCCCAAAAGTGATCACCGTCTGCCTGTACTTTTCAAACATTTTGATGAGCCGATCGCTGCCAGACAGTCTGTAGGTGTTGGCGTGAAACGTCGCGACGTTGAGGTAAGCGTTGGCCTTTCCTTTACAGAGGTTGTCCCACGACTTGCCGGAATGTGGGCCCCAGTCCAACGCCCAGACCATATCGAAAAAGTTGAAGAACGCTCCAAAACAGTAGATGCCAGGCGGGTCCTCTACTATGACCAACTCGTCCGGACACTCTATAAACGGCTTTTTGACCAGATCGTTGAGACGTTTCAGGTAAGGCAGATACTGTCCGGTCCATTGGCTCAGGATTTCCATGTTGTCGACCTGGTCGTCCACGGAGGAAGGTACGTAAAATTGCACTATCGCCGGGTCCGCGGCCGGAGGGTTGTTTCTCTTAACTATCCAATGTTTGAACGTGTCCCAGTGAACCCGCTCGTTCTGTAGGACCAACTTGACGAGGTCCGTATTGGTGAACAGCTTGGGGCTGCCCTTGGTCGGATCGAGCGCCCACCTCGTTCGAGGAATCGACACCGCTGTGTATTCGGGGTTTCTTGGAGCGGTTTGAGACATCACTCGCACGTTCGAGCCGGTTAAGTCCAGGCTCGGGTACAGCGACAGGACCTTACCCAGAAAGTTGTCAATCCACTCCTGGTGAACCCGACTGTTGGTCTCCGACCGGTAGGTGAGATTGTTGTCGACCTCGTTCCAATCGCGGGGCACAAACAGGTCGAAATGGTTGTTCACGTGAGACACCCAAAATATCGGGCCGTCGGTCAGCGCCATTTCGTCGGCCTTGGTGCGGTAGACCGTGATGTGCCCGTCGGTTGCTTCATCCCCGGACGTGAAGATCAGGAACTGCACTTTGAAGTGGCGGGCCGCGAACTCAAAGTCCTCTATGCCTCCCCAGGCGTTGGTCTTGGCCAGTCTACCCTGGTACTCTGTTCTTAATTTCGGATCGACGTCCATGTACTGGACGGCCGTGTTGAGCGCCACTTTGATGTGAGGGACTCGCTGTTCTCCCAGACAGGCCATGGCAATGGCCCTGTAAGCGCAGTTACCGTCGCCGATGATGTAGTAGCGAACCATGCCGGCCTTGTTGGCTATGGTGTCGTGCACGGCCCTTAAATCGGAGAATTGGTGTTCCACCAGGACGGTATTCCCGGCCGTTAGTGTGGCCGGTGTCACTGACATGTCCACCCACACGGCGGGCCTGGGAACCTCATGAGTGTACAACCACGATGATCTCTGTTCCGTGGTGGCGGTCACGATGTCCGTCAGCTCTGGACCCCCTATGTCCGTCAACACCATGAGGTGACTGGGCGCGTCGTCCTCATAGTCGCCTTCCAGCACCGACTCGGCCAGGTCTCGCACCGACCTGACTCTGGAGACGCTCGAAACCACAGAGTCCCTGGAACTCCATTCGTCTGACTTTGGCACAGTCACGGTCAACCACGCGTTGAGGTTATAGAAACCCTCCGGTATCTGAATGTCGGTTGTGTTGACCCACGGGAGTTCCCTCACGGCCGTCAGTTGGTCGTTTCTTGGATTGGCGGCCAACATTAACGATCGGGCTGTGCTCTTTCCATTCACGCCTCTCGGCACTTTGAGCAGTTTGCGGCCCTGACATGTAAAGTAATCGGAGAACGAGCCGCCCTGTCGCTTCCGCACGAGTTTGGGGGCCTTGAATTGGGGCGCATTCTGCCCGTCGACGATCGGAAAGTCTGACAGCTTCGAAAATATAGTCACGTGGTCACTGCTGCGCTCGTACTGGTTAGCCGCGTAGCTCGCAAAGTGCGTCTTGAAGGTCAACATGGTCAGCTGTCGCTTCATGCTCAATCGGAGAAGCTGGTACTCCTTCATTCTGTACTGCCCCAGCTCCTGGGGTTTGTTCAGCTGATCCTCGAGCAGTACGAGCTGCCGTTTTCTGTAAGTCTCTTCGGACTGTGTGATGTTCACCAGTCCTCTACCGTAATGGTCGTAGACATTGTTCCCCTTTACGGGGTTCCGAATGACTGAAAACGGCAGCTTGTAATTGGGCGGGCAGGAAAACTGCACCGCGGATGTGGCGTTTTTCGGGGCCAACACCGGTGGCGAGTTTTGTATGAAATTGGAAAGAAAATTCAGCTCGTTTCTCGTGGTTCTGCTGATGTACAGGGCCCGATTGTGCACTTGCGACTGGGTCCATATCCGACTCAGCGTGTTAATCTTTTTTGAGGTGAATAGGGTCAACGTGTTGACGTGGTCCGCTTTATAGGTCGGAATGGTGCCGGTCACCACCAGTATGTCAAAGAGCAGCTTCATGTTGACCGGGAGCCGTCTGTTGTTGTAGTAAATGAGCAGAGTGTGCACAGGCAGCGGGAGTTCGGTGGTGACAACGGGACCGTCAAGCTGGATATCATCCGTGTTCAACCGAAGAAACTTGTTCCAGTGATGCTGCCACTGGTAGTAAGAGTGGTGCTGATGGGGGTAAAATGAACACTTGACAGACGGGAAGTCTTCGACCGCGATTTGAACATCTTCCAGGTACTTTTTCTCCGCTGCGTTCACGGTTCCCACGGGATCGTACGCCGTGTCGTCCTCCTCATCCCTCGTCCGCGGTTTCCGCTGTGTTTTCTTCCGACTGGTTTCTTTGCTCGCCATGGTCGATCGCCTCACTGGTTTGACATAAAAACCAAGAAAGTGAGTGATTCTGCCACACAACACATCGCTTTGAGCTCGCGACCACGCACGTCACACAGGGGATTAAAATGGGAGTTAAGAATGGCGGCGTGGCCAACTTTTTGATCGCTGCGAGATGGGCCAGGGTTTTGAACCTCAAGACTCACCTGGACTTGATTCGCGAAAACTTGGATCCGCCACCAACGCAAAGAATCGTAGTGTTGGACTTCACGCTGTTGATTCACACAATCTGTCTTCAGCTACAGCACTCTTACCTCCCCCCTTCCGGGGGAGCCCTCACCAAAGAAACCGTTTTTCGGATGCTGATCGCGAAGACGCGCCAATCGCTCGGATACAGGCTCAGAGAAAAACTTTTGATTCTGTGCGTGGACGCGATCGAAGGGGGTCTCAAGTTTGCCGTCCAGAACGAACGAGCCAAAACCAGAGACAAATGGGCCGATTCCGCGTTCACTCGCACTTTGATGGATTCTTCAACCAGATCCGAACTGATGTGCGCTTTGATCGAGGACCTGACCGTTACCTCCATCGCCAAGTTGGGAATTATATTTATCCAACGAGGTCCGTGCCCCCACAGTCTAATCAATTCAACCAGTTCTTCTCACGGTGTGCTGAGGCAGTGCGGTGTTGGTTGGTTTCACGCCTCCAATTGTAGGTCAGACGTGGCAATCTTGGCCATGCTAGAAAACTCTTTGGTGGACACCGAGGACAGGCTGGCGTACGAGAGCGACATGCTCATGTTTCAAGTGGCAGAGGCCCTGGCCCCTCTTTGCGTCCCTATTCTCTTGGAGACAAAAGACACCGACGTGATACCGATTTGGTTGAGCAGAGCCGCGAGATCAACCCACCACTGGGATCTACTCGCAAACGTTACCGTCAGCTTGCGGGCCATTGCAAGGTTTAGACACGATATGGACGTGTCTCTTTACAGCGCCATGTGTGACGCAATTCCCTCGACTCTGTCTTTGCCGACTCGTCAACCGCCCGTTCAAGTTCAAGTTCAACCCGGGCGCAGCGGCGGTGAATGGAGCCGTTTGTTGACTCTTTTTGACTGGCACGAAGACGGGATAGGTTTTGAGCACGTCCGGGAGCCTTACGACCAGGTGGCGAGCGTGGCAGATGCTGAACTTTTAGACAGGGCGGTCGGAATCCTCTCTACAAGTGGTTTCCGAGGTCCCATGGCCAGGAGGTGTTTCGTGTTTCTGACTCGGCTGGACCCCGCTTCGATGACGGCTAGACTGCGAAGTATAGCCGAGTTTGCGGATGGTGACGTTAGAGGGCTGTGGGAACTGGTGTGCAGAGAACACGAGGGTAAACCGGGACAGGACGGGTTCGTCTTGGGAGACGATGTGCCCGACGGTGCCACCAGAGACAGACGAACCCAAAAGAACGCTAACCCAGAGAATTCAATGGTGGAATTGGGTCTCTGGGTCAGGGACCTGTACGCGAGGAACTTGATCAGACCTCTCACCAGACCTGGAACTCAGGGCGCGTACGCAGAGTACGTTCTGGAGACCGCTCACACGAACAAGTTCAGAGGCAAGCAGTTGACTCTGAGACCCCACTTTGAAAACTGCCAGGAGAACGCCAGAGTGTGCGCGGCTTTGATCGCGTGGCACGGGTTGGATTATGTGAAAGGGTTTCCACACGTGGGCGAACGTCAGCTCCGAATGTGCATGGTGGCCGAGACGGCCTTTTGGGAAGCCGGTAGACTGGTGTGCGCCATGACCCCTTCGGACAGAGATGTTAACAGGCTCGTCAACTCTGTAGAGGAAGGAGAAGACGACGGATCTGTGACCGCCCCTAACTGGACTGTGATCAGCCCTTACTTTGAGAGCGTGGAACAGAGAGCGGCTTTGGATCGCATCAACTGTTTCTGGGCTACTTGGTCCGGCCCCGAAGATCAGAGGGCGAACGTGGCCCGCAACCTGACTGTGCACGAACGTATCTGGAGCGACGATCACTTTTACGCTGCGCTGGTTAACGGGTTGGTGGATCTGAAAAAGGTGGCGGTTGATCCCGAAACGCACGAATGTCTGGACCTGAGACTATTTTTCCAAAAGAGCGGCCCCACTCTCAAAGCCGCGGGCTTGGAAGAGATGGTCGACGGGTCGCGGAGGGTAGTTCTCAACACGGAAACCGATTCCAGCACCTGGTCAATTTCCGATCTGCAAAACTACCAAAACGGACAGAGGGAAGAGTTGAGAAAAGACCCCGCGTTCTCAGACTTGGCAATAGCAATCAAAACGTGGAACCCGAGAGCAGCTATAAGCGCCGCTCCCCTCCTGCAAGCCGAAAAGAAAGTCAGAACAGCGGTCGGTAGGAGAGGAACGACGACTGGCGCCAATGGCTCAAACCGTGGAAAGAAGCGTACTTGTCCTGCTTAATCGCAAGGACACCAAACCTTACGGCGCAGCCTACGCGGGGGCATTTTTCGGCCACAATCTGGTGGACGCTCAGCTCGACGTTAACACTGCAGACGCGCAATGCGTCTACATGTACCGAATAACAGAGTGCATAGGCGAGATTGAGGGCTATCCCAATGTCGGGCTCTTTAATCTGTCTACGAACCCCGTCGCCACCGTGCCCGTCACGACGGTGGCGACTCTCGGCGCCGTTGTGACTGCTACTCCACACTCGGTCAAAATCAGGCCCCGAAAATTGCTCCGCAACACACATTCTTGGGAAAAGACTAAGGGTGTCATGTGCGGCTCTCTACAGCGCTGGATGAATGACCTCTCTATGGAAGACCGCCGCAGACTGACTTTCAACTTTAGGCAGTTGTGCGGGTCCGCCGTGCTCAACACCATCAAACAGGCTCAGTCCGAATACAAGACTCTGTTGGGTGGAGGCGTGCTGTCCTTTAACTGGGGCGAGCACAACGTGGTGGTTCAGCTCTTCGAAGGTGCCGCGGACCCGGCAGACCCGACCAAGAAGGGTCCGGCTGTAGTGGGGTTTCAAAACCTGAGCAAGAAACACAGCCCGCTCTGCTTTTCCGACATACCCGCCGGCATGCCCGCCCTGTTGCAACTGGTGCTGGGTTTCAGAGTGGCTCAGACTGAGGTCGACTTTTTCGCGCAGGTGGGGCACGTTATGAGAGTGATGGACCTGGTCACGTTTTCCAACACTCTAAACGGGTTCACGGATAGCCGTCAGTCTGGCACTGGTTCCACCCAGGTAGACATTCGGACGGACTACATGTTCTCCGTTGTGGGCAACGTTACGATGCAGCTGATTAGCAAGCCGTCCATCGACTACATGTTTGAAGTTTTCGACCAGGTGTTGTGTGTGGGGGACTCGTTCATCACAGATGTGGCGGAAAAGATTACAGTGAGCGTGTTTGTGCCTCCTCACATCAACACACCCGTGTTGTACATGCGGCTGAAGACCCGCATCGAGGCCTTTCCGATGAGCGCGGCGACAGCCGTTGCTACGCTGAGAAGACTCTATCTGCTGCCCGGAGAACCGTGTCCCGACAACGTGGATCAGGATGACAAAGACATCGAGATCGCAACCCTCTTCACCTCCCCCGTGAGATGTCTGACGAGCACAATGCCCGCCTGGATGACTCCACTAAAGTTTCCGATCGTGCTACCCGAACAAGGCATATCGTTCAACCAACTGATGAACAGCTTTGGAGTACCCGTCACACACAACGATTCCGCCCCGCTTTTGAAGATGACGACAAAGAAACCCCAGGCCTTGACACCCTACATGTTGGCCAGTATGCAAAAATAGTGTCGTTTTGTGTGATTTGTTGTTGCTTTCCCAACCCCCCTCCCCATGTGATTCAATAAATGTTGGCATAAAGTCAAACTTTTGTGAGGCGTGGTTTGTTATCAACTGACCTTGATAGGGCTTGGGCGGCCGGCATGTCTGCAAACGATCTTCCGGCTCGCTCGGCACCATGATCAAGCCCCTGCTTTCGACTGCGATTGCGGTGGCGTTCCTATCCAAAACTTTTTTCCCGGGTTGTGTCTCTGCTCACGCCTGTCAGCTCTGCCACGACACTCCGCTGTTGAATAACGAGACATACGGACCTTTTGTCGGTGAAGAGTGGGGTTCGTACGGAGCCGCCGTGCCCGGGTGGCTGCGCCGAACTAGGAACCAAAGCTATTACTGCTACGACTGGACCCAACTGTTATCCGAATGGCGTGTGATGGATGAGGTTGGGCTGTGGGGCACCGCTAACGGAGCCTGTGTAGAGACACCCATTGTGTGGCCCTGGCCCTTTAGGGGCTGGTACTGTCTCGACGGCGCCGGCAACATTTCGCCCGCTGCCAAGTTCGGGCATAACAACTTGGGCGCAAAATGCGTCGTGCTAACGGATGGAGGAGAGTGTGGCGATGGAGAGGGCCCCGTCGCGCCAACTCACGCACCCATATGCCCCGTCACCGGACAGGGTTACGTGACGCGGCCTCTGGACTTGTTCAAGTGCGCGATGCACCCGCTCTATAACAAGACCACTTACGCAATGGGCAGAACCGGTCAGGAGTGGAAACAGAACCCTCTTTTAAAAGCGACGGTGAACCAGTACGACTCTGTTCGCGATCAAAGGTCTCTTCTACACTACACCATGGCCTTTTCTCAGTGGGCCGGAAAGTGGTGGGGTACCGAAGAGGGCAAGTGTTTCAGCGAACCGAAACGAGGCAAACTGGGCATGTTTAGGTGTAAAAAGTGGGATGGGATTTACATCAAGGCTGCCAGGATAGGCCATGACGTGTTTGGGAGACGCTGCACGGCTTACCAAAGACAGAGCTCCAACTGCTACGTGGGCAAAAGACAGTCCGCAAACAGATTCGGCTACGGTTCTTCGTGGGGTTTCTCTCACATGCCTCTATGTCCCGCCACAAACATGTCTACGTCCGCCACCGTTGTGGACCTGGTGCCGAAACTCGTCAACCCTGTTCTCATACCCGAAAATGCCTCGTATGTGAAGTTGGACGGTGGTGGCGAGATCAGGTGTTGGATCAACTGCTACGATGATGAGATCCCCCAGCGGTGGGACGTGACTTGTCGTAAACAGTACGCCGACGGCTGGTTTGGATACGAAGTTGGGACGGAGACCCGCACCACCCTCGTCGACCAATCTGTGGACTTCTGCGTCAGGTACGATTCTATTGCCGTCGAAGGCCACTTGCCAAAATTGGAGTGTGGAGCGCAGCTCAACATCCGTAAATCCGCCCGAAAAGACTGCGCAGACGATCCCTGGACCAGTCCGAACGGCGCGGAGTGGAAGCGGTTCAACGACAGATGCGGCGCATACTCCAGAGACCGTGTCGAAATTGTGTTGGTGACGGACTTTAGCGGAGTGGGCGAACTCTACTACAGACGGGACATGCTTTCCGCCGCGCAGAGACTGTGGGCCTTTTTACAACCTTTACCCAACGCAAACGCCACCATGATTCACGTAACTGAAACGGGGCTGAACGTCCGACGCAGCCCGACATTTCTGAGACTGGGGGTTCCCACCAGGCTCTACCACACCGATTACGGCCACTACAACTACCTGGGTAACAAGACAAACTTGTCCAGCATTGCTGAAACGGTGGACAGGGTCCTATCCACGAAGCCCACTACGAAAAAGCTGGTTCTTCACCTGGGTTCAGGCCTTATCGGGAACAGAACGCTCAGAGCGAACTTCACCAGAGGCCGAACAGTGATCGCCGCGCTCTACAACAACCCTCTGGGACAACCGAAAAACCAGGCATCCGAACTCGCGTACGACCAGTACGCCACCAAAACCCTGACTGCTACGAACAACGCCCTGGTGACCGAGCGAGCGTTGGCCGAAGTGTGTGCATGGCTCGCTGCGTTAAACCCTTCACCCACCACCACCACCACACCAACAACCCAGCCCGAACCGACCGAAGCACCCGGAGACGAGATGTCCATCGTGAAAATTGTGTGCATAACGATGACAGTCTTTCTGACGGTTTACGCATTGATCTTGGGCAGTTTCTGCATCAGCCGCTTTCAAAAAAATAGACGCGCGGTTGCAGCCGCCGCGCGTGAACTGTGGATTCACAACCCTCTTCTCTCTAACTGAAATGGGCCATGCATTTGTGTTGCTGTGAATTAATGAATTAAATAAATAAAATGATGAAAACACAGTTGCTGTTGTTCACTGTTTATTTCGTTAGAGCGCAGAACATGCATGCACAACATTCACGTTCACGTTCAATGCGGAAGGTGGCAGGGGGTTTGGTGATTGTTAGCTGTTCACGAGCCTTCTGCTTGATGAACTCCGTCACGTCGGGAATGTTTGACAGCATTTCTGGTATGGACCCGTTACAATTTACCACGAAAACGTTGCTCCTCAGCACGCGTCCCATGGTTAATCCGGGGTACATCGGGTTCATTTCATCCAGCCACTCGTCGTGAAATTTTTGCAGTAGCGAGACATCTTCCGCTCCTTCTCCGAGCCTTTTTTGTACAATCTCCGGGTCCGCTCTCAGGTAGATGTAAGCGTGCGGTACCATTCCCATTGCGGATACCATGTACTCCGACAAGAGACTCTTGTACGATCTTAGACCTTCTTCGTTTCTCGGTAGCCTGTCAAATACAGCCACGGTGGTTTGCGGTGATCGCTCAGAGATCAAAACCTGAGCGTCCGGGTGTTCGGCCTGCTGCTCAAAATGTGACATCGCCACCAGCACGTTGAACGGGAACGCGTGCTCCGTCGGGTTGGTGCGGGCGTAGCTCGACAGATTGTACCCGAAAAAGTTTGTCTGTTTCTCGACGGGTGTTGGCACTGTTGTCAGCCTCAGAGGCACGGTGTCGGGATCAACGTGCAGCATCGTCCTCGTGGCTTGGGGCGCGTTGTCGTACCGTCTCCCCGCCGAAAAGCTTTCCATTGGTAAGCCTCGAGACAAGCGATCCAATTGGCGGTTCAACTCGTTGAGGAAAGTGGACTTGCCTACGCCGGTCACACCCTCGATGGAGATCACAAGTCTGTCGAAAAAGGAGGACATGTTGGAAGTTGTGTGTCTGTGTAGAGCTGCGTCAATCGTCGCACGCGTGCCAATTTATCAAGCAAAGCGAGGCTTTGGGTCGCAGAACGTTTGCAAAGTGCCGCTAGTCAGTTAGACGAGGTAGATCGCAAATTCAAGTGGGAGGGGAAATGTGGTCGTGTAAGCTGGTTTACAGTCTGCTCGGACTCGTGATTTTACTCCTGCCCATCGGTTTCGCCATCAAGGTTTGGTTGGCTCCGCTCAAACAGGCTATAGCTCAACAAGCCAGAGAAGAAGTTTGGCAACAGAGGTTAGGCGCACACTATCTCCCGTCTTGGGCGTCTACAATCATAAACGGAGATCGCGCAGGTCAGATCGCCACAGACTCGAACGACTCTTTCTTGGCCAGGCGATCCGTGGCGCACGAGATCGAAGAAGTGACGATCTTTCTCGGAGTTCTAGGCGGGCTTATTTTATTGTGCGCGCTCGCAGGGCTGTACGTCTACTGTCACCGCAAACACCATCCAAAAGAAAAGACTCGGTCTTTGGAAGAAGTTACCAACTTGCTAACGGAACACATAGACGCCCTCAACTCCAACTTGAAAATCATTCGACTCTAAATGTGGAGACGATTGTTAATGATGGCCACCGACTCAGCCCACACAGCCACCGCCGCGATAAAGATTGGCAGACTAATTGCGGTCGAAGGTTGTGACAGGACTGGAAAAAGCACGTTGTGCGCTCGGTTGGCTGAAACGTGGCCAGAATCCATCACCGCCGTCCACTTTCCGAAGATGGAAGGGACCTTTACCGGGTCCGTTTTGCGGACCGCGTTCAAGACTCCATTCGTCAGGTCAAATCCGCGCATCATGCACCTGCTGTTTTCCGCAAACAGATGGGAGCTGATGGACTTCATCGGAGCGGAGCTGGCAAAGGGAAAGATCGTGGTGTGCGATCGATACTTTGGTTCTGGGCTTGCTTACAGCATGGTGAAGGGTCTAGATCAGGAATGGTGCGAGGGCCCCGACCGCCGCCTGATCCAGCCCGACGCGACGATCTATCTGGACGCTCCTCTGAGTGCCCTGATGAAACGCAAAGACTGGGGAGCGGACACCGTCTTCGAGACCGAAGAATTTCAGTCGAAACTGATTCCCATCTACGACAAACTCGCCAGGGAAAAGCGGTGGACCAGAATCGACGCCGATCTCCTGGACGCCGACGCGGTCTACACCCTGGTCGAAGGCTACATCTTCAAGCACCAACTCAGGCTGGAAAGTTTTGTGTGATTTGATTTTGTGCCAATTGGCCAGTGTGCAAATGACAATACTGTGCCATATGTTTCGCTCCGCCCAATAAACAGCTGTTGTAACGCTATAAAGTTGCTGAGGGTTTTCTGAAACACACATACACACTCTGGTCTGCTGTACCACAGTTCCACTATACACTATACACACTCACACGCTCTCTGCCTAATATGAAGACAGTGGTCGCTGCGCTGTTGTTCCTGAACTACGTGGCTTCGGCCCTGGGCTACGGCAGAATGTTTGTGAGCGACGGGATCGGCAACCAACACAAATGGGTCGAAGGGGAGAAGAACGGTTGCTCTTGTGGAAACACCACTTCGACACCATCCGCTGATGACTTTAATGGCTGGGGCGTAATGAAAAAGGTCCCGTGGCCCATCCCGGCCGGCTACCAGGGCTTTGACATCGAGGGCAACTTGTGTCGCTGCTACGAACAACTCGGCACCTGGAAGTGTAACCTAAGAGGCGCGCAAGTCGACTGCCACAGATTCGGCCTAGACCTTACGGGCAACGAATGTGCCAAATGGGGTCTCGGCGAACACGGGTGGTTTTGCTATCACGCCATTTCTGGCCGGGATAAGACACTCAGCACCGTAAAAAATCGGAGACGCAGAGCGGCGGGAGGAGCGGCGGCGGCAGCTGGAGACGCTATCAAACAAGGCGCCGATCAGATGCTTCGCGTCATTGTTGGAGAGCAAAGCGTGGGACAGGCGCTCGAAAACATTTCGCCGTGGTTTGGGTCCGCGCACCGCTACTTCTCCGGAGATTGGGGTTACACGCACGGACCTTTGTGTTGGTGCGGAAATCAGCTCAACATCTGCGTCCCCAAGTACTTTGTGGAAAACGGTCTAAAGTCTGGCGTGGTTGACCGGCAGAAAGGCGACAAGTGTCCAGCTAAGCCGAGAAACCAATTCGCGCTGGACAGTTTCCCCCCGAAATTGGACCATACGAAAATCTACACCAAAATGGACGGCAAACTGGTGGAAGGAGACGCTGTGGAACGGAAACTGGAATGTAAATTCGTCTGATGATGTGTGATGTGATCAAATAAACACGAGTGAACCACATTTCCAGTCCAAAGAATTTTTATTGTTGACTGTGTTCTGTAAACTGATCAAATAAACACGAGTGAACCACATTTCCAGTCCAAAGAATTTTATTGGTGACTGTAAAAAAATCACACCGCCATTTCCATTTTAATGGTAGGATGAGGGTTGTAGCCTGTGATCGTCAGGTCTTCAAAGGTCAAATCTTCGAGAGATTTGACCCGGGGGTTGATTGTTAGCTGAGGCGGAGGCCTTATCTCCCGCTTCACCTGCAGCTCGAGCTGCGCCACATGGTTGGTGTAGATGTGCGCGTCCCCAATAGAGTGTATCAATTCTCCGACTTCCAGGTCCGCCAAATGTGCCATAATATGAGTCAGTAGCGCGTAGCTCGCAACGTTAAAGGGTACGCCCAACCCCATGTCTGCAGATCTTTGGTAAAACAGACACGATAAACGGGGTTTGATCGTCTCCGTTATCGTCCCGTGTTGGTAGCCGGCCGGAAAGTCGATGTGAAATTGAGCAAAGAGGTGACACGGAGGCAGAGCCATTTTCGGCACGTCGGACACATTCCATGCGGACAGCAACAGACGCCTGTTGTTGTTTCTCGCCTTGAGGTTTGAGAGAATGGATTGTATTTGATCATGACCCTGCCCACTGTACTCGGCGTCCGCTCCGACGTAACTGGCGCCCCAGTGCCGCCATTGAAATCCGTACACCGGCCCCAGATCGTGTTCTCTGTGATCTGTGAGACCTCTGGAGTCCAAGAAGGACCTAGTTCCATTATCTCGCCAAATGTTGACACCCTTCTCCGCAAGCTTAACGCCGTCTGTGCAACCTTTAAGGAACCAGATAAGTTCCTCGGCCACCGCCCTCCAAAACACGCGTTTGGTAGTGAAGAGAGGGAACCCGCGCCGCAGATTGTAGCGACCCATATGTCCAAATTTGACTAGCGAAGAGCCCACGGAAGTACGATCCCTTCTTTCCACGCCGTCGGTCAGGATCGACTTCACGTGTTCGATGTAACCTTGTTCGTCCATGTGTGCGCGATCAGATGAGTCAGTGAGCTTACGAGTCGACACCGGCAGTCTGAGCAAAGTGCGGCGGACGATGGAGTGATTCCAAGCTTAAATTTAAAATGGGCGGGTCATTCGAACAAATATGGCAACGAAAGACAGAATACACGGCTCGTTCATTCAGTTCTCTTCCGAGCTTGTCTTGCCGCTCCTCTCCCCGCCTTCTCGCGCGCGCGTGCGTACTCAGCGATAATAATGATTGACGTGCCTACCTACGCGGATCTATTACACACGGACTGCGCTCTCTGGAGCCACATCTGGCACCGTGGCAAGGATCTACCATGGGACGCCGAAGAGCCGGGCATAGTTAGGTTCGCCACCTCCCGTAATACCAGCGAGGCTGTAGCCAAGTTTCAGGCCGTTTTCAAGACCGTCTCCGCCAACAAACTTGCCGACATAGACGTGCCGATGCTGGAAGGGGCGCCGTCTTGGAGCCTGGCTGGTGTTATAGACAGGTGTCCGGGCCAGACTACGCGGTCGACCCACGCCTTACGGATCAGAGGAACCGCTGCCTGGAACTACCTGCTTGTGTACGGAGGCTCGTCCCTGAATATGTCCATGATCAAACCCACACAAGAAGAGTGGCTCATGTACTCCGCTAGACACCTGTATCCTGTTTTGGGGTTGCCAGTCTTGTCCCACGACTGGTCGGAGGACGCGAGGCTTCCCACCAAACCAGGACCCGACGGTATTTTCGACTATGGTAGGCTTAGGCGCAAAATCAGGGTCGACCAAGCCAAGGTTCTGTGCGCAACCATCTGCGCCATAGAAAAGGTTCAATTTTGTGCCAAAATGATTGCGATGCGATACATCGTAAACAACACGCTGCCGTTCAAGGGCCCGAAAAGGGCCGCGGAGAGCGCTTTTTTTGAGCTGCTCTGCGCCAAACTCAACCTCTTCATGATTCACGATCTAAAACGGCCCGAATCTTGCATCGAAGCTCTGGAGAGAGGCGGCGGCGACGATCCCACCAAGCCTAACAGCTTGGTTGTGCCCAACACCGCCGCCATCGACGACGGATGTCTGATTGAAACCTGTCCGTGGCACGATCTGACCAGGTGGCCAGAGACGGATGAGACCGACGAAGGCTTGAATGGGCTGCTCAGACCAGACCGCCTGTTCGTCGAGAACTCGCCGGCGATCGCGGTGCAGGTTACGAACGGCACCAAGGTTCGTCAGAAACTAGATCTGCCAACGTTTGCGACCACTTCTACCATCCTGGCGGCCTACTCTAAGAATAAGACGCACATTGCGTTGGGCTGGGCATATGGGGGTATAAGGTTTCCGACACCGACCGCCGAAGACGTTGAGAACGCGTCCATGTTGTCTGTCGAAGAGTTGAAGTTCAAAAGACCGTCTGGACCGGTGGGGCTCCCTCGCTGCATCTTTAACACTTCTAAACTGACGAGCCCGCTCAAAACTAGCATAGAGTTTTGTGGCGAGGCCGCCAGGTGGTTGGCCATGAACGACGCGCCAAATGACAAGATCATGGCCAGGCTGGAATGTCAGGCTAGACTGATTGGATTGGAAGCGTTGTCAGAGCCAGAACCCGGCCTGGAACTCCTGCCGACCGCCGACGAACCTACTAGCTTTCTACCAGCGCCTCTCACACCTCTCGCGCCTCTCACGCCTCTCACGCCTCTCACACCTACCACCCCACCGCCCACAATGCCCACGTTGACTACCATTCCAACACTACCCATTCTGTCCGGTTTCGAGCCGCTCGACGAATCTTGGCTCCCAAACCTCACGCAGGATCAGCTCGCAAACATACCGGTGGTGTCTGCGGATTTTTTGAACAACGTTCAGTCTCAGCTCAACATATTACCACCGACCGCGACTCCGTCGGACTCGCGAATGGCCGCGGAGGTGGAGAATTTGGTGAACCTCATGGACGAGGTTGAAGAGTGTCCATGGGATCAAGAGCCGACTCCACAACCATCTCACAGAAGCAGCCTGACCGTCAAAACCGCGAGAGGCGAAGTGTTGCACCAACACTGTCCCAGCAGTCCTTACAGAGAATACAAACGGAAGGGAGACGATTTGGACACGTCTAGCTCTGAAGATGAAACGCCTTCACCTCCCACTAAGAAGAAACGCTACGCGCCACCTAAAAGGGGTATATACGAGGTGCCGAAAGCGTGTCCTACAAAAAACCAACCGGACCCGCTGGACCCTTATGGTCCGTTGAGGTATGACGTGGACACCCTGAGCACTTTTCACATCGGACTACACGGGGCTGACCCCGTGGAACCGTTCGTGTTTCAGAACAAGCGATGGCTGTACGACGTGCTGGTCGAGACGCCCGAGACGAGTTCAGAATGGTCGAGGCTCCACGAAGAGTTTCTGGAGAGCGCTCCGCACGTGAGAGAGTTTAGAAACAAACTGATCGGGTTGGTGAAGAAACAGAACAGCAACCCCGAAGCCCTGACCCACTATTACAATGCCACGTCGCTGAACCACAGATCCAGGGGGCGTCTTTTTTGCAAAGGCTCTGAACCAACCGAAAAGGAGTACACTATGCTGGCCACCGAATATTTTGGGTTCGAACCTATACACGCCGTGTTTTGGGCTCGAAAGTTTGAAGCGAGCAGACTGTTCACGCCTCAGTTTATGGCCAAGTACACCATTGCCCTCGAGTGCATGGAACGAGTGAGGACGGTGGTGGATCAGTGTAACAAGTTTCGAGCTGCCAGCTCGTTTGTGCGTTTGTGTAACAAGGGAGGTAGAGTGAGCACAGCCAGAATAGCCGCCAGGGCCGTGGAAGGGCTGTGGGTGGTAGAAACGCGCGGGTTAGCGGGTATCATGAGCGCCGTTGCTAGCAACCGCCGCAAGGCTTTGCTCGACTCGAAAAACAAAAAGACTCGTTAGAGAGGAGGAGGAGCGTAACGAACGAACCGAACATAAGAACACCAAACGCACTCGCTTAAACTTGACACACTTCAACTCAACGCAACGCAACGCACAGACACTTCGTCACTTCAACTTTCAACACTATGTACATCTTTAAGCCGCTCTGTGCAAGCACCCTGGATCAATGGGCCGCAATATCTGACCACGTCTCGAGTCCAAGAGAGATTCCGGTTAATAAACAGCTCAAAGTGCAGCTGGAGCGGGCCGGAGTCAAACCACCTGACACCATACCGACAGATGCGGAACCCCATCTTTTTATGGACAATGAAGCGTGGAACTACTGCACCTATCGTGTCGCAAACGACTACGAATTTCGCGGTTGTTACTGCGCGCTGGTTGTCGAGCAGATGGTCGGAGCCGTGGTTGAAGGTGTGCACTACAGAAAGTCCATTAAACAATGGAACCTCTACTACGATGATGTGGAGAGCGCTCTGGATGCCATCGACTTGTGGGCAGACGCGGCCTGGAAACACCATCTCAAAGCGGGAGACGGAGAATCGCCATTCATCCTCAAAGTGTAGTGCTTGATGTGTGATGTGTAAAGTGATGTAAAGTGATGTGTGTTGTTGTGTGTCACGATTAAAAAAAATTTAAACCGTTAACCGGCTTGTGTGTGTTTTTGAGGGAGTGGTGGGAGCCTAAGGGCTAAGAACATAAGAGCGAGTTCAGTGATTTAAATACTCGCGATCATACGAGGTTTTGATAGTAGTGTTCTACACATCAACAAGACTACAACTTTTTAAAATTTGTCGTTCGACGTATTTTTTTTACGAAGCTGTTTGTGGGGACGAGCAGTTGTTGCGGTTTCCGAGAACGAACAATATGGATAGGACAGTGATACTAGTCGTTCACCTGCTAAATTTGGTAGCGTTGACCCTGAGCCAAGGAGGTGAGTTGTGGTGGTGAAACACGCCCGCCCGATATGCTTATGCTACGGCTCTCTCTCTCTCACCCCCCTTCTTCCTTGTTATAGGTTCTGTGTGGAGACTGATCGGGGACCAAATCACACTTACTCCTCCTGACCCGCCGACCGCACCGATTGTGCGCATCGTTTGGAAACACGGGGACGACAAAGCGATCGAGTTTGATGACACGATCGTCGGCTATCGCCAGTTCGTCAACGCGACACTGAACCTCACGTCTGGAGAACTGACTCTCACAAATTTAGATTCGAGGTTCGCCGGAACTTATACGGCCGATATTAATGGTTTCATAGGTGTGCGAGCATGGAAGCTGTCCGTACTCGGTAAGTCCAGTGAGATGTGTTGGGTGCGTGTCGGACGTGGCTCATACCTACACTGACAATCGGTTTTACGTTACAGCTTCACCACCTCCCACAACAACCAGCGCTCCCACAACAACCACCGCCAATGCGACAACGGCCAATGCAACAACGGCGGCCGCCAATGCAACAACGGCCGTACCTGCCGCACCTGTTATAGGACGTGCGGCCGTGCCCGTACCGATAAACGCCACATCCGCTGCGGCACCTACGACAGCCGCACCTCTGGCACCCGCTGCGGCACCTACGGCAGCCGCCCCTGCTGTGATCGTACCGACTACGGCACCTGCCCCTCTGGCACCCACCACGGCACCCGCTGCGGCACCTACGACAGCCGCCCCTGCTGTGATCGTACCAACTACGGCACCTGCCCCAACACCTACACCTGCCCCTCTGGCACCAACTACGGCACCCATAACCACCCCCACCACCACCACCCCCGCTACCACCACTCCCGCTACCACCCCCGCTACCACCACTCCCACTACCACCACTCCCACTACCACCACTCCCGCTACCACCACTCCCACTACCATCCCCACTACCATCCCCACTACCACGGCCCTTTCAACCACAACCATGGTTCCCAACACACCACCGGATCCGAAGATATACGGAGTATACGGACTGTTAATTAAAATGGTTGCGATGTGTCTCGTACTGGCCGTCGGTGGGGTTGTGATAATACTGTTCGGTTGCTGTGGCCAGAAACAGGACAAAAGGAAGGCGTTCGGCGCAGCGACACTGAGTGAATTCCTTCCGCTCACCGCGCACAGCGGCAGCGACAGTGTCGGCGATGGACTGGATGACACATTTGACAGATCGCGCAATTCAACATTTAGACCGGAGGACGTGATAGAAATGGAAAAAGATATGGATGTGATTTTTCTGTGACGTTGAAAACTTTAAAAAAAAACCCAACCCTCTAACAGACGACTCGTTGTTTATTCTACATTTGGAATTGTGTGTCAGGAGGAGTCTGCGATCGCCGGTGTGTTATAACTAGGCCATCCGCAAAATAGGTTTTTTAAAATCAATTTACTCTACATCAATAACACATCACTCTTCGATACGATGGACTTTGAACCTTTTTGCTTCACCACGCTTCAGCAGTGGGAGGGAGTATATCCACCACCTAGGATACCTTCCGAGCCAGACGCAGTCGCCATTCCGGTCTGTGAAGAACTGAACCGCTATCTGACCGCTCACGGTGTGTCTCCGGCTCGTTTTCTGACCGAAGATTTTGAGAGGTGGGGGTTTGATGCGAAGCTGTGGGACCTGTGTAGCCGGGGCAAATTCGACCCCGAAACTAACGCAGCTCAAATGACCGCCGCCGTATTCCCGGTCTTTGGACAGGCCGGACTACGCGCGGTGAAATGGTGGACGGCGCAAGCGCACAAGTTTCACCTCGCCGATCCGGCTAACAGCCCGTTCGTGCTCAAGCAGCTTGCCTCCTTTGTCTAATGGGTGGAGCCGAAAGCTCGAGCGATTTTAAAATGGCTCGGTGAAAACCGTAGCCGCACATTTTACTGATACACTACATGATGGACGACTTGTCTCTTGAGAATTGTTTCGTGGACGAATTTGAAGAATGGGAAGAGGTGGGCGCGTTGACTCAGCAGCCTTTGACGCCTATCAACAGACAACTGCGTAGGGAGTTTCTCAAGTTCTTTGGTGAAGCCTTGCCCACGCACTTGAGCGCGGCTGACAAATGGTACTTTCACATGGACAACAAGCTCTGGAATCTGATGGAAGCCGCGATGAAGAAGCGGGACGAACAGCATGTGAGCGCTGGGGAGATCGCCGAAGAGATGGCGAACTTTTTCTACAAACTACGACCCGATCTTGGCCAACTCTACAGAGGCGTCTACGCTCAAACTTTTGAATGGGTTGAAAGCGCCACAAACACGTCGTATTGTGGTTACAACCCATGGACCGACGACGACGATGATGATGACGAACCGACTACGGCCGTCTGACTAACGTTGTGGGCGGTGCTAATAGACTGTTGTTGAATGGGCGGCGTTTGCCGCATGCACGCAGTATATCTGAATAAAAATTCATGAACAATATACATTCTGTCTCTTGCCTCTTGCCTCTTGCATCGTCTCTACACACTGCCTGATTAACATGGCTGCCGCACCACAATTTAAGCCCCTATGCTTTAGTACCATGGGACAGTGGCTCAGCCTTTCTCGAAAGAAGAAAACAACCGGTATCAAGATATGTAAGGAACTGTGCGATTATCTGGCGAGGTTTGATATTTCGGTTTCGCACATCGGCAATTGTGACCCTCAGCAGCTAAAATTGGACGACATACTGTGGAAAGGATGCACACATCTGGCTAGATCTCCCGAAAAGAAACGCACCGATGAGGACGACGGCGTGTTTTCTCACTACCTGAACTCCAGCCTGGTGCGAAGCATCGTCTCACCCGGTTTGGCAGATTCTTCCTGTGTTGACGATCTCTTGACGAGGGAAGTGAACAGTTGGACGGACCAGGCGTACGCGCATCACGTAGCAGCGGGAATGCAGAGCCCGTTTCTCACCAATGAACGCAGGGCTCAGTTCACACCCCTGTGTTTCAGCGATTGCATCGACTGGGTCGAAAAGCGGGAACAGTGGGAGATTGAGCGGTTGGCTCGAACGAATGTGGTGCGCGTTAACCCCCAGCTGAGGCTCGAAATCGAGCGTTTTTACGACGTGGAGCCGGTGGAGTGGCTGACTACAGCGCACCCCATTTCGATGTTCATGGACAACAAGTTGTGGGACGCTGCCTGTAGAGACGCGCCCTTCAACCTCGACTTCGCGGGACTTCCTTCAAGCTTTGGAGGACCTCTGACTGACACAAGCAACGCGAAGTCCCTGGAGCGGTTCGCCGTCGAGGCTGACACCTGGGCTCGCCGCGCTCACAGATATCACACTCTGATGGGCTCTGACAGCCCATTTAGATAAAAGAAATAGAGTCGTACAACTGATGCATTCACATTCTTTATTGAAAATAAAACTTGGAAAAAAGGACCGTCTGTGTATCTGTGTATCTGTGCATCTGTGTATCTGGTCGTAGCATGCATGTCTCACCAGGAAAGTTGAGACAGTGGGGTGTACTTGGTGTCGGGGTAAGCGCGGCCGCCACCACCACCGCCCCTCATACCCATCCCTCCTAACACAAACCTGCTAATGACGTAGGAAACCATGCCTGATAGTATGAGCGATACTCCCACGGCCACCGCTGCGGTGATTGCTAACACTCCCATGTTTGAGAGTCCGGACAGGAATCCGAAAATGTTTCCGAAACTGGCGAACGGGTTCGTCACCTTGCCAATCTTGGCAAGTTGATTGTTGTAGTCTTCCATGATTGCGGTCAGGTTTGAGAGTGCCAACGGGTCGAGTTTCTCGATAGTTTGGACCAGCATTGTGAGGTTTAACGGCGCTTCAGTCGGCCTGTTGGTCTGGATGACAGGCGCTACTGTTGTGAGGACAGGCTGTGGCAAAAACGGGACGCTGATATTTCCCAGCTGCGCTCCTGTTGCCCATGTGAAAACCAGCTGGTTTGTCGTGTGGTCCGCTTGTAGGTAAGCCAAATTGGTGGTCTTGGTATCTGGGTCGTACAACGTTCCCAGGGGTATGTACTGGTTGTAGGGCACCTGAAGTCCGGACATGTTTCCACCCGAGGGCGCGGCGCTGAAAATCTCACCGGCGTCGCAGTCGTACGAAGTGTTTGTGAAACAGTAGACGTGGGCACACTTCACACACGCCGTGGTCTGTTGTCCGTTTCGCGGGTCCACTTTCAGCCATCTGTTCGACGTGGTCGCAATCTCCTTGTTTCCAGCTATCGGTTTGGGCACCTCCGAATAGATGAGGTTCGGTTCGCCCAGCGGGAGCATTAGCCACACTTCGATTCCGTCCGGCGTGAAACCAAAATTAGACACGAGCGGTAATCTCCCGGCTAAGATGGGGTTCGTTTTGGCCAGTGGGAAAACTGCGCCCAGCGTGTCGGATAACATTTCTGGGTCAACACAAGCCGGACCCAAATTGCCCTCTTGAAGGGATTTCACGCAGGCGACCAAATTGGAAGCGGCTCCGTTGAAAAAGGTGTTGGTGTCTCTCACCGACCCGATGGATGCGATGAGCATGTTCGTGAAGGAGTCGACGAACTGCACGGCGAACGCCTGCTTGATGGTCTGTTGGTTCAGCTGCTGCAGGTTCTGGTTGATCAGCTGAAACTGGGACACCACGGACTGGCTGAAAGAGGCCAGCTGGTTGGAAATCAGGTCGAGTCTGTTATTGATGGCGTTGAGGTCGTTTTGCACCGCCGTAATCAGCGCGTCGATCTTTGCGTTGGTAATGTCAAGGGCCGTTTGTAGTTTCACCACGGCGTCTCCCAGTAACCCGAACCCGATCGCGCTTACGACCAGGGAGATGGCTGTAGATATGAAGATCCCGGCCAGAACTCCGATGGCTCTCTTGGTCCTGGTAGTGGAGGCGACAGTGGAATCCGTTCCGGTGTAGGTGACGCTGACGGACTCTGCCAACCTCTGGTACGTGGACACGTAGTGTTCGTACCGGAGAGAGAGTTTGGACTGTTCTTCGAGCAGCTGTCTGACCAGAGGCTGTGTGCTAACGCAGTACGGTGCCAGAAACCTGGCGCAAATGGTGTCGTTTCCACAGGCCAGGGCCACGCAATCCAAAGCCTTTGCCGTGGTGTTGAGGGTGCACTGCTGGCTGACGTTCAGGGTGAGCTTCACGACCTTTAGATCGTCTACCAGATACATGTCAGGCTCCGCTTTGTAGAGGACGTTCTTGTGTTTCACGACCGCGGGTTTGAAAGCGGGCGCGGGCGGTGTGACCGTGCTAGGCAGAGGCGCCGCACACACCGGGTATGTCGGCGAATAAACCACAAAATCAACCCCGGCCCAAGGCGCGCTGTCGATCACCGTGGTCAGCGATCTCCTGTTTCTGTGCGCGGGGAATGTGTCTCCGGGTTCGCCTTTGATCAGAAAGGCCCCGAACATGGGACTGTAACTCTGGTTGTTGCCGGCGTTGGCTGCGCCGAACACGCTTATGGAGTAACCTCCTTGAGTGTTTTCTGGAAGGCCTATGGGTTTGATCGATATCCCGGCGGAGATTGGGGTGCCGTCGAAACTCCTCATAGGCTCACAATACCCGCTGCAGTTGTATGGGATGAGAGTGGCACTCACACCACCGGCCAGATAGGACGTCACCGAAGAACAAGTGTCGTTACAAGACAGCGCGATCGACGAGATCACCATGTAACCCGTGGCCGTGAAATCGGCAGAAATGACAGACACCAAGTCTTTTGGTATTGCCACGCTGCCCTGGCTGATGTTGTCTATCGCCAAGCACCTGACACCGCCGTACACGTTGAGCACGGTGGACTTGCTGAACACGCAGAGACCCACCGGTCGCTTCGGCATGTTGATACCAAAATAGCCCGCCGGTAAGTCGGGTGGCGGTCCGCCGCGGGCTGTGGGGCTGATGTAGCCGAACGGCAGTTTGAGCATGTAGCCGGCCCTGTACGATTCGGAGTAGCCCTGGAGCTGGTAGGCCACCTCCACCGGAGCCCGCTCACACGAAATGCACTGTCCCATCTGCACCAGATCGCACGGCGCTCCCCAGGCTCCGTTTCTGGTGAATTCGGCCGGACACACTGACCGAGCAAGTTTGTAGAGCTGGTAGGCGTGCGAGCTTGTGACCAGCGAGGGCTGCGTTCGATTCAGATATCCATAGACCCCAACCAGCGTGGCCACGGCGTACGGTGTGTACGACGTGGATTCGGCCAAGTGAGAGTCCGCCATGAAGGCTCCGTTTTCGTCGTAGCGCAGGTATCCGGCCGCCGTGATGTATCCGTACCAGGCGGTGATGTTGGCGTATTTCTGAGACATGATTTCAGTCGGCGTTCGCGACTTTGTTAACCCATCCATTAGGTTGCCCACAGACTCGATGTTGATCACGTCCGAGCTTAGAAACGGCGTCCCGTTCACGCTCACAGAGTGGTAGTGACCGGCGGTGACGTTGTCAAACAACAGCTCGCGTTGTTTGATCACGAATGCTTTGAGATCGGCCATGTCCTTGTCCACGGAAGTCGCAAAGTTGCCGTCGCGCAGTGCGAGTTCGGCCACCACCAGTCCAGCCATGCCGTTGTCAACGAACCAGGCTTCCAAACCTTTCGTCAGACAACACGGCTGTGAAACGGGGCAATAGCGTCCCAATACAGTGGTGTACGGGTGACACACCGCGGTCTGAGCGTACAGCATGTATTGGATCATGTGACCGATGTAGGCCTTGCCCGTGATCATGAAGTTGCCAGCGGCCTTTCCGGCATAGATCGGATACATGTGAGCTGACTGCCCGGACCATCTTCTGGAGGCCGTCCAGTCGTAGGCTATACCCTGCGGCATGAGCGCGAGACTGTAGTCGATAGCCATGTTCTTCTTCTGTGTGTAAGACGTGAACTGCATCGGACTCAACACTGTGTGTTGAGGGGCTGTGGCCGCGTACGCGTAAGAGCAATCAAACACCACTGCGTCCGTGGTCCTTAGGCCGGTGATGTGAACCTGCGTCCGTATGAGTTCACCGTTGTATCGAGTGCAGATGTCTTTGGGGAAACAACCGGGAAAAAAGTTTTGGATCGGAATGCCCGTGGTTGAGGCCGGCGACAAAACGGTCCACTGATCTCCGTTCGAGTTGACCGTGCTCGTAGACACGTAAAACGTCACCGTGTAGGCGTTATTATCCGGTACCATCGGTAGAACGTAACCTCTGCCTCTACTGTTTCCGTAGTCCCAAAATAAAGGCGGTGACGTCGTGGTCAACACTCCTTTCATGCAAACGAAATAGTCTCTGTTATTACCGTGCGCAGGGAAATTTAACCACTGCCCAGTCATACCCGGTTTACACTGGGTCCTATCCGTACCGTAGATGTATTGATAAGTCCATTGGATGGTGCTAAACACTGCCGGTGTGGGTGACGTGACACTGCTGGTGTTCGTAAGGCAAGTGTACGTCTTCATGCTAATCTTAGACCACGGCGTGTTTGATCCGAGCCCAAACTGAGTTCTCCGCGATATCCACACATTTCGTCCGGTCATAGATTTGTCGTACAGAATCATGTCGTCCGAAGTGTTGCAAGATGCTGGTTGAGAGTAAACAGGTAGCAAGTCAGGCGACGCTATCGGACAATCGGGATTAGTAGGAGAGAGCTGCCCGTAGACAGTTCCCAAAATGCTCAAAACACTCACCAACACAAGGACCGCCATGTCCAGACGGTTCGGCGAAACAATTGAGTCACGAATTGAGACGATGGAACTTGGAAATCGTGTCAATGGTAAATGATGATGAGTCAATGGTAAATGATGATGTGTGCAACAAGTGAAGAGGGACCGAGAAATTACATTTCAAATCAATTTATTTAGTCAGAGAATCACAGGGTTTGTTTCACAGTGGGAAAAAAATCACACAAATAAAACCGACAAACAGGTCAACCCCCCATCCCACAAAGTTACACCATATCTGGTCCATTCCCGGTTGGATTGGTAGGAATGTTGGCAGGAGGCCCGGCAGCAGCTGCAATTAGAGCGAGCTGCAGTTGTGCCAAGTTGGGTTCTGGGGCGGCTTGTTTCTTCTTCTTCAGATAACAGCACACGCAGCATCCAATGCAACCCCCGATGGCGATGAGCAGCAACAGCGCTCCCACTCCGGCCCCGATGAGAATGTAGGTTTTATTATTAGACGTTTCTTTCTCCTCATCACCTTTCGTTTGAATCACCACTCCTTCAATTAAACTGATTGCGGAGTTGGGGTCTTCGGGTGCCTGCGGAGCGAACGCCTCAACCATTTCGTTGATGGCTTGGTCCGACACCGCTCCAGCGTCCAACTTCAACCACCTCTGACCTTGTCTAACCATAAACCCGGTAGGTGACGCGGCAAACTCTGACATATTGTCACACGCAGACTGTGGGAGTCCCAACCTGTTACACACCAGGCGACCGTTTTCGGATGAAATGAACTTATAACCTTGAGTTAAGGCGGTGTTCATCCACTTGTCCTTGTTCTGGGACCATTTCCCTTTGGCGTAATCTTTAGCCTGCTGGATCAGAGGCTGAGCCCGGTCTCTGATCTTGGTGTAAAAGTTGGTCGTCGACGTCACGTTGAAACTGACACCCTTCTTGATGTCCTCCTTCAAAAGGCACATGGGTAGTTTATCAACTCGTGTTCCGTCGCTCTCGGCAACCACACAGGGGCTGGTCGCCGAGCACTTGCACGCTTCTTTTCCAAGACAGGCGCCCGCCGATTTGGACCCCACGCAGGTTACGGTCTTTCCGACAATGTCTCCGTTAGGACAAGTCACACGGTTGGCCGGTACTGTGACCTTACCGGCGTAGTCTACAAGGCTGTATTCAAACTTGGACCCGATGTTTGAGCTGTCGTCGATTTTGGTATTGGCGCTGAACAGGCGAAAGTCCTTGCAAGTCGACGTGCCGACTGAAAAGGCCGAGCAAGCGGCCAATTTCAGGTCTTGCACCTTCTTCATTTTACTGTTCAGATCGACCTGTCTCTGAGTGCCTTTATACGCCACAGACACGTAGCTTGGTCTCTTCTTCGAAGAAGAAAAGATGCTGGCCTGACAAATGGCGCCAAGGCACACGAAAACAACCAGAATGTGCAGAGTGTTCATGATGCGTGTCTTCTTGTTCTGTCTGTCTCTCTCTGTCTCTTCTTGTCTTCTGTCTCTTCTTCTTGTCTTCTTCTGTCTGTCTGTGTCTGTTGTCAGTGAAGTTCGTTGAGTGACGCTTAAAGTAGAAGCTGATTTCAAATTCAGTTTGAATCAGGAGTTGTGTGGTTGAGACTTTCTGACGTTCTCCGCTTATGAATACCTCCGTGCGGCACAACTCCGCCCATTTGTATTCTGAATGGAATTTGCCCGCCCACAACGTCTTTCGAAACGGTTTATTAGGTCATATGCGCGCATGGACAACTCGCTCAGACACTCTGTCAGAGAGACAATGTTTGTCGGGCTATGCTCAGCGTTGCTGCTGCTCGTGTCGGCCGTCTCGGAGCCGTGCAGGGCCGAGAACGTGGAAGTGTGCGCGGCTGTTAGACACAGAGACTCTAGCGTGGTAATGACATGCAAGGGCACCATCGCCATAATCACCGTCCACGCCGATGAAGAAGAGGTGTACACTTGGACCAAGAACCGCTTCAGAGATCGTCACAGAGGTGGCATGGAGAACGATGGCGTTAGATGGGGTCTGTACAAGGGCGATCTGACGCTTTACGTTCCGCCCGGCAAATGGGACGCGTACACCGAATTGACCGTCAACTCCTCCGAAGCGGGCGTCGGCGTCACGGTAATCAAATCGACTGAAGCCTGCGACACTTCTAGATGTAAAGACGTGCGTTGTGACGCCAGGTCGGCTCTGGCCTTATCCGTCAGAACGTGCATGAGCTGTCCGGGGAACGAGTACGATGAGACCAGTTACGCTTCTTGGGGTCCCGAATTGTCCGGATGTTGGATCTGTAACCCTTACGACGGCCAAACGCAAGCCAACTGCGCAAAGTGGAATAGGTGGTGGTGTAACTACGACAACGGGGACGTGACCTGCCAGCGACACACTCAATGCACGTCCGAGGAATACGTTGTCAAACAAGGGGATGAGAGCAGCGATACCAAATGTGAGCCCATCACGGACTGTACGGGGCTCTTCGACTACGAGTACAGCGCAGCCACCGCCACTTCCGACACCGGTTGCCATAAACACTATTACGCCATGTTCATCCCCATCGTACTCCTCATCGTGGGAGCCCTGACTGCTCTGATTGTGTGGCTGATGTGGTACAGGCGCAAATGGAACGAAGAGGCTGAAAAACTGGCACAGCAAGAGGAGGAAGAGTTTTACAACCAGTTCGGTGACGAAGACTACGTAAACTCTAGCGACGACGAAAACGGGCAGTCTATTGTCAGCTACGACGACATTTTGAACGGACCGTCCACTGTCAAGAAAAGAGGGCCAGGCACCGCGGGCTCGAGGAGAACTTTGCGAACGCTCGCCGACATTGAGGAAGCGAGGTCCAAGCGGCCCAAGCGGTTCAGGCGCCGCGCCTGGTGGAGAAAGTGGGAGAGCTTGCCCGCCGTCTCCAGGAGGACGAAGGTCGCAGTGGTGTGCGCGGTGTTGCTGTGCTTGCTGTGTTGGGGTTTGGCCTCCCTCTTGGACTACTCTATGAACGTGGTGTGCGAACACTTGATCGACATGGAGATGTACCCGATGGGTATGGCCGTGGGCCTAAACGGGATCATGGCGAGTCACGTCGCGGCTCTGAATGGTCCTTTCCATCGCTGCAAAAGTCAGCGCGGGAGATACATACCGGGCAACACGGACCTCTCGACGGCTCTCTCTTGCACTCAAGAGTACCACGAGACCAAAAGATCGGCCGCAGCCACACACTCCGAAAACAAAGAGACCGAAACGAGAGACAACAGCGGCGGAGGTGGCAGTGTGGGGTTCGCGGTGGCTGCGTTTTCCGGCTCCGCGAGCGCTGAGGTTGACGTCACCAAAGAGGTGAAGCACGCCATCTCCGCCCAAGTGTCGCAGAGCACCAGCACCACCGCCATTATAGCGGAGTACAAGTGTACCGTGGGTCGGCTGGGCTTCAGCGGCGGCAAAACCGTTTACACCCACGCTTTCCTCTCCGCCGCGAACGCTCTCAACGCCAAGGAGATTACCCTGGACGAATTTACCGACTTGTGGGGTGTGGGTTTTGTGGCACACGTGGAGATGGGTGGCATGTTTTACAGAATCATGACCGTGGGCACTTGCGACGCTGAAAGCGCGTCTAGGTTGGACGAGACCATGCAGGACTGTTTCAAGAGCGAGTTTGCTGCCAGCGGAGGTGGCTGGGGAGTCACGGCCGAAGCGCACGGACACGTTGATAAGTGTTCCGGAAAGTCGTCGGCCACCGAAAAGGGTATCAAACTTAGCAAGTTTACCAAAAACATGTTCACGCTCCAGATCGGCGGTGGGACCGTGTCCACTGACATGTCCGACTGGCAACACTCTTTGAAAGACGACCCCAAAGCTCTCCAGTATAAGTTAGTCCCCTACACCATGCTCAAAGACGTCTTTTCTGCTAAAGTCATCGACCAGATGAAGAAGGTACCCAGAAAAATCGAAGGGGTGTTGGAGGCGATCAGCACCCCTTTCAGCCTGACTGTGAAATGTTGAATGTGTGCTGTGTCACTGTGTTGTGATCAATAAAAAAAAAAAGACAGACAAACGCAATCACGGTTTGAGCGGTGTGTTTATTTCAGTTCACATTTGGTGGCAGGGTATGTTTCAGAACACCCACAATTGGGGCTGCTGCCGCGGTGGCTACATCTGATGCCGTAAACAGCTTGGCAGCCATTTCAGCCATTTCCGCGTTGTTTGACAGATATTGGCCCGCTACGGCCCAGCCCCAGTTTAGAAGCAGAGCTCCGTAACTGGTCCACATTACCATGGTCACGGCTATCACCAATGCGCCAAACAGGCCCCATTTCCTGTTTTTGACAAACCCTAGCACCAGAGCACCCCACAGGTTTTGCCCAAACACAACAGTAAAGAGAATGAGCAGCGCCACGCCGAGTCTAGGTAGCCATTTGTGCCAGTCTACGAACAGTCGGGGTCGTTGTTTGTCGTCCAAAACTTTCCCGTTGAATTTGATCTCCAGCGTTTCCGCGTCCGCCATACACTGCGCGTTGAATCCATTAAACGGTCTCAGGTTGAGGGTGAATGGAAAGGAGAGCGGAGTCACGAAAAATGATGTGGTGGCCGAGTTCCCGCTTCCCTGCTGCGCCACGCACACCTGCAGTTTGGACCGAGGCTCCTCCGACCTGAGCATGTTGTGGAAAAAGGCCGCTTCGTCGGGAGGAGCCGCAGCTAACCTGGCGTACGGGTCTGCGGCGATCTGAAAAATGGTTCCGTTCAGACCCCAAGACACGGTCAGTGTCTGGTTCAGAGAGAAAGGGCCCTGGTTGAACTGATACTTGTCAGACATTGTTGTCTCAGCAGCTCAAAGTTCACGTTTAACGCGTTGTCGGAACAATGGAAGGGCCTCGCGTGAGTCAGGTCGCTCTCGCGGCGCCCGTGCACTTTGAGAAAGTGTTTCCAGAGAGGTTCTCCTTCTTTTGGAGCTGGTCCGGTTGACGAGCCGCCGCTACAGCAATGAGCACACTGTCTGGCACCAGATCCGGCGTACCTGTCGTCGAGTACCACCCCTTTGTAAAGCAGCGTGTTTTCCACCGCCTCTGCTAATCTCGGGTTCGGGTCGTCGTCCTCCAAAGGTTCGAACGGGAAGATCCCCAAGAGTTTGCCGCGGAGATCGTACACAGGTCTCCACTCGTACGCGCCGAAGAACTCTTCCTTGATGGCCGCGGTTCGTTCTAAAAAGGTAGACAGAACGTCCGGTTCCTTGGCCAGTTGTTCGGCGTTTTGAGGGTCGAACGTCTGCTCGTCCTGTTTGGGCCCGTAATTGTGGTAAATTGTTTTCAGGTTACGTCTGGCGGTCTCTACCGCCAGCAGAGCGGCCTCAAATTTCTCCTCTAGTTCACCGACTCTGGCACACAGCTCCTTCAGTCTATTGGCGTGCCACTCGCGACCTCGAGCGGTGCCGGGAGTCTCTGAAAAGAAGGGCAGTTCGTCGTCCATTGACAATGGAGGGGGTGCTGGATATGTTTTTGAAAAGCGTGGCGATCTTCAAATGCCAAGGCGTGTTGAGCGGCGAGCTCTGTCAAGTGCTTTTACAATCTCTCAACTCGCACTATGCGGAGTGGAAAGAGTACATTCTGCTGGACGCAGATCGTGCGCCCGCCGACCGGGAGAACGTAGGTTACGAAATCGCGTCCCTGCTCCTCAACTGTGGGCGGTTCTTACCTTGTCAACAAGACGTGTCGGGCTCCGCCGCGAGCAGCGCCTGTGTGAAGACGACCGAGTTTGGAACAGTGGGACCCACCTCCTTTAACGCGATTTCCGTGTCTAGGATACGTTGCCCGTTTTCAAACAAGCTACTGGACCCGGAGTCTTGTAGTTGGGCCTACTATCAACCCTGTCCCATCAGAACGTCGCTGACTGCTCGCAGAACGGACATATCTTACATCGACTTGGAGGAGATTGTGGTGTACGCCGACTTGCGGAGGTTGGAGGAGCTGAGAAACACGTTTGCGACCGCGCAATCTAACGTGTGGGCGAAAAGAAGGCGGATAAACGCCTTAACCGCGTCTGACACGGCCGTACAGAAACTGACCCGAAAAGTGGACGCCTTTAAAGGCCCCATGTGTTTCAAGCCCGGCATGGCGTCAGAATTGATTAAATACAGTGTTTTGGCAGAGACTGTGCATCAGCTGTTGGCAGCTGAATAGGGGTGGAGTTGACACAAAGAACAAAGCGGTAAAGCTCCTCGAGCTTTCGACATTTCCACATTTCTACAGCACGATTTCGCACACGTACGCTTCCAATCGCTTCCACACTATGCCCAGGTGGTTGTATTTCACGCACCCCAGAGATGTGCAACAGCATTGGCTGGAACCGCAGCCTTCTACGGGAGAAGAAATGGACGTGTCGCCGGCTTTGCTGCGTGTCATGGGTAAAGGTTGCAGGACTACGCTCGACAACACTGACCCGCTTCAGCTGAAATTCGACAACATCCTGTGGCTTTCCATGCACGCTTTCTACAACATGGTGTGGCCCATGAAACGGATGCGGGCCATGGACAGGGTGGTCCGCAACAATCTGATGGCCAGGGACATCGCTTTCCTGTGTCGGGCTTTGAACGTGATATGCACCGACATCGCCAAGACTTGTCGCCAGTTGAAGCCTATCACCTCGTTTACGGAGCCCCTGAAATATTTTATCACCGCGGTGTTTGAGAAGCAGCTGTACGGCGGCTCGGAAGGGAAACCATTTGGGGTCGGCAATACACACGTGCCTTTCCCGTTTGCGCCGGGCGCCCCGTTCATCAACCCAGACGATGTCGAGGATGAAGTGACCGAGCGCATCATCGAGGTGAAGCGGGTCCCGGTGCTCACCATGAACGCGCCAAACCGCTATTCCGATGAGCCTCTGACCACTCTACCACAAAGCAGGCAGACTGCGGAGTTTCGACACGTGCCGACATACAGAGTGATCTCGTCCTCGCCGTCCCACCATCCGATGGAAACCTCGGCCGCAGACTCTGAGGCCGTGATGAGCGAACGTGAAGTGGAACCTGGCACGCCTTACGAAGTTATGATCGACGACGACGTCTACACCGTTACCGATTTGCTCGCTCCGGTGAGCGATTGGAAGACCGAATTGGTAAACGTGATGCTGACGACGAGAACCGTTTCAGTAACTAAGAAACAACTGCCTGACGACCACCCACTGTCGCACTTGTTCCAGTGTAAGGTGTGCCTTGGGACGCTTTCTGCGCCGATCTGGCAGTGCGCTAACGGACACTACGAATTCTGTCCGGCTTGCATGCCGATGTTAACCGCGTGCCCCATATGCAGGGACAGGACCTTTCCGGCCAACAAGGTGCGGAACCTGGGCATGATGAGCGTGTTGGAAGCTGTCGAGCCGGCGTTCGTGTCGGTGACACAGACGGTTGTCGAGCAAAGCATCACGGCACAACAGATGTTGGAGAGCATCGCCAGGGCTGGTGTCTACGATCCCGCGCCGCCGCTACCTAGATTTGCGGGACAGCCCTACAACGCTCCTGCACCATCTTTGGTGGACCACGAGGCGGGCATCAGGGTGCCTGGCATGCTTTCCAACGGAGCTTTCTATCAGGATGTTTTAACAGTCAACGTGCACACGACGGTTGACGGGACCGTGACATCCGCCACCGTGATGGTGAACGGACCGGAGCTCACACCGATGACTATGAGCTGGGAATCTGGTGGCGGCGCGCCAAGAAACATATGAACAAGTGGGCAGGGCTTGCTCGTTCGATTCAGCTTTTTAAGCTATCAAACACAAACCATCAGCACTTCTCCTCTACCAACCTCTACCAACGATTCAGCTTTTTAAGCTATCAAACACATCAAACCGCACCATGTCAACCATCGCCATGCTGAGAAGCGTCGCTAGAATAGCCGAACTGACACAGGGATCTGATCCTAACCAGTCTACCAACAACAACTACCGCCCAGACCTTTCGGAAGAAGAGAAAAAGGACACCATCCGCGATCTACAAAACGAAATGTTGAGAGCGCGAATTGAAGTGTTGGCACGAGCTCGAGACAAAACAGCGGCACAAGCCCTGGACGTTGAGGCGGGCCGTAAAAGAACCAAAAAGACAAAGCCTGCGAGAAAAATCGCAGCGACCATGACCATCAACGATCTACCACCAATAGACAAGGCGAAGGAGATGCAGAAACGGCTTGCCACAAAGCCCGTTGAACCATTTTCTGGCAAGGGTCACATCCTGAAGGAGGTTCCGAAACGCAGGTTGGAGCACGAACACGCTGAGAGAAAGAAGCTGAGGAGCTACGAAGATCTGACGAGATCTATGGGAATGTTGATGTTGACGAAGCCTAGAAGATCCGCGTCAGCATGGTGTCTCGTTTGAGCGTGATGAGCTGTGAATAAATGTCGCGAACAACAGTTTTGATTGAACTCTGTTTTATTGCTTTTGTTAATAAATGTCATAAACAAGTTTGATTGAACTCTGTTGTTTCTGTTAACGTCTGCGATCTTCGTCTCTGATGAATTTTAGATATTTCAAAATGTTGCCGTCTATACCCACTCCAACGTCCGCTATGGCCTTGTTACACATCAAAATCTTTTTGTCGTTGGTTTTGAAAGATCGAACCATATGTTTAGAAAGAACAGCTCTCTGTTTGACCATTTGGCGCACCATGGTTTTGGCGATTTCCGTCGGTTCAAAAGCGTCTGCGTACATGGAGACGTGGTTCTGGATGTGAAATTTGAACTGTGCGATCGTTACTTTGTTGAACAGTTCAACACAGTTGCCCCTGGAAGCAGTGAAGAACCTCCACGCGGCTCGGTGATCCTTTCCAAACTGTCTGAGCGCTTCTTCGACCTGTCTTTCAGGCGTGTCGTCTGACATATCGTGCGCTTCGCACAGTGGACACAGTTTGTTCAGTGGATCCGCAACATCCACGGCTCCTGTTGCCGCGAGTTCCCAAACCGAGGCCGTGTAGACATTCTGGATCTTTACAGGTTCCAGTTCGGACGCAAAGCCAGAACTTTCACTGAGTTCGCTACAGGGCGCCTGTGCACTCATCTGTCAAAAGAGAGGTAGAAATGGAAGAGATTAGATTTTTGGGCGTTCTGCCTGGACTCGCTTTAAAAACCTCACCAGCTTCCTATTGTTACGAGTGTGTTTGGTCCGGTGTAGACGCGAACGAAACTGTCTACTCTTTGGTCCGAGTCGACGGATGCGGGAAAGGACCGCCAATCGATTCCGAGGTCGCCGCAATCATAAGTCGCAACTGCAGAGCCTTGAGAGAGGAGGAAGAGCTCACAGCAGACACTCGCAACTTTTACACACTCATAAACAACGTGTTTTACGGCCGCGCGCTGGGCAGAGACCCCACCAAGTTCTCTCAGGCCACAGTGGGGCTGATAGACTATCGGTTGTATCACGTTCGCCATCTGTGCGGCGAATTGCTGGCGCAGCTCAACAGACGGAAAGTGCGGTTCTCGTTTTGTCCCACTCCTCCTCCCGCTACGAAGACGCTCGGCACAAAGTGTAGCGGCAGCTTGCAGATCTTTCACAGAGTCCCTAACCCGCTGGATACTTTGGAAGGAGCGGAGGACGACTTCGAAACCCCGGTTGGAGAAGTGGGCGCGCATCATCTGCGTGAAAGACCCACGGCAGGCTATTATGGCAAGCTCAGGAACAGACGCAAGTGGCTCAACAGGGGCTCCGCGACGCCTTATTCGAGACCCAAACAAGTTTTCATTCGTGGGGAAGAGGCCGGACGGTTCCTATGTAGCAACCAAGAGCTGGACTCAGAAGGTAACTAATTGTAGCACCGAAGTGGATCAGTTCATGGGCAGAACGGGCTCTCAGCTCAAAGAACTGTCCGACGACGAACAGGTGCCGGTGTTTTGCGACAAATGCCCTCACGGTTACACCAAAAGATGGTCCGAGCTCGACACCGTGTTCCCCGGTGGAGTGTTCAGACAGGTACCCAAAGTCAAGGGTTATTGGATAGTGGGCACGGCGGGCGTCTTTTCGGATAGGATGTTGTGTGACGAGAACCTAGTGGCCGCCAGGAAACCCCACGAGACGAAGAGGGAGGTAGTCGCGCGCTACCACCTGCCTCGCAACAACCTGGAGCTGTTTTGTCACCCCAGAGCCTCTAGAAACGAGCTCAATTTTCTGTACCAGCATAAAAAGTCTGTGCCTTTGGGTCGGGTGCTCGCCTACTGGCACATCCACGGTCCGGCAGACCGCGAAAACGAGACGGTGGCTGTGAACGTGCTCACCTCTATCGAAAATCCGCCGGACCGCCTTCAGCCTTTCATCGAACTGTCGACAGGTTTGTCTTGGTCCACCCTCACAGTCACGCAACACTGTGTGGCGGTCGAACTGTCTCTGGTTTCACTACCGGGCCGAACGTCTAGCCTGATCTTGCAAAAGTACAGGCGCACCGCGGACACACCAAGTTCCTCCGCTTACCCCGTCTGTGAAGAACCGGATCTCTCGATGTTTGGGTTCGGGAACACTTCAATGCACGATCTCTTGTACGCCTCGCTCTCTGCCGCTTTCACAGAAGACAAAACGGCCCATGAGGTGGACGGGATTCCAAACTCTCAACAACCCGATTCCACAGAGAGCACAGCTTGGTACGAGATTGCGCTCGCTTTCGCCAAGCAGATCAACTTTCTCTACTCCGTGCTGACCAAAGACGACCGTGTGGGAAAAGACTATTTGAATCAGGGCGAGCGGGTTTTCAGACACATCAACCGACTCCAAGAGCAGATGCAAGCGGCCTTGACGCTGTCGGCAGTGCCACCGAATCAAGAAATCGAAGCGGCCTCTAAAGTGCCCGTCGCCGAACCTACCGAAACCCCCGCGTCCCCGACTAGTGAAAAAGTCGGATCTGCTGTTCAGACCGACACTTCAGTGGAACCCGCTGAACAGAGTACATCAGCTCCAGTCGCGGTAGACCTAGCGGTGGACGCTGCGGACCCTGTGGACCCTACCGACCCTACCCCCCCTACGACTTCTGCTCAACCACCGCCAGTCGAGCCGGTCGAACCAGAACCGACCGCTACTAGTACGATGGCGGACAAAATGGACAATCTGACTAGTCTAATGACCCAGTTTATGGAACAGATGAACAAGACCAACACCACCACCAGCACCCCGGCGCCTCAATCCTCTCGGGACGATTTCCGCGACAGCGTCATGATGACGCTGTTTAAGAGCATGCTTCCCACTACCCAAGCGGTGGAGGTTCAAAAGGAAACTCGGAAACGTCGTGCCAACGATATGGACGACGAGACGTGGAAAGAGTTTCAACAGCTGAAAAAGTACAAAGAGGAACAGGAGGCAAAGACCAAGGAGGCGGAGATGATGACTCGCCTGAGCGCCATGGTTTCCGAGGCCGTGACAAAGGCCCTTCCTGCCCCTGCCGCTACCCCCGCTGCTGCCCCTGCCCCTGCCCCTACCCCCGCTGCTGCTGCCCCTGTCCAGCAGCCGCCTCCGGACCCAACGGCTGAGATTGTGGCCCAGCTCAAAGAGTTTAAGGAGCAGCTCAACACTCTGATGAAGCCTGCTGCGGACCAGTCCAAGACGGCGGACACTGCGGCGGCGGCGGCGGCCGGTGGGTCGACGACGGCTGAAAATGTGGCGGGCGCGGCTAAAACGATCTCAAATAACGTGACGATCCCTTCAGGACCTCATCTGACCGTCGGTGGCGTACCTCTAAACGCTCTCACCAGCGCAAGCCTGGACCCAACTACGAAGATTGAAACGTTCTCTGCGGCAGATCAAAAGTTCCTGGGATCCCAGCTGTGCTAATGGTGGTGTGGTGGTGTGGTGGTGTGTTGTTGTGTTGTTAAATAAACAATTCAAAACGTGGTTCGGCTTGAAGTGGTTTTTATTTTATTTCACTCTCACACACTAGTCCTTAGACGCTGTTCAAGCGCTCCAAGTCGGCGAGCATGCCTTCCGTGTGGGATTCTACAAAATCCCCGGTCGCCTGGGGTATCAAGACGTGTTGGTCACGCTCCTCTGCGCTGGCTTCACAAAACTGTCCGTAGGTGTAGCTCGCTATGGGAGGTGTAGTCGGACTGACGTTAGTGTCCAGCTCCGCAATAGACGGAGCCATGTAGTGGAGCTCGTCTGCGTCTACAAAATAGACGCAACCCCCTTCTCCCACCAACACAATGACTTGACATATCCACTCTCCGTCAATGTGGTCGATTGCGCCAAGCACCACCATCTTTTCGGGTGTGGGGAGAAAGAGGGTCTCCCAAGCTGAGACGATATCGTCGTCTCCCCAGTGTATGGTGCCATCCAGAGGCGCTATGCGCAACACGATGCCTCGTTTCAGCAGGATTCTGTCCCCTCTGCGGTCGTCGACCAGCTGAGGCAGCTCTTCAAACGTAGCTTGAACGAACGCGTCCATATCGTGAGCTGAAATGGTCGAGTTCAGAGTCTGACTGGTACAAATGGTTACGCTCGCAGAGAGTTCGCCGCGCAGGCAGATCTGTCTGTGCGTTCTTCCCGCCGACCGACCGCATCGTGTGGGCAGAGCTTGCGCTTCACACGCGCAAACACGTCAAACGTCAAACACGTCAAACACATCACACATCGCTGCGCACCGAGACGATCAGCCAGACCAAGTAGGCCAGCTCAGACAAGGAGAATGGATTTCAAATACTACGCGGTGTTTGCGGACAGGTTGGTCCAGCAGAAATGCGCCACCGACGCGCAAGACGGTGACATCTTTTACACGGTCTCTATCAGAGCGGTGGAAGATCGACTGAGAGTGGTTGGTTGTTTTCCAGACACTTGTGAGACCGCGTGTCTGTGGATAGAACCCATATACTGCCCCCTGGTATTGGACAAGGCGTACTCGGCCTACCTTGAGAGCAAGCCGCAGCTGATGGCGCTGGTATCGTGCACAGCCTCCACCTTGCCCGGACCAGAACGTGTGAACTTGGTGCTCAACAACGGCGACACCAAGGAAGACGTGTCCGTAACCATGTACCTATTTGAGAAAAAAGCTGACAGGAAAAGGGTGGCGGACCACCTGAGACAAGCCTTGCCCGCCGTGCCTGACATGGGCACGTTCGACTCTCTGACGAACAACATGGGCGGCGCGGCGGACTGTATTTACAACAGAGTGTACTGCTGCAATTTTTACAGGCTTAAACGAGATAAGATTCGAGCAACCGACGTGGGTTCTAACGGAGCGGACCTGTCCGGCACCATCAAGCTGAGGGACCTCACCTTCGACGAGGACCTCGATCGGACCTTGTACAACGACCACTTCTTTTCCCGAGACGAGGCCGTGCTAAAACAGAACCATATTCTATACCACACCGACCGACAGGCGTACGAACGCAAAAAGGTCGCAGGAGAGCTGGCGGTAGGGAAGCCAAACCCCTCATCCGGCATCGGCAGGAGAGTGCCGGAATTGGTGTACAGGTGTGGACATTTTGATTTCGAGACTGTGTTCGACGAGCAGAATCTAGACCCAAAATTACACCCTGAAAAGGATGAAACGTTTGCAGAAGACAAAGCCATCAAAGACCGCATTAAAAAATGCGGTCTGGTAGGCTCTTTCCTACCGGCTCCCAGGGCCTCCAAGCTGAGAGGCTACAAAGAGGTGATATCAGTCAGTCTAGTTTACAGAACGGATACCTGCGCGCTCTTCAGACAGGGGAAAAAGGGTCAAAAGATGAGACGCGTGTGGTACAACGCTTCAAGAGTGGACGGGGTTGGAGCCGAACCAAGGCATGCGCCGTACGTCAAGGGTAGCCACGAAGACTGCGTTACAGACTGTGAAATCATAGCCTGCGACAGCGAGCTGGACCTCCTGGTTCGGTTTCTCGCAGAAGTGGCGCAGTATGTGGACGTTCTGTTCGTCTACAACTACGATTTTGATGTTGCCGTGCTACACAGCAGGCTCAACTTCTACCAGACAGTGTGGCCCTCTCTGCCACTCACTCGCAAGCTGACTGAGATGTACGACTCTGTGTTTTCCTGCGACCCAAAGAACGTCCCTCCACACTTTTACTTTTCCGATCAGCGGTACAACTCCATGTACTGTGACCTTTTGGATGTGGTTGAAAAGCACATGGACGCGTTCAAGGCGTTGTGTAGGACGCGCATATCTCAAAACAGGGCCGCGCAAAGGAAGGTTCAACAGGGCCTGTTTGACTCCGTCTCGTCTCCCGCCGGAACATCGGGCGATGACATCGTTACGAAGCGCCTGATGTACGACTATCCGCCGTACAGGACCGCCATCCGCAACCACAACGACCAAGTGATTCTCAACTCGACGGTACACGGCTTTGGCAAGTACGTGATCGATTTGATGAAACTGAACAACACTCGCTCCATGAAGCACATTGCCAGGGGCTTTAGCAAGCTGGAGGTGGTGGCGCGGGCCATTATAGGGGACGCTCGCCCTTATAAGAACCCCTTCAAGATGGGCAAGATACAGGGCGTCAAGTACACTGAGATGGACGGCATTTTTAAGAGGGGCGGCGCGGGCCTCACCCGCCTGCTCTACTATAACCTGGTGGATTCGGAACTGCTGGCCAGGATCGTGCGCTACGCTGCCCCGCACATCGAGTTCATATCCCGTCTGAGGGCCACCCTCAACGTGGACTATGTGTGCCACGGCCGGGGGACTATGGACTTTAGCGGGGCCATGGTGCAGTCCACCAAGAGCGTGGAGGCCCCGCTGCTGCGAGCCAAGCTGAAGGAGAACAGATTTTTCGCGGCGGGCCGGGCGTTCGCCTCCATGTGCTTGACTGAAAAGTACGCCTCGGCCCAGTCCCGCAAAACACTTACTCTGAAAGGAGGTAAGGTGTTTCAGCCCACCATCGGGCTCACCTATACAGGACCTTATGTTGGTACAGTGTGCACCTACGATTTTGCCTCTCTCTACCCCAGCAACATGTGCGACGCCAACATCAGTCCCGAATCGATCGTGTCCAGGGACCCGTCGTGTCGGGCCTTTGTGGTGAACAAGGTGGTGTTGGATTGGAAAAGAATGCCGGCCATCTCCGGCCTCATAGAGAATAGGGAGTACGGGGAGGCCGAGAACCTCTACACCATCCTCCTACACAAGAGTGTGGAGACCGGGTGGACCAGGTTTACGACGTACACGTCTTCCAGCCTCCGCCACTACCTGAGCATGCGAAACAAATACAAGGGCGACATGAAGACGGCCAAGAGCCCCGGACTGAAAAAATACTTCAACCAGCTGCAGAACGAGATGAAGATCTGCGCCAACTCGCACTACGGCGTATCGGATCGCATCTGTCAGATGTTGACCACGCTCTCGGGGCGACAAAAGATCCTTATAGTGGAGGACGTGATCAAAAAGACTCCCGGCATGACTGTGATTTACGGGGACACGGACTCCATTATGTTCCAGGTGCCACCCTCCGACAGAGAGGTGATGAACACGAACACTTTCAAACCGATCTCCGTGGAGACCGTGGAGACCGTGGAGACCGTGGAGACCGTTGACGCCGAGCGGATCACACACTACACCAAGCTCAAGACTGAGATCGAGGGGGAGACCGTACACGCTGTGTTGAAACAGCTGAACGTGGAGATCTACGACTATATGGCAGCCCGCATGATTCACTTTGATCAAGACGGCAAGCAGACAATGATGCAGCACGAAACCGACCCGAAAACTGGGGAAAAAGCGTGGTTCTTTGAGGACGAAGATGGGAGTGGGGGGAGACGCAAACACTACCTCAGAGATCTCCTAGACAACTCTCTGATCACGAACCTGGCCTACGAAAACACCGCCACCGTCACGATGAATCTGACCAAAAAGATGTACGTCTACACCAACCACGAGCTGGACGAGGGCGTTCTGACCAACACCAAGGAAAAGATGAGGGGGGTGCAGGCCGTCAAGTCGAGCGCGGCCGGAGCCACTAAAGACTTTAACACGGACATCATTTCCGTGATTTTTAAAGGTTGGGCCTTACGCAAAAACAAGGAGTTTATGTCGCTTAGAAACTTGTACCAGGCCGTGCCTTGGTTTAAGGTGAATCGGGGGGACCTAATTCTGGTGGTCCCAGACAACCCTGTCTTTGACGACCATCAAGCCTGCACGAACTACGACGTGCTCAAAACGGAATGGTGTGAAGTGTTGGACATAAAGAGAACGGCGCCTAAAGACAAGCGCCACTATGTCATCCATCAGCTGACGTTAAGACAGCTAACCAAGAAGAGCGGTGGCGATGCCAAGAAGTTTCAGTACACCTGTGCCACCGACGCCAACCATTTCAACATGACGCACACTTTCTCCCTCACAGAGCAGATTCGGAGAAACGTCTTGGCCGTGGAGGCGGCCAAATACCGGTATTGGAGCGTGAGCGCCGGGTTCACTGACTGGAGATCGTTGGTGGCCTATTCTGGACTCAACATGCTCAAGAACCCCGAGCTGGAACGCAAGTTCCAGCGCATGAACGCTCATAACCTGAAGAACAACAAGGTTGCGTACGTTAGCGTGGACCCTTTGACCAGCGGGCTGGCGAACGCTGGTAAAGACGTGAAGCAGGTGCCATACGAGGCCTTTCTGGTGGGGATGATGTTTGACGTCAAGCCTGACATTTTAGACAGAGACATGTGGGGAGAATCCCACATCAGAATGGCTGGTTTCGAACCTGAGCAACTGTTCGAGGCCTTGGCTTTTCCGGAACTGGTGCGAGAGTGCGAACGCGACAACCAGGACGAATGTGAAGAGAGCGAAGCGGAAGACGAAGACCCCGACTGCTCCAGCGGCAGAATATGTGGCGAACCGAGGGCTGGACCAATTCAAAACCGGCTGTTGAAGGACCGTGCGATAGGTCGTCTACACCCGACAGGCTTAAAACATGCGCTGTCGTTGTGTTTGTGTACCAGCGAGACGAACTACGGCACACATATTTTATTGGACTCCATTTGTCCCAAGATCAACCACACACCCTACGGGTGGCCGTTGCACGATCGACTGCGGCAAGGCATGGCGTACATCAAGGCCACTTTTGATGCGACACAGGCGTTCAAAAAGAGAGGCCAGATCCTGTTTAGAAAGTTTCACCGCACCCCTGTCAGAACGGGACCGTTGTACGGGCTATCTCTGGACCGCGCGGACATGACACAGCCGACTTTGTTGGAAGAGGATTGGCGAGACGTGCCTCTATTGAACCTGTACGAGCGAAACAAGGATGAGGGGGAGCGGGGTGCGTTCCTCTTGGAAGACTTACTCACTCTCCATGCCAAACTCGTCAAAGACTTGGCGCCCAGCGGAGAAAAGCGGAGCGACCCGTCAATCTCACTGCCTGCCTACCTCGCTTTGTTTTTCCCAGAGTCGTACAGACTCGTTCCTTTGCCTTCTGATCCCATCGACCCAGACATGATTAGGTGTTGCGAGGCGCTGTACACTTTTACCGTATTGCTCGGTTACGCCAAAGCTCGCTACCCCTTGTCCGTCTTTGACAGAATGATAGACAGGCTGTATCTGGACGAAGACAGGAGCGTCGCGTGGCAGGATGGCGCGCTGAGATTGGGACCTCCGCCCAAACATTGCACAAAGAAGGAACTGGTGGCCTTTTTCAAGATTGTGTTCAACGCGTTGGGAGCCGCAGGACCTATGGCCGCGGACAGACTGTACCATTGTGACGTGTGTCGCATGTTTTGGGAGCAAAACATGTTCTCGGTTCAAAGACCAAACATTTCCACCTTTTTATCAACCCACTATATATCGGTGGACAAAAGACCGGGACTGTTTCAGCGAAACAAAGAGCTAGTGTGTCTGGGTGAAGCCAGAACAGTACTTTACCAGTGATTGTTTGTGACATGTGATGTGACTGTCAATGACAAATAAAGCGGTTTGTTTAATACAACTGTTGGTTTTATTTGATCAACATACAGAGACAATGGTCATATGGTCATATGGTCATATGGTCATATGGTCATACACACTCCCTTCCCCCCCCCACCCCCACCCCCCCCCCCACATCACTCGGGTTCGTTGTCTGTGTTCCACTCTTCACCGGACGCGTCAGTGTTCCACGGAGCTACGGATGTTTGGCGCCGGTCGAGCAAGTTTCTGACCTTTTTGGTGACAAGGCTCCCCACAGGCGGGCCGGACGGGCCGGGCTTCGCAGACTCAATCTCCTTCGGTTCGGATGTTGACTGCACAACGACCTCACCCCGTTCCTCTGGTTCGGCGGTCGTGGACCCTTGGTCGGTTGTGCGGCTAGCGGTGTACTCAGCGGATTCTAAACTCTCAGTCTGGGTAGTCTCACTCTCCGTTGGAGTGACGGTGGTCTCAGAGTCGGTGGAGTCGGTGGTAGTGGTGGTAGTGGTAGTGGTGGTGGTAGTAGTAGTGGTGGTAGTTGGTGGTGGGTTTGTTGTAGTAGTGGTTTCAGAACCGGGACTGGCAGCACCGGTGGTAGTAGTTGGTGGTGAGTTTGGTGTGGTAGTCGTGGGTTCAGAACCGGGACTGGTAGCACCGGTGGTAGTAGTAGTAGTAGTTGGTGATGAGTTTGTTGCGGTCGTGGGTTCAGGACCGGTAGCACCGGTGGTAGTTTCAGAGTCGGTAGTAGTTGGTGGGTTTGTTGTGGTCGTCGTGGTTTCAGAACCGGGACTGGTAGCACCGGTGGTAGTTTCAGAGTCGGTAGTAGTTGGTGGGTTTGTTGTGGTCGGACCGGCAGGACCGACCGTCACTGGTTTTGTTCCGCTAATCTCCTTCTTCACAAACGGCCGTGTGAGTTCGAGCACAATAGCCCCGTGAACAATTTTTAAAGCGGAATGTAGCGTTGCGGAAAGTTGCCCGCCGGCTTCATACTGGTCGAGCAACTTTCTCACTCTCAGCTCCAACTCTCGGCGTACTGCCGCAGCATGTTCCGAAGCAGCGTTTACCCTTTTCGCGACCTCCTTTTCCATAAGATCCGTAATCGTTTTAACCCCTTTGCTATCAGACCCATCATCCACCACAGTCAAACCCTCGTTATTCAACGCAAACTTTTGGGTCCCCGTCACTAAAACCACACTCAAACCCAACACTGCTAAAAGCCCGATTCCCATCGTGCAATAAGCAACCGAACAGATGGTTTGATTTCAATTCATTTATTAATGCGATACATCACACATCACACAAAAAAGTTTACATTTTCCGGATCCGGTTGTGCTGGATGGTGATGTGAAATGGGTTGTGGGTTGTCACTCAGTTGAATGTGAGGCTGGTACTGGTGCCATCTGTGGTCACAGTCATGGATCCTACGATCTTCCCACTGCCGTCTTTAAACACTCTGTGAGTATTTGTCGGGAAGCTGCTGTTAGGTCCTCCGATAGTCACCCCGTGAAACACGGGTGCAATAACGGTGCCGTTGCCCGTTGTAACCACCAATGGTTCGTTGCAGGTCCACGTTCCAGCGTTTCTGCGACCGGTTGGTGTGGGAGGAGTAGTAGCTTTGTTCATCTCTTTGTTCATCTTTGCGGAACGGAGTCTTGTCACTGGGCCCGAATTGATGGAAGCTGGAGGGCTCTGTTGAACAATCACGGTCTTGGCCGAGTTGGATGAGTTGGATACTTTCTGTAGAATCTTGACTCTGTGTGGAATCCGAGTTGGTGGAGGTTGTGATGGAATTGTGAGAACGTCCTGTTCGACGTCTTTTTGTACAGTAGTCACACTTTCAAACTCCTCCCCTTTAATACTAATCGGTTGCGTCATCACATCACGGATAGGAACCCTCACCAAAGGTATAGTCTCAACGTCAGCTGGAGATGTGGTATCCGCGCCGACGAGGTCCTTTTCATCAGTTTGTGTCGGTCCATTCTCCTCCTTCCCCTCCTTCTCCTCCTTCCCCTCCTTCTCCTCCTTCTCCTCCGTTTCGACTTCACAGGGCATCTGAATGTCCAAGTGCCAGATGAAGAGCAGCAGACACGTGGTCACAAAAGCGCAGAGGTACACCGCGCAAGTGAAACTTATGCTCAAACCGCCGTCCGGCGGTGGTGGTGGGTCGGCCATCCCGCTCCTCACAGAGTCGAGTGTTCGTTGTGTTGTGACCGTTCGAGACGGCTCTTTTAATAGCCGAGACTATGTGACGGATTGGTTAGTGGCGATCTTCCTCGCCGAACTAACACCATTTATCTTTGAAACCGCACAGCTGGGGCAGACAGGGGAACGCCGTTTGTAGAGTGAAAGGCACTTTCAGCGCACCCAGACTACATCTCAGGTTAAGAGGGACCGGTTCCATACCCATGATCGTCATGGAGTCCGGGTTCACAAACACGATCCTGCTCTCGAGACCCGCCAGTCCTCGTCTGTTTTCGGCGGTCGGGAGCTTGTCCAAGAGATCTTGCAGCTCTCGCGAAGGTCTTTTCTTCTCCCAAGCTCTGACCTTGGCCTCTTCAGCTCTGCGCAACTTCTCGTCGAAGGCCCACGCGTTTGTGTCCACGGCTCTAGGCCAGTGAGATGGACACATGTCGAAGGTGTTTCTGAACATCAGCTCCGTGATGAACGTTTGAAACACGTACCTCCTAAAAGTGTTTCGGTCTAGAGTGTTACTGGTGCACACTTTGAACTCCAGAAGAATCAGCTTCTTGGAGGCGCGGTGGTAGCCGACGGCGTCCACTTCTGTCACGTGAAACTGGCCTTTCGGGACCGGCGGTTTCAAAGCTTTGCCCGTCAGGTTGCACCAACACGATTTGATCCCAGAAGGGTCCCCAGTCACCATCACGCCGCTAGAAATGGGGACGATGTCATATTCGTCCCTCAATTGGGGCAACGGCCAATCATCATTTCTCGCTTGAAAGGCATCCTTCACCAGCTTGTCCACAACCGACCCGATATATGTGTATGTTGAGTTTCCTTTCAACACGTCTGATATACGAGTCTTGGAAAAGGACTTGCCGGCGCAAATATCCCGAGCTATCCTCTTCGCAACTTCGCGCGGAAACAGGTCAGGTAACGTTGAAACCACCTTTTCGGTGATTGTTTCGAGGGACCTATTTGAGACACCGGGCGTCTTGATGCATTTAAGCAGTCTGCCTTCGACCCCGTATTCGAGGTTGTTTAAAGCCGCGTGTAAACGCCCCGCGAGGGTTGGTTGCTGAGAGGGGTCGATGTTGTGCGTGACCGTGACCCGAGTCTTGAATCCTTTCTTTCCCTTCGGAAAAAAGATCTTGTGTAGCGTACGAGTGATTCCGCGACCGTTAAACTTGAGGTGAGGTACAGGCTTCAGTGCTCTGACCATCTTCTTTTCCCTTGCAGGTTCTGAAACAGAACAGAAAAGGCGTCTGAAACAAACAAACAAACCACCACCGAAAATGCAGCGGACAATGCTCTCAGACGTGGTGGAGGCGACCAAAAGGCGGTTATTGATGTTGTGTCTGATCAACATGTCGGCCACTCTCATCTACCTTTTACCAGTGGGGCTGGCCCACACACTCTATGCCGATTCTCAAATTGCGGACCTGACGGCCCTCGCTATAGTAGTGGGAATCCTGTGCATGGTCGGGGTGGGCATTTTGATGGTGATCGCCATCCGCCTGTGCCGGATCCACTTGCGCCACAAGCGGATGGGGGCTCGCAAACCGGCGTTCGCCATCATGGTAATTATGGTGGTTTACGGACTCCTCCTCCTCACACTGATGACGGCCTACTCTCTGTTCACCATTGTGTGCCGTGGAACACTCCACGCCATGACCTACCAGTGCACCACACAGAGGGCCGCCATCGAGGCCGGGCTAGAGCTGACGATCGGCATCGTCATGACCTTCTTCACAGTGTTGGTGCTGGGCATCGAGATGATGCACAAAGAGACCGACAACATGCCGTGGATCGTAGATATGCCTGCCGCGCCCCGTCTGATGCCACCAGGTTCCTCCTCTGACCTGATCACTTCAAAACCGGCCGCGTCGAAGGCGCTGTACTACAACTCGGAGACTGACTATCCGTACTACGACACCGTCGTGGGCGACGATGATGCGCTGTCTCTCTTCCGCGGAACCAACAACGGTCAACCCGCCGCTCCCGCCGCCGCGTAAAGAAGGAGAAGAGAAGGAGAAGGAGGAAAGAGATCCAGGAGACCCCCGCTCACCCTTACCTACCTACTACTCACCCTTCGAAAGCATCAGTGTCATAGCTTACTTAGAAACATTCCGACACCGTATATTTTCAAAGCCATTGCGGCTAAGCTGAAAATAAAAACGACGAAACGAACAGAATCTGAGCACAGCTTCTTTAATGGTTCCATGTTGTATGCGCCGTACACTGTCACTGCTCGATTTACACACATCACACAATATTTCAGCAAAGAAGGGTAACTCAAAGCGGGTCATCTTCCAACAGAGGCTGTCCCGTTCTGTAGTCGCCCCAAACTTGTAAGAGGCGGGTGGTGGTGTCTGTGTAGCGTTTGGGTTTCATGGCAGGGTGTGTCGTTGGCGCCATGCAGGTCGCGGTGGCCATAAACATACGCGCCGCGATAACGATGGCCGACGCTCCGTGTAGCAGCATGTAAAAGAAGACAATCAGACACACCGGTCTGCGGAAGTAGAACTTGATGTGGTTGGCCACGATCGCCATCACTATGGAACTCCACATCTCCGTCACAGTGCTAAACAGCGTGGCGAGCTGAAGTAGTGTCAGGGTGAAGAGGTGGGACTCGATGATTTGATTGTAGACTGAATCGTCGGTGGGATCCGACTCCAAGATCGCCACCACGTCAGATCGTCTGTTGGCGGTGTATTCACTGGCAACGTGTAGCACAAACTGGCTGTAAAAGATCACTTTAAATATGTAAGAGACTGCTTCCAACCAGGCCACGGTTAAGATTTTGGACCTGTGCATCGTCAGACCTCCATCAAAGCACACGCCATCGTTCAGCATCCCGTTTCCGACAGATTTAGTGGTGTTGTCAGGTTCCAGCCAGTGATGAAGCGTAGACTCCAGAGACCACGAGGTGGACGACAGTATGCAGGCGTACGCTAACCAACCTACCGCCATTGCGGTGTCATACGCAGCTCCCAAGATCTTGACCGGATTGTTTCGAACGTGCTTCCAAAGCTTCGTCGATGTCATTGCGAACGTGTTCTGCCGTCACGGCTCGTTTGACCGATGTGATGCACGTCCCAGCAGCTAATGACAAGATCCTAACGGCAGTCAAGATCGGCGTCACATAAATGACCCAACCGCATCTGCGCGACAATATCGTCCAACAGAAATAAATGGACAATAAGACTACTACAGTGGCAGTGAACCACGTCTTCGGCTTGCCGGCACACCGCTTTGGTATGGCGTCAGACTCGTCGACCCGTTTTAGCCTACGATCTTTGACGAGCATCCATTTCTCACCCCTTTCAACTCCGTTTTCCTCCTCCTCCGCGGCGTCCACAGCTTCGTCGTCCTTGTCGTCGGCGCAAGCCTCTGTGAGCGGAACCTCTTCCTCCGACAAAGGGATCGGAGAACCGCGCTTGGACCTGTACCACGCGCAGATTTTGTCGGCGCAATTACACAGCGTGTAGATAAGAGGCACCACCACGGCCACGCACCACACAATCAAATGGACTGTGCATGTTCGCCTGGTGCACATGCCAAACAGTCCGTCCGTTTCGATGCATCTTGCGTGTATGTACAGACCCAGGACACACAGGCCAACACACATGCACACCCGCGTCACAACACCGACCGCCCAACAAATCATGACCGTGACAGATGGTTCGTTTCAATACAGTTTATTTCATTCAATGATGCATAACAACGTTCACAAAGCACAAAAATTGAGTGTGCCAGGTTCATGCTTCGCTGCCCGTTCTAAACCCATCTGGTTTTCAGTTGCGGGACCATGTCGATGTACTGCTGTAGTTGCGGTGGCGTGACCTCCAGCTTGGGCAGTTTGTACACAGTGTGTATCATTTTGGCCAAACGCACATTCTCCGCTTCCATTAGCTCCCACCAAGGTTTGGACCAATCCTTGGTCGATCTGCTGGACAGGTACAAGTCCGACAGTATAAACTTTGAATGTATCATCTGATCCCTGTCGCCGTAGTAGCGGAGCGGGTTCGCGTCGACATCGACCACCTTTCCGCCCTTTGGAGTTTCCCAGCCCTTTTTGTTAACGAAAAAGACGTCGTAACGAGGCATGGTGAGCGTCTTGGACCTGAAGACTGTCTTGACAACGGGAACAAGCTTGTCGATGTCGGAGATTGACGAACACATGAGCAGGATGTAGGCTTCGTAGGCGCAGGCGTACTGAAACAGCTTCTTCAACTTGGAGTTGACAGACTCGCCTGTGTTCGTTTGACCGCCGACCTGCCACCCGGCGTCGTCGCACATCTTCAAAACGTAAGCCACGTAATCCAGACCCTGGAAACACCCGGCCAGCGCGCCCTTGATGGCGACTTGCGTCAGGTTGTGGGCGGACATCTTTTTCGGTTCGTACATGTTAAACGCGACCCGTTTTGAGCCCCAGATGGCTTTGTGGAGCGCTTCCATCTCTGTTTTGCCGGCGATCCTTTCCAGAACCGAAAACAAAATGCGATCCGGTTGCGATTGCGTCAAGGCCTGCATGAACAACGTGTTCGGTGACTTGAGTTCGCCATTTGTGGTGGTGTGTGAATACGGTATCAGTCTGTTGGTGGTCTGGTCGTACCGAGGCGGCTCGATCAGTCTGAAAAGCGCGACGTTCTCGTGCGCCATATCCGTCAGAGATTTTTTGTAGGTGTTCAAATGCTCCATGGCGTCATTCGGTGTGTCGGGAAGTCTGGTGGTATCCGTGCCGAAATAGCGTTTGATTAGTCGGAACAGGCCTCCCTCGCCGCTGCCTACAAGCATGTTCTCGGCGGTGAGCGCCCTGTGCATTTTTTCGGCGAAGGGGAAGGCCTCCTGCAGCAACACTGAGATGCTGCCGATCCGGTCTGCGAACGGTGTGTTCGGAGACACGCTGTCATCGTTCAACAGGATGAGCGGGAGGGAGTCTGTGTCCTTGAACGGCAGTTGAGGTAAGGACTGCCACGGTGTGAAGCGGGTCTTGATAGCGTCCCAAGAAGGCTGGCGTCTATCCCTGCCGGCTTCGGATATAATTGCGTCGTAAAATACGCTCGTCAGTTCAGTCCTGTAGTCGGCCAACGAGCTAACGTCCGCAAACGGAAGCCCTGGTAGACCCATCCTTGTCGCCATAGACACCTCTGGAGATAGTAGCTTCATCAGCATATCCGCGGCCGTGAGCGGCATAAACACGTCGTAGTCGAATCCCACACCCCAGTGAAAGATGGCAGACAGGAGAGCCTGTTTGTTTGGAAACTTAACCAGATAGAGCAACTTAGCCAATCCTATCAGGTGATCCTGCAAAATCAGACTCTTGGGAAATTGCTCCAACTCCACCGATCCGCCGGTAACCACCGTGTGGACGAAGAACGCGGGACTCGAGATCATGGCAGACAGCAAGACGTGTATCGTCACCACGTCCAGGGGCGACGACGCCTCTTCCATCGCAGCGGCGTACTTGATGTAATCAAACGTGCTAGGGGTCAGGTCCAGGTCCATGGGCTGCCGCTGCGGGACGCGAGACGTTATAGTCTGCAGCTCCTCCACCAAACTTCGCATCTGGCCTTCAAGCATAACCCACTGCCTCCCCAGCGTGAACTGTGCGACTCTTGGGCGTAGCTCCTTCGCGAGCTTTTCCAGTTCAGTTGCCGGTCCGATCATAGCTGTTAAGATAGTTTCACGATCCGGTTGTTCGAATGTTGGGTCGGGCCGTTTCACCACAAGAGGCTTCGGCACCACCACCACCTTGGTTGCGTCTTCGGCCTTGGGTTTGAGACCCTCGGGCTTCGGGGGTACTTTAGGTTTCACCACCTGCTGAAGTTTGATTTTTTCGGGAACGTTTACCGGTGTTGCGTTGAACTCTGGGCTGTCGTTGACATATTTGGCAGAGAGTGTTCTTGGCAGATCCGCCGTGTACTGGTGAGGTTGAATCAAGGTCTCGGTCGGTTTAGTTTTCTCCAATCCGAAACTTGTAGCTCGAACCTCCGCAAACCTCGGCATCAACTCTACCGTCTGGAGAGTCAACGGCTCGACCACACCGCTTTCCAGAGGTTTGTTGGGTAACACACGCAAAGGCAGCGGTGCGCTTTCCGCAGTGGGTAATTTCCGAATGGGTCGATCCTCCACCAACCTCTGTTCCATTCTGCCCCAGTTTACTGGCCGGTTAACCGGCCGGTAAACCGGAGGTGGCACCTGCGCTCCGTCAGCCGGTTGACCGCCGGCCGGCTGTGGTTGTACAGGCACGGCCGGTTGACCGTCGGCCGGTTGACCGTCAGGTCGGCCTTGTCCAAGACCGCGACCCTGACCCTCTTCCTCTTCCTCTTCTCCTTCTCCACCCCTACCACCGCCTCTGTCCTCATCTTCACGTCTGCGTTTTAACGGTATAATACCATTCATAATGTTGGGCCTGACCGAAGTCGGCGGTCTGTACACGGTCCGTTTTAACGCATTGGTCCGGAGAGCCTGAGAACACCAAATTCCGTGCCTAGTGCTCAAGCTGACATAAGACATGTTGTGTACTGATACCACACGCCAAATGAATAAAATGACACAAGTCAAATCGGTTGTGAATCTTTATTATTACAAAGCATCAATCACAAACAGTTCAAACCGAGGGTTAGGTCAAACAGGGACAAGCGACCCGAAATATTCCAATTCCTTGTGGTCGGCTTCAGAGATATCCAACAGCCTGCACACGTCCCGTTTGAGTTGTGGTTGGTACTCCAAGATACCCAGATACAGTGGACCCATCTCCATGAACCAGCTCTTAAGGTAATCGAATCTGGGGCCCACTCCAACACCTCTCATACCCATCTCGTTTCCATTTTCTTTCTCTCTCACTCGCAATGTGGGATCGTGGTGGGTGTTTGGGTTCAGTCGAATGTTAAATGCGCAGGCCAACATGTGCCAAAACATGTACGCGTTGAACTCAAACCTTTCAGGGTCTGCGGCGCACAGGCTCGCCTCATAAGACATCCACATGTGCACGTTGATGTCGTGGTTGTTTACATTATCCCGCCAGCACTCGGAGACTCGCACCCAATAGTCGTCCACGACCTCTCCAGTATCTCCACCGGTCTGAAACATAATCTGTTTCAATTCGGCGAACATAACGGCGGACCAAGGCTTCTCAGCCAGCCAACCCATGTTGGCAAAGCGAGCCACGTTGTGCAGGTATAGCCTGGTACTCTCAAAAGTCTCTTTCAGCGAACCGAAGAGGCTCAGAAGCTGTCGCGCTGTGGGGATCTTCCGATAGGGCCCGATCTTTTCCTCGTCCGACATGGCTGCGGCACTCTCCTCATCAGAGGCCGCTGTGGCCTGACTGTAGGCGGCACGTGTCAGAGCGGAACCCAGCAGGATGGCATGCACGGACCCCGTCACCTCCTTGTTTGGTGGCAGAGCGCTATAGTAGGCCACGTAAGCGGCCGTGGTAAGGTCCGCAAACATCAGCTTCAGTACAGCCCCAATTACATCAAACAAGGCGATGCCGGCCTTCACCCTTGCAGCAGAGTTGGCCACTCTGTCCACCGGAGTGTGTGGTGGGTAGTAAAACCACTGCTTCATAAACTCCAAGTCGGCCAGTCCCACACCGAACAGGTCCTCGTACCACTTGGCGTCGATCTTGTTAAAGTAATCTGTCAGAAGCAGCCTCTTTTCACACACGGCGACCGCCTTAACCAGCTTCTCCCTGTGCTGCATGTGCATACGCCTCCAAGCCGAATACTGCGCCAACACGGCGTGTACCATCTGCCGGTGTTCTTTCGCGGCATCTTCAGGCTGAAAGTCGACCACATATAGCTGCCCGTCATACACCGTGTAGCTCAGCGCGTTGTCTTTGAGCAGGAGGATGGAACCGCTATCTTCAAATAGGCCCATCACCTTTTCGGCCACGGTCTCCACCAACTCCTTGTTCTGCAAGGCCGCACGCAGCTGTTCAACAGGAGCCTCTGGCCAGTTCGATTGTTCAGCGTCTGGAGTGGGAGTAGTAGGAGTGGGAGTAGTAGGAGTAGTAGCAGGGTCCGTAACCTTAAACTCGTCCAGCTTCACGGGGTCTTGATCCGGTTCAGGGACCTTCTCAGGCTCCAGAGCCACATCAACCTCGGGATTGATAGACCACAATTCGCTCACTTCGCTCACTTCGCTCATGTCAAGTCCGACTTGATGATCCATTCCAGTAACTGTGCGCCGCTCTCCTTAGGAGTCACCGGGTTGGTGTGTGAGAATAGCGTCTTTTGCCAGACGGGACCCAACACCTTGTCAAACTTCGTGAGTTTCTTCTTGGCCCAATCCGCTCCCAAAACGTTAAAGAGGTGGGTGCCGTGCTCTTCCTCCACGATCTTGTACAAGCTACTGATCAAAGCTACGGCGTGCGGGTAGATATACTTGCACCACCCGTTCGCTTCAAGGTTGGTCAAAATTTCACGTTGAATAGGGTCCCGAAGCGCCGAGTTGGACCAGATCTTGTCCCCTTCCCTCAGACCTTTCCTGTCGATGTACGCGTGAGTTTCTTCTGAAAGCAGTGGCGATGCTGGAGGAGGAACAATTCCGTACAGATCGTAAAACAGACCCAAGAGCTCTCGCTTGTCAACAGTGCAGAGATCGCCGGATGGTGCGGTGTCCCAAAGAGCGGTGAGCCGGTTGTTCAACTCGCGGCGAGATTTAGAAATCAAGTAAAACACAACGGGAACACCGTTTTGAGGCCTCAGCGCAAAGTCGATGGGGGAAAGAACTGCCCGGTCGATCTCCTCTCTCCAAGCGTCCAATCTCTTAGCCATTTAGAACATTGACCGAACAGCTAGACTTCAACAGCTCGTACTCTTTCTGCAGCGATTCGTACTGGTTTTTAAGCTCTGTGTAAGCAGAGTTCTCCTCTTTGATCGAAAAGGCGGGGCCTTGAATTCCAGGACACGATCTGTCGTTCAGAGTGTTGGCACAGATCGAACACACGTCCGCGGGGCTGGATTGTTGTTGCACACTCTTCGAGTTGAATAGATTGACCCGGGAAAAATACTTGGTGCCGTCTACGTGTCGTTTGAAGGCCGGAACGACGGTGTACATGAGCCAAATGACGGCTTTCAAAACCTTTTCTGTCCCCGTCAAGTCGTCGAGTGTCGCTCTCCCCTTTTTCAACGTGTGTCCGATATACCACCTCTCGTTCTTTGTGTACTTCTTACTGAGGTTTTTTATTCCGTAGAGAGACTGATGTACCTCTGCCTCGTGGCCGTTGTGCAGTTTGCTCAAGCTGAGAAACGATCTTCTAGAAGTGTTGAGCATGCAGAAAAACGTCGTGGGGGAGTTTGTGTGTGTGGACTTGGGTCTGATCAAGCTCTCTTGTTTCTTTTTTGTGCGCTTCGACCTGCTCTCACAATAATTGGCGTGGTTGTTGCTGGTGCTGAACTGTGCGAAGTACACGATCGGTCCGGTGCCGACACCGTCGTCCACGTCCTTGTTGTAAAGGATCATGTTAAACTGTTTGAGCTTGTCCTTGTTCGGTGGCGCGGGTTGTATTAGCGCCATTAAATCGACCCCGTCTTCCAGAGTCAGATCCTTCAGCACGCCAGGTCCCAAATGCGGCAAGACGCCGACCTTGTGATTCAACGTGCGGGTGCTAAAGTAGGTCTGGCCGTAAACTTGGTAGCGATCCACGGCCCCGTTAGGGCGGAGAAACTCCCCGGTGAATGTGTTGGGAATACTAGGGTCTTCGGCCTGTTGGTAAACCACGGCCATGAGAGATTTGGTTCCCAACACTTTAGCAGCGTTCCCGGTGGGGTTCCTACACCAATAGTAAACGTGAGCCTGAGATAAGAGGAGGGTCGTGTCAGAGGGTTGTCTAGATTCTCCGTTTTTCAGCTTGTCGCTCACCAGGTTGGCGTTGTAAGTGGTGTACACTTGACTCGTGGGTCCGTGAAACGCAAACAGATCGTGTCCTATAGGTGTTTTGTTGCCGTGAACTCTGGAGGGTCCCAAACTGGTCGGTTTAAAACCGGGGTCTATTCTAGGCCCTTCGTCAACACCTCCGAGTCCGCAAGCCGCTTTCAGTTCAGGAGCGTTTAAAAAGGCCCAGTTGGCTTGAAACGCGTCCACCTGATGATGTGCTCTACTCAAAAGAGTGTCTATTGAAACCCCGTACGAGAGCGGCAGCATCCGGTAGGTCAGAGACTGACAGAAACCGTAACACTTGGTGAAGAGGGTGGTGAGGGTGCGATCCGCGTCTACTCTATCGGTTAGTTCAGCCGCGGCTTTACACAAGGTGGTCATGTAAGATGCTGACAGAGTCTTGTTGTGAACGTTGTCGGCCAGATAAGCCATTCTGCCCAAGATCTGATCCAGCTTCACTCTCACCGAGACGTACGCCACTCCGACATTGTCCGCCGCTATAGAACCTTCGGGGAGATCGTCCGCGACCTTGTGGTCGAAAGAAGTCAGATCTAACAAGAGAGGAACTCGAAGGAAGGTCAGCTCCTTGCTCTTTGTCAGAACCGAAAAGTCTGTGCCTCGGTTGAAAAACTTACCCAGCTGATCTTCGCTGGCGGGCACTCCGTTAATGTTGGTGAAGACCTGCCCGTAAAACTTGTCCACGAAATTGGAACAGGCCTGTGTCAGGCTGATTGCCGGCTCCACCTGTTTCTTGTCTTTGAGTTTCTGCGGTGGTCGGTCGGCGCCTATAAATGCGCTGATTTGGTGGGCCTCGGTTGACACCACGTGAATGGTGTGTAAATCGGTTAGCGGTGCGAGACCTTGTGCCGCGGGGTCCACGGCTTGGTTGGTACAGTTTTCGGGCCAAGCGGCGGTGTTGTCGAACGCCACTCTGTGCGGGACATTAAATTTGTCAAGCACGTCGTCTTTCACTGTCTGCCAACCGAACGGTTTGACGCCGTCAGGCTCGTAGGGTTCCGTCCTAGTCAGGTCCACCATCAGGTCCGTCTCCCCGGGGTCCACAATATCACACGCTTCCAAGATCCATTTGCTACCGGCGGGGTCGGTGTAACACCAGCCTCGATTGGGCTGCTCGTCAAAGTATCGGTGAAACAGAGAGGGGAACCCCGGACCCATTGTGTGAAATGCCCAATTGATAACCCAAGTGATCACCGTTTCGGGGTTGTAAAGAGTCTCGTAATACAGAGCCAGTTTGGTGTCTTGTGTAACAAACGATCTCCAGCCGGCATCGTCGGCTCCCAGAAAAAAGTGTTCGATCGTGAGCCGTTTTTCCCTCCCTTCCGAAATGGGCGCGCACGAGTTTTGCTGTGTGACGTGACACGCGAACCGCTCTCTGGGTTTAATGGGAGCCGCGTAGTTAGTGACGTCCGTTTTCATCACACACATTGTAGACTGCCACACCTGCTGGTCCGAAAACTGGGTCTGCATGGGTGCGATGTAGAACGTGAAGTTGAACTTGCGCGTCTTCTTCTCCATGTCAGTGATACGAATATGTTCCGGACCCGCCTGGACGCAATTTTGGGAATAGGCGGCCACGAACGCAATCACACAAGATACTGTTTCGGTGCTGCCTCCGTAATAAGCGGCCGCCCTGAAGGAGTTGACGGTTTCGATCATGGTTAGAAAAATCTTGTCTTGGTCTGGAGAGCACTCGAGTTTGTCCAGGGACAGCGTCTTGAGCTTGTCGGTCTGAATGTTCGTGGTGTATTCCAGCCTGTCAGGAAAGAGAAAGGCTTCAAAAAAAATCTTCACATCAGTCTTACAGATGATGTTCTTAGTCGGACCTAAATCAGACGCCGATCCGACGAAGGAGCTGTGATCGGCGTACACCACTTTAGGCAACGATCTGCCCATTCTTTTCTTCGTCTGAATACCTAAAAAGTAGACGCACGGTGGTTTAGCCGGGCCCTTCTGAGCTTTTATCCACGCCAGATGATTTTTCAAAATGACGGAAGATCTGTTGGGGCCTTCGCTGGCAGGCAACAACCTGGGCGGTTCGACCGCGGAGATGGGTCCAACGGCCCCGAGACTACAAGCGGCGCGAAAGGTGTCCGTCTCGTCTTTGATCACGGACGTTTGGGTCGACGACTCGTCGTAAAACATCGCTTCAAGTTCCACCATTTTCAAGGCGGGCGGTAGTGAAGTTGTTTTGGTGCCATTGCAAAGATCGTTGAACAGGGCACTCAGTAAAGATTTTTTCGGAGGAGGACATTCCTCAGTGAGAAAGCTGGCCGTCCGTTTCATTGCGTCGGTCTGTCTTCGTGACTGTTCAATGATAGAATAAGAACAGATGAGGAAGCGTTGCGAACGTAGGGGCGTGGGAAGATCGTTGCACAGTGACGATCGTGAGTCTAGTTCTATTCGGCTCAGTTAGCCGAATCGCTTTAAATTTTAGCGCAGCGGTTGATTTGATTCACACTTCTCTCTACAGACGACACTTGCTCTTACGAGAAAAACAACCTCAGGATGTCTTTCAACTTCGCTCCAACACCTTACGCCGACAGGCTTCTGTGCCCAACTTTCACCGACTCTGCAATTGTGTTCGCTTATGAGGCGGACGGCTGCTACTACGGCGTGGCGAGAGAACACTTGGGTTACATGGTGGACGAACAGGCCGGAAACTTGAACGCTGAACTGTATGGTCTGTGTAAAGTTCTTCAGCTTAAAGACGTACCGGAGGTTGAAGAGGGCTACATTCAGATCGAGCTGGTGAACAAGATTCGCGGCTTGATCGGCATCGACATGCTCCTCGAGTCGGACGACGACGATGACGACGATGACTGTCTGAAGGACGTGGGCGTCACGCTGAGCCAACTGATTAAGTGGCTTAAAAAGAACACTGCGGTGGTGGAGGCGCAAGCCATTAAAAGCACCACCACGGAACAGATCATGGAAGCTAACGTGGAGGTGAGGTTGGCTTTCTGGAAGGCTGCGTGGGACAAGTTTGTGTGGCCTAGAGTCGTGAGTGCGACCAGAGTTTGGTGCCAGACCCGATGGCCTCGAGCATTATACCCCGAATTGTGGCACATGTGTGTGGCCTTTGTCACGGCTCTAGAAGGATCGATGATGTTGACACACGAGTCTGCGGTCAACGTGTTCTCGCCGCTGCTGGTGCCGGTGTTCTTTAAACGGAACGCCCTCAACTCGTTTTACAACGCCGGGTTGTTCGACGGCTACAAGGTGAAGGCCGGGCAGCTAGACACGGGTCTGCTGGCGAACCAGCTGAGTCCTGCCGGCAACACGAATCACAAGTGTGACCTGGAGACTTGGATGACCGTGGAGAATACAAACCACATAACCGCGCTCAATCCGCCCAAGGCTTTCCCCGTGGCCGCTGAACGCACCATATTCTACTTTGCGCAGACCGCGCACCATCTGGGCCGGCTTCAGGTCTACATAGAGGCCATGTTGCACGGATCCAATGCAGGTGTGAGCGAGGAGCACTTCTCGTGCGAGAGGAGCAATGTGCACAAACACGTGGCCAACGTGTTCTCAAAGTCTCTGAAGGTGTTTGCCTCCCGGCAGTTTAACTGTCTGTGGACGGCCGGGGTCACTTTCGACTACGCCAACCCAGAAGATTTCAGCCTGCCCGACGGAGAGTCTCCGAAAGACCAGCAGACGCCGGCCTCTTGGGGTCAAGTGACTTGGAGACAGTCGAAGAATATGGACGACACCTGCTGGTTGACTTACATCTTCAAGCAGGAGCTCAATCCTAGATTGAACGAGGCGCTGGCCAAACTGAGTGTGGCAGCGCAGACGGTGTGTAAAAAACCGGTGTCTGACATTTTTACCGGGCTCAAGATCGGACCTGACGGCATCGTCACCAAAGCCATTCAGTGTGTGGGCACACTAACAAATTCTGGAAAGCTGGAAATGAGCGAGGCCGGGAACATCTGTGTGGATCGAGCCTCTTCCAATCAGCCCAACGCGAGCGACGACTGGAAGCCGAGGGACCTGAGCGATCTGAGCGCTGCCAAGTACCGGGTGGCTATGAAGACTTCAGCACCGCCGAACATGCTGTTAGAACGCATCATGGCCTGCAAATGGATCGCGATATTTCTGCACACTGACCTACACTCCAAGTGTATCAAACAAATGCCCGGAGATGACACCCTTGGACAGGATCACCTGTTTCAGCCGGACACGAGGCTTAAGGAGATGGCCGCCATGGCGCAGGGGCTCATTTCAACCTCCCCTGTTGAAAATGGGTTCGGCATGCCTTTGGCTCCGGTGGATGACAAGTACAGATCTAGTTTGGCCGCGGAGCTGGTTTTCCAACCAGCCGACAAGACACCGAGCTCTGACGAGGGTTTTAAATCCGTCAGCATAAAGGTGGTGTCTGCCAAGTGTCCCATGTTCAAGGTGTTTAGAAGTCAACCAAAATGGCCAGTGAAGAGCGCGGCAGAAGCCGTCAATTCGTTCAGCTGGATGGCTGATCTAAGAGATGACGTTCTGGAGAACGATCTGCAGAGCGACGTAAAGAGGGCCAACATGAAGGCGCAGGTGATGGCCGCGTTCGGAGAGGCCGACAACAAGGTAGTCAAGTACACCAGGCCTCATCTGCTGTCCATCGAGGGCAAGGAGGTGCCGCAGCAATACCTGCTGAGCGACAGGTACACCAAGGCGATTGTGTACCCGAAGATCAACATCGACAGATGCACGACCAAGAGCGGGTCTTACCACAGGGCCCTGTGGTTCGAGGAGATTGTGAGGGGGTCTGGCAACGACATGGCGCGGAGACCGGTAGCCGTGTTGCAGAGCACACGGCTCATGTTTAAGGATTCGTATTTCAGTAATGGAGGTGCTCAGGCGGCTCCAGTAGTGGAGGAGACCGCGGAGTCTGACCTGATAGTGTCGTTGGTTAGCGACTTGGGAGACATGGCCAGCGTTAGGGAGGAAGATTTAGATAATTATGACTTGAGCCCCCAAGCCCTGACTTTAGTCAAGACAAAGCTGAAGGAGCAAGGGGTTGACGTGATTGCTCGTCAAGGTCTGAAGCGCAAAGCGGCACCGGCAGAGGACTCGCCTGAACACTACACACCGGCCAAGAAGTCGATCAACAGCCTGATTCTGGGTTGAGATGGAACAGGTGATTACGGACGCAGAGGTCGCGACCAGGAAAAAGATCAAATGCGTCACTTTACCATCTGCCGACTGGACTCAGTACTACACTGCTATGGCTACGGCGCTGACCAAAGCTGACGCAAAGTGTAGAGTGGCCTACGAACACGTTTCCAAACACAACATTGTGATGCTCGCGGGCAAAAATTTCTGGCAGACATCATCTGTGCCGTTAAAAAGAATCGTTGTCAAACTGGCTGATGGGACCTACAAGTACGACTTTGTCGCCGTGACTGGAATCTCTGAATCTGGTGAAAACGTCTTCCTGAGGATGTTGTACCCTTGCCACAACGGTTACCATTTCGAATGCTACAAAGAGATCGAAAAGGGCGACCAATCTGCGCTGATCAGCGCCTACTTCAACACCGAGTGGCCTGCCGTCAACAAACAATACATCACGGAAGAACCTTCTTCGGACGGAGGATGGATGTGATGTGCTGATGTGCTAATGTGTGTGTGACTGACCAAGTTGGTTAAATAAAAGCCGTAGAACGCGTATCAGATTGAGTTGTTTTATTTCATTGATTCACACATTTAAAACAAACGAACACGTTTGAACTTGGGGGCCCACAACGCCTCCTCGGCCGCTGGAAGAGGCCACTCTGAGTCTCTTAGTCTGGAGTTTGGCAGCTGAGTTGCCGCCACAGGCAAGACTATGTTGGCCAGTTGACCGCGATTCTGAATGGTGCCGTCTATGATCGGCGGAGCCGGAGCACCGGGTATGGGCCTTTCGTCCAACAGCTTTTCCAGAGCCCATTCTCGCGAACCTCCTCCCGTGGTCCACTCGTTGTGAAACACCTTGTGCCATTCGTAGCCCTTCTCTTGTTTGGCGAACGGCTCCTGCGTCAGTTTCCTTGTGCACACCTGGTAGTGGGGCAGGTATTCGTCGATGTTCATTTGGTTCGCGTCGAGAGGGATCTGGTTGAGTTTGTTGAGCTGGTACGCGAACTTCCGAGCCGACACGTTTGAGCCGAAAACTTTGACCGAAACTAGAGGTTCGGTGTTGTTTCGACCGGCTAGAGTCGTCCAGCAAGCCATAATGTTGGTCGGCTGGATCGGCGGACACCACTGCTCCGGGACCGGCTGCGGGTTGAGAGTCTGCACTCTCACGGTCTGTTCTCCGTGTTTTGTGACGTGCATAATGCGAGGGATGTTCGCCTTCTGTTCCAGACCCTCTGAAGGATGGAATGTGGAGTAGGTGGCTATTCCGGCAAAGTAGAAGAGGTCTGAAAACTGTCCAGGTGTGTACACCTCCAGCACGAGACGTTCTGTGATGGTGGGTTTGATCTTAAACAGCCTGTTCCCTTCCACGGCCGCGTTGATTTTCTCGTTGTATTCTTGGATGAGCTGCTGTCTGGTCTGCTGTCTCAGCTGCCGGCTGATGCTTTCGACGGCCGCATTCCACCGATCTATGAAAGTGTTGAGCGGACTGGCTGCAGTTTTGATACCACCGGCTGACACTACCATGTAGGACAGGTCGCAGGCCTTGTTTAAGCACCTGATCAAGTTCTTGATCTCGTTCGGGAACCCGTTCAGACCCCGGTCGTTGAAACCAATGAGGGGTAAAAAGTTACCCACTTCCTCCTCTTCCACCATCCATATAGGCGTGTAGATGATAGAAGTGTAATAACTATTGTATTCGCTGTAAGTAGTAACCATGATCGTTTATTGTTAGCGTGACTGATACGACAGTGTCTAAATCTTCACCCCACCGTTGTTTTCCGTCCGCCGAGCGACACAGCCAAGATAACACCTTACTGTCCTTGCAGAATCGGATCCAGACTGTCCCCGGTTTCAATGGCGGGTCGGCGTACTCGTTTAACAGAGGTGCTGCCCAAGCTAACGGCAGAAGTGGTGAGGACAGCGGCAAACCTTTAAAGATCTCTTGCCCGTGCGTGCCTCGCACTAACCTCAGGGGAGGCAACGGGGCCATTTTCAACCCGTGCAATTTAGACATACAGTAGAGCCATTTGGGCCAACCGGTCAAAGAAGGACCTCCGGAGCCCTGGAACACGAGCTTCTTCACTCTCCTGTGAGCTGTGGGATGGAGGGTCGGTTCGTCTATCCAGATCGAACACACAATCAGATCGAGGTCCGAGCCCGATTCCAGAGGGTACCGGTGGTGTCCCAGGCAATCTTGAGCAACGAAGCAAGGCTTGTAGTTCACGGCGTTTTTACACCACTTGTTCATTTCTATGCGGGTTTTTGTGCAACCATGTACGAGATTGGAGTTGTGGTGTCTGAGATGGCTAGGCCACCAAAGCGAGTCCCGTAAAAGTTTACGCAGCGGAACACTTCTCTAACGTATGCTTTGTCAACCACCAAACCGATCTTTAGGCCTTTCTCGAACCGATTTATGAAAGTGCCCGCGTAGAACATCACGTATCTGATGAACTCGTTCATGACCGTGGTGATTGTGTTGCCGTATATTCCGATTCCTGGAAGCGGCAACAGGACGCTATCGATGCGGTTGATGACTAAAATGTGTACGAAATTGAGAGCCATGGCGTGAAACAGGTGGTCCGCTTCAGCCTTCTTGGTGATAGTCAGGTTATCAAACGCCATCACGTGAATCAGCCACTTGAACCACTGGACGTTTTGACGCCGGCAAATCTCGGTACAGGCGACCGCGTCCACGTTGCCGTAGAACATCGAGCTCCTTTTTCCGGCGGCGTCAAGTGCTGCGTGTATGCCCAACCTGACCGTTTCGGTTCTGAACGCGCCAGTCACCCCGTCTCCGTGTAGAGAGAAAGAGAGGTTGGCAGCGTTCACCGTGGCATCATACCCGCCCACGTATTTGGTCACATTGCCCGTTCCAACTTCCACCAGAAGGTTTCCGAGCTGAAACACGTCGTCCACCCGGAACGTGCCTTCGAACTTGTTAGCCGGTGTCGCGAATTGAGCTGTGTGGTACGTTTCGGGCCCCGGTGCGTTCCAGATTTCGGCGATTTTGTTCATGTAACAGACTATGGGTCGGACCGTTCTCGAGCATTGCCCCGTCTGCATCTCGGTCTTGATCACGTCGGCTAGTTCTTGTAGATTTTTGTCTTTGATGGCGTCGTAAGACGGCCCGTTCATTTCAACAGTCGGTTTGTCGTTCTTGTCCCCATGAACCGGCATCGCCGGCGATTGATTGATGGGGACTGAAAAACGTGCAGGTGGTGGTACCGTAGCCGCTGGCGTCAGGTTTAGAGGAGGAACGACCGCAGTCCCACGAAAATCGTTCACTGTACTGGTGCGAATCGGCTCAAAAATAGATTCTGATCGAGGCGCGACAAACGCGGCGGACTCAGACGCGCCCTTGCCCCACAGTATTGGAGAAGACGAGAGAGATGACGAGGGCGACGACGAGGGCGATGAGGGAGGCGACGACGCGGTTCCGTAGAAAAGGTTGCTCGGCGGGACAACGACAGAGCCCACGGGTACCGAGAAGCTAAACTCGCCGACGGGTCCGGCTGGCGGTAGAGTCTTCGGAACCGATCTAACGGCCTTGTACTGATGAGTCGGCGCGGCAGGCTGCGGCGCCAAAGCCGGCACCGTGGCAGGAACTTGGAAAATCTCTGGAACGTCAATTTTTTCGAAAGGATCTTCGCGGCGTCGACTGCTCGCCGCTCTGGCCGCCATCTGAATGGCCGGTTCCTGTTTCTCCATCGCGAAAGAGATATCGGCAGGCCGCGCCGGCGTCAAGTTCAGAATCGGGAGAGATGGTAGCGGAGGCACCACCTGATTCTGAGACGGTGTCCATTCGTGGCTTCTTGTCGCGCTCGTGATGCTGGGACCCGCCCTTCGGGTGTCCTGCGCTGTGTCCATGGCGTCGTCGACCACCACCAGCGTGATATTTGTCATGTCGGTCAACAAGGCAGACTTTGGTCTGACCGACGAGATGCCGCCGCTGTAACTCCCGGCGGCGGGGGTCAGGTTCAAATCAATGTTGTTAGAACGGATCATGGCTTGTGCCAAATTGTAGTGGTACAACTCGTCCTCCGTGAACGTCGACACCTCGTCAGGCCGAAACGAATGGTAAGCTCTTTCCGTGCCCCTGTACGTTATGAGGACCACACTGCTACCGGGGTTGTTGTCTTTCCACCTGACTGCGGAGTCTGTCTGAGCCGGCGCCGCTGCGGCGCTGCCAGCTGCTGCTGTGGCGGGTGCAAGCGCGCCCGCAAAATCGACGGGCGCCGCCGCAGCCGTCTGCAACCTAACCATGTGGGTTTGCATTCTCCTAACCACGTCCACGGGGTCCGGCATCCTTGCGCCGTCCGACGGAAGAGCCGTGTAGATGCCCGTTTCTGCGTTGTATCTATCCCTGAGCCGTCTCAGCAACATTTCGAAGACGTAGTCGTAGATGGGAGAAGAACTGCACTGATCGGCGTCAATCGGGATTAACAAGTTCAGAGAAGGTGTTCCGGGGCAGCCTTTGGGCACGTTTCGGATCAGCGCGAGCATCGTGTTGGAAATGGGTGTGTGTATGGGGTTCATGACGACCCCGTTGGAATAAGCGTCTGTCCACTGTCTGGAGACGGCGTCGATGTGATCGAGGTGGCTGGATTCGAGCGCGTGTAGAGCCCTAAACCCGAGAATCTTACAGAAGGTGGCGCTCTCAACCAGCCCGTCTCTCTCGACCAGATTTCCCGGATTTCCCGCATTTGTCATCAGCTCATCGAAAAGCTGGTTTGCAATGTCCAACCGGTGTGTCATAGCCGCCACCTGACCGGCGGTTTCGTGGATCCTGAGCATTTCTTGGTCAGCGGCGGCCGCCATATCCGCAGCTTGTTTCTCCAGGTGTGGTTCGGGCCACAGCGCCGGACTCAGATAAAGATTTGATAGCGGCAGATTCAGGTAGATCTCGTTGCTCTCCGAAATCAGCCACGGCATGGCGGCCCCGAACAAGTGAACCATGACGGTTCTAAAAAAGGCGTTGTACGGTAGTCCCAGGTCGCATAAAATCTTGATGACCTGTGGCCGTGCTCCCGCGACCCATGTGCGTCTGGCCGAAGTTCTGCACAGCGTCGTGTACATTGCGTTGGCGTAATTGACAACCCTTTCGTAGAAGGCTATGTAGTTCATGCTCTGCTCGAACTGCGGAATCCATGACGCCACCTGCTCGATCGAGCGCAACATGCCTGCAAAGTCCACCAGAGGTAGCCTGATCGCCGTGACCGTGTGGTTGTTCAAGATCGGATTGAAAGCGATCCTCGTACCGGATTTACCGCGTTTGATCTGCTCCGCCACGTCTCGCATCGCATCGCTTCTGTGCTCATGATCAGGCACGGTCCAACTATTGAGCAACCCTTTGTAAGTCAGGCGTTCTCGCCACGTGGCGCCGATCAAACCCGCGACTTCTACGATGGCAGTGGCTTCCGCGTTGTTACCAGAGAACGCGCTCGGATCAGAGGTGGCCAGTATGGTCAAGTAATACTCGCACATGCGATCAAACTGTGACCAGTAATAAAACTCGGCCTGATATGTCAGTCGCAACTGTTCAGAGATGGCGGCTGTACCAACGAGCGTGGAGAATATGTCACCCGATTCGAGGCTGTCCAACTTCGAGACGTAAATCAGTTCGAGAACCGGTTCCAAATTCAAGGTGGAGCTCTGCGATATCGGCTGCGCGGGTTCGAGTGCATAGTTGAGCATCGTGGGAATCGCCGTGTACAGCGACTTGTCCATTTTGAATAATTGTAGAAGTTTTTTTCCTTCCAGTTTCCACAGCGTGGTCTCCATCAAATTCGGAGGGTTTGGGTGCACCGCTGTTACGGACTCGATGGTTCTGTGGGACCAGTCCGCCGTCACCGCGGCGTAGGGTACGGCTTGGTAGGGCTCTTGTGGTTTGTGAAATCCGAACCGGTTTATGATAACTTCAAACTCGGCCCCGAACCCGAAATTCGGGCTCAAGGTCGGCGTGTATGTCCCACCGTCCACGGCTGCCATGGTGGAGGCGAGCAACCCCACCCCCGTTTCTTCGGTGAACCTGTAGTCCATTTCTTCCTCCTCTAACTGCACTGTTTCGGCCGTCGCCGCGATGGACGGCGGCGCTGTGAAAGATGTGAAGGTCGCCGCGGTGGACGGCGGCGCTGTGAAAGATGTGAAGGTCGCCGCAGACGCGGTGTCCGTGGCGGTGGAAAGGGGCCTAGCTGGCCTCTTCGGTTGGTTCGCCGTTCTCCATTCCGTGGCGCTCGTTGAGGGCTGCACATGCCGCACTGCCGGGGGGGAGGGCGGCCCGGGGACCGCCTCCGGCAAAGGTGGCGGCAAAGGTGGCTGCCGATTGAGCCAGTAACCCTCGTGAACCTGCAGCTCGGTTTCATCGTGACCCATATCAGTCAGCGTCTTGATCTTCGACTCGACGGGCACCGGTAAGCCGGCTATGATGGACGTTAGAAAGTCGAACGGAGTGTTCGCCCTAGGTTTCCTCGGCGGCTGTGCAACCTCGTTAAAGAGGCCGGCTGTCAGCTTTAGCTGTTTCATCAAAAGTCCTGCCGCGTTGAACACGGGTACTATGTGTTCAGCCACCATCCGAATCGCCTCGGCGGCTACGAGAAGTTCCTGTTCGGTGTTGAATTTAGTGAGCTGATCGGAGATCTCAGCGAGATTAAAAGTTACTGGCACCGCCAAAGTGTCCGCGTCGTACCACTTATTTTGCGCCATTTTGGCGTTAAATGAGCTCCTACCCCCCACACCACATATTGGAAAAGAGACCAAAATGACAAATAACGAAGACCTTTATTTCACACACTTTGCACACGCACAAACATGTTTACAGTACTGGTCACAATGGTGGTCGTTGTCAGTCCAGGTTGTCTCGAAGAGCCGCGAGTGTTTGGTCGTACGGGACACGTTTCAAAGGAGCGCATGGATTAAACAGGGTCTCGGTGTCTGGATCCATGCTCACTCGTGCCACTTTTATCCTGTCCGCTCCGCTCAGAGAGTGTAACATGCTATAAAACATGTTTCTCACGGTGGACCCTATTTCCAGTCTTCTGCTCACGGTGGGAGCCACGTGCCCAATCAGGTGTGCGTCAACAAGAGTGTAGTCCATGATCGCCGTGGGTGTGTCAACGTGTTTAAATTGGACTCTGATGTGGGGTTGAACTAGACCGTTTTGTTGCGGAGCGTCCGGTGGCGCCGCGCCCAACACGATCCTGTCGTCAAACCAAGGCCCTCCCACGGGTCTCCCGAGTTCCAGGGTGGGTCCAGTTTGCGTGTAGATGTAAGTGGGTCTCGGAAACCGGATCCGGTCCACGTCAGACAGGGCCGTAGCCACACAAAACATGGAATCCAGCCACATGTCCATGGATCCTATCAGAGGCAAGTTCGAGACCGCGCGTTCGTTGATCCGAGTCGATGCGGCGGTCGAGTGTCTGGGCGCAATGTACCGCGGTTCGGTCAGCGTAGGGTCACCGGGCGTCGTATCCGGTAGCCACCTTCGGTGCGGTCTGTTCGTATCTTCCTCTGCGAACCTCGGGTCCGTCATAAGTCGAATCCTATTGAGGTGGTTATCTTCCAGCTGTAGCACCTGGAGGATCGTGCTCATCTGGTTGTACACTTCGACCAGTTCCATCCCCCTCGCGACAGGCGAGTTGGAGTTGGGTTTGTGAGAGTTGAAGGTGTAGAACGTTGTCCTGTTTTTCAGGTATCTGGAAGCTCGTTTCTGAATCGTTTCTAGCACCGTGCGAGGAGCCAGCTCCATGTTGGACCACACCGTCGGCCCACACACCGCGACCATATGCCTCAAGACGCAAGTGTCACCTATACCCCAGTACAGGTAAGAGTACGGTATTTTCATGGCTCTCACGGCCGCGTCGAATAAAGTCATATCTGCTTCGTACAGTGTGTACGCGTCCGCCAGGCCCAGTTCAGGTTTAACGATCACCGCCGGGGCGTAAGCGGTCTCAACCACCTTGAGAGAGACACGGTCTGCTCCAGTCTCACTCCTGAACGTATCGGACGCAACGAAAACAGAGTCTATCGGTTCAAGCGTGTTTCCGGTCCTGTATTCGTTCCCGCTAGCCACTACAAAGGTAAGAATGCCAGCAGTCGTCGTCATTTCAGCAGACAGCACCGCGTCGTCGAAGATGGTCACGGGCATGCCCAGAACGTCTATCCGAAAGATTCGCTTCTCGAAGTCGCGCGGTGTTTTGTCACCGAACCTGGCGCCCAGTTCAAGGAGCTGGGCTCCTTTCTTCGCCCTCTGCGCCATCATGGCCCTCACCCTCTGCATTCTCATGTCTCCTTCGATCTGTTTTAGAGGCGTCATATCGCCTATTACGGCCCCAGTTTTGTGGTCCACTTGAAGCGGCAGGGCGCTGGTCCTACTCTCGTTCACGTTAATTTCCACGCACGGGAGAGTGTAAGTGCCGGCACTTCTGTTGTGGCCGAAGGGGTTGAAGTTGGACGGAGTCAGCCACATCACGATCTTGTTGGTCGTGCCGTACCGCACGGGTATCTCTAGCTGCAACTTCATTTCCCCACTCGGGAGCCGTTATCTGCGGAGGACACCACGACGAACCGAACAGAGCACAGATGGCGCGGCCAAAGCTGTCAGACACTGTGGCCGATCTGGCAAAATTGATGCGAGAGCATGCGAAACTAACTGCAGACCACGCCCATTTGACAGAAAAGCTGTCAGAGATCGACGAGTTGACAGAAGCCAATAGGCAGCTTCGAGCCAACTTGGACGCGGCGCAGCTTAGACTGGACCGACTCAAGGACTTGGAAACACCCGTCACACCGCCTTCGCGAATTTACCACCCACCTTATCAGCAGCAGCCGGTGAGTCTGTTTGGAAATTTGGGAGCCGAAGTATTGGATCAAGAACGCGAAAACTTGAAAAGGATGATGGTTGCTGCCAAGCGAGACTTGACCGATTTACAGATTGACCGAAACAGATGGCAAACCATTGCCCGCAATCTGGAGACTCAGCTGGCCGATTTAAAGGCTCAGTTGGTAACCGAAAAAGAGGGCGCGGAACGAAGGGTGGACGCCATCCTCAAGTTGCACAACGATTTTGACGTTCGTAAGGACGCCGTAGACTTCCCGCCCGAGATCATAGGAAGAAGGTACAAAGACATGACTCTCGCCGTCTACATCAACGGGCTCAGGGTGAAAGAGAAGAACTACAGGGAGATCGTGAAGACCATGGCGCCCAACGGCTACGCCGGAACGGGCTACGATCTCAAATGTATCGACGCCATAGGAAACATGGACAGACAGTGGTGCACCAAGTACTTTGTGGACCCCATATCAGAAGTGGGTCTAGCCGATCACTTTGAACAGTTCTTCCACTTTAGGGTTGTTCTGAGCAACGCGGCGGTGGCGTTTGCCGACCTGCTCGAGTCGAACGTGCTACAGACGGCGATCGTGGGCAAGGCGCAGTATCTGAGCACCAGCACGATTAGATCTCTGAGCGAACAGTTGGGCGGGCCTACCGAAAGGTTTAAAACTATGATTGAGTTGCACAGCGAAGCGTTTAAACCTTTCCAAAAATTCTTCGTCGACGCTCTGGGCACTCTGAAGAACTCGCAAGATCCGACCGAGCTGACATACGTAAAGTACGCCAAGTTCGACGCGGCGCACGATCTTCACCAGGCGCAAGATCGTCTGGTGCATTTCCCTCGCACGGCACGTCCCGGAGATGGCAGGCTCACCCTGGACGAATTTATTCACTACTACAAGGGATAAACGCGCACAATTGACTGAGTCGTCGTATCGCACGTCTCTGAGGCAGACTCGGTACGGCTCCAGCTGGTTCAAAACTCCTTTTCACATCTTTTTCATATTGGCCAGAAAATGGAACAGGGCCCTGAACCTTCGCGAATAGAAATGGAAGAGTTGTCAACCAGCTCATATCCGCCGGCTGAAATTGACAGATTGACCACTTACAGTAGGTTGTTGCAGATCAAATGGGTCTCTTACATTTTTTCGTGTCTCGCTCTGCCAATCAAAGAACCCCTGCCCGTGGTGCTCTCCGGTGATGCCGGGGCGGGCAAAACCAAAGCCATCACATTGATCCGAGACAAGCTGCGCAAGTCTCCGTTTATACTCACCACCGGGGCCTCTACCGTCAACGTGGCCGCGATGCACAATGTCAGGACCCTACACAGCATCTTGGGAGTCAACACCGCGGAACTGCTACGGGAAGACATCCCACTGGAGCAATGGTTTTCCGAGTGGTGCACCAAATACACCGCCGAATTGACGAAGATTGACGCGGCCCGTACGGCCTATATCGCTAACCCGGATCACGCTTGTCCCAAAATCATTTTGAGGTGTGAGGCTTGCTCTCGCTACGTGTTCAAGTATGTGGCTGGCGTTTCAGTGGACAACGGGGAGATGCGAGACAAGGGCTGTTGGCCTTTGCTGTTGGCCCCGGCCACCACCCCGGCCATCCTGGTCGACGAGTTTGGAATGATGCACAACACTTGGCTTACGAGGGTGTTTGTGGCGCTCAAGAGGCTCGCGCCGCCGGGAGACGCACACGTTCTCATTTTGGTTGGGTCCGTGACCCAGCTGCCTCCGGCTCACGGTAAAGACCAACCCAAGACCTCCGGTTCCAACAAAGAGGGACCCTGGGTCAATGAGCTGTTGAGCCAAACTCGATTCTCTTTCCACCTACCATTTTCGATGAGGATGAAGACCGATTTCGAGTACGGGGAATGTCTGGGCATGATGCAGTACAACGCCTCTACCCCTCTGAACAAGCGAATCATGGACTCGAGGGTGGACGAACGCGCGCTAGACAACACATACAATCTGGATTGGCCTCGCATAATCCACGCCGACGCGCAAGTTGATCAGTTCAACAGTCTGGCCAAACAGCGACTGGCAAGTGAGGGTAAGAAAACCTGGACGCTGACACCGCTGATTCAAGGAGGAGGTTCCAGAGGCTCTGGAAAAGGCGAAGCCGGCATATACAGAGAACTGAGGACTCGGTTCAGACACATGAGCGTGATTAAACAGACCATCTCTGAGAGTCAGCTGGTGGTCGTGCTCAAGTACGGAGACGCCGCACGATTTCCGGGCTCTCTGGGCAGGGTGGTGAACTACGACGAAAAGGCTGGCAATCTACTGCTCGAGAGTTTAGAAACCGGTAGCACTTTCGAAGTGTCTAGGGTCGGAGTGGTGGCCGGGAAAGCAAGCGCTTCGTTGTGGCCCATAAAATCGGGTCACGCCATGAACACTTATTTTTGTCAAGGACTGACGATGCCTTTCAAAATCGTCTACTGTCCTCCGAAGGCGTACCACATGAGCCCAATCAAGGCCAGCGCGTACGTGGCCTGTAGCAGAGTCACGAACAGAGCAAACCTGTATCTTTCCAACTCGAATTTTGCAGCTTCAAAGAGAGGCAAAACCGAATACTTTGAGGAGTCTGCCATTCGCTTCAAGATATTGATTGAACAAGGCTACATCCCTCTACTGTAATGGCGTGGCACGGAAAAGGATCCACCGCTGGGTTTCTGGACCCCGCTTGGTCGGCGAAACAGGCCATCTCTTACGCTCCAGAGACGAGAGCGCAGATGGTTAACCCGACCTTGGTCGGGATCCCTCACGATCAGCTCGTGAACAAGCTCGTGTCCATGCCTGCGGGAATCTTTGTGCAGACGCTGCCCACTACTATGGGTGCCGGTGGGTTCAGGTACTCTCCTTCATTTCACGGCTCGCCTCAAATTCTCCCTAGCATCAACGACCTGGCTCGGGTGTACGATGTAACGAGGCAAGATACTATGACCGCCGATCACAGGTACGCGTTAAACATCGTGCCCAAAACGCTGACCGACCCGCTCGAGTTGATGGTCGACACGCACATCAACTCGCAGATCGTCAACACGGGATACGAGTCGTTTGTGGCTGGGAACCACTTTGAAATCGTGAGGCCGACCGCCGAAGACAGCAAGGCCCAGATAGACGCGGCGGCCCGCAACACAAAGTTTCAGCACATTCTGAAAATGCCGAATCCTCTGGTGGGCGGTTTTGCGGCGACACGTCTGATCCCGGCAGAGGAGTCGAAGAGGATCAAGTACGTGGTGGGCAGAGAGACGGACCTGGCTGTGGACTTTTCGGGCGGGGCTCCGAACGGCGGAGCGGGAGCGAACGCCGTTGCAATTCGTGCCATGTACGAAACAGCAGCCAGCCTGGGTAACCCTGTCCAGAAACAGGTACTGTTGACCACAATCGACGCGATGGAGTACTTCTACTACTCTTTGCTCTTGGCAAGGCGGTTAGCAGACTTGGGCGGAAACACCATGGCGCTGATGAACAACTACATCGCACACAAACACAACGGTGGAAATCTGGACCCGAATACTCTGATTGCAATCTGGCGGGACGGCGTGGTGGCCGATTTGTTCAAAGACGGTGTGCAGAAAGGCCTGGACCTGACTAAACGGTATAGGTCCGGTACGCACGGCGTGATTATGCGCAACAACGATGCCAACCCGACTCCGAGAGGCACCGAAACAGTGTACAACGCCTACAGCGGCCACTCGATCCCTGGAGACACCATGATCGGAGCAATCTTTTCTTTCAATGGCTACTAAACGTGTTGTGTTCTGTGCTGGATGTACCTTGCAATAAAAAAAAAGATGAACCGTGTATACGTTTGATATTTTTTTATTGTGGGGAAAAAAAACACAATATGACAAAACACCACACCACCACACCACCACACCACCACACCACCACCACTACTGGGGAGGAACTTTGCCAGTGTCGTGGTAGTAATCCCCTTTACACATGGGTAGAGTTTTATTGGCGACCATAGAGTCGCAGAGACAGTCTCCGAAAGTGAAGATAGGAGGGTTGGACGGTGGTGGGACTCCGAGAGAAGACCATGCGGGCAGAAGGTTGATGAAACCCAGTTTCACCAAATCGGTGAGCAACTTCCTCACAGCGGGTAGATCCACGTTGTTCCCGGCCGCTCTGCGGAAATCGTTCAGCACGGCTCTGAACATGGGTTCGTTATGATTCTTCGGAATCCTGTAACGGGACAGAAGGTCTTCCACCGTGGTGATGGTGGGGACCCTCTCCAGAACCACTGCCAATCCGTCAATCACCGCCTCTCTCACCGCAGCTTCTGACATTGGTAGCATGCCCCAGTGTTGCGGGTGATGCTGGTTCAGCACGTAGTGGTGATTGAAACCCTTTTGCACGATCCACCGGTACATCTCTTTCACCAAGTCGGGTGTGAAAGCCGACACGACGGGCTGCCCGGCTTCGCTGAGAGTCAGACTCTCTTGAACGCTCATCATCAATCCGTAGACGATGCGTTCCAACAGAGTCAGTTTTGAGGCGTCGTGATCGAACACGCTGTTTATCATATCGGGCATACGTTTGATTCCGTGCCACAGTTGTTGAAACAGCTGCGCCGTCCCCACGACGAAAATCTTGTGAGAGACGGTGGCGTGCAGGTGAGCCTCCACCCCAAGCGCTGCGTTCATCATGTTCGTGTGTTCCTCTGTCCATTTCCTCTCGGGTACCGCGACCAAAAATTTGGCGACCTCGAAAGGTCCGTAGCACCCGAAGGGAGACTTCTTCCCTATGAGTTTGGCGTGATCCACGGAAAGTTCGCCGTTCATTGTCCTAAAAGTACCTGTCAAAAAAGCCTTTGCTGAAACCTGGTTTGGGTCGCTTCGGTCCGGGTTGAACAATGGGTTGAACGATTGGAACGGCAACGCTAGAGGTGAGCCCGCTCGCTAACCCTGTTTTTGACCCACCAGGTTCGCCGGTGTTAGTCTTCAGCTTTTTACGTGGTTGGTTCGGAGACTTGGGTTGGTGAACCGACTGTTCGTGAGGCAGATCCGACATGGTGGCCGATAGTTTGGCGGCGGCCTCCGCCGCCAACTCTGCCGCGTCGAGATCTTCCAACATCTCCAGTTCTTCTTCTACCTCGTCTTCGTCGCCAGAATCGTACATCATGACCAGCGCTTCGTGCGCGATCAGCTTCGCCTTGTCATCACCGGTCATGGCGGGGTTGTAAGCAGGTCCAAGAGTCTTGAAAGATTTGTAGGCGGCCAGTTCGTCCGCCAACCTCCTGTGTAGTCTACCGGTGCGACTGCCAGAGGCCAGAACCTGGCCCTGAAGTTCTTCGACGATAGGCGCCATCTCCTCGTCCTCTTCTGTCACCGCTTTGGCGTCTTCCACCTCCGCAATCAGGTCCAGCACGGTTTGCCTCAAAACCCTGTGCGCCTTGATGGTGGCCTTGTCTTGGGTCAACACGCGATCCTTCAGACTGTTGAGCATTTGCAGCAAAGCGATGGAGGCCGTTCTGGAAGCCGTCGCTGCCGTGACGTAGTCACTCAGAGCGGCCAAGAGAGCCCTCATTCTTTCGTACGAGTCCTTCTCGTGTTGTTCGTGCACAAACAGCGCGGTCATCACGTTCTTGGGGACGAGGAGGCGTTCTTTAGCCTCCTCTTCCGTCTCGTCTTCTTCCATTTCTATGTCCGACGGTAGCTCTTGCTGCATGTACTGCGCTCTCTGCTGTTCCATGTTCTGCCTAAATAACATCCTGGTCTCCAGAGCGGCCAGACTGGCTGTGATCTTCTTCTCCGCAACGGCGAGCTTGGAACCCACTGTCAGAGAATGGATCGTTTCGAGCTGAAACTCTGTGAACCGTTCTCTAGAAGCACCCCACGGGATTCTCTGCACCGCCAAGATGCCCACCAGTTCCGCCAAGTTTACCGTGGCCCCAGAATTGCGCGGGTCGGTCAGGTAGAGAACCACGGCCGCGAACGGCAGCACGCAGTTACTCTTTGACAGGTCTTCCGGATCTTCTGTGTCGGCAAGCTGGGTTTTAACGCACCTCAGCCGTTCGTGCCATCTGTCCGAGAGAACATGATCCAAACTGTTCACCAGCTCAAACATGACGTAACCCGAAGAGTCGGTTGGTTCGTCGCCGAACAGCTGTTCCGCCAGCGCTTCTCCAGTTGTTTCTGGGTCGTCCATGACAACATCGATCGCTGGCTCGGTGGGTACGGCGGGGGAGGGAGGGGAGGGAGCTGGTTCGGGCGAGGGGGTTCGCTGTCTTTTCAGCGACAGCAGCGGTACGGCTTTGGGCTCCTCGGGTTTCTCTTCTGGTCCCCCCTCGTCGTCAAACACGACTTCTGGGTCTTCGAGGGATTGAACGCTGTCCCCGCTGCTCGAGCTGGAGTCGCTACTGTAATCGCTGTAGTAGAACTCACTGTCAGAGTCAGACTCTTCGTCCTCGGACAACACTTTGGGCTTCCGTTTAGACTTGGTGTCGTAACCCAAAAACCGAGCGGCAGACTCCAATACCGGTTCGGTGTACTTGGTCATGATTTCAGAGATCAGACCCCGTTCTCTGAGATCCGCCTTGCGCTTCTTGCGAGCGGCACGCTCTTCCGCGGTCTCGGTCTCGACCTCGTCATCATCGTCGCTAGCATCACCCCTATCTTCGGCCACCGCCTCCTCCGCCTCCGTAAACAACAAGCGGTTGGACGCGGACTCCAAGATCGTCTGTTTGAGAGCGGCCGTGGCTTCTGTCTTCCTGAGGGCCTTAGGCCCTGGTAAAGCTGATTTGGGAATGTTCGCCCACGCTTCCACCTTTCGCGCCGACACCGGTACGGTGATCATGTCTGAACGGACGGTGCCAGGAGCGCGATCGTCCCTCATGGACCCCAGTTTAAACTCTTTCCTGGCGAGCTGCGCGTCGGTCAGCAACTGAGCCGCGGATGCGGGTCTGACCTTCTGCTCGGACACTCCGGCCGGTCTCTTGATCAAAGAGTTGAAGGCGTCGTCGTAGGCCCCGGCTAGCATGTAATTGTTGGACAGGGCGCTCGCCACGATGTTGGCCGCGTTGCACCGGGTCTTTATGTTTACGTCTCTGGACACCAGCTTGCCCGTGTTCATAGGTACGATGACTGTCAGGACCTGTTTGGAGGTGTGAGGGATCGGCAGCAAAGGCCGCACCAGAGTGGCTTCGGCGTTTGCCTTCAAGAACTCGTACTGTATATCCCAGACGGCCTGGCTGGCTCGCCAAGAAGCCTTGTTGTAGTATCTGTTGAAGATGTCGTTACACACTCGTCCCGCCACTGAAAAGACGTTCATAATGCCACCGGATTCCACCTTCCGCCAAATGTTTCGGCCCATGGTGTAGAACATCGTGTTGGAAAAGTCGCCCATAAGAGGGGTGACGTTGAAGACTCGATCCGCTTTGCCGACCAGGTTGTTGGCCCTGATGCCCAGGTAGTCCAGCTCTTCGTAGATGGGCTCTTCCAGGCCAGGAGACCTGTACAACGCGGTAATCTCAGAAGCCGTGAATCCGGTCTGAGACACCGTGATGTTATAGAGCGCCCTGTGAAGCCACATGGACAGCCTGCGAGGCAGATCCGTGGGCACCAGTTTGGAGTGATAGACGTTCCTGCCGCACTGCGAGCTGACCTTGCTACACACGTTCAGGGCCTCTTCCAGTGTGAAGTCCGTCAAGCCCAAGGCATTCCTGGATTCCGGTGGTAGAACGATGTCCGCTTTCAGGCGAGCGATGTAGTGACAGTGTGGGCTGGGCATGAATCCAGAACTCATCTCGATACCCTCGTCCAGTATGTTGTCGAACACGCGCAAGGCTCTGTAGCTGGCGAACGACCCCACCAGTTTTGCCATCTCTCTCATGTCCCTGAAACTCATCACCTTTCTCAGGTGAAAGAGATTGGTGTGAACTGGCAATTCGGTGAGGTAAAACACGGATCTGTTGCAAAGGGGCCACCTGGCCCTCGTCGCCACGCAAGCGCAGAGGTGTTCGCTCATCAGCCACCAGTTGTCGGCCGGCAAGGGTCCGCCAAACAGAAACACAGCTGTGAGCAGCGCTTTGGCGGCCATTCCCTTGTCCTTGGCCTCCATCAACTCTTTGGTCTTTCGCACACCCTCCTGTCCTGTGATCACTTTCGGCGTTGCAAGCATGGTCCGGAAACACTGGAACAGGTACAGTTCCGCCGCACACTTTGGTTCTCCGGTCAGGCCCCGTGACAGAACGCTGGCCATGCTCAACACCACTTTAAGCTCTTGCTTCACTATGTCGGACAGCCTGATGTAGGCCCCCACCACCATCTTCACCTCATTTTCCGCCAAGATGAGTTTGCCGGAACACCCGTTGCAAGCCGCCGCAAACAGTTGACGGTGAATGTGGTCAGCCAAAATGGGTTTCTCGGGGTCAGAAAATTCTATCATCTCATCGTAGAAAGTGGTGTATGGGTACACGTTGTCCTCCGCTCTCCACCTCCAGTCCACGGCGTAGGAGGGAAAGAATTTGAGCAGCGCCATGTTCAGCGGTCCCAGTTTGGTGTTGATATAGTCCTTTCCATCGTTTCTGCTACCCAGTAACCTGATGAAATCCAACCCCTGGCCACGGTTGCCGTGCCAACCGTCGCTCAGCCAGGCCGAGGTTTCCGGATCTGCCGCCGGGTTGGTCGCGGTGTGAGTGGTGGTGACGTGCATAATCTCGCCTCGTTTACGGGTGGCTGCTGTGGCCTTATACATATCACCGAAGGCTTTGAGCAGCATCTTGCGGGGAATAGAAGAGCTGTGTAGGTGGAGGTTCGTGTTTTTGTACATGTTCACAAAATTCCTATGTAGAGCCACGAGATCGGAGTCTGTGATGTAGTGAGGAGTGTGACGTTGGGCGTATGGGTCTTTGATGGACAGCTCATCTTCCCCCACACCTTCTCTGATACCGTATCTCCTGTGACTGGGCACGGCTAAAAGAGCCACGGGACCGCTGGTCAAAACGTCGGTATCGTCGATCCCCGGTAGGGTGGTGGAGGCGGTCATGAGCGACTGAGGTATTTTAGGCATTGTAATGTGGTCTTTGACCTTCGGAACAACCGCGTCCTCGTTTTCATCGTCGTCGTCCGACTCGTCGTCATCGCTGCTGTCCAGAGGGTTGACGTCAGGACCCACATTGAGACCAGATTCTGCTATATCGGCGTCGACTTCGGGCGGTGGACTTGGGCTTCTCACACTCTTGTATTCAAACTGAGTCGGTTCCTCGATAAAAATTTCAGGCATCTCTTCGGAGGGAGCAGAGACCTCGAACTCGGAAGGCTGTTGAACGATGTCTTCAGTCGGGTCAACGAGCTCGAGCCCATAATCAACCACTTCCGCGGCTTCTCCGGTGACATGAACAGGCACAGAAAATCCCGCCGGCTCGTCCTGTTTCTTGGGTTTGCGAGGTTTCTTTTCTTTGGGAACCTTGGGTTCCGACGGGTCTTTGGGCTCTTTCTTTTTCTTTTCCTTTGGGGTTCCGTTAGGTTTGGGCTCCTTGGGCTCCTTGGGTTTCTTGGGCTCCTTGGGCTCCTTGGGTTTCTTGGGCTCCTTGGGCTCCTTGGGCTCCTTGGGCTCCTTGGGTTCCTTTGGTTCCTTGGGTTTCTTCGGTTTTTTAGGTGATGTGCCGGGCGCGAGCACGCCATCCTGACCGCTTGTCGGAGGTTGAATCAGAGGTTTGGCTGCGACGGGCTGGATCAGAGGTTGAGCGACGGGCTGGATCAGAGGTTTGGCTGCGACGGGTTGGATCAGAGGTTTAGCGGCGGGTTGGATCAGAGGTTTAGCGACGGGTTGGATCAGAGGTTGAGCGACGGGTTGAATCAGAGGTTTGGCTGCGACGGGCTGGATCAGAGGTTTAGCGGCGGGTTGGAGCAGAGGTTTAGCGGCGGGTTGGAGCAAAGGTTGAGCGACGGGCTGGATCAGAGGTTTGGCTGCGACGGGCTGGATCAGAGGTTGAGCGACGGGCTTGATCAGAGGTTGAGCGGCGGGTTGAACGGGAGACGGGCGGGTCAAAAGAGGAACGGGTCTTCGTTCCGCGTTAGCACGCTCCTCCCCCTTAGGCGTTGGATCGTTAGTGGGTGGAGCCATCAATTCGCTTTCTCGTGCGAGTGTATATTTCCACCAAAAAAACTCCAAACAGCACAGTTTTTACACTGTTTGACACGATCATCCCGCATTGAGACCGTGATAGCCGAGAGGCGCAAACCAACCTGTGCTTTGCAGTCTTTTGTGAAGCTGCCATGGAGTTTACGTACCCAACGACTGAAACTGTGGCGCGGCTCACGCAGGTGTTTGGCGTCGACCCTCGCTTGCCACCTCTAATCACCAAAGTTGCCGGTGAGCGTGACGTTGAAGCAGCTTTTGTGAAAGTGCTTCGAAACATGAGTGCTGAGACACCGTCTGAACTGATCCTGGAAGGTGACCGACGATCGCCAACCCTCAACATCAGAGCTGACCCCACCTGGAACTGGGGTCGACTGGTCGTGGTGATTATGTTCACGGAACTGCTGGTCGCAGAGACAAAAAACCCAAAGTTGAGGATGCTCGTCAAACCGACGATCGAACATTCCATCGACAAGTGGTTCAAGTCCGTTGGCGGTTGGCCGGAGCCCGAGCACCGTGATCGTGATCGCCGCTGGATGCGAGCTGGAATTGTTGGCGGCGTCATTGCTGTTGTGTGTGGTGTTACTTACTATCTGGTCAAGTGATTGAAAGATTTAATAAATGGTATAAACTTACACTGGTTCCGTTTCGATGTTTTGATCACAGACAACACAGACACACAAGACAAGACACAGACGTTGAAACTCTAGAGTTTTTATTGTGTCACAATCACATATAGACACATTGAAACTGTGGATTTTATTATTACATTCACACCACCCCATTTAAAACATAAATTGACGAGGAAGTTCTTGATGCAAGGCCGTTTCCAAAATCTCTCGGGCTTGAGCGAAGGCGGTGGATGCCGTTTCGGATATCTTGCTGGCGCTGTCCTGGGACGGTAGCGGGCGCTGTCCTGACACCAACAGTTCTTCCAGTTTGATGGCCTTGTTTATGGCGATGATAACGGCCGTGGTCTTGTTACTCTTGATCTTTTCGTCACACATAGACAGGATCCAGAAAGACGGTCTAGAGTACTTCAAAGGCACCGTGCTATCGTCCTGTTTTCGGAGATAGCACCTATTGTGCGAAATTTTGGCCCAATTCAACAGCGCTTCCATCGCAAAAAACTGGTTGTTGATCGATGCTTGAGCCGTATCCAAAGCCTGAGCCACCCCACCAGGCACATCTACTGCCCAAGAGATGCTGATCGGAGAATGGTAGCAAGCCCACACCGCATCGAGTTTGTCGGCGGGGGCACCCTTCTCCGCGAAGACCGTCAGAATCAACCTGGTCAGCTCCTTGTCGACGTTGAAACTCATTCTCTCAGTGAAAGAGTGTACACCGGCCCAGTCAAAATTCTGTGAGTGAGTTCGGTGCAATCCCAGGGTCCGTGTCTGCCAGCCAGACAAATGAAGCACTTGCGCGGTCCTTTCGAAGCGAACGGACAGGCGGGTTTACACTCTGGAGTGGAACACTTAAAACAGGGCAGACACCTGTTTTGAGAGTGTGAGTTGTAGTAACGCAGAATCTTGTTGAAAAGGGGACTGGGAGCTGTGTTGGCGAGCGTCAACCACCGTGCCGTAGACTCGATTCTGTCCGGGCATAAGCTGTATTTGAGCAAGCAGAACAACAGCGCTCGCTTCAGTTCTTCGCCGACCAAATCTGTGGGTTCTCCGCCTACGATCTCTAAGCGAGATCGTTTGTTTGGCGGTGGCGGCGACGGTTCGTCGCTGTCTGTCAGTTCGTTTACGGCGGCCCAACACATGGCATCGGTAGGTTCGACCCAACCCCAGGCTTTGATCGAGGCCCTGCCGCTCTGATTAAAAATGTCCACGTACGGCTCAGCGGCTCCGTCGGGCACAGTCAGATTGGCCCAACCCAGCGATTGGGTCAGGTTCGCCAGGGCCACAGTCTGATCCCCAGTCCTGGCCATCATGAGGTAGTACGTTTTGATGGCGTTCAAGTGAATCGGTGCGGGCCACGCCCATGGTTGCTTCTTAGTTGGGTCCCAGCTCGAAAGCCCAAATGCCTTCCTCAGATTTGGTCCCCAAACAGTGCTAAAAAAAGAGTCGGCGCGGTCGTCCTTTTGGCGCCTGCAAGGTCCTGACTCTCTGGGAAACATGTAACGGGCCCACTTTTCGTCAGGCCACTTTTTGTGCACGGCCGCCTGTTCCAACGCGAGGAAAATTTTCACCGCAGATTTAGCTAGCCCCACCACTATTCTGGCCTTGAACGAGTCCGCGGCCGGGCCTGACAGCTTCCACACATTAGGCAACACAAGAGACAGACCCTTGATGACGCCTCCGTCACAAGCCCCAACGATAATGGTGTTTGTTTTGGGACATATTCTGGCGATAGTAAACCAGTGCCAATCCCAGTCCGCGTGGCCTGGGTCCATGTGCACGGCAACTCCCAAGTTGCGGTACAAAAATGGAAACGGATACAACGCTCGCTCCACGTCCGCGCACGCCGCCATCATACACTTCAGCTTGACTGGAATGTCCTTAGGGTTCTCTATCCCCATCAGTTTCTGGTCCAGACGATCGCACACTGCACAATCGCACGTGCGAGAGTTGTGAAACCGCCTGGCCAAGGTTACCAGCTCGCTCAGATCGGCGGTAAAGTGGAGTCTGAGATCCCTGGGAACGCTGAGAGAGCGTGGTTTCTTACACTGACCGTGGTCCGCTTCGACGCCGCACCAATCGCACCACTTAATGGGCACAGCCCCTGTCCGGTTCCCGGTGGAACACGCACAAGGATCCTTCCATTTGCAAATCAGGGAGCAGGTCCTACACTTGGCGAACCTGGCCTCCTTGCGTTCACACTCTTCGACGTGCAAGTCGGCGCAGAGGGCGCACCACACTCCTGGTTCCTGTTTGGTCAACCCCAATCCAAACCTGTCTAGTTTGAAAGGCAGCAAGGCGGTTCGCCATTCTTTGATCATTTTACCGGTCTGTGTTTCTGACAAAGCGGGCGTCAGTTCGGGCCACTCTGCGTCCACATAAGCGTGACCGAAAGTGGCGATGTATGAAGTCAAAAAGTGTTGCTTGATCGAGAACCTTTTTTTGGCCAACGACGAGGTGAGCATGATGCCGCCTAAAACATAGACGGCCGGAACTGTCTTGTTCTTAAGCTCCAGTGTCCACTTTTCCAAGTCTCTGAGCGGGTCCGCCACCCTCCCTTTGTTTCGCTGCGTTTTAAACACGTACTGCGAACCCTCCTCCGGCTCTCTGAAAAACTGCATCTCTGTGCGTTTTAAGGTGAGCGTCGAGCTCCACTTCAACGGAGCGCCATGACAGGCCGTTCCCAAGGTGTTGATGTGACACCACGCATACCAACAAGATGATTGGCCCGTGGGCAGAGGGAACGAGTTGAGGGTCTGACCACAAGCGCCGCACTCGCAGGTCCAAGAGGTGATGTTGTGGCTGTAAATGTGATGTATCACGGCGTCGGGGTGACACACCGCCGCACAGAACCCACAAGGTATTTTTGCGTCAAGCATCTCGACAAGCAGAAAAGAGACTGAGACTCACACGTGTGGTTATATGTTTATTATGTGACAGACTGCGACGCGCGCGTTCACAAATCGAGTTCTTGTGTGTGGTTCGTCATGTCGACGAGGGTACGTTCGGATCACGCGGTTATCACTCGCTCTGTCCAACTGGCCACGCAGACACTCCTATTGCATTGCCGATCAGCTTGTTGATGAGCGGTGTGTTCATCTGTTTAGGGTTTTTGAAGAAAGGTATCCCGGTGGGGTTCATCGCAGAGTTCCATTGTAAGTACATGTGGTACAGGTTCTCAAACCCGAGCTGTAAAGTATTCAGATCCAAGCGCAACTGGTCGACGTAGACATATCTCAGATCGTAGTCGACGAGCTCCTTCTTGGCGCCAGCTCTTCTTATCACCAACTTGTAGAGCGTGTCGGCCATCGTGCAGTAGTAAACCACATAAGCTTTGACTGTCTTCATGTCGGCGGTCATGGTCGATGGGAGTTTGTCGACGATTGTCTGACAGTCTTCTTCTTCCGTGTTGAAGCCTGTAAGCGCGGGTTTGAACTTTGTTGCGAACTCGGCCGCCGTTGTCGTTATTAAACCAGCGTTCGCCGCTTCGACCCAAAGGTTGTAGAAAACCCTCACGGGACCGTTGTAGAATTTGAAACCGTCATTTGCAGGCGTGTTTTTGATATTGACGTTGATTACAGGATGCGCGTCTAAAATCTGTTTTGCAACCCTCAAGTGTGTTGTGTCTGGCTCCACATCGGTCCCGTACGGGCTGGAGTACGACACCGCGGTAAAAGGTATATCCATGACTCGAAACATGGCCACGGAAGACGCTTTGCTCATTGTACTGGCCAGACTGGACAGAGACACAGTGGACTTGGCATCGTCGTCGTTGTCGTTGTTGTCGTCGTCGTCGTCGGGGAGCTGGGCCACGATCACGGGGTGCTCCACGCCGTCTGCGGATTCTCCCATCTCGATATCGTCCTCTTGGCGACCGTCGGTATCCATGTTCTCGGTCTCGTTCCTCTCCTCTCCGGGAACGAACGGAGTTGAGTCGAGGGGAACGTCGGGGGGCGCGATTGGTTCGGCGCTTGGTTCGATTGGTACTGCGCCGGTCGGTTCTGTGATTGGTTCGACTGGAGCGCCTGGTTCCGCTTCCATGTTGATGTCCGGAGGTTCCACTAACTCCAGAATCGGTGTGATGCCTGAAGTGCTGGGCACCAACGTTTCCATCCAGGAATGGACCGAATCAATCGTATTGGAGCCGCTGTCCACAGCCATGGCGTTCTTTTCCTCCTCGGTCGGCGGCCCGACCTCGTACGGGTAGTAACCGGTTTCGTCGGGTTCGTAATCCTCGTTTTCGATATCGCTGTCTTCGATGAGGACACACCTCACGTATTCCGTCGGCACGACCTTGAGGTCTTTGATCATGATCGAATGGGAGACCCTGGTGATCATCGGAATAGCGGCCACCAGCCTGCTCCTCATGCCCGCCAGTCTGGCCCAGTGGATTTTGCTGAACACTTGGAAAGTCAGCTCGTTCATAGTGTAGTAGTCACCAATCTCGCGCACCAGGTAGGATTGCATCCACAGCGACTTGTAAGTGTGGTAGGACATGACAGGCGGTGCGTCCGTGTTGAGCAGATCTCCGGGCGGGTTGGTGGTGTCGGTGAAACAGAAAGCCTGCTGGCTCAACAGCATCAGTTCCGGAGGCATGAAACTCAGACAGAGTTTAAGCATCCCGTGAACGATGTTGCTGTTGAGCTTACCCATCAAGCTCTCCAAAGTCACGGGACAGAGGTTCTGTTTCACAAGCGAGGCGAGGTAGAACACGAAGTTTCCAACGGCGTCGCAAGTGTTTTTCATGGACTCTGGCAGCTTGGTGCTGGTCGGAACCACTCTCCATTTTTGAAAGATTGTCAACAGTCTGCTCGCAATCACTTTGTCAATCAGCGCGGGTTCTGGTTTCTGGTTGGACCAGCGAGGGAGCAGAACGTAGTCCACCACCCTCGTGCACCAATCTCTGAGAGTTTGTGCGGCTTCGCGAGTCACCGCTCTCAAAAGTGAGGGGCCTGACAGATTGGCGGATTGTGTGACGACCGACTCCGTGACCCACGAGAAGGTCGGTTTTTGGTTTTCAAACTCCGTTATGAACATTTGTGGAAAAATTGAGTCGGGTAGGCAGTTGGAGTGCATTCTGGTAAACGATTTGGGCGTAAACACTGCGTAGTATGCGGCTCTGAGCCAAGGAGCTGTCCATTTCGACGTAGACTCTGTCTGCGATAACGCTTTAGCCTGAATGGCTATGAAATCCGCGGAGGATGACTGGAGCGAGCTGTCGTCGAAGTGTACCAACGGCGACCTGACGCGGTTGGATTCGAGCAGCGCCGATAGACTCGAGTTGTTGAGCAGCTCGGACATCGGCATGATCATGAGTTCCTGATCAGACTGCGTGGCCAGGCTTTTCAGACGCTGGTGACGCGTGATTCCGGGCCAGTGCACGTGACAGTCAGACATTTTGAGGTTGTGGAAGTTCTCCCTGAGCCAGATACGTTCCGATTCAGAGCCCAGATTGAGATCCAACGGTGTGAACCCCGCGTAGACCAGATCGTGTATCGATTCCTTGTCTGTTTTGACACCGACACCAGAATTTTGTGCCGGTGTGGGACCGTAGCCGGGCGGGGAAGGCGATGCTTCGGGAAACTCTGCCGGTAGCCTTCTCACCCCCGATCTAGCTGCTCCAGGTGGCGGGGGTGGAGGCATGAGAAAGGTGCTTTGCTGTTGAGAAATTTCGTCTCGATCGCCACTGTCGGACTTGTATTTTTTCGCCGGAGAGTTGGCCTTTGGAGGGTTGAGCGACGGTTTCACGGTGCTAAATTGTGCCATCTTCGCAGATTGCGGAACGGGCGGCGCCGCGGGGATGTTTGGTACGTGTGGGCCCGGCGGAGGGAGCGTAATTTTTCGGCCGGACGTATTTGGGAGAGTCCTGTCGAGTCTTCTAGAGAATGAAGGCGCTGGGAGATTGATTCCGTCTTCGGCGCCAATGTCGATGGCGCCTCTACCTTTGTTGGTACCTTTGTTAGTACCTAGACGGCTGTGGATGTTGCGCGGCCGTTTATCCGACGCAAGTTTACCAACAGCTTGATCGTCGCTGTCGTCATCGCTGAAATAACCGGTTTTAGGCCTGGTCCTGTTTCCGCTGAATATCCGCTCGTCGTCCGAGTCGGAAAACCGGCTTCTGTCTTTGCTGGTAGACCGTCTGGCCCACTGCGATTTGGCACCCGTGGAAGCTTTGCCCGATTGAGAGGGTTCCGTGTGAACGAACTCACCATACATTGTTCTTGCAGGTGATGGCCAAACGCGTCAAGAAAGGAGTCCCAGAAGAGACGGTCGACCAGAAACTGATCAAGATCAGACGTCAAATTCGGCGCGATTTCAGAGGTCCTCTCGTGGATATAGATGTGCCAGAAGATGGTGATATCCAGACCTATTCTGACGTTGTCCGTAAGCGAGCTCTTGAAGTAGAGTATAAAAACCAGACTGCCAAACCTAAGGTGACGCTGAGGGAAAATTATCAAACGGCTGTCAAGACTCAGGACCCATTTTGGGTCGAGTTGGCTCAAGACCTGTCACCTTTTTGGAAAGACTTTGTCTTGACGGAAGGCAACCGGATATACGCTCACACCATCAAGGCCCAAATCGTTCGCCTGAAAGAGGACGGACAACTGGAACAAGATTTGAGCCGGGTTCTGGCCTGTCTACGGCACACCGCCAAAGGGGGCCAAGTGAAAGTCTTGCTGATCGGTGGGAAACCTAGCAGGCTGCACAATCACAACGGGTTGGGTTTTGGCTCATCGACCCCCACCAAACTACACGCCAACATTGTACAGGAGCTCACCAGAACTCTGTCTGAAGAAGGTGTTCGGGCCGAAGGCACGTTTGATCACACCATGACACACTGGGCCAACCAGAACATTTTACTGATTCCGACACACTTGACGAGCGGAGGAGACATTGACCACGGCGCTCTGTGGGCCCCGTTCATTTGCGCATTGGTCAGGTTGTGTTTGGACGTGTGTAAAGTGTTGGCCGTGGGTGTAATCGGCGCACCGGCCGGCAAAATCGCACAGGTTGCTCTCAATATGGGCACCGGGCAGCTGGCCCACAACCAGCAGTTGTTTTCAGCGGCCCACCCCAGCTTGGCGGATTTTATATGCTCCAACATTTTTTACCACATTAACAGCTTGCTCGTTAAGAATAAGATCAAGCCGATCGAGTGGTTCATGTGACGATCTTCCTTCTTCCGACGCGCTGTGTTGAAGGCGTGACCAGAAGAAATATTTTATGGGCATGTTCTGTTCTTGCCGTTACCAATAAAAGTTTGTCAAACCTATTCACGCGCATATGTGTTCATTTGTTCATTTGTTTCGCCCTCTCACATGGAGGAATCGACAGTAGCGCTGTTTGATGCCGCTTTTGTGGCCAGGGAGAGGGATTTGAAACAGCTGCCAGCTTTTAAACCTGGCGAACCTTTCACCCTCTTGGACCGCAACAGTGCGGACGACCACTGTTCCATCTTATTCAAGAGGGAACTGAGCAAATGTCTGAGAGATGGCGACTGCCTGGAATTCATGCTTGAACAGAGACTTTTGACCTGGATCTCTAGAGACGTGGCTCCGACGGGCAGCGTGGATCTCCCCAGCGGCAGAGCGTACGTCAACTCGGCGCTGGTAAAGGCCCTGCTCAAGCTGCTAGGCGATCTGGGTCTGACTTCGAAAGCCTACGTGGCTAGGAAGCGAACTTTCAACGAAAATTATCTGAGTCTGGAAGATCGTATCAGGCGAAGGTGTGTGTCTGTTTGGGGCCTCGGATCGGCAGAAGCGGCGCTTCTGCGGTTCTCCGCTGACGGCGACCTCGCGAGTGATGTGAGCGAGGTCGGATTTGGGATGCGGAGGGACGTGGTCCATCCCTCCATAGCCCACCGCGTCTTTCTCACTCGGACGGACTACGAGTCTAGGCTGGACTGTGAACACGAACGGTCTCTGATCGGGTCTAGGATTGCGTTGCCGGTGGAATACGGCAACCCTAGATCCAGGGTGTCGATCGTTGCCTTCAAAGACCGCGTCTTGACGGTTGCGCTCTACCGCACGTTCACCGCCAGTGCCGCCACTCTGGCCGCTCTGAAAGAGATGGATGAACAGAGACAGAAGGACGGGTTCCCCACCTATGTACACAGAAACCCGGAGATGAAAGGTTGGGGGGAAGATCTCCCAGACTTTGAGGTGTGGTATTCTGTCAGAGTCTTCTACCACCTGGCGAACGGCAGGGCGGATTCCACGCTGCTGTGGGATAGTTTGGCTGGCCAGACAAACAGAGACGGCGCGGTGGTCCACTTTATCACAACTAAACGGGACACCGCGTTCAAGCTGAATCTGAAAGTGGAGATGGTTAGCGGGGATCGCACCTGGGCTATCCACAGTCATAAACTGGAGCCGGAGACTCTCACCGATGATGAACCACGCGTCAGTTCAACGCTCGTACTGCGAGGCACTCTGTTCCCTCGGACTCTGGAGAGTGGGGAAGATGTGTTGAGGGACGCGAGAGCTCGGCTTATCAAACTTCAACCCCATATCGAAACCAGGGTGGCCGAGTTGAGACCTAAATCCGTAACCAAATTGGGTCCTCTCAATCCCACATTTTGGAGAGAGTTGTGCGTCGCACTCGCACCGGACCGTCTACACGGCGTCGATTGCACGGAGTGCGATCGTCTCACAGCCGACGCTCTGGAGAAGCTCACCGGAGGCTCGGCCGGCTCGGTTCTGAAAACCCCGTTCCTCTCAGAGCTGGCAGACTCTCTACACACACTGCAAGTTCGAGCCGAGACCGTGAAAGAGTTCCTCAAGGAACTCGTGACAGACTACCCGCCACCTTTCCAACACCGATGTCCTTTTGAACGTGTCGCCTGTGAATTGATATGTACCATGTTTGACTTTCGGCTTGCATGAGATGTCGCTAGTATGCGCTCTAACACAAAACAAACGACAATAAAATTTTTTTGAAATTGAAGTATTTTATTGTGTTTGACTTTTATCACATGCATGTTGCCACAAGTATGCGCTAGACTTCTATCAAATCGACCTTGTGGTCAGGTTCAGATAAAGTGGTCGTGGTGAGAGACAGCAGCGATGTAGGAACGTGTGAGCCGGCGTACGACACGTAGCCTCGGCTGGAAGATCGCGTCAAGTCGTTGCCGTGATATCCGAAGTCGGGGATATCTCTAGGCTTGGGAGTCGGACCCAAACAACAGGTCCAGAACGAACCCATTGGTGGAGGGCCTTCAGCCATCGGAGCAGTTTCAGTCCCGATCCAGGTGTACTGTCGGATGAGCAGTCTCCTGCAGTGTAGAATGAGCGCCACGATAATCAAGATCACGATCATGACCGCCATGAAGCCGAGCGAACCCATAGCGGCAGCGTGCGCTATCGGGTCTTTGGTAGGACTCGGAGCAGGCGTGTAACCGTAACCGTTGTTGGCGCTGGTGAAGTACCATTCACCGGAGTGCTGGTCTTTGTGAATCCTATTCCCCATCTCAAAAGAAAAACAGACCTATAGCCTCGACGAGTCTGTTGCCGGGCGGTTGTCCCTCTTTCTTGGTGGATTGAGTGGTTGACGGTGTGGTTGATGGCGCCGCGGAGAGCGTGGACTGGACCAGCTTGTAAAGCGCCAAATGGTCTGGATCTGCCGGAATTAAGTTGGCCCACAGAGCCCGCAGGAACGGGTCCTGTGTGTGATGGGGAGTGGCGGTGAAAGTGGCGGCCGAGGCTCGCAGCTCTCTTTTGGTGGCCTTGCTCAGCGTGCAGTCGGCGTCAAGATGTTGGAACAGACCGTTGGGTATCTTCTTGTTCAGAACGGCGAACGTTTTGAAAATTCTTATCCAAGCAGTTCTATTCAAAGCCTCGCCGGAAAGCGTTCGAGGTGGAGTTTGTAAGGACTGCCCATTTTTCGCAAGTTGAGGCAATCTCCAAAGATCGTGTCCATGAGGCCTATCACCCCACGGCACCCATTTCACGGCACACCACTCCATTTGGCGACTGCTCTAGATAGGACGATGAACACCGCTATAGCTTACGAGTATCCTGAAGGGTTTGATCGGGACCACAAAGTGGCCGACACACTTGGTAATATGTGTTTTGAGGAGCAACTGAACGACGGGTTCACGGACCACGTTCTCAAAACCGTGCAGAGGTTGGAACTTGGAGACTCGACCAGCGCACAACTGACGGTTGAGTTTAACGAACAGCCCAACCTGAGACCGCTGTCAAGCGCAGACAGGGCCTCCCTCATCATGAGACACGGTATATGGGAAGGCAACCGCCAAATAAAGCTGCACGAGCAGGCCGTGGAGCGCGAACTGGCCACGTTGCAAATCAGGAAGGAGGCCGCCATGCTCCGTGCGGCACAAGCGGCCGAGGAGAAGGCCGTCTTTGACAAGCTCTGTGCCATGATCGACTGTATCATCAGATTTCTGATAGAACACGAGCAGAACGGCGTCCCGTTCCGTCTCGAACCTTTTCAGATGGAGATCTTGAGAGGCATGGTTCTGGGATGCGCGGAGCGTCAATTGGGCGTAGCGCTCTACAAATACAAACACAAGCTCTTGGACCGCGTGGGCCTGGCCAGCCCCGCCGTGGCCCGGTTTAACCCTGAAATAAACAACCCTCGCCTTTTGGCGGAGGTGGACGAACTCTTCGATCACTACACGAAATGTTACATGGTGGCCACCGTGCCTCGTCGGTGTGGCAAAACCACCGTGGTGGCCATCGTCCTGGCGGCCATGCTCTCCTTTTTGCCCATAGACATCATGGTGCAGGCACAGAGCTTGTCCATGAGCAAAGAGATCCACGTCAAGATGGAAGGCTTGATGAATAAGTACAAAGCCAAACCCTGGTTCCCGGAGCAGTTCAAGTACATCGCCCGCAAAGGCTGCGACAAGGCATACACCTACATCTTCCCCCCAGGAGCAAAACCCGGCAAGACAACGGCACACTTTTTGTCATCGAGCCACAACGTGAGTACATGGTTATCTTTTTTTTTATTGGTCGGGAAAACGGTACAGACACACAATTACATTCCAATAACACGCTCTTCGATGCCGTTGAAAAGCATCCCCAATTCTCCCATGGCTTTAATCATTCCGGCGTTCTTCTCCTTGTTCAGCTGGCGGTATTGTTTCTTGTAGTCGCGCATAGAGAACGGTGGTTTGCAGCCGAATTCTTCTTGACAGTTGGCCAACAGTCCCTTCACGTTTTCGAGCGCGACTTGTAGCGTGTCGAGCGACAGCAAGTCGGCACCTTCCTCTTCGTTGGCTGCCGGAATGACGCATTTGGTGTAGTGGGTGATCAGCTCGTCTATCACGGAACAGCTTTCGGGGCCGTGAAGATGTTCCGTGCTCGCTAGTGCAGTCTCTTCTTCGTCACTGTCTTCGTAGAACTCGCGAACTTTTTCGAAGGCGGTGCGAAGCATCTTCAGTCTGCTCGTGATGGTGCCTTTCCTGCACTGCGCCGCGGACTGCGCCGCGTCAAAGACCAGACACAGCAAGACGACGTAAATAAAGCGTGCCATTGTGCGGACAGAAAAAAAGTGAAACCTGCACGGTCGCGGGCTCTTATAACGGTATACAACACTCACAATCAATAAGTCGTGTCAGCGACGATCTCGCTTGAAGAGTTTCAAAAATTTGTTCAAAGTGTTGGATCTGCTGCTGGAAGCTGGAGCTCGTGGAAGCGAGCCTGCGTCGGCAGTTGCGGGTCTTGCCAGAAACATACCCCTGGCTTTACTCAAGTGTGTCGTCTTTTGAGCGACTTCAGTGTCGTAAGTCAGGGTGATCGTTAGCCTGCGACTGTGGAGAAGTTCTCCCATCATGTGATCCGGGTTGAGAAACGCCTCTACGTGTTCCACAACCTCTGGAGGTAGTCCGCAGGCTCCCAGCATGGCTTCCAAGTACATCATACTCTCCTCTGGCATGGCGCGCACCGTTTCGGGCCAATGGAACGCTATGGTGGCCGGCACGGCGCTGTAACTAGTAACGTTAGAAGCTGACAGCGGTGCCAGTTTCAGCCACCCGACTCCAGACGTTTCAGAAGTTAGCGACAGTTTGTAACTTATGCTGACAGCGTTAGTGTAATCATCTCCCACCACTTCTCGAAGCACAATGGCTGCCGCAGGCATCACTTCAAACGAGTAGTCGCACAGTTCGCTCGGTCCAGGCCCAGGAAGGTTCCACATAAACGTTTGGAACCAGAACCCGGTCGGTCTTGTATGGTCTGCGGGATCCAGTTTCAACAGCTCGTCCGCGGGTGTCCATTGAGCGTAAGCCATCGGCACGTCGGGCTTCGATTCCAAGTCCCAAAAGATGAAAATTCTCCACAGTTCGTTAGCGGCACCACTCGGCATTTCTGCCAGTTTAGACATAACCCAAGCCCAGAGATTCATTTCAGTTCTTTATTTGTCAATCAATCACCAACAACAAGACACACAATTATGCTGTATTAAAAGAAGCGATAAGGTTCACATTGCCGTACACAAACTCAAACTCATCATTGCCCTTAAAGTCCAGACCCACGGCTTTGCAATAGTCCAGACACGTGGCTCCATCTTCTAGCATGGTGCGACACCTGACCAGTTCATTAGGCCAATCCAGAGCCCTTGCCGGTTGTGTGACCGCATGGAAGATGCTCCACAGCGACTTGCCAAGGTCCTTCCAGTCTGTTGATTTCTTGGTGGGCTCGAACGTGATTGAGCCCAAGGTCTTGACTCCGTCTGTGGAACACACGGCCCAGCTGTCAAAGCTCCACGTTGTGGTTACGCCATCCTTCCCGGCCGGTAGTTCATTCTCAGAGATTGCAAAATTTGGATGTCTAACGTCCACCAGCCAGTTGAACTGGCTAGCCTCGAGAAAGGCTGCGCATGCAAGCAATTTCTTGAACGGGTTCCAATTATAGAACCACGGTCTCGACTCGATTTGCGTCATACCACCTCCAAAGACGGGTGTTTGCTGCACAACCAATAAAACGTCAAAGTCGGGCATGGTCACGGCTCTCAGAGGGGCGTTCCAACCAGGGTGGTTGACGAAGGCGTGAGACCAATTGAAGGTGCTAGTCTCCGCTGACACAATCCTCACTCTGTGGCCTCTAGAGCTCTCTCGGGCTGTGCCCACCATCATAGTCCAACCTTCGGTCCCAGAAGCGTCCCACGCTTCAAAGGAACGATCGTAGGACTGTCCGCTCAACCCAACAGTCCTGGACTTGCGGCTGAACGAAGTTTTGAAGGTGTAGAAGGCCTTGCGCCTTTGAGCCATGCCGTACTCCACCTTAAAGTAGGAGCTTTGCACGCTCGTGGGTTCGGAGTCTTCGTCTTCATCATCACTGAGTAAACCGGCAGGAAGGCACTTGAGCTCGTCTTCCTTCAGACCAAGGGCCAGGGCCCTAGCGCTGTTTCGCAGTTTCTGTGCTGTCGGTGGAGGAGGCGGTGAGACTTTGGCAGGACATGGCGCGGGACAGTCCGGGTCTCCTGCTCCAGAGCCGTTGGTGTTGAATGCGATGCCCAACATCAGCTTAAAGTGGCCCAGTCTGGGGTCGGCTTTGTGGTTTATCTTGAACATGCAAATCGGCGCATTTTGTTTTCTGTTCAGGTGAGAAGCGGCGTTTCTGGCGGTCAAATTGTCCAGAGAAAGCAGACTCTCCAGTCTCTGCTTCAGGTTTCTTACTGGCACGGTTTTGGCTACACAGAGGGTGCTGATTAACATCTTGATCAGAGCTGCCGTTTCGGCAGCGAACGGAGACATGTCCGCGGTCTTTGTGTACCAACGCTGACATTCTGTCGTCGGTTCATAAGTGACGTTCACCCACTGTAGATTGCCCAGCAACATCACTCCAAAATCGCTACGCACAACAGAGTCCGGGCCGATCGCGTTGTGAAGCAGGCCGTGCGAGTGAATCCACTCCAAGCTTCGCAACGAAGACATGGCTATAAACTCCAAGTCTTCGCCAGAGGTCCAGGTCGCGGACATACACCTCAACTCAGCCAGCTTGGTTAACGTGGCCCTCAGTTTGTGGATCACAAAAAAGAACCCGTCGCACACGCCAGCATACTCGACTCCTTGTACCCAGCACAATTCAGTGGGTAGCTGTACGCTCCACATCATGTCCGCGGTGAACTTCTCCCTTTTCTCCAGCATATAGTCGACGTTTCTGTAGGAGAACTTTTCCTTGGTGTCAAATGTGTGACAGCTCAGCTCGATGGTGTGATCGGCGCGTGTGGCTCTGACAGACCCAGTTGATGTCGGCAGGAAGGCAGCCACCTTCCACCTGGTCTTATTGCGCTCCTCGACGGTGAGGGGTAAAGACCCAGAAGCGGTGACGCAGCCCGCCGTTGCCGTCAGCCTGTCAGATTCTCCGTGGGAGTACATGGAGGCAATGCTCGCCTTTTCTGTTTGCGGGCCGCGTCTAATCTTATTGAAGTGATTCATCGCAGGTTCGGCGAGTCTAACGGGTCTGATTTCAAATGTCTCGTCAGATTTCCTTCTTCTAAATGGTGACCACCGTTTACGGGTCTTTTTAATAGGTCCGCTAGAGTTTGGAGATGGTGGTGAGAGACCAAGTCTCATAAAACTAGAAAACAGAGGTTGACCTTTAATTCTCTTCTTGGGCGATTTCAGACGAGGAATTGTAACACAGGAGGAGACCGTAAAGCTCTGAGATGTCATCGACAATGGTTATCCCGTCAATGACTAGGGCGAGTAAATTCGGCGAAAATATCTTGAAGTATTTCTTCAAAGGGGCGGAGTTCTCAAACACGTCTCCGGCTCTGCTCCAATTCACAATCTTGTGAATGATGCGAAACGCTTCCAAATTGGCGTGTAACCAGAAGTACTGCCAACCCTCGGTTCTGTCTCCGATCTGCTCTCGGGCGTTGGATAACGTGGAACCGAGCAGTTTCTTCAGGTCCAGGTTTTGCAGGTGTTGTCTAAATTCTGTCAGGTATCGCGGGTTCACTTGCAACGATTCGTAAAACTTGAAAAAGACGTAGCGAGGCACGTAGTATCTCCAGCTTCCAGATCTAGCGATGCAAGGCAGTATGGTCGTCACGTACTCGTTGTACACAGTGATGTCCAAGTTGAGAATGGACACGTTTTTCAATATTCCAGCCTGTCCGATCGTTGCTGCGCGATACCTAGGATCGTTCACACTCGTGTATGACAGATGTTGCCAAGCTCTTACGGTGCGAACGGACGGTTGCGCGGCTCTGAGGTTCGGAGTGAGCGCTGCGATGGTTTCTGCCCTCTCCTTCAGACTCAGTTCTACCACAAAGTAATTGTAGAGAGGAAGTTCATGCAGGTACTTGGGGGCCATAAAGTTGGCCACGGCCTGTCTGGCTTCTTTTAATTCCTGAGCCAACGTATCTGCCCTCTTCAGGTTTTTGTGTATCGTAGTCTTCAGCTTGGCGCATTCCACCAACACAGATACGTTGTCGATGGGCAGGTGGACGTTCTCAACGCTCTGCACCGACTTGTCCACGTCTCTGAGCTGTTTAATCTCGAGAATAGACAGGGTTCCTGAAGCGAGAGACTCTAGAGCCTTGTCGCTGACTAGAGACACTCCGTGATGCGCGCTCACACCGTCACTCTTGACCATATTGTACCTCCTGTCCAATTCAGTCTCCTCGGTCTGAGCGACCAAAAAACGAGGCGACACAAATGCATAGTGTGTACACGTTTTACCCTTTAATCGGTGCTCAATAGACCCGATATCGTGCGGTGTCCCGGCCAAACAGGCAGAACACATATCCAAATAGTGGAGACATGGTGCGGTTCGACTCGAAGCGCCGATAACACACAACAGAAACTGTTTACAAAGGTCCAATCTGGCAGTCAGCCTGGAGGGTTCCAAAAGAGTAGATTCCCGGCACAGTGCACCAAAGAACTCGTCGTACTTGTAGAACGAAGTTAGATCCTGTTGCTCCAGTCGGGCCCAAATAGCCGGCAGCTTGACACCGAAACAGTCGGTTTCAAGCGCCTCCGCCAGAAACGAAATGTAGAGACATATGGCACACAGTTCCACATCTCTCCTGTCGTCCTGTGGCGATTTAAAGACCGTCAGAGCCCTATCCGCGAACCTGTCTCTCACGGCTCTCAGCATGACCCTGGAAGGCGTGAGCCTCGCGAGCTCTACATCCTGTCCTGCTCTTCGAAGAGCTGCGCGCCTATGTCGCCATACTGAGAGACAGTTGTATGCTTCTTCGATATCAGGCGCCCACCTTCCAAAGCCATCAGTTCGCGGGTCATTTGGTCGTGGAAGCATTTTTTAAAACAGAACCGCGCAGTCAGAGAGAAACGTAGCGCAAATTTTTTGCGATGGTCTCTGGCACACACGTCGCACTGGTGTCGCTGCCTGGTGCTGTAGATGATGGCTAGGCCCGAGTTTTGTCTCTTCACCTTGAACTTTTCTCCCAATGTGAGCTCCGCGGCGGTCTTGTACTCCTCGATGCGCTCCTCCTTCAGCTCGGCCGAACTCCAATCTGCAGACTCGAATCCTGGGTGTTTGGTTTGCGCCCCGTCCAGCTCCACAAAAAACATTTCTTTGCCTAAGGACGGTATCACGGTGATTTCGTCCGCAAAGTACGGACAGCTCATCAGGCACCTGGTCACAGACCACTTCGACCATTCTTGCTTGGTCTGAGGCGCGTTGTGAATGTAAACGGGCTCGAACTTCGTCTTGTCCGACTTCCCACACCACGGCAACCTGACGCTCATGTGATGATGGTAGACGTTCACGTCCACGGCTGACTCTACTAGGACCTTGTGCCACGGCACTTTGGTCGGTGCGGCTGTGGCCGTCGGTTCTTCGTTCCCTTCGTTCCCTTCGTTCCCTCCCCTGTGTTTGGTAAACCAAACGGGAGAGGCTGTGGCCGACTCCACCAGCACAGAACTAGAGCGAGGGTCGTCCGCAAACAGAGAGTACAGCTGCTCCCGTCTCGCTCCAATCTGATCAGGTTTCGGAGGATCCGGGTGTCTGGCGTAGCTCAAAAACGGAATCCTGTGTCTGACCACAAACTCGCTCACTCTGCTCATAAACTGTTTCAGGGTGTCACTGCCTTCCATCGCAAAGTTGAACGGTAACTTAACGACGATCCGCATGCTCATCTTGTACTCGCACGGCCTCTGAAAAATGGCGATCTGTAGAGGTTTCGGGCTGAGCGCGGTGGTCAGAGTCTCGCTCCACACGGACCAAAACACAGTCTCCACCGTGCGTGCCAGTTTGGAATAGAAGACGATTCTCGGTTGTTGCGTGTCTCGCCCTCGCCCGTCTCGCCCGTCCTCAGAGTCGAAGTTGTAGCAGTGGGTTTGATGAGGGTCCCGTGTCGGACACGGTAGATCTAGATCTACCACCACTCGGGTAAACACTCTGGTCCCGAAACACACTTCGTTCCAACAGACCGTTTTTGGCACCGCGCTTTTGTGGGTCTCCTGAACGGCTTGTTCAAGGAGATCAACGGACGCGATGTGATACGAGTGACCCTGACCGTCGTTCATGATCACGGGCAGACCTTTGGTGTTAACCGGGAACCCGTGAGCTCTCAGCCTGGCTAGGCCGGTGTTTGTGACGTAGTCGTCGATCACAGTGATCGCGCTCACGTCGTCGCCGAACGCTTTGCTCGGCGGCACCGCGAAGTACACGTTCTGAGCCATCACGTTATAGCACTTTCGGTTGAGGAGCTCCAGGTGAGAGTATATGGTTGCCACGTCTTGATCGTAGACCCATTTTACCTCGGCCAGCTCGCGATCCACCTGCGTACGTTTCGCGGCTCTTTCATTCTCTCGAGCGGCTTTGAAGTAATCCTCTACCCTCGTCTGCCGCTTCAGTGGCGTGTGAACTGACGCGGTACCTTTGGTCTGAACCCTGGTCACCTGGTAGTAGTCGTCGAGTTTGGATTGGGTTCGCTGTTGTGTCGAGCCTTCGGATGCGGTCTCTGTCAAGTACTCCAAAAGTCTGGGTAGAGGCGGATCTTGTCCCGCGAATCGAACCAATTTCAGGCGGTTTGTGTCGCGGTCCAACCCAGCGATGGCGTTTAGACCCTTCCCGTCAGCGTGTTTCAGCTTGACCGTCTCCAACGTTTTCATGACCGTTTCCTCGCTGAAGGGGACTCGCTCCAGGAGCATGTTAAGAGCCACAGCGGCGTGCCACACCACTGGAACGTTTCGCACGCTGAGCAGAGATCGCACGTCGACCTCAAACCTGCTCATCTCCTCGTACTCTTCGGCTCTGCTCTGAAACAGACTCTCTACGAAAACGTAGACGAAATTGCGCCCCATCCTCTCCCAACTCTTGTACAGTTCCGGTGAAGCCAGGTTTGTCAAGCTAGCGGAGTCCGACACCTCTACCGGGCCGGCCGTGACACCGCCCAAGCTCACCAGTTGAGAAGTCAACGTGATTCCGAGCAATTCAATGCGCTGTTCCCCCGCGACTGGTGCCGGAAAGAGGGGCGGCACTGCCAGTGTACCTTTTGGCAGAATGGTTAAAGGTTGAAACCGGCGCACCATATCGTAAGTGAACCAATCCCATTGTCTGGAACCGTCGTTGGCCAGAAACATAACCTCCATAGTGAGATTGGGTAAGAGTAAGGAAAAAAAACCACACGACAGAGAAAAGAGAACTGTGATTTGAAAAAAAAGCTTTATTAAACGAGACCATTATAGGCTAGGCAACATCACAACGGGTGAGATCTTCACACACGTTCTCCACTCACGGGACGTTCGTGATAGTCATGCGAGTGTTGAGCGCGAAATACCAGGCCATGGAGGTGTGATCGAACAGCAGCTTTTCGTACTGAGTCTTCTCCAGGTCCGCAACTTGTAACGCCTTTTCTAGTAACGACCGCGCGTGCGGGTTGAGGGCGGATCTGCTGTCTTGAAGAATAAAGTCCAACATCACACCCAGATTGAAAGTGCTAGGTCTTTGGAGTCTGGGCGCTTGATCCAACAGGTAGTTTCTAAACCTGCCGTCCACTGAACTGTAGTGTTCGTACAAGTTTCTCCAGAAACAGAGATAGTGATTCTGAACGTTGCAAAGACACTCGACGGCCAGTTTGAGCGCTTCGACGGTGTTTGATTCCGCTCTGCCGCCTCTGCCTCTCATGTCATCCAGACGGTCCATGATACGGTTTATGCTGGTCGCCAGATCGTCGGCTCTGTCCAAGAGATCTGGACGCTGGCGAGCAAGGGCTAAATCGTCGGCGTGCCCGGGCAGCTGCAAAGATTGCCAGTCTGCGGTGCCCGTGGTGCCCGTGGTGCCCGCTTTGGGTTGTTGTGTGATCCAGTCGAATATCTCTGGCCGGTCTCTCACGTCTATCTCGCGTCTGGTTCCAATCAAGGCCCTAAGTTTAGTCAGAGCCGGGATTTGCGTGAAGATGTCAGGAAACTTTTTGCTCAACACCGCCAAACCCTGAGCCGCTGTCCGTTGCAAAATGTTTAGGTAGTCCATTTCGACCTCCATTTCGGGGCGAAATGTGGAAAGCACATTAGGTCGCCTCTTGCCTCTCACGTCGTCCTGATCCTGGTCCTCGCTATCGGACGGTGTGGGGGAACTTGAACCACGGTCTGAAAGCGAATCGTCATCCGACTCGTTTACAGTCCCCGCCAGAGCCTGTCTCAGTGACACGATTTCCATCAATAGTTTGTGAACCAAAGACTCCTCTTCCGGTTCGATCGGTGGAAACGTGGTCCTGTGCGGCACGACAACAACCTCAAACCCAGAAAAATCGGTGTTGGCCGGTTGCACGGTCGACTGAGCGCTCAGGGCCTGCCTCCAAACCGCCAGAAAACGTTCATTCTCTGCGGTCTGGTCCTCGTCTTCTTCTTCGGATTCGGCGGCCGGGTCAGTCGAAGTCGGGTCGAACCAGCTCTCGCCGTCGTAAAACACCAAGTCTTGGGCGACCACTCGCCTACTACCCTCTTCCTCGTCAAAGTCGAGGGACATGGAGGCGATATTTTCGAGCCCAAGACCATCGAGCAGGTCGTTTAGACCTTCGAAAGTGGGCGCTGTCCAACTGAATGCGTCGGCAGAGATGCCTGCGACGTGTGTGACCTCCTGCCGCCTCCTGTTCCTGAGCTCCGCCTCAGCAAAGCTGAGCGCTTCCACTTGTGCTCGCATGCGTTGAAACTGGTTTCTGTCTATGTTCGGGAACCTCACAAACCCCAGCCCAAACCCGTTGACTGGTTGATAACCAGCCTCCTCCAGCGTATACCTGTAGCCCGCACCGGCAAGCTTGGCCGGGGCCAGGTGTCTAATGTACATAATGCGCCTGTCATTGTCCCAAGAGTGTGGCAGTGCCGATTCTCTAGTATTGAATTCAAAAGAGCCTATATAATAAGTTAAAAGGTCACTCGCGGTGGACTGGAGAGCCAGGCGAGGCATGGTCAGTACTCTTCACCGTCCGCGGTCGTTTCAGCCGCCAGTCGTGTTAGTCTCGTCAACTGCGCCGAAATCAGAATCTGTATATTGACCAAGGCGGGAGTGTTGAATGGATTGACGGCTCGCATGTCCTGCGTCAGCTCGATTATGGGCCTGAAAAGCGTTCGACATTCGGCCGTCACTAGAACTGCAAGCTCGGAGTTGTAAAGGAGAAATTGGAAACAGTTCATCACGTCTCGTAACATGTGTGCTTTGTTGTGATGTGCTCTGTAGGCAGCCTCCAAATTAGTCCAGAACTGGGTGGCCGGCGCGGACTCGACAAAGTCCATGATATCATTTAGAAACTCTGAACCGGTCGAGCGTATGATGGCCGTTTTCAAGTCTGTGTGCAGTTCTTCCTCGTCGAGGGTGCCGGTGGTGGTATCGAGGAGGTTGGTGGTGGCGTTAGTGGTGGTATGAAGGTTGGTGGTGGTGGTGTCGGAAACCCTTGCGGTGAGGTCAAGTCCTCCGATCGTTGCCGCCTTGCTGGGGACCTTGATTACATCATCGTCTCCCTCCGACTCATCCGCGTCGGCGACTTTCTCGACGGTCCCCGGTCTAATCGACGGTACGGATTCGGATGGTGGAGATGGTAAAGGTGAAGATGGTGGAGATGGTGATGGTGAAGATGTTGAAGATGAAGATGGTGAAGGGACCGGCTCCGAAAGTTCTAACTTTGAGGGGGTCGTCGGTTCAGCGATGGGGGAGGCAGGCTGTGCAACCGATGTGGTTGCCGCTGTTGTTGTTTCGAGCGGCACTCGAACCGCTTCCGCCTTCTCCACACCGGTTGCCGCCGTGTCTGTATGTGCGTTTGGTGGCGCGTTGTCCAAGGTGTCTGGTGGAGTTGTGTCCGAATTAGGTATGTTTACCAGTAACGTATCTGGCGGCGTGCTGTCCTTGTGTGTGGCCGTGTCCTGGTCCGACATTGCGTCTGAAGGTGTTGTCGTGTTTGGTAAACTCGACAGATCCGTGGTGACAACCACATCGGAACCGACCGAAGCCGTATCTGTCAAGTGCGCCGCCGTTTCTACCGCGGCGGTGAATGTGTTCGACTCCGGCACGGATAAAATGTCGTGCCCAAAACCGGTCACATCGGGCATCCGAAGCGATTTCGCAGTGGAGTAGGCGCCCGTGCCATAATCGACAAACACGTCGGCCTCAACCTCGTGTTTCAACGAACTTGGTGGACTCAGTCCAGCTCCATCATCATACGCGACGAGCGGTGAGGCGGGTGGTGAGGCGGCCGCCGATTGGTTCATGGCGTGGAGGGGTGTAGGTGTGGCCGGACGGTGTTCCTGATCCAAAGCGATGGATGTGTTGGTCACGTCGGTTGTTTTGGAATGCTGAAGGTGCTCCGGTTCTTCGTGTATGGTGGAGTGCATAATGTCCTCTGCGATCTGTTTAATTTTGCCTATGTCGGGTGGGATGTGCGTGTCGACCACTGACTGGGGTGCTTGGAACATTACCACAGATCCGGCCTCGTCATCATCTGCCGGTATGCTGACATATGGTATGTTGAGGTTAAAGTCGCCGTCTATGTCGATCTTTGGCATGGCCACCCAGTCGGCGGCGTTGATAGCGGTTGGAAACATAGAGCCTACGAAATCGGATTCCTCCTCTTCCTCGACCACGCGTTCATCCTCGATTAGACCATCTCGAAAAGAGGGAGCGGTGGCCGTGGTGGCCGTGGTGGCCGTGGTGGCCGTAGTGGCCGTGGTGGCTGCACTCAAAACACTTGCAACGTCGTCAGTCTCTCCCTCTACATCTTCAGGCCCAGCACCTCCCCCTTCTTCTTCCCCCACTCCTTCTTCTCTGCTCGGTTCTCCGTCTGCTTCTCCGCTCGCTCCCGCGACGGCTGGGTCGTTCATTCCCACGTCGTGGTCTTCATCAGGTCCACCGATGCCTGTTTGGTCGATCTGGTCTGCACCGTCTTCTCCACTCGCTCCCGCGACGTCGGCCGTCCCGGCTTGCAGCTGGCGCTTGGGGACACGATTTCGCGTATACATTACTTTCATCTCAGGCTTACTGCGCCGTCTAGATAGTTTCTCAGACATATCCGAAACAAACTTTTTAATTTTTTCGCTTGCGGACACCCCTGACGTTCCAGAAACGGACGAAATTACGGAAGAGGTTGACGACACAGACGAAGACCGGCTTCTAGGTCTAAGTTCGACGTCCAAATCGAAGTCTACAATAGCTTCCGTGAGCTCGGCCGAGGGGTCGAAGTCTCTGCGTGCGATAGCGGTCGACGATGGTGATGGCGAGTTTAGCGCGGTTCTTCGATGTGGTGCCACGTAAGGTTTTCCGAACTGAGGCCTCTTCGACTTGGTCGAGGACGAAGTGACAGACGAAGTGGTAGACGAGGGTATAGAAGTGGTAAACACGTCGGGCAGTGTAGCCCATGATGGGCGCGCCGGTGCCGATCTGCTCGACCTATCCGACCTATCCGACCTGCCAGACACCGACGGTGCCGGTGACGGAATGTGTAACGATCTGATAAGCGCCTTGGTCTCAGCCGTGCGTTCAACCGGTCTCTGTACCTGCTTCAACCACGATATGTGCCGCGAAGTTGCGAACGGAATACCGTCCAAATCCGAATCACCGGGCGGTCGGTGTTTAGCCATTTTTTGCGAACTGTAAGATACCGCGTGTACAGTCTCTTCCTTAACCTTCTTTGACGGTTCGTTCCCAAGCTGTAGTTTGCGGCTCACGTGTCAGTAACGCGCGGGGAGGTTACTTACCACTTTTGTTATGATCGAGGTCATCACCGTGTCGAGTTTGTCGCCCATAGTCGAGAACAGTTCAGGTTCCATGATGGCAGAGAATGTTGGTGACTGGCCGGATGATCTGTATAAAAGACTGACGCCTGTGACGGTAGCTTATCGAGGAACCCATAAGCCTATTTTCAATGAGCCTGATTATGATCTCACACTGGACGAAACGGAGATGCAGAAAACGGCTCCGCAAGGTTGGTGCAAAGACGACGTTAACGGCTCGACTGTCCGGATTTGGTTTGATGCGTGGCTCCAGACACATCGCCCAAAAGACATGTTAATCTCGTGGGGCCCGTCCGTGAACAAGGCCGCTTTCAGCACCGAAAATAACAGGTGGTGGTGTAACGAACCGGGACCTCTTCACCTCAGGGAAGGTCCCGACTTCAAAGTCTTGTGGGTTAAAACGGACGTGCTACCAGGAGTCAAAAGGCCAATCGCCGAAATCGTGGAGAGCGATAGGCTGATAGTAGTGTCAGCGCCCACCGCCACCACCGCGGCCGCGGTGCTTCTGACCTTGATGAAGGCCCGTGCCCTCGTTAACATGTTCGTGCCTGACAGAGAGCTCGCGATGGCAATGATTGCAATCAGTCAGGACGAACCTATGACTTTGATAACCACTCCGACCGGAGAAGAGTACTGGACCTCCTTTGCGATAGACACGTTCGGTCAGTGTAAGAGGCTAAACGTTCAACCCTCGCAACCTACCAGGTTTATACAACCTTTCATTGAAGAACGCACCGTGTTGAACGGGACGGCGGCGCCGCAGAATGTGTGGAGGCACGAGTGGGGTTACGATCCGAGAGACGATCCTCACTACCCGCCTCTCAAACATCATAGAGGCACTATGACGTGGTTGCACAGACCCGTGTGTTACAAAACCACGTTCGAAAACAAAGTGGACGGTTCGTTCCACCCTTACGACATCCGCGTGGGCCCGGTCCACATAAACAGAGTTATACCTGTGACAGTGGACGTGTGGGATCGCGGGCCCATCCTGATATCGGCCAACTGGTACAGATCTGATGCCGACGGCGGACCCGAAGGTCCGCCAGAACCACCTCAACCCTTTACAACTGTTGAAGAGGATCTGCTAGTGAGCGCCGGTCATGGACTTCCGAACCAAACCACGGAGCTGGACATGGAACGCACGTTCAAAAGTCACGAAGTGGGTCGCATCGCTCTATTTGCGTGTCCGGTTTTCATCCCTCAGCGATGGTCCTATTCAATCTACCTGGATTGCGTCCGAAACGACGAGGACGAAACGGACACATTGATAGACGCCGGAGTGGCGCACGTCCAGCCCTCTGGTACGACGGTCTTGATTCAACAAAACGACCCGTCCGGGATCATATTTGCGGCGGGTGTGATTGACGCGATACAGAGGGAAAAGGAGCTGACCTCTGTCAAACTCTCGCCTTTCCTGCTCAAATACGCCCCGTTATTCGTGGCCGTGGGAGCGGTATGGGAATGGAAAGGCGTGTCGTTTCTGATCGAAACGCGAGACTTCAACAGGAACCCAGATGTCGCGGCCGACATGTTGCAGATGGTCACGCTCCCAGTGTCTGTGGCTTCCAGGCGAGCGACCGCGACCGAAGGAGTAGGCATCGACTCGGAGGCGAGTCTGAGTCAGCTGCACCGCGAGCAGACGGTCGAGTCAGTGCTCAGAAAACACTTTTTGAACGCCGAGGTGCACACAGACCCATACTCTGACTTGGGCCTGCAGTTTGAAAGAGAGTGCCTACCGCACGACCCGCTGGTAGAAAGGAGCACGTGGTGTGTTTTACAACCCATTCTCAAGAGGCGACGGACCACCGTTGTGAATCCGGTCAGAACCGGACCTATAGCCAACGACACCGACACGGTGACGCTTCACCACGGACAGCTGTTTTACGGGAATGACGAAAACAGAGACAGGCTCATTTCGCTCTATCTTGAACCAGTCCCGCACCCGCCTCTGGACAGGCTGTACGCATTCGTGAAACCTAGAAAGTACAAAGCCGGCCCGATAAACTACACGATGTTGGAGGCGCAACACCCGAAACAACCCTATCCGACTATTCAGCAATCCCTGGTGATGCGACGACCCGAACCGTGTCCACTGTCGCTTCAGCAAGGTGGCAGGAGCGCGGCCGACCTGGTCCAGCTCTTCAGAAGAGACGAGTGGGGTAAACCGGCCACGCCGAGAGATGCCTCCGAATGGTGCGCGTCTAACAGATGGTGCGGCGTGCTGGCCTGCTCGGAGTGGAGCCCGGAAAACTTGGGCACGTTCTACTTTGAACCTGACAGGCTATGGAAGCAGATCTTTTCTGAAAAGACCTTGACAGGGTTCCAGGAAAGAATGATGACGAGACCTAATAACGAGCTCCTATTTGAACCGCTTATGCTAGGTCTCATCATATCGATGTGTCGCCTGACGGATTCGATCCTGGAGTTGTGGGCGGGTTGCATGAACAGACACTACACAGAATTCGTACCCCAGAAAGCGTCTCAAAGCGTGAACCCGCAATACAACCTGAAAAGGCGGCCCGCCGATAAGGAACCGTTCCACACTGTGAGAGATTTTTTAGATTGGGCGGAAGAGTGCGAACCGCCAGAATGGGTCCAAGACTGTCCCCCGATAACTGCTCACGTGGCTCAAGCCACCACCAAAAAGTTCCCGCACATCGTGAACGAGTTGATAAAGAGGGGTTACGCGGATCATCACGGAACATACTCTTACTACGCTATACCCAACGACGACTGGTTGTTGTTGGGAGCCTTCGTCTCCATCAAATTACACAGGTCGAGCTGGGCCTCTTTGCCGGACTTTCAACACTTGATCAAATGTGCGGACAGGCTGCTCAACAACCCTTCGATGATCGAACCGGTGCCGCCTTACCTGTTGTACGATCCGGTGAGAGAGGGCCTGAATCACCACCCTTGTAGCGCGATAGAATGCGCGGTGCGGTTACTGGCCACTCAGTGTTCCTGGTTAAAGACCGGCGTTGGAGAGTACGCGCTGGTGTACTTTTCAGACTCTGCGATCTCTTACCCTGATTCGGTCAAGAAGACGCCGGAGAACTTGCGAGCGAGCGAGCTGAGGATCTTTGTCACGGTTCTCCTTGGCTGTGCGGATCGACTCAAGATGGAAGCCCAGGAGCAAGAGCTGGCGGTCAGGGTGGAGCCAGTGCTGAGAAGGGCCTACGAACGCTACACTTTCGATCCCACGTTGAGAACCATTATACCAGACCTGCTGTCTTTGACCGACGAAGACGTTTGGAGATTAGTGGGCATGTTCATAGCGCCGATCGCGCTTTACAGGCTCGTTCCGCGGAGCGAGGTGACGTTACCGACCGACGGGCCGTGCGGGGGGTTCATCTACAAGCTGGTTGATCGTATCAGACCTCTCCAACCCATCACGCAGCTGGTGTTTCTGCGGTCGGACGGTCTCAAAGAGACGGTGAAGATAGTGACCGACGTCGGAGGGCCGAACGACGCGGCTACGATCGTCTTGACAGCGGGAGAGGTGACGACGAAGACGGTTCGCTTGTTGGCAAAACCCCCGACAGTTACACAGCCTAGCATACCGCCTCCGCCTCAGAAAACAACCACCTTGAGTTGGACGAACTGGTGGTTGTACAAACCCGACATCTTCAGGCCCGTCTACCTCCCGAGTCTGTGGGAACCTAGACTGAGTGTTAAATGGAAGACGCCGACAAGGCTGTGCGTGGTCAAATACTGGGAAAAGGACCGAGACAAAGTGTGGACCCTGAGCCTCCCGGATCACATTACGGAGTTTCTGCACCATGCAACTGTGCTGAACGCTCGCTTCAAACTGGAGTGGACCTTCAACTCTGTCGAGCTCCAACCGGGTCCCAGAGAACCGGTGTCGGTGCAGAGATGGGCGGCTGATCACGCTCCGGGTCACCCGCTGGTATACCCGTTCGCGTTGACCGTGAGCTCTCACTCGATCAAACTGAACAAACTGGACCGAACGTACACCACCAGCGAAACGACCGAGGGTGTCCAACTGGCGGCGTACGCCAAGTGGCATGAGACTCAAACGTTACCTTTCGGTCCTGAAATGGACTCCGAAGAAGAGTTGGGCAAACTGCTCGCCATTAAGTTCTCGGCGGCGCCGGACGAGGTGAAACAGGCGTACTTGAACAGATTTCGCTCCAAAGTGATATTCGAGGCGAACGCCATGCGACACATGTTCACCACCATCCTGCTCAGGCCGTACGAGAGCTTGGGCCAAATCAGAGCAGAGTTGCATAACGTGATCCCCTCGATGGGTCGGTGGTTGTTGGTGTCACTCACTCCTCTCGCCAACACTTTCACGCACGCCAGGTGGACCGTCACAACCGACCCTCGCAACCTGACGCAGGTGGAGATCGCCTGCCGTCACTCCGCGTGGAAACCGCTGTTGTTGAACGTGTGTCTGGGCATCAACAAATTCTGCCCGTTGCCTTTGAACGAACCTGGCCTGCTTGTGATCAGGCTGCCGGACCCTCAGCTCCTAAATGAGACCCTGGAAGCTTGCTTGATTCTAAACTGCGCCCTCAACCCCGCGTGGAGAACGTTCATGATTCAAACGCCGACATCTGAAGGTGTCGAGATCTCCAGGTCGTTCCTGGAGAAGCTGCCTTTCATCAGAGAAGTGCGAACGTTGGAACCCGCCAACGAATTCACGTGGTCCATAGCTATAGACGACGCCGCGCGCAAGTTCCCGATATTTTACCCTCGCCTCAGAACGGACCAAAACGCCGACACGGGCGGTGAAGGCAACGGAACCGGTGAGGAAATGGAAGTGACTTGGACCGTGTACGACCCCACCACCATCAGAAAGCCCGACTTCAACAGATCCATAGTCGTTCAGTACAAACCGGAGAACAAGTGGGTGCTCGGCGCCTTGAAAGCCGCCTTCAACAAGGACAAGTCGCAGCGCAGATGTTTATTTTTTCAGGGCTACGATTCTGGCAAGGTTACTCGACTGCCGGACAGAACTACCATAGCGAACGGACACATCGAGGTGATACCGTTCTGGATTCACTTGCAACCTGACATGGACGATTTGTTCAAGTTTCAGTTTGGTGGGGAAGGAATACAGGTGAATGTGAGAGGGGTGACTCGACTTGGTCCCACCACACTCCGGTTCGATCAAAAACCGGATTACGCTAGCTTTTTCAGCCCGAAGTACGCCATCCCCGGTAAGGAGTCGGAGCTCGGGTGGAGGGTGATCGATTTAGCGTCGAAAGATGGTCACGACTTCTTTTTTACGCTCGACGCCGGCAGGGAGCACTTGGACACCATGGAGTGGAAATTGACCGGCGCCAACGTAGCCGGCAGGTTTGTCGGGCGTGATAGCCGAACGTGGGATCACCAGTACACGGCAGTAAAGGCCAGGGCCATTGTCACGGCGGAGCCTGACAAGTGGGGTTGGCTGACAGTCGCGGAGGCCGCGGAACTCAACCCCGTCTTCTTTTGTCGCGCTCTTCACGGCGGGTGGACGAACCCCGTGTGGGATGACATGGCCAGAGGCAAAACGGCCAAAACGGTTATCGAACTGATGCTGCCATTCATCGAAATGTTGCAGAGGTCTTGGCCGGGCGGCACGCACAGCTTCGAAAAGTCGGTGTATTACGAGAAGCTGTCCATACCCAAAAGACGTACGTCTCCGGCTTCAGTGATCAGCTTGGACCGCGTTACGATGCACCCGGTTGACGTCTACATAGTGATCAAGCCATACCCAGAAGAGCCGGTGCCGCCTCACAGGCCCAGAGAGGAATTGGTGTTTCGCATGACAGAGGGGGTTCCACTGTTCTTGGTGACACAAGACATGGTAGTGCAGGCGCTGGTTAGGTGCTTCGCCATGACCCTGTTCGACATTGCTATATCAGAAGTGCCGGGTTGCGACGACTGGGATCAGGGTATAAACCCACAAACTGGAGAACACGTTTTGAACGATCACATAAGGAGTGCTGAGAGCATCATAGGTTGCACGTTCACGCACATCTCTCTGAACGTGTCCGCGAACGATGAGCTGTCCAGAGCGGTCACCCCGTCTCTGACCGTGTGGCAACAATATGATCCTCACTCCGGCCTGTCTGTGGAGCACGTACGAACGTTGCAGTCCATACGAGATCGTCACAACCAAAGGAATGAATTGATTTAGTCTCAATTGTCCTCGTGGTCCGCTATCTAGCCGACGGTTCGGTCTGTGTGCGCAAAACCCCTCGACGAACGATGGATCTGGGATCTTGGCTTCGGAGCGTCTTCTCGAAAGTCTCTAACAGGGCCAACGAAACGTACTATGTTTCGTTGTTTTGGAAAGTGAGCAAACGGACGCCTTGTATGCCCGTCGTGCGGTGGAAACCCGGCGATCCGCTTATCCCCGCGAAGCGCTACAGGTTTCAGGGATTCAGATGCGTGTGGCCGGGACCTGCTCCGCATTCTCAATTCAGTTTTAACGAATTGCCGGAGGTGGTTGTCGTCACCAGAGACAGCGCGGTGATGCCCACCGCGACCAGCGACAGGACTCTGAACCTCGCCTACGAAGTGAACGACGTGGGTAGAGGCAGCATGGTTCTGTGCAGCGCCACCGATGTGCCGCACATGTCTGTAGTGAAACCTCAAGCTCTAGTGGCACACTGGCCCGAAGTTGTGAGGCCGATGACCGAACCGTCGATGTCGCAGATGGAAGCGGAGCTGGCCGCGATGGGTCTGCCGCCAACGTGCATCGCGAAAGTGGAGAGTCTGCTGAGCCCCTGTCACATGCTGGCCGAACTGCTACTGAAAGGGCGCGTGATACTGGACGTGGAAGGCGCTCCTTCCGCAGAAGGCAACAGAGCGGCGTGGTATCGCATGTTTTTGGCACCCCCGCCACCCCTGCCAGAAATACCTGTGACTAGTCTGGTGTACAACAGGCGCGAGTGACCTGTGGCGGCAATAAAGGTTTTGGTTTTGCTTCGCTCAATAGAAGCGTGTGACCTGTCTGAGACGCGCATTCACAGACCCCAAGAAAGCGTGCCGAGATGAATTTGTGGTCGTGGCTCAAAAACAAGCTCCCCACCGCTCACCCAGCGACTTCAAAAGATTGGCAGATACTAATATTTTGGCCTGTGGACAAGGAGACTTCCATCCCGATGGCCACCGTCGAATGGGTGCCTTTGCCAGAGACCGGTTATCCGGCGAAGCTGTTCAAATTTCAAAGCTTTCACTGGACCGGCGACGGACCGTCAATTCAGTCACCGCATTGCGACTACGACGAAGACGAGATGCCAGAAATGGTCCTGGTTTTGCGCAAACAACGCAGTGTGACGAGCGCAGCTTACAAACCTGTAAACGGGATACAGCGAAACTTGAACGGGAGGTGTCTCAAGTTCAAGTTTCAGCTACCGCGCTTTCCCAACGACGACGACCCAATGGCGATCGCAAACAGGACAGTCGGAGCCGTGCGGAAAAGGGCGAAGACGGCAACCGGAGCGTCTGTGACGGCCACTGTGGACGAGGAGGAGGATTGGAAAGACCTGGGATGGTTCGAGTTTGAAACAGACCACAAATGGATGGAGATGGGTCAACAAGTGCTAAATGTCTGCGACGGCCCTCATATCATGTTTCACTGGCCGCCGCAAGCCTACGACTATCCCGTGACCGAAAATGTGGCCGCCATATTCGCGAATCATCTTAGCATAACGATGCCTCCAGAAGTGGTGGAACGCGTCATGTACTTTTGCGGAGGGAATGATATGATGGCTCAACTGGTTAAATACGGCACTCTGCGCATTGTCACCAAAGAGATACCGGAAGGCGCAACTAGGACAGCCGTGACCAGGGTGACGGTGGGCGAACGACTTGACGATAAACAAGTGTTCCTCGGAACAAAAGAGTGGAGGCGAATGCGATTGGGGTTGTAAATGTGTTTCGAAAATGGTCCAATAAATGTGTTGAAACCAAGACCTGTACGTCCGTCGTTTTGTGACACACCACAAACACAAGTTTTTTTTTAAAATTTTATTTATTTTATTCATCGGTTCAAATCATTTGAGAAGAAAGCCCAAACTCGATTAAACAGTGAAGAGGGTGGTCGGGGTGGTTGGACCTGGTTCGGTGTGTGGTGGCCATCGTCGTCGGTGAGGTTGTGCAGCTCCTCGATCGTTTCCCATATGCGTAAAGTCTGAACGGTATTGTTTACCGCGGGGTCCCTGGGACCATTCCAGTATTTGTTGTCAATGACAAACACTCTGTCCCCGCACTTGGTAGCCAGGTCGGATAAATGAGCGTGACTGGTGACAAAATCTTGAATGTACGCACCGTCGTCGAGCTGGTCGCCAAACGTAAACACAAGCACTGTGCGGTTGAACATTTTCTCTCCGAATATCCGCGCGACTGACTGCACGACCTCCCTCTCTTGCGGTGTCTGTCTGTCCACGGGCAGCACCAGAATGAAAGCGTGTGGGCCCTGACCCACACAGTCCGTGATGACAGCTTGTAAGTCGGGATCTTGGCCGGTCCAACCAGGAGTGTCAAGCACCACAGTGTCGATGCCGTTCACGGTTTTGCGGTGTATCGTGCACTGGTCCGTGGTGGGCATCTGTGAGGGTCTGAAACGTGAGCAGAGTGTGAACTGTGTGTGTCTTGCCGGCACCGAGTCTACCTAGCACAACCACCCTCATCTCGGTCTCACAGCACGATAGTCGATCCTCCGGGTCCGATTCTAGTGGCTGGGTCCGGTCCGTATAGTACGTCGTACCGCAACCTGTCCTTCAGAGTGTGTAGAATAAAAAGATCGTATATGAACTTTGCAACGTCTTTACTCTCCCAGTTCAGATGGTACAAAGTGTCATCAACTGTTCGTTCACGTTCGTGCAGAGGTTCTCTGTGAACGTACAGACCGACCGTCTGATCCAAGCTGTTCGTGCCAGTCGCGATGTCTGGCAGCGTAGGAGTGACGACCGTGAAGCGTTTGTCGGTCTGCACGCCTGGCGCGTCAGTTTTATTGTGTCGTTTGTACGCGAACATCTTCACCCACTGGTAGATCTCCTCCGCAGTTCGCACGCAGTCGGCCTTAAGCGCGGCCCTGCGTTCTGGAGGAGGCGTGCGTGCGAGAACTTCGTCCGTCCAAATTTGTTTCAGGTCGAATATGCTTTGCCAAATGTAGTTGTCGACAACCATGTTGATGGAGTCTGACTTGGGAAAGTTTGATATGAGGTACGGGTGGTCCGGGTGGAACTGAAGCATGTCGCGCTGGTTTAAAGATTCTGCCAAGTTGGCCAGTCGCCTCCTAAACCAGGGATGGACCTGGAATCGGTTGTTCTCGATGGAAAACTGAGCGCCGGCCACGTTGGTCCCAGTCTGGCCGTAGTCGAACCAGTTACCCAAAAACGTGAAGCAACACACCCTGGCTCTGAGCTTAGGGCCCAGGTGTTGTTCGTCCACTTCGTCGGTGGGGATTTTTGGTGCAGTTAAATCGCGATCCGTGGGCCGAGGGAACATCGGCATGTAGAAGGTTGCCATCGTGAGAGTGTGTAGTGTGCGAACGGGTGAACTCGAATGATTTGACTGACTCGAGTTTCCAGACAATTAACCACACGCCGACTGAACGGTTCTTCCCCTTTTGTTTTTGGCAGGCGGCCCGTGGACAGAATCCAGACATTTGTGTCGTTGACGAGGCGGCTTTCGTCAGCCCCGGGATGTTGGTTTCCGTCCTGCCTCTGATGACTGTGAAAGGCACGAAACAGATTCACATCAGTTCCCCGGGAGCCCCCAACTCTTGGATATCGCAGGTTGGAGACGTGAAGCGAGAAGACGGCTCCACTCTGGCCCAAGTGATTGACTGCAAGTACAGGTGCAGGGCACACGCTCAAATTGGTGACAAGAGCCAGGCCTTCAGCTGTGTGTGTAACGACATATTCAGACCGGATCACATCAAGATTGAGACGGGAGTGGAGTCGTTGATGAACCTGGTATCAGAGGGTTCGTTCGAGACCGAATTAACCGGTGGACATGTGGATGTGGTTAGACCAGACAATTACCCCTTCCAGGTGCGTGACACGTGTGTGATGTCAAAGCCCAGGGCTGTTCCCAAGTGTTTGTGCGTGAGTTTGTGACTCATATGCTGTTCTTCCCTCTCTCCCCAATCCAGGTGGCGTCTCAAAACTTTTTCTTGAACCAAGTCCCGCTGAGCACTCTACAATCACTGAGCCCAGAAACGTCGAGGGTGGTGATCGGAATGGATCCCACATGGTCTAATGGCACGCTTTCAGCCATAGGCATTTGCACGTGTGTGCACACAATCACACAGAACTTCCCTAAAATGATAGTGGTCGGCGTGGATGAAATAGAGATCGGAGAATACAGCGGTGAGTTTACAGAATTTTATTCACAGTACCCGAGGCGTTGAACGCGGATAAAAGACAGCGCAACACATTGGTATTACACATGTATTCACATGCCGCGCGGGCACGTTAAGCAGATAGCATAATGCCAGTCACTTCGGTGTTGGAAGATGAACCCTGTGCCAAAAGAGGTGTGTGAACAACGTCAAGTCGAAGGAATCCCGTGTCGATGAGTTCGCCGAGCACGTCATTGGCGCAGAGATATGAACCGACCTGTTCGACAATCATGGGTGGTAGAAACGTGCCAAGGTGAGAGAGTGCGAGATCGGCGCTGCTCTCTGACACGTTCGGTTTTGGCCACACACATCTGACAACGGGTGCTCTGGTGCAGTAGTTGAATGGTCCAGCTGGCCAGTCGGTGTGTTGAGGCACGATGTACAGGAAGCATTTCTGTTCGTCAGATTCTCTGCGCTTCAGTTCAGCCTTTGCCAAACGGGTACTGTATCGGTTTTTTCGCCGATATGGAAACTTGTGCCCGACATCATCAGCGCCGTCGTTGTCAAACGCATACGGACCAACCATGGTCCTACAGCGAGAGTATATCTTCAACCTTCTGTCGATCAGCTGGTCGGAGACGGCTCCCAACCCCATGCGCGAGATGTCGTTCTTAAGAACGATCACAATCTCAGGCATACATCTTTCCTCGTAATCGCAGTGTGTAGGAACACGCACGGTCGGCTTGTGCCCTCTCCAGTAGAACGTCTGATATTTGAACAGACGCGTCTGTTGGTGAGGTCGGTTCGGGAGCCATTTCACCGTGCTCATAGGAATGTGCGTGTGTTTGTCGTGAGGCCACAGCAGTATAATGCGCCACATACTACGAACGTCACTGCTTGGAATTTGATCCAGTTCTTTGTCTAGCCAAGTCCACACGTTTTGAAGAGTCATTTTTTTTCCGTGTGTGTTCGGTGTGTTGTGTATTCCGTGTAACCCTCGTTAAAAGCTTGGCAGCGAGTTTAAAACTCCGCCTGTTTATGCTTGCCAAGAACTTGTGGGTGTAACCGATTGCTCGCGGCGTCCGAGTTTTACAAATGTAAACATTGAACCTTGTTTCCTTTTCCTCCTCAGACGCGTCAAACAAACTCCACGAACTGGCTGCCATGGCTCATATCTTGACCTCCCGTATGCTCTTTCCAAAATTGCCTGTGACTTTTTTGGTTGAAACGAATACGTTCACTTTGTCGACGAAGAACCTGTGGGTGACCCTCGCGCAGTGGGCTGCAAAGTCAAACATCGACTGGCTCACCGCCTTTGCCGACTGCACCATGGACGGAAGGTCCTTGGGAGGTGCGGACGCGACAGCCATATCCAGACTCGGAAAGATGGTCACCAGAAACAAAATCTCTCAAATGCTCGATTTTGCCAAGACCATGGAAACCAACAAAATCGGCAAAAGCGACGTGATATACTCTGTCGGAGTCATGGTGCTTCGCGCATTCGGAGAGAAATACAAGGTATTCGTTTAACGGTTTTTAATAGTACATTAAACATTCGTTGTCTCTGTCTTGTCTCCATCACCATCTATGATTTCTTCGATTGTGTCCTGGTCGATCTGGTCGAACGTGTAAGAGGGAACGAACGTTCGCCGTCTCTTTCTGATCCGTAAACCAGCGATGGCCATGAGCAGCACGGACAGCCAGATCACGCACATCACGATCGTGGAAGTCTGTATATAGGCCGCCGCTTCGGCGTCGTAGTCGAGTCCAGGCTCATCGGTAGAAGTAGGTCGTCGGGTAGAACGTGTGTGGTCGTTGGACAAGCTGCACTCCTTGCCCCAGCCCAGTCTACCGTTTTCGCTGTAGCCGAATTGTAGAGTGGTGGGATGTGTGTGGTTTACGACGATGACAGAAATGGGTTCTCTAAAGACGAGCGATTGCGCTCCATTGATCCGCATCATGGTAGCTCTGCGATCGTGAGACACGTTCAGAGCGTGGTGTCCGTCCGGTGTGTTGTGCAGGGTGTAGACGCAAGGTTGTTCGGCCAAGACCAACCGGTCAGCAGAACCGTTTTTAAGACGCTCGATGATTCTGTAGAATAGAGAAGATCCGAGACCGAATGACACAGACTTTATGGTTCCGTCGACGATAGTCCAGTTACATCTTCGATTGCGCGTGGCCAAAGAAGTGCACAGAACGCTTTCAGTGGGAATAAATTCGGTCAGCTGAACAACGACAGGGTCATGTCTTGTTCGTAGAACACCTTTGCCATCACACACGTCGGCAAGGTCTTGCGCGGATACAGTGAGACAGAACGTCAAGAGCGCTAACGCCGCCAACATTGTAGACAAACACGTTCAAACGCGAGTATGTGCAATCTGCCGAGCCCGCGAGGACAGAAACCACGCTGATAATCAATTCAATGCAAAAATTTTATTTAGCATGTGGTAACATTGCCGAGCCGCGAGGACAGAAACCACGCTGACAATCAATACAATGCAAAAATTTTATTTAGCATGCGATAACATATCGCTAGACTTGCTGAGGAGTTCTCACTGGTGAGAACTTGACCACTATGTTACTGCGGCTGTTTTGCTGCTTCTTCTTCTTGACGACAATCACAGCAACAACGGCAAGTGCAATTATAAGCAGGAGCAGGATTCCTGCTCCGGCGGCGATCGGAATCTTGTAGTCCTGAACGGCGAACTTGTAGTCGGTGGTGGTGGCGACTGTGACCTTTGGTGGAGTTACTGTTGGAATACTGTCAGGTGTAGAGACACGCTTGCACAGATTTCCCCACTCGAACAGAGCGCCGTTGTCGCTGTAACCCATCATGACACTGCCGGAATACTGACCAGGGATCAGTATCAAGCCGTTGTTCAGAGAGCCTTGAAAAGTCTGCGTGGCGGTGCCGTTGAAACGGACCATCGTGGCACGAGAGTCGTGTTGAACGAGTAGGCCATCTCCTGTTGCAAAGAATGTGCACGGCCGCTCGGCTATAATGGTGCGCAGAGCCGACGAAGTTGCACCACTTTCCTTAATCTGAAAGAACATTTGTTCGATGGTCTCGGTCCGAACTGTGAAGTTCACAGATTTCACGATGGCGCCAACCTGAAGCCAGTGGCATCGTGGCGCTGGCAGTCCCATTTCCTTTGAGTTGCACATCTCTTCGTAGTTGGTGCCTGTGAATTGGTACATAGTGACGGCGTTCGGGTCGTTGCGAGTCGGAACAGTGACCATTGAGCGTCCCAGATTGTCTTGCCCGATAACAACTACCTGTGCCGAAGAAACGGCAAGGATGGCGGCGGCGAAGATTAGTGTGAACATGTTGAGGTGTTGCTCGTAGTAGTAGTGACGACCAGGTAGTGTGTGATGTGTGATGTGACGGGTCTTCGACGAGATTCGGTTGTTATACAGTGTTGAAGTTAGAATCTCCTCCCATTTAGAGCTTGGGAAGCATTGCTGGAACCCGTCCACTAACCTGGCGACCCTCCTCTCCCGTTCACTGTAGGATGCCGAGAGCAAGACGAACGTCGCCAGCTCCACCACGGCCCTCTCCGCCCAACTCCAGGGAATGGACGTGATGCAGTATGGAGACAGCGTGCAGAACGCTTCCGAGCGAGAGATGCTCTTCATTCTGACACAGTACTTGGCCGTCAATCCAATGACGGCCAAACGCTACCTCTTCGAGCAGACCTTTGTCAACCAAGGCAAACTGCTCGCTCAGATGAGCAGAGTGAAGGTGACGAGCGGACCGAACGGCCAACCTATCCTCGACACCGGGGGCAAGAAAAGATCGGCCGGCTCGTACTCGAAGGACGATGTGCTGAGCGCCGCCTTCCTCAATTTTTTGGTGATGGACCAGATACACAACCCGGAGAACTTGCTGTCCGTCTGATGGGAGAGGAGAGGAAAGGGGCTGTGCTGGAACACTGTCTGATCATCGAAGAGAGAGAGGGGAGAGGGGAGAGGGGAGAGGAGAGGAAAGGGGCTGTGCTGGAACACTGTCTGATCATCGAGGGGAGAGGGGAGAGGAAAGGGGCTGTGCTGGAACACTGTCTAGAGAAGTTTGAGACACTGTCTAGAGGAGCCCATACACCGCTGGAAGCGCGTGTCGGCTGGCAACAAACAAAATAAAGGGACGTGAAACGAGCGTATGAGTGATCTGGTTTTTTTATTGGTGTCGTTGATAAACAGGGAAGTACATAACACAACACAATTACGCCCTGGCGTTGGTGTAGATGAGAGTCTCGTCGTCGTCGTCGGGTCGCAGTTTGGAATATCTGGTCTTTTTCGGAGAGGGGTGTGTGTACGCCCACACCAGGTAGGCGCTGAGCCCGGCCGTGAACAGGAGGAAGAGTTCAATTCCGACCCACACGGCGATCGTGTCCGTTCCGACCAGGATGTCGGGCCTGGGTTCTCTGAGGCCGAACTTTGCCTCCACGGCGTGAGCGATCTGCGGCCATGTCATGTTCCCCGCCATGCGAGGATCGTCCGTGCAGTTAGCCACGGACACGTAGACGTAGTAGTTGCGCTGATCGCACAGGTACAGGCCGTGAAACTCCTTCGTGACGTTGGGAAAGTTGAGCCTGCCGTCCGCGTCCACGGTCAGGCTGCGGTTGGCGGCGTAGGGCTCGGGTTTCCAGATGCCGTCGGTGAGCCGACCCAGCAGCATGCCTTCTCCGTTCTCCTCGGAGTACTTGATCCAGGTCCTGTGAGTGTCCGCCGTGAACCTGCCGCCGAAACAGTCTAAGAACCCTGGTTGACCCTCGCACATGGTTGCGGTTTGCCACGTGCTGGCTGCAGAAAGGTGGCTGAAACATACCACCAATACGACGCTCAACGCCTTATACATCGCACCGAGACGCCTAGACAAACAAAAGCTGTGCTGGAACTCGCTCTCTCTCGCTCGCTCTTGCGACCCGAGGCCTTGCTGGAACACGCTCTAAACAGTGTGTGAGCGCGTCCGATAGACCCGCGTTACATTTGGTCCATTTGACCATAAACCAGTGTTTGCCGTCCAAGGTTTGGGGGGAAAGGGGCGAACACCCGTGGTCGGGGTCCGAGCGGCGCAACATAGCGTCGTAACAGACAGCCCTCGGTCGCGACCGTCTCTTTTTTTTCGATACGGAGCCGTGCGGAAAGCGGCCGTCTCTTTTTTTTTTAAAAAACTTTTTCGATACGGAGCCGTGCGGCCGTCTCTTTTTTTAAAAAAAAAACTTTTTTCGATGCGGAGCCGCGTGGAAAGCGGCCGTCTCTTTTAAAAAAAACTTTTTTCGATACGGAGCCGTGTGGAAAGCGGCCGTCTCTTTTTTTAAAAAAAAAAACTTTTTTCGATACGGAGCCGTGTGGAAAAGTGAACGTCCTTCACCCTCTACGTCCAAAATTTGGGGGGCGTGGCTTTAAAAAAGCACCCCGGTGGATAGGTGGATCGGTGGTTCGGTGGATAGGTGGTTGGCATTTTTCCAAAAACAGAATTAAAAAGCATACCCGAAATGTCTTGACAAAAGGCCCGTTTTAAAAAGCTCCACCACCGAATTTTGCTTTGAGGTCGTCAAATTTTGAATGGCGTGCGGCTCGGCGGTCCGCGTGTGACAGACACAGGTTTTAAAACGGGACCTAAAAGCGGAGGGGCCGCGTAACCGCGTAACGCAACCCTCCGAAAACAGCTTTTATGATTAGAAAAACTGCTGGATCTTTTCCTTGGCGACCCAACTTTTTTCCTGAGAACCCTATAAACTGATGGCGTCTTTTGAAAAACCGGGTGTGGTGCTCTGCTCTGCGTCCAGCGAAAACATCAGGGGCTCATAAACGTACCCTGGGTCTGACACAAACGTCTCGAACACAAAACGGCCGCATTGAAAACCCTTTATTCAACACACAACCATCACAATTACATTGGCATCACACGACGTGTCATTTCATTGCAATTCATTTTATTGTTACTGTCTATCATTTATTCAATTGCTCTGTCACTCTGCTGAAGATGCTGGAGAGGATGATGAGGATGCTGGAGATGATGGAGATGCTGGAGATGCTGGAGATGATGGAGATGATGGAGATGATGTTGAGGATGATGAGGATGATGCGAAGGGTGGAGTGGGTGGAGAGGGTGGAGTGGGTGGAGTGGGTGGAGTGATATCTGAGTACAGGTGTAGAGAAAGATCACCTGACGCCATTTTGGGCATGTACGGTGCCGCCTTACTCGGGTTTACTGCGGTCGTTCTACCTGGGCGACTGGCACTATGTACCACGGGTCCTAAAAGTGGAGTGCTCGGTGTAGTGGGTGGGGTGGGCGACCCTGCTGCCGACAGTGAAATAAACAGAGGTGACAACCTCCCCAGTGGGGTGACGGGTGGGGAGGGTGAGGGTGAGGAGGGGGGTAAAGAGGTTGGCACACAGAGTGTGGGCTCTGCGATGAATGATATGGGCCCAGGCGGCGGTAGAGGCGTGTTCCTAGTGTGTCTGGGTATTGTCGAGAGTAGGGTTGTTGTCGGCAGCCGTGTTGTAAAGTCTAGGCCGTCACCTGCTAGCATCAGTCTCTTTTTGGGTAGTGCCTGTGCCGTGTAGTCTACGACCCTTTTCATGGTCGGCACGGTGCTGGGTAAGCCAGAGTGCCTTCCGACTTCCAACACAAAGTTGTTGGAAGTATTCGAATTGTACGCGGATTGTGTGGGATATGTGGTGTGTATATGTGGGGAAGGTGAGGAGGAAGAAGAGGAAGAGGAGGAGACGGTGACGGGTTTGGGTGCGATGGGTACCGGATACACCCTCATAGGCGCCATTGGAGGCGGAGTTATAGAACGGCTCACGGGCTTGTTGGCTTCCGGGTTGTGTTTTATCATCTGCAGACACAGCAGTCTCCTAATGGTGACCATCATCAACTCTAGGACCGGAGCCGTGCACCTGCCGGTGTAGTCTCCGTTGAAGTACTGTCGATCTAACGGTCTGACGGCCTCCTTCGCCATTCCCATCAGCTGCGCGGCCTTCTGCTCGAACAGCGAGTCGTCCGTCTGGATGGCCTGACAGGCCTCGTCAGAAGGCATGTTCTCCAACACGGTGGACCAGAAGAGGGCTTCCATGTGGCACCTGATCTTCTGTCTGTCTGTGGGGAAGTTGGGTGAAGGAGTTCCTATCGGAACCCTGACTGTGAGTTCCCTGGACGCCGCGTCAGACGCGGCCCGCAGCCTCCGCTTCTCAAACTCCAGCTCCTGTGCGAAGCGGGGCACAGCCAGCTTGACAAAGGTTGTGGGTAAGGTCGGTCCACCGCGATTCCCGTCGTTTCTGCCGAGAGACGGAAAGAGTAGTTACCGGTAACAGGCCTGAAACAGATTACAAATGGCTACGCAAGATGGCGGCCCCACCACAATGTCATAATGTCATGCCGCCATACCGCCACACCCACTATGCCCGGCTAACGGCTAACTGCTAACGGCCCGACCGCACCCAATATGGCGGTCTTTGAGTCTGTGAGTCTTTGAGAACCGCCACAACCACTAAAAGCGAGGTTGGTTTGTTACTCACATGGTCACCTGCTTACAGTTCCACTCTTCGGGTCTTGTAAAAATGGTGGTGAACGGTGAGGGCCTGCTTTGCGCCATGGTTCGCGGGGAGCTGCTGACTCTTCAGAGACTGAAAACCTTATGCTTCAGAGACGCGAGACTGCGCTAGCCCGACCGCCCTTGGGCGTAGCTCACCGCGAGGTCCGGCCCATACTACAGCCCGCCTCCCTGCAACGTCATCGCGCAACAGAAAGTGGGAAGGGCCTGTTCGGGCTTGGCAGGCGGTCCTACTAGGCCCTTCCCCATCATGTCATTGACGTAGGACGGGAGGGGCCTCGTGTTTGGGCAGTGTCCAAACACGAGATAGGAGGGGTCTGGGTGACGAACGTCCCTGTACTTTGGCAGTGACCCAAACAACTGTATGGGTGGAGATTTAGGGCTAGGCCGAGGCTTTAGGCCAACGCATTCCGGTCAGGTCACGCTTTTCCAGTAAAATTTGTTGGTCTCACGCACACCCTCTACACCCTCTACACCCTCTACACCCTCTACACCCTCTGCGGCCTACACATGGAGCCTGCTAGTGGTATTATCGATACTTTTGGGGGACCTGCTCCAAAGAGGTTCAAAACCGAACACGCGGATAGGGTCTTCTTTGTCAAGATGAAGTGTGCCAAAGACGAGGCCGTAATCCCAACGAGGGGGTCTGACGGTGCTGCAGGCCTGGACGTGTACGTCCTGGGGACCACCGTGTTACACCCAGGCATAACCCAACGGTTCCAGACTGGAGTCAGGGTGGGAATCCCAAAGGGTTTCTATGGCAGGATGACGGACAGGAGCGGAAACGCTTTGAAGGGTATCAGGATCACAGGAGTGATCGACTCCGACTATACGGGAGAGCTGATGGTGATCGCGGTGAACGTGAGCCCCCTTCCCATCCAGATCAACCACCACGACAGGTTGGCCCAGCTGATCATAGAGCCCTGTCTGATGACTGACCCGATGGAGCTGAACGAGTGGCCCCGAGACCTGGAGACAGCGAGGGGCGCCAACGGCTTCGGCTCCACCGGGAACTGATTCTCTGTGTGCACCCAGACAATAAAACTCGTTTGATTTTACTCTTTCTCTCTCGAGTGTGGTTTTTGTTGGGTTGGTTGGGTTGGTGGAACATTACGAGCACTTACAAGCAACACACTGCCGTTCGTAGCACACAATACGTCCTACAGAACACATCAACGGCCGCTCAATTTCAAATGGGCGGAGTTTGCAGTCTAACAGCGTGTGGGCGGAGACAACAGCTCGCACGTAAACGAACGCCGTGATATATGGTCATCTCCGTAAACATTTCTAGCCATCTTTTATACACATTATACACATTATACACATTATACACATTATACACATTATACACATCATTCTCATCATTCACATTATCACCATGAACGCGAAAGAACTTCCGAAGAAAGCGACTCGGACCGAGAAGAGAAAGAGAGTGGAAAAGACGACGAACGAGCTGGAGGTTAAGGCAGCGCTCTTTGACAAGATACTAGAGGTTCTGAACTGCTCGGTGTGTCTGAGCGACTTTGGAGGCAAACCGAAGTGTCTGCCGTGCGGCCACTCTTTCTGCACCGCCTGCATCAGACAGTTGAATAAGCGGGACAAGATCTGTCCCACGTGTAGGAGAATCTACTTCACGAGTGGGCCCTGTGTGAATTTTGCACTAAACTCCGTGCTCGAAATCTGCAAGCCTATGAGACCGGAGTCGCCACCCCCGTCTCCTCGAATAGTCAGAAAGAGTCCAGCTGCCCCGGTGTCTTCCACCTCCGCCACTTCCACCACCACCACCACCACCCAACCCACGATCTCTGGGCCCAGACCTTTGGCTAACGGGCCCAACGGGGAGCCTGCTCTAGTGGGTTACGAAACCGATCCGGAGCAGCTGGAGGCGATAATCAGACAGATTCAGAGAGACGAAGAGCTGGAACAGCGCAACTTGCTGCAGCAACTGCAACAGAGCACCGTGTGGTCGAACACTGACGCGTCCAGCCTTAGCTCCATCCACAGCAGCAGCTTTGAGGACGCGAGTGAGTGGGACGAGATGGAAGAGAGAAGACCCGCGAGAAGGAGAAGAATGAACACGGACAGGCAGCAGCAGCGCGGAACCACGGCTCGCATCACAGTCACCCACACTCTGTTCTAGGTCTAAATGCGCCCTGTGTATAAGTGTATAAGTTCACACCTGTGTACCTGTGTACCTGTATATGTGGTCTAGTGCATCTGCGTCTAACTAAATGTGCCATGTGTATAAGTTCTACCCCGAATATGCACACCTATGTACCTGTATATGTGTGTGGTCTAGTGCATCTGCTTCTAACTATGCATACCTGTATATGATCTAGTGTATCTATGTATCTGTATTTGGTTGGATGATGTGGTTGTTGGTTGTCCCCCCCCCTTGAACACATTAAAAAAAAGTTTTATGAACAAATACACGGGTGGTCTGTTCTGATTTCCATTGTGGGAGGAGTTTACCATTCGAGAAATAGATAACTGCAATCTCTCAACGAGATAACGGTCCACACGAACCTTTTTTCTACAATTTATTGAAACAACATCAGGTTGACACGGTTGACACGGTTGACACACTTGACACACTCTACCGAACAAACAGAGATGTGTGAGTTGTGTAGCAATCAGGAGCTGGATGGGCCCTCTTGTCCCCACGGACCCCCCATCCCGGTCGACAACGGAGACAGAATAATCATGGAGATTTGCAACCTGAGAATAACGTGTTTCAGCCACCCGGTGGAATGGACCATGATAGTTTGGGATCCTGACACGGAGCACTTGAAGGTGGCGGTTTTCATGAACCAGAAAGTGGACGTGCACCCCTGGCTCAGGAGGGCCCTGAAGAAGCACTTTGCTTGGGAGCCCAAACTGACGATAGCCAAGGACAAACTGCCGGGCATGATGGTAGACAACTACCTGTGGCAGTGTCTGGAGGACATGAGACGGGTCTGGACGGACACCGTGTTGGCCTCCATGGCTCCGGATGCCCGCAGAGAGACCATATTGGCAGAGTGCCGAGCCACCTCGGAAAGGGTGAAAGAGTGGGCCGACACCTTTCTGAGGAAACGATACTTGGACGAAGATCAAGAACACGAGGAGGCGGAGTATCAAGTGGTCAGGAGAGAGCATTTGTGGGAACACAGGGCGGAGCCCAGCGTGGGATACAACCGTTTCAACAGAATGGTGGGGTTCTTCCAAAGACCCCAGGGCGACATTCCGCGCAGGCAGGGACAAGAGCTGGTTCAGAGCTTTCTGGACCAGTGGGAAAGCAAAGAGGTGACCCGCTTCCTCTTTTCCCTCTTCATCAGACAGATAAACAAGGACAAACTTGGCTTCAGTTACCTACACGGACCCCCTTCAGAAATGAGGATCGGCCCGGCTGGAAAAACTCTAGACTGCAGCGTGCTGCATCCTCTGGAGAAACGGCACGGAGCCGTCCCGCTGGGCAGAACCTGCTCTTGCGCGTACGTGTGCACCTGCACGTTCAACAGCCGCTGAACAGATCCTCTCCCTCTCTCCCTTCTCATTTTATTTTTTTTCCACGTACGAACCGATGTATAAATAAAAATTAAAAAAAAAATAAAGTTGTAACCAATTGAATAAAGTGTGTGTCGTGTGTGTCTAGTGTGTCTAGTGTGTCTAGTGTGTCGTGTGTGTCTAGTGTGTCTAGTGTGTCTAGTGTGTCTAGTGTGTCTAGTGTGTCTAGTGTGTCTAGTGTGTCTAGTGTGTCTAGTGTGTCGTGTGTGTCGTGTGTGTCTAGTGTGTCTAGTGTGTCTAGTGTGTCTAGTGTGTCTAGTGTGTCTAGTGTAGTGTGTCTAGTGTGGTGTGTCTCACTTCTCATTTTATTTTAATTTTAATTTTTCTTAAACGTTCTTTTAATAAAATAAATAAAAAGTTGTGAACAATTGAATAAAAGTGTGTCTTGTGGAACCGCAACATTGCGCGCTTTCCATTTCCTTCGGCGTTTTGGCAACATGCCACTTTGGCACCGCGAATTAAATTGGGCAGGCAGCCTAGCCAGGCGTTCGGCCAAGAATGGGAGTGGTGGGAGGGTTGGCAAGTTTGTCGAGATGGGCGAGGTAGCGGGGAGGCGCCAAATGAGCGGGCTTTCCACTATAAAGACGGAAGCTGCCCCAGATCGGCACCATTCTTCGCCACCCTTTTGCTGCAGCACGGCTCTTCGAGACTCTGCGCTCAGGTAAAAAAACCTCCAGTACTTAGTCTTTTTTTTAAAACCTTTAAACCTTTAAACCGAGAAAATGCCGAGACCTACCAAGAGACAGTGGCAAGACGATGATAGTAGCAGTGGAGAGCTGTGGGACCCGTACTGCCGCAGTCACACGTCTAACCTGCCGAAAAGGCGTAAACAGGCTAAGCGTAGGGTGAAGAAAAACTCTCCTGTTAAGTGTGAGCACGATGGTTCAGATAGCGATGTTATAGACATGGGTATGATAGTGCCGCCGCGCAGGCCTTTGTCTCCTTTGGACCAGGACGCTAGTGTGTCCTACGCTCCGCCGCCGCGCAGGTCTCTGTCTCCTTTGGACCAGGACGCTACCGTGTCCTACGCTCCCGTGCAAGTTTATGACAGCACGCCTAGAAGGGGCAGAAGTTTGATCAGAACACCTAGGTACAGGCTGCCTAGCAGCAGTAGCAGTAGCAGCAGTAGCGACAGCCGACAGCAGCCTTCTGCTCGAACGGCCGAGCTTTTGAGGTTGAAGAAAGACATAGAAAGTAAGCTGAAAGAGTCTCAGAGAAGGGACAGGGAGCTCGAGCTGGGGCGGCACGTCACTGTCAGAAAGCACAGAAAGAGACCTAGGTCTCCCTCCTCCGAATCGGAGCAGGATGTGTTTAGCGAAACGGCTTTTCAGTCTGGGCCTTCTCGCAGCAGGAGAAGGCCCAGGCCCGAGCCGGAACAAGTGACACCTATGCCGAGTGAAGGAGAAGGGGAGGGGGAGGAGTTTGGAGGTTACGTGTCAGGAAGTGACGACGAGGTTGGAGCGGAGTTTGGAGGCTACGTGTCAGGAAGTGATGACGAGGGTAGAGATGGAGAAGAGGGAGGAGCAGGAGAGGAGGGAGGAGAGGGAGGAGCAGGGTCAGCAGGGTCAGACGTGGTGCACGGGTCCCCACCTCCTGGCGACGGACCTGGGCCGCTGCTATTCTCGACATTTCAAGACTGGGGAATGGGAACTAGACCCACAGAACGCCCGTTACCCGATAGCTCCGCAATGGATCTGCTGAACGACTTGAACGACGGACACGTCCAACCGAGCGAGGATGGAATTGGAGACATGATGTGAGTTTAAAGATTTTTTTTTCTCTCCCTCAGTACACGTGCAGTACACCGCTACACTGTTTGAGCAGTGCTCTCACACCGCCACACTACCACCTACCGCTCAGTGTGTTTGAGCAGTGCTCTCACACCGCCACACTACACACGCCACACTACACGAGAGCTACCAGCACAGTGTGTTTGAGCAGTGCTCTCACACCGCCACACTACACACGCCACACTACACGAGAGCTACCAGCACAGTGTGTTTGAGCAGCGCACTCACACGGGTTTCTTGTGTTTTCGTAGGCGAGACTTTGGCATAGTGGAAGTGCCACACGCGCTGCTACAAGTGTGGCCCGACGATGAGATGCCGCCACCCAGATACGTTGCGGACTGGTGGATTCCAGAGGGGGAGGAGAGATCAGTGGTGGCTGATGCGGTGTTTTGGGAAGCGATGGCGGACATTAGATTCACTATGACTGTCGAAGGCCCGGGACACTTTATACTGGCAGGCTTTCTGAACGGAGATCCGAACGCAGGCACTTTTCACGCAGAGGGTTGGGATAGGTTGAGAAGAGTCGGCAGGGACGTTGTAGATGACGTGATGGTTGCGAGCAGGGTCGTGTGGACACACCCCAGAAGAACCTACACCAAGGCAATGAATGTCGTGGCCACTTGGGTCGCAGCTCACGGCTACGACAGCCACAACATGATGAACCCGAGCCAATCTCCCCTGAATAACGGAGGAGAATTCCCACAGATCCTAGCATACTTTGTCCCTGAAGACTTTCTGGATGTGCCTAGCGAACCTGCCGTCAGAACACCGCGTCAGTGGGTGCGACAGGCTCCCAGAGGGCCCTGCAAGCCCCCTCCCAGCGGTGGTGATGACGGTGATGACGCTGATGACGGTGATGAGAGGGAGGCAGGAAGTTCAGACAGTGCCAAAAGTGCCAAAAGTGTTAGAAGTGTGGGCGGATCAAGCGTGGCAGACACAGACAGCAGCAACCCAAAGGGGGGCAAAGGCAAGAGCCCGAAAAAGAAGAAGACGGACCCGTCAACCGACCCAGAATATCAGTTCAGGGGGCCGGGGCCATTCTTCTTTTCGAGGCCTTCTGACTGGGATGTGGACAGTGATCCAGTGAACCCACCCACAGCACCGGAAGCCTTAGCCCACTTCAGAGCCTTGCACAGCGGAGACGTGGAACCGGATCAGGACAAAATGTAAGTGAACAGATACAGATGCACAGATGCACACGATCTCTCCGTTTTTTTTCTCCCCCCTCTGTGTTTTGTGCTGCAAGTAATGCAAGTAATGCATACTGAACACATCTCTGTGTCTGTGTAACAGGGCCAGGTACGGAATCCATGCGGTGCCGGAAGCACTCAGGTCCGTGTGGAGACACGAATGGGGACACCCTGCGCCCAGATTCATCGCTCCGTGGTGGACCCGAGAGACTGGCAGCTGCAAATCTGACGTTGAAATCTGGAAGGGGCTGGGCCACGTGTTGACCACTTCTAGCATCATGAGCGACAAGGAGCTGAGTAGATGGGCCAGATCGACAGGGCCTTACAGGGACATGTTTCCTGCCATGGCAAAGGCAAAGCAGTTCAGGTTTATGATCAACTCCACCAGGTGGCTAGTCCTCAGAGTGATGTCCTCCTCGGGTCTCAACTTCGGAGCCAGTGAGGAGAGCACATTAACGCTGATTATGAACGCGGTAATAACGTGGTTGTTCACACACATCATATATTGCGCTAGGCAGATAGGAGGACCGCCTCACAGCCCGTTTTCCAGAAATGGGTTCCCCGAGGTGTATAGGTTTTGGTCTGCAGACGGCACTCTTGTTTGTGATAGTGGTAGTAGGCAGCAGAGTCCTGTAGCTACCGCTGCACCCACTTCACCCGCTGCACCCACTTCACCCGCTGCACCTACTTCACCTACAGCACCCACAGCACCCACAGCACCCACAGCACCCACTTCACCCGCTTCACATACTTCACCTACTGCACCCACTTCACCCGCTTCACCTACTGCAGCTACTTCACCACCGGCCACTACTTCCACTGCTCCTGCACACACTCCTACTCCTGCACCTGTTTCTGCCGCAACCGGTGACACTGAACAGTCTAGCGCTGAGGGCAGAGGTCGTGTTGAAACGGCTGCCGTATCAACTCAGGCTGAAGGCCAAGAAAGTGTCAGTACACGCCCACGCAGAGCTGTTAAGCGCCCTGCTAGATTTGTGAGCGGAGTTGGCTTGTGGGGAGGTTGCAAATATTGTTATGCAGAAGTGTGCCAGGATTTCCCTTTGGCTAGCATAGTGGAAAAGGCTAAAAGAATGCAAACAAAGAAATGTAAACATGAGTGAAACCTAATAGTGCTTGTGCAATGTGTCAAGTAACGTGTACAGTTTTGCTGTGATAACTGTATTTTACAGACATTATAATTATTGTGTATTGTAAACATTAAAACGAAATGTAATACAGACATTTAAACTAACTGTGTGTAAAGAAATGAAAATGGATGTGTTGTAACTAAATGCTGATCTTGAAATAAAAAATAAAACTCTGAATTTTATTTCTGCATTGACTGAATTTTATGACCAAACCTGTGGTGTTATAAAGTGGTATAAAGTGGAATACAAACCACTAATGAACCACTAATAGTATATAAATAATCGTAATAAACCACTGTGTTATAAAGTGGTATAAAGTGGTATACAAACCACTAATAAACCACTATAATAGTATATTAAATAACAGTAATAAACCACGGTACGGTGTTATAAAGTGGTATAAAGTGGTTCTGAAATATGTGTATAAACCACTCATAAACCTCTGGTGGTGTAAAGTGGTACTGAAACATGCGCAGCAATAGTGGCTTGAGCGCCACCTAGCAACAAATCTGGGAACTGTATGGACACGATTGGGTCCAGTTTTGGTGTCAGAATAATCATTCCGCCACCTACCTGTTGTGAAAGTATTATGTATTAAACACATTGGGTGTTAAATGAACACAGCTCACCAGTGATTAAATTAGAACCTTTTATTGTTTCCATTTTCAGAACCGTTTACGAACCATTCAAACCGTCACAATACATCGGAACACTGATCCACCGACCCATTTTGCTCAGTCCCCACACGAACGAAGGTGGTGAACG